ATAAACGTTCCTTTAAATCAGGGTGGTAGAGACAACAGTTTAACTGTTACTGCTAATTTCTGGGCTGATGGTAGAGACTATTCATTACAATTAGTTGCTGATAAAACTCTTGACTCTAGTTTTACTGGAAGTGTTATAATTAAAGGGGATACCGGAGAACATCCGTATTCACTAACTATTAATACTGGTGATACTGAATCATCTATTACAACAGTACCTGTAGACATACACCCTATAAAAGTTATTACTGGAAACTATATGTATCATGGAGATTATCATCCTATTTATTTTAATAAATAAAATTATCTTATTACGAATAACAAGAAATATCAAGAATTTTTCCAGAGACTTCTTGAACTATAGTTGCAACTGCGTAAGAACCTGGATTTTTAGTATATGCAACAAAATATTCACCATGATCATCTAAATCCCAACCATTATTAATACTAGCATTCCAACTTACATTTTCACGGAGTGTACTATTGTTCTTATCATATCTATACGAGTTTATAGATACACTTCCCTCATATCTACTATCCTTATCACTCCAACTAGCATTAAGAGTTGTGCTTGATTCGAATACATAAACCCATTCTGGATCTCTACCCTCTTGATTTAAAGGAACGTTTATTTCCTTATATATGTTATAAAAAATTAATTAACAAATGGAAATAAAAAATTTAACATTTTCAGAAATTAGAAAGTCAGGAAATCTACTATTTGAAAGTATACGTGGATCTCATTTATATGGACTTAATACAGAAACCTCTGATATAGATACTTTTGGAGTTTTCATAGGTCCTTCCGAATGGTTTTTAGGTACTGGAATTGAAAAACAACAAATGATTAAGTCAGATAAATCTGATGATTATTGGGATGAGTTAGAAAAATATTTTCGAGAACTTGGAGAATCAAATCCAGAAGCATTAATTTCATTGTTTACTCCACAAAAATTTATTCTACATTTTAATCCAATACTTCAACCATTATGGGATATTAAAGAGACATTAATTACAAAGAAATGTTTTAAACCTTTCGCTGGATATGCTATAAGTCAAATAAAAAAAGCAAAAGGTTTAAAAAAGGCAATAAATATAGATCCAGATCAGGTAAAAATCAGAAAAACACCACTAGATTTCTGTCAAGTTCCGGTTGGAATTGGTACTTGGACATTAACTAAGTATTTAAGAGATAATAATCTTAAACAAGAATATTGTGGTATTTCTAGACTTCCTGGAACAGTAGAATCATATGCATTGTTTTATGATTGGGCTGCGGATCCTAATTATTATCAAGAAGGAAAAGATGTGATTGGTTATAGAGGTATTCTTAGTCAAACTGACTCTCTTAGTAGTCAACTTAGAGTTTCTAGTATTAAATTTAATGATAGAGAAAAACCTTTATGCTATTTTCAATTCAACTCTGGAGCTTATAGTCAACACTGTACTGATTATAAACGTTATTGGGATTGGGTGAAGAATCGAAATGAATCTAGATTTCAACTTAATAAAGGATATGATTATGATTCTAAAAATATTCAACATTGTGTTAGAATTTTAACCATGGCGACAGAGATAGCTCAAGGAAAAGGAATGATTTTAGACAGAACAGGAATAGATCGAGATTGGTTATTGAAGATAAAGAATCATGGAGTTCCTTATAATGAAGTAATGGAATATGTAGAAAACTTAGAGGAAACTATGAAAGAGAATTTTGAAAAATCTAATCTCCCTGAAAAACCAGATTTAGATGTTCTAGAAAAAATATTAATAAAAATAAGAAAAACTCATTATGGATTTATCAAAATTTAATTCTCAAAATCATTTATATAAAATTACTGAAAGTACTTGTAGCAGTTTGTATAAAATTTTAACTATTCTAGAAGATAACGATATTTTATATACAATTGATGATAGTTATGAAGATTCTATTATTTTAGAATGTAAGGATTATTTCAAAGTATTTCATAATATGAAAAAATTTCTTGATGTTTTTGGAAAAATTAAAAGAATATATAGAAATAGGCAATATGAAGAACTTGAAAATACTCCTTTTCTTGATAATAATGATTTTTTAATATTTAATGAGAATAATTTAAAAATAAATCCGTTTAATGGCTCTTGGATATTTGAAGATCAGTCTGGAGATTTTAAAACTGGGATATTAAATTATATTCAAGGAAATAGATCTAAATATATTGACTTATCTTTTGGATTAAAAACTATCTTGGATATTGGATTGATAGATTCAAGGATAATCAAAGATATACTAAATAGAAATATAAAAGAAAGAAAAGGGTTAATTGAAATCCTTTTTTCCAGATTAAAAGTTAAATATACTTCTGAAAATCCAGAAAGTATTTTTAATGATTACTTATCTAGTCAGAATGGTAATTATTCTAGATGTATTCCATTTCATGATAAAGAAAAGAATGAATTTGGATACTGGATTTGGACAAAAAGATATATTTCTAATGTTGGAAAAAATATATTTCCAGAAGGAGAACTGATTATGAGTGACTTAGAGACTTGGGAAATTCCATTAGAAAATTATTACTCTAGTGGAAATAATTGTAGTATAATCACCTTCTCAGGAATAGATAGAGTAAGGGTGAATTATTCTCCCAGTAAATTTCTTCAATTGTTAGATGTATCCTCATTAGAAAATAGTAAGTCAAGAATATTCCTTACTTTAGCATATCCAGAAATAACTCCTAAAAATTATGAACAACTTGATGTTTCTTTACAAAAAGAAGTAGCATTAATATTTAAACTACTTAAAGATCGTGGATATATTACTGGAAATCAACAAGAAGATATATTATATAACCTAGAGAAATGGAAAAAGATTGGAATAATATAAAAACAGTTCTTGGGATTAGATTGTATAGGGAAAATGAAAGGAATAATTATTTTTTAATAAATTTTCTAGATAAACATCAAAATTACTACTCAATAATAAAAATTAACAATGATTATTTTATATTAATAGAGTTTGTTATAGTATTTGAAGATTATTTCAATAAATTTTTCAAAAATACAAATTGGGTTAATAGATTTTATGAACTTTCTTACAAAGATAAAGAAATAATTAAAAAATTACATTACCACGAATTATTTAAGTATTCAGATACTGTTACAAATTACTTTACTGTTGAAGTAAGTAAGAAACATATGAGATTAAAATTTTCTCCTAAATACCCAGATAACTTTTTGAGAGAAAAATCTATAGATTTTTCCAAAATTACACCTGATATGTATAGCTTATGTACTGATATTATGTTAAATGGATTTTATAAGTATTATCGAAGAGGTTACATAAAGAAGTTTAATCTAAAATTACATGAATTTATAACTGAAAATTTATAAAAAAATATTAAAGACTAGTAGATTTAGTTTCTACTAGTCTTTTTAAACGTTCCTTTAAGTCAGAGTGGTTATGTAATTCCTAACTATACTGTTACTTTTAATGACAATACATATGATTTTGGAACTACCACTACTGCATCTGGTTCTTTTACAGGAGGTACTGATGGATCAAGTTGGGAAATAACGTTAGAAAAAGGAGCTTCTGTTGTTATAAATATAGAAGTTACTAATATTGGAACTGATTCACATACTTATCAATTTTACTTAGATGGTGATCCAAATCGTGGATCAGTATTAGCCGCTGGAGATACTAAAATGGAGGTTTTCTCGTTTAGTAATATATCTAGTGATCGAACAATAATGTTAGATCAGAATAATTAATAAATACTAAAATTTATAGTAGTTACTACACCTCCATTATAATTTCCAGAACTTGGAGAAATATTAAGTGAAGTATTATTCCCTATAGCAAACCAAGTAATAGGAGTTCTTGGAGGAACAGTTACATGTCCTGATCTCTCTTCACTAACACCAATAGTAGATGCTGTAAATATAGTATAACTGGATCCTTTATAATTATATCCTATTTGTAAGCCATTTATATATCTACTAGTATTATTTCTTACTGTAAAATTAATATCTGCTACTATTATCTCAACCTTACCATCTTGATTTAAAGGAACGTTTATTTCCTTATATATGTTAATGAAAAAACAGTATATTATATATGAACGAACAATTATTAGGTTACTGGATAGAGAATTTAATATGGTGTCCAAGTCAATGTTATTATTATTTTCTTGATCCGATTTCATCTCAAGGTTATTGTATTTATCTTAGGTGGAGACATTCAGATCCTTGGACAGCTGAATTAATTAAATGCACATCTAATTGGGAATTTATTTATGACGAGCCTTGGGAATATATTGAGTTAGAACGTGATTATTCTTCTCATGAGTATCGATCCTTGGAGAAAAAAGTTTTAAAAATAATGAAGAAGAGATTTTCGACTGTAACTTTTAAGAATAGAGTTTATGAAGAAGAGTTATGAATTTTTTAGGTGGGGTACTTTATCTCCACAAGATCATAAAGAAGGATCACTCCCTGGAGATTCACCTTCAAGAGGATTTCATACAGCTCCGGTTAGGAAGGGGTTTTATGCATTTCCTAAAGGTTATATTGAAACTTTTCTATTAGGTAAGTCTCCTAAAGATATGATCCCTGGGAAAGAAGGTAATGGTAGATTCTTTTATCTTAGGAATTTAACTGGAGAAAAGATAACAAGAGATGAGTATTATAATTTTCGGCCTGATGAAAAAACGGCGATACTAAGGAGGGTCGGGATAAAAGAGATTCAAGTAGATTTTTGTTACACAGGAGATGATGATTATTCTGACGACCAAAAATTCATCGCCGTATATTCTCCAAGGCCGAAGAGATTTGTATATACTGGACCTTATATTTGGCATCACTTGAGAGACTATGATAATAATAAACCTTTAGTTAATCCATCAGACATAATAGCTGAGAAAGGTTCATGGATAAAAACGACACTTGATGTTTGGTGGAAAGCTCTTAAGAAATCTGATACAATATATAGATGGAAAAGTTATATAGACCGAGGAAAAAGAAATAGACATGGAAATCCTCATACATGTCCAAGTTGGTATTGTAAGGATGATTATGAAGTATTTATAGAGAGAATATAAAGAAAATAAAAGACTAGTATTGGGAAAATTAAACCCTTTACTAGTCTCTTTTTTTTATTCTATTATAGTCCAAGCTTCTCGAATTACTTTTCCAGCATCTTCATAGCTCATCTCAGAAAAACCGGACTCTGCATATCCATAACCCCAAGAATTTTTTATCATAAATCCATCTCTAGAGAAACCAACAATACTTATCGCATGTCCTCCTAAGTTTTCAGAACCATTCCAGAAATCATCACGTTCTCCGTCTCTTACAATGACAGCTATAAATGCAGGTCCATTTGTTATTACTGCATGTTTAATTCCTTCGATAGTTGATATTCTTGAGAAGATTTTTATTTCTCCGGCCGTTTTCATTAACTCAAAACCTTCGGCAGGCATCATTCCATCTATTGTTTTATCAGCTCTAAGATAGTATAACCAATCAGGCTTTTTCTCTAGAGTTTTTCCATGACTTAGCTGATAAAAATTATACATTTCTGCTATTGAATGACTAACACAGCTTCCGACACTACCTTGATCCCACACTTTGCCGATATCTTTGAGTTTATATTCGGCCGGAAGTGTGATAGGTTGTGGTTTATATTCTGAGTAACTTTCTAGGTTTTCTGTTTTAATATAACCGTAAGATCTCATAATTACTTTTTTATTTTTCCGAATATAAGTTCAAGTATTCCCTGAACTAGAGCGATATCAAATACACCGTTACTAGCTAATCCAACACCAGCGCCTACTATGAGAGATTGCCACCAAGAAGCTTTAGCAAGACATCCAAGATCGAAAAACCAACCGAACATACATAATCCAATGGCAACTATCCAAGAAATTAATTGATTAGCCCACCCTGGAAGTTCTTTACCTATAAGTTTCTTAATTGCCTGCGTAACAACAGGAACACCAGCCACTAAAGCAGCTAATGTTGAAAATACTGATACAAAATCCATAACTATTATTCTTTTCTAAATTTAATTAAGTATATACTATCTCCGGCGGATTCAGTTATCGAGAATACATAAGTCGTATCTTCTTTAGTGGTTATAGTTGTATACTGTGTAGTTATAACTGAATCACTAGTAAAATACATCGACTTAGGCCATTCTCGATATTCCATAAACGCCGGAAGTAAGTTTGCTGTAGTTATACTATCTATTATTCTTTGTGGTTCTATCGAAAAGCCTTCATAAAAAGTAGTATTAAATTTTCGGGAAGTACCACAAGAAATAATTAATAGAATAGTGATCAGGATTAGAATTAATTTTTTCATTCTTCTGATAATTTTACGATATATATTAAATTCGGATCTTTAGATTCAAGAGCATCATAATCAGTTTTTTCTATAATATCTGATAATTCTTGTGTTGGTTGTCCGAATATCCAAAGCTTTCTAGAATCAGTGCTCATATAAATACCATTAATATGTTTCTCTCTAGAATATTCAGCTTCAGGTCCTTTATAAAAATTAGTTAATGCCATATATTAGAGTGTTTTAATGGTTAATGCTTGTTCTAGTTCATAAATCTTCTGGTCAAGAATCCTAAGACATCCTACTAAATTGCTCTGTCCACCTAAGTAATGTGTATCTGAAAGACTCGGGAAATTACTATAAATACTATCATCATCTGGATCAGGATCTTCAAAACCAGCAGATGAATTTACTCTCTGAATTGCAAACTTTAAGAGATCGAAATTATATTTATCTCCTTGTATTCTAGCTTCTACTTCTGCAGCTAATCCTCCTTCAGTTTCTCCTCCCGAACCAATAAGTTTATCTATCTTTTCATTTAACTCTGATTTTGTAGAGTCTATATATTCTCTTATAGCAATATCTTCGGTAGTTCTTTCTTGAGTTTCGGTATTCAAGTTTTCCTTAAATTCTTGATCAGCCGTTTTTCTCGCCTCGGATTCTTGAGAAATTTTTTCAGTTAATTTTTCCTTCGTGTCTTTCAAATCCTCCTCAAGAACATCAAGCTCAGTATTTATTGTTCCCAGACTTGAAGCATGATCAGCAATATCAGATATAGCTTTTTCGAGGCGTGATTTATCTTCGGCTGATAAAAGACCATCTACTTGTGGTGTAGCATTCGGATAGACTCTTTGAACTCCACCTTTTTCATTTCCGACATAGAGGTAATTATCAACCAAGTTTATTGCTATTTCCCCTGAAGCTAATCCACTAGGAAGAATTCCACCTGTAGTATATCTTTTTACTCTAATTACTTGACGTTTTCCTTGGCTTCCTTGATCATCTCCACCATCTATCTCTGAAATAGTAGTAGTTAATCTCAAAGCATCAGTATCTTGAGTTACAGTAGTTGCATAAGTATTTCCAGAACTAACTCCAGAGAGAACTTTATTTCCTAAATAATCAGCTGAACCATCTTTTGAAACCTTAACCATTCCAGATTCTTCGGAAGTAGTAAAAGATATTCCATGATGTCCATCTGATTCTATTCCTGAAACATATTTTCTAGGATTTCCTTCACCACCATCTCCAGTTACTATTATTCCAGGGATTGTTCCTTTATTAACTTGAATTCTATGATTATTTAAGATAGTATTTACAGAGATTCCAGTAACAAATTCTTCCGATCCACCTACTTCTCCATTTTCAATTTCAATATTAGGGAATGGTTTAGAATTTCCTGATAGTGTATTCCCTGAGAGTGTAATTCCTGAAATATATTCTCCGGAGGGTGCTAGATATGATCCAGTTAAGTCTCCTTTTAAGGCTTCTACAACATGTCCAAAGGAATCGATCTTAATGTTTGTGACAAAAGCTCCAGAATTACCCCCTGCATTAGTTCCTGTAGTTGGTTGAGAAGCATGTGAAATTACTTGATTTCCTCCAATAGATCCACCTCCAGTTAAACCAGGACCTGCAGAGATAGTAGTTGTTACTTTTGCTAGGTCTGCTAATGAAAGACCAGAATCTGATATAACTTTTCCTGTAGTTCCATTAAAAAGTACTAGATTTCCAGAAACTGCACTTCCTGGTCCTGTTACAGCTCCATCTATATTAGTCTGTACAACTGTCCAATCAGAATCATTAGCAGTTGAACCATCTTTGATACAAATTATTATATCACCAGGTTCAAGTCTAAGTCCTGATACATTCGGAGCTCCAGTAGTGGCAACATAGACGTCACCTGTTGTATGTTGAGCAGGAAGACTCTTAACAGTTCCAGTTGTTCCGAGAGTTCCTTTAAATTTCAAGGCTACAGCAGCTTCTATTTTTTCTCCAATTTCCTTGATAACAAATGCAGTAGTAGCTAACTGATTAGTATTAGTTCCTTGTGGAGCTGTTGGAGCCTCTGGAGTTCCTGTGAAGATAGGACTTTCAATGGGAGCTTTAGTTGCTTCTAAGGTGTTCAACTCACCTCGTAGACCAGTAACCTCTGAAATATCATGTGTATGGTTTTTGGAAGTATTAATTGTAATATCTCCTGAAAAATCAGTTACTACACCTCCAGTAACAGCTCCGGTTAAAGTTATATTTCTTTTAGAACTTAATTTATCAGCACTACCAGCATTTCCAGAGACTGATTTAGGAGCTTCATGCACATGGTCAGCTCTAGCCCACTCCTTAGATTCTCCAGCTATTGCATGTCCTAATGGTTTAGGAACAGTAAATGAGGGGCTAGGAATTTTTATCGTTACAGCCTCAGAACCATCAAATGTAGTTTTATCTGTTCCTTCAAAAGTTCCACCAGTAAAAGTAAGTTTATTTTTTACCTTTCCAGCCGAAACTACAGTTCCTATACCTCCAGAGAAAACAATATCTCCTCCTGTTATTACATGTCCAAGCTTATCACCTGCTTCTGCTTTGATATGTTCTGTGAACTCATTATTCAAAGAATTAATAATATTCAAAGTTTCAGACATATCTTCTTTAGTGGAAATTATTTCAAATGCATTTTTTCCAGCTCCATTTCTCTTTCCGACGGCTAGAATAATTTTAGCATTTTGAGAAGTAGTTCCATAAATTGCAATAACTGGCTCTCCCTGAGTAAATATAATGTTTTCTAAGGCTAGGATCGCTTCAGATCTACTTGTAAATAGTTCTGTATTTATTTTAAAATTAATTATTTGATCCATTTCATTCCTACTTTTAAATTTAAAAGGAGGCAATCAAGTTTTTACTCTTGATCAACCTCCCTTTATTTTATTTATCTAATAACTGCTTTTTAAGTTCATCTATTTCGGCCTTAAGTAATTTAATACCTTCGATTGCTAGAACACTCATTTTAGCATAATCAACTTCTTTAACTAGAACATAAGTTTCACCATCTTTCTCAATGGTTTCAAAGTTTTCAGGGTTAGGTACATCGGATTGTTTAAGTTCGGCGTCTGTTACTAGTTCAGGGAAAGTTGGTTCAAGTTCTTGTGCTATAGTTCCAAGGTCTTTTTTCCCACCTAAAATAAATGAATCTGTCGGAATAGAACAAATCTCCTCAAGTGTATGTTCCAAAGGTTTAATATCTGATTTCAAACGTTTATCTGAAGTCTGATAGAATCCACTAGAAGCATTAACTCTAGTAAGTGATATAGTAGAGTTTAGAGACCAAGTAATCGTACTATTAGCAGTAGATACTGTAGTATTTGTTCCATTTGCCACTTTAGGATTAGCAGAAATTTTTATTCCTCCAACAGTATAGTTATCTATTGTAGTCTTATTATTATTTACTGTATTAGTTAGATTTGAAACAGCATTAGTTCTATTAGTTACTTCATCATCTAACTTTTTCTCTAATTTTCCAAGAGCTCCATTGATACTATCAGTTGCTGCAATAGCTCCAGTCGTAGTTGGTTTTGAATACCCAGTTACTTTAGTATTTGCTCCTGTTACAACGGGATTAGTAGAAATTTTAATTCCATTTACAGTATAATTATCAATAGTTGTTTTATTAGAGTTAATTAAGTTAGGAAGAGTAGTATCAAGCTTTACTTTATCTGCAGCAGTCATAACACCAGCTACACTAGCAGTTGCAGCGGGAAGAGTTATATTGTTTGCTGCACTAACTCCTGTAGAAATAGTTGTTTTTGTTGCTGCGATAGCTACACTTGAAGCTGCTGGCGTAACTGCACCTAAAGCAAAATTCGCTGTGGTTATTCTATCAAGTTCTGTCTTATCGGTTGAAGTCATTACCCCTGCAAGAGTAGATGATGCAGCTCCAATATTAACTGAATATTCATTTTTTGAGTTAGTATCTGTAGAATTACCACTAACATTAGTACAAGTGAAGTTTATAGCTACATTAGAAGCTGTTCTAGTCCAGCAACCATCATCTTTCAAGTGAGAAGATTTCCCAAGAGTTTTAATAGCATTGAGAGTTTTCTTATCAGATGCACTTGCGAGACCTGCCTGAGTTTCTGATACTTCTGGAAGAGTGATAGAACTAGAAACTGCTTTATTATCTGTAGGATTTATACCCGTTATAGTAATTACTCTTGAGGTAGCTGTTGTAGTAGGCTGAGAGATAACATGATTAGTACCTGTGATTCGGTCAACTTTAGTTTTATCCGCTGCGCTTAAGACTCCCGCTGCAGATTGTGTAGCAGCAGGCAGCGTAATATTATTCGCAGCGGTAGTACCATCAGTAACCTTAGTTTTAGAAGCAGCTATACCTACAGTAGACGCAGCAGGAGTTACAGCGCCAAGAGCAAAGTTAGCAGTATTGATTCTATCTAATTCTGTTTTATCTTTGGCGCTCATTGTACCTGCTGCGGTAGTAGTAGATATAGGAAAATCTATAGTAGTACTTATATCTTCCTTATTACCATTATCAGATACAAATGTAATAGTAGCTTTATTAGCATTAGATGTTACAGATATATCATTAATAGAATCTGTATTTAATCCATCTAACTTTGTTTTATCCGCTGCGCTTAAGACTCCCGCTGCAGATTGTGTAGCAGCGTTTATCACAGCGGTTCCATCTTCATTAACAGTCGAAGATCTCCACGTATTATAATTGAGAGTAACTGTGTTAGGAGATGTTGTGAAATTTTTTATCTTATCAGCTCCATGTGTAGAAAGACTATTAAACTCTGTATCTACTACTTGAAGTTTAGTCCATCCAGAAGCTGCATGTCTATTGGCCCAGTTGTCTAATCTGTAATAACAATCCTCTGATACAACAAACCACTCTTGTCCGATAGCATCATTATTAGTATTTACTACGGATTTACTAAGAATAGGATCTGTGATAGCATAAAGTGCATTCAGAGTAGCAACTGTTTTATGGCCTTGTATTTCGTCGGCATAGACAATACCAAATTCATTAAGATTCGCAGATTGTAACTGCGCCGGGTAACGAGCCATTGTATTCTAATCTTTAATTATTTAAAATCTAGTTTAACATTTTGAAATGCACCTTTATATTTAGAGGTGTATACATAATAAACGATATTTACACCTGCACCATTTGTTACAGTCACTTCAGTTCTATTAAAGTCTTCCAAAACAGGTGCTGCTCCATTCTGAACAATTGATGTAAGAGCTCCTAAGTCTTTTGGGTAAGCATAACTGTAATATTGAGTTCCATCAGCAGTAACTCCAGAAACTGATAAAGTTCTAGCATTGACTAATTTTGTTCCAGTCATAGCTTTAATATCATCTTGTGTAGGAGTAGCTGAAGTAGTTACACCATATCTCTGTCTAGACCATACATTGATACTAAATTGTGCAGATGTCGTATCATTTCCAGATGCAACAACTACAGAACTACCAGAAACCATGAATCCTTTTTTAGGTGCACTTAAGGTTTCTTTAATTACTCTGGAAGCAGCAATATTATCAATAGTAGTTGTTGGAGAAGCAACATCACTAGAAGGTAAAGTTGTCCCTAAGTCACCACTACATGAAGTAGGGGCTTTATTTGTAGTTGTCTTAGTCCATTTAAAACTTCCAACAAATTTTGCTTTATATCCTCGTTCGATAGTAATAGAACTAGCATTTACGTTACTAACACCAACTTTTGTATTTGTAACCTCTGTACCAGCATTATTTTTAAAACTCCAAGTACCAGAGATAACTGGAGATGCTAAGAGTTTATCAGCAAATAAATAAGTATCAAGTTGCCAATTTACTTTTCCATCTACTATTGATTCAACGTAATATCCAGTTTCTTGTTCAGATACCAATACTTTAGCTCCTACTTCTAGTCGCTCTACAGGAATAGCATCCCGCTCAGCTATTGTTTTAACTGAACGGAAGCCTCCCATACCATAAATGGCTGAATGTGTTGGATATACGTCAGAAGTATTGGTGGGAACGATACCCGAATAGAGTACCGTTCCTTTTAAATTATTTTCTGGCATTATCTTTTATCAATTAATTTAACTTCAATATTTAGTATTCCATGATAGAGATTAGCAAGTTTAGTAATTGTATAATCAGTATATCCAGTAAAGATGTTAGTTATACGTCTAGAGTATACTGTTACATCATCAACAGGATAATTATTACAATAGATTCTATACTTACTATACTCTTCTGTTGGAATTGCTACGTAAATATACTTACCTCCTGAACAATCAATAGGAGTGAATGGGAATTCATTATCACCGAAGGAGAAGAAAGAATTCATTGCTATAAAGTCAGAGTCAGTAGGAGCAGAATTACTTGATGCACCTACATAAACCTTATCAGCTGTATCAATCGTTAAAGTAGCTGTTGCAACTTCACTTAGATACGAACCTCTCAATGTGAATGTTTGTCCTCCAGTGGCAGTAATCTTATAAGTACGTTCCTCAACAGGAATATCATGAGTATCTATGAATTGGAAATTAATTTGTCCACTTGGGGTCAATTGATATTCCCATTCAAGAGTAATTTCTGTTGATTCACCTCTCTCTAATAAAGTTCTATCTGCTGCGAATTTAGTAATCTTAAATTCAGTAGGATTATCTCTCTTATTAGAGCCCATCATTCTATACCAAATTCCACTGGCATTGAATATAATATCATTTACCATGAATTTATATCTAAAGGACTCACCATCATTATTAACTAAATAGTAATCACCATCTTGTGCCTTATCTCCATTAGCTAGTGTTGGTAAATTCCTTTCAGCATCCCAAGTACCCTTATAGAACAAACTATGCATTGTTCTTTCAGGTAATTGACTTTCAGGTATTTTTCCATCAGATCCAAGTTCAGCCTTCTTATCAAGAGCAACCTGAGTAGCTGTTGAAATAGGTTTCTCGAGGTCTGATGTATTATCAACTCTACCAAGTCCAATTTGCTCTTTTGTTACTTCATGAGGATTGTTCTTATCTGCAATATGTTTATCCAGATTAAAAACAACTTCAGAAATAGCGTTTTGAGTTGCTACTGAAATAGGCTTTTCTAAGTCAGATGTATTATCTACTTTTCCGAGACCTACTTGTTCTTTAGTTACTTGATGAGGATTATTAGTATTACCTACGTGATTATTAATAGCTGTATTTAAACTATTAGATAAAGTATCAAGAGCATTCTGCTGTGCTACAGATACAGGTTTATTAATATCGGCTGTATTATCAACGTTACCTAAACCTACTTGATCCTTAGTTACCTTATGAGGATTATCTGTACGATTAGCATGATTATCTAAAGCAGTATTATTAGCTGCTTTGGCATCATCAATTGCTTTTTGTGTAGCAGTAGATATTGGTTTATCGAGATCTGCAGTATTATCTACATTTCCGAGTCCAATTTGTTCTTTAGTTACTTTATGAGGATTACTGAAATCTCTCAAGTGAGCACTAAGATCTGTTCCCTGATCTGTATTAATCTTATCAATCTTAGCGTCAAGTTTATCAAGTTCCTTCTGAGTAGCATTAGAAATAGGTTTGTCAAGGTCGGAAGTATTATTTACATTTCCGAGACCTACTTGTTCTGCAGTTACTCTATGAGGATTTGTATAATCTTTAATATGATTGCTTAAGTCAGTTCCAGAAGAAGTAATTAGAGTCTTAACCTCGTTGATAGCTTCTTTAGCTGCATCAGACAAAGGTTTATCTTTATCTGAAGTATTATCAACGTTACCTAGACCTACTTGTTCTGCTGTTACTTGGTGAGGGTTATTGAAGTCTTTAATATGATTATCTAGACCTCCCTCATTAGAAGTAATCAGATCCTCAAGTTCTTTCTTAGTGTTGTCTACTAATTCTTGAGTAGCATTAGAAACAGGCTTACCAAGGTCGGATGTATTATCTACATTTCCAAGTCCAACCTGTTCTTTAGTTACTTGGTGAGGATTATTAAGATCAGCTACGTGAGTATTAACCTTATCAGTTGTTTCTTTTCCCTTGTCACCTGGATATGCGGTTGAGCTAGTTTCTCCGAGGGCTAAGGAAGCAGAAATTTCAATATATCGAGAACCAGACCATCTATAGGTTAGGTTAGTGTCTTTGGTTACGTAAATCTTTCCAGCTTCACCTGTAGTAGGCAAGTTATCGTAAGAATCTACTTCAATAACATCGTCTACAAAGCTAGGTAATTGAGAACTAGGAACTTTGCCTTCTTGGTCAAGTGTAGCAACTCCCCCAGCTACGCCCATCTCTGAACGTTTTACTTGAGCATCATTTGTTACTTCACCTAATCCAATCTGTTCCTTAGTTACTTCATGAGGATTATTCTTATCTGCTATATGAGTTTCGATAATAGTATTAGTTTCTGTCTTAATACTATCCAAAGCTTTCTGTGTAGCATCAGAAATAGGTTTATCCTTGTCAGCTGTATTATCTACATTACCAAGTCCAACCTGATCCTTAGTTACTTTATGCGGATTATTAAAATCTGAAATATGAGCACTAAGATCAGAACCAGAACCATCAATAGAACCTTGAAGTCTTCTTTCAAGTTCATCAAGAGCATCCTGTTGATAATGAGAAACAGGTTTATCTAAGTCAGATGTATTATCTACATTACCTAGACCTACTTGTTCCTTCGTTACTTCATGAGGATTCTTCTTATCTGCAATATGATTCTCTAATGAAATATTGGTCTTATCAAGATTAGACTGAACAGCATTGATTGCCTCTTGAGTTGCTACAGAGACAGGTTTTTCAAGGTCAGCAGTGTTATCCACCTTACCAAGTCCAACCTGATCTTTAGTAACCTTATGAGGATTATCAAAGTCTTTCAAGTGAGCACTAAGATCTGTTCCTGTAGAACCTATAATAGATTCAAGATCACTCTTAAGTTTATCTAAAGCAGCTTGTTGTGCAATAGATACAGGTTTATTGATATCTGATGTATTATCAACATTTCCAAGACCTACCTGAAGTTTATTTACTTCATGAGGATTATTCTTGTCAGCTATGTGATTAGTAACATCTTTTTCAATATCACCAATATCTTTCTTCAACTCTGCCTTTGTAGAATCTACTAAAGCTTGTTGTGCTACAGATACAGGCTTATTAATATCAGCTGTATTATCAACATTCCCTAGTCCTACTTGTTCTTTTGTTACCTTATGAGGATTGTTAAAGTCTGAAGTATGATTATCTATCTTAGTATCAAGCTCTTTCTTAGTATTATCTACTAATTCCTGTGTAGCATTAGATACTGGTTTATCAAGGTCTGCAGTATTATCTACATTTCCTAAACCTACCTGAGCTTTTGTTACCTCATGAGGATTATTCTTATCAGCTTTATGTTCTGAAACTTCTTTATTAACAGCATCTAAAGCTTCTTGGACTGCACTAGAAATAGGCTTATCAGCATCAGAAGTATTATCTACATTTCCAAGACCGATCTGTTCTTTAGTTACTTGGTGAGGATTTTCAAAGTCAGCCACATGAGCATTAACTTTATCTGTAGTAGCCTTACCTTTATCTCCAGGATATGCAGTTCCAGCTACTTCACCAAGATGAATAGGGTTACCAATTTCTACTAATTCAGCACCATCCCAACGATAGATTATATTAGTTTCTCGATTAGAATAGATTACACCTTTATCAGGAGTAGCACCTTCATCTAATTCCGTTTCAGAAATTGCTGTATATATTTTCTTCTCATCTTCTACATAGTAAGTGGAACCAATTACTAATCTAGAAGAAGGAATATCTGTTTTTGTTGATACGAAACGATCAATTCCAAATACTTCATCAACTTGTCCTGGAAGTTGTTCCACAGGAATTTTACCATTTTCGTTAAGAGTAGCAACACCTTCCGGAGTTCCCATTTCTGATCTCTTAACTTGAGCATCATTTGTTACTTCACTTAACCCAATCTGCTCTTTGGTTACTTGATGAGGATTATTCTTATCCTGAACGTGAGAATTTAATGCACCTTCAAGTAATTCTGTATTTGAAATCTCTACATATTCATATTTATTCCATCTATATATTTTCTCAGTACCAGAAACAGTATCAATATAAATTACTCCAGTTCTAGGTTCATAAGTATTACCTTCTTCGTCCTTGAATTCTGTTTCACTCATAAGTTTACCTACAAGAACATTAATCGTCTTGTCTGGTATTTGAGAATCTGTTAATTTACCATTGCCATCAAGAGTTGCAATACCACTAGGAACACCAATTGAATTATCGATTGTATCAATACGACCGTCAATTCTATCGATTTCATCTTGAGTAGCCTTAGAAACAGGTTTATCATAATCAGCCGTATTATCTACATTTCCTAAGCCAATTTGTTCTGCTGTAACACCATGAGGATTTTCTTTATTCTCAGTGTGTTCAGTTACTTTAGTGTTTACAGTATCTAAAGCTTCTTGAACAGCAGTAGATATTGGCTTATCAATATCGGCTGTATTATCTACGTTTCCAAGCCCAATTTGTTCGGCTGTTACTTTATGTGGATTATTGAAATCTTTGATGTGATTGTCAATAGCTTCTGTAACATTATCTGAATCTGATACTTCTACATACTTGAATCCATCCCAGCGATAAAGTTTATTCGAACCACCGATACTATCAATATAAATAGTATTATGTCTTGGAATAAACTCTACACCTTCAGAATCAGTAAATTGAGTTTCAGTCATATACTTACCTTCGATAACATTCAGAGCTTCGTTAGGGATCTGTGAAACTTCTAATTTACCTTCGGAATCAAGTGTAGCTATACCATCAGGAGCACCTACTGAGTTTTCGATATTAGTAACTCTCTCGTCAATCTTATCAATATTACCTTGAAGATCACTACCAGAGTTATTAATTTTCTCCTCAAGTTCGGTCTTAACTGCATCTAAAGCTTCTTGTTGTGCGGTAGAAACAGGTTTATTGATATCAGAAGTATTATCAACATTACCTAAGCCTACTTGTTCGGCTGTAACTTTATGCGGATTATTAAAGTCTGAGATATGAGAATTAACCTTATCAGTTGTCTCCTTGCCTTTATCTCCCGCATAAGCAGTATCAGCCGTTTCACCTAAGTGGAGAGATTCTGATACTTCTACATATTTAACCCCTGTCCAACGATAAAGAAGATTAGTATCCTTAGTAACATAGATTTTTCCAACTTCTCCAGCTTCAGGTAGATGTTCGAAAGAGTCTACTTCAATTACATCATCTACTAAACTTGGCAATTGTTCTAGAGGTACTTTTCCGGCATCATCAAGAGTAGCTAAACCACCAGGCTGAGCAATAGAATCTTCAATATTAGTAACTCTCTCGTCAATCTTATCAATGTTATCTTGTAAGTCGTTTCCTGAGTTATTAATCTTTTCTTCTAGCTCTTTCTTAGTATTATCTACTAATTCCTGTGTAGCATCAGAAACAGGTTTATCCTTATCTGCTGTATTATCTACATTACCCAGACCTACTTGATCTTTAGTAACCTTGTGAGGATTCTTATAGTCTGTTAAGTGTCTATTGAAATCATCATTAGTTGCTTTAGAATCTAGAGTTTCCTTAAGATTAGGAATATCCTCTATACCTAATTCAACAATTCCGATCTGACCATTTACAGACTTAACTGAATCTACATTATCAATTTTAACCCATCTACCATTACTATTAATTACCCAATCACCTGGATCAAAATCATATCCAAATTGAGAGCCTTTATTAATAGCTATATAGTAATGACCATTGGAATCAAAATCGTTAAGTTCAAGTTTAGGAACATTATTAACTGCATCCCAAACTCCTTGATATTTAACATTTCCAAGAACTGAATCTGGAAGTTGTGATTCCGGAACTTTACCATCTTCTCCAAGAGTAGCAACACCCTTAGGAACACCCATTTCAGAGCGTTTTATCTGAGCGTCATTAGTAACATTTCCAAGACCGATATCATTTCTATCTAAAGATGGATTTGTAGAAATTTTATAACCATTTACAGTATAGTTATCGATTGTCTCTTTAACTTCTGCAATCTTATCATCTACATCTTTATTGATAGTTTCACTAATTCCATCAAGTTTAGCTTTATCTTCTTTTGACATTACTCCATTTGATTCTGGAGTAGCTGTTGGAAGATTTTCTGTAGCTAATTCAGTGAAGTCATTAGAAGTGATATCATAACTCCAGTTTCTACCATCCAAGAAATATCCACCATTGAAAGTGAAAGTTCTCCAGTTACCGTCTAAGTTAATAAACTTAACTTTTATACCTGGAACTTTCTTTTCAGCTGGAAGGAAAGCATCTAATTTAGCAGCAGCATATTGGATGTGCCACTGATCTCCATTTTCTCCCTTACCTTCACCTGGAAATATTTCATTGATATTATAGACTACATCAGATTCAAGTTCTACTCTATCAGTTAATTCACCAACTGCTTCATCAATAGCATCCTGAACACCACTAAGTTTAAGACCTGTTTCTTCGATTGTAAAAAATCCTTCAGACTCAGGATCACGAAGAACACCAATAGTAGGATCGTTATGAGTACCTTCTACTATGATTCCTTTTCCCTCAGTAGCTGTTACACTATCTACTTTTCTTTCCTCTAATGAATCTACGAGTTCTTTAAGTTCTTTTCCTTTTTCAGCAGATAAAACTTGCTCTTTAGGATCACCACCTTCGAATGAATCTACGATGTTTTCCTTCTTTACGTAAGTCTTTTCTGCATCTTCTATTTTAAGATAGGGAGCAAGTTCAATAGATAAATCATATTCACCGATCTTTTCCCATTCTTTTATTTCTTTCCCTTCTTCGTCAACCTTAATAGTTACTATATATTCAGTATAACTCTGAAGTTCTCCGATATTATTTTCTTTTCTAAGAAGATAAATTTTATTTGTCTCTGCTTCCTCCAAAGAAGGTAGCTCATCCACCATTCTAAAAAGTGATGTATCTATAGTGCAAGAAATTACATTATCCTCACTGATACTAATCCCTTCTCCGGCTATCAATTTATCTTGCTTAGTCTTTAATATCTCTTCCAGTGCTTCATCTGTAATTACTCCAGATAAGTATGGTTTCCATCCTCCAGCTTCATTTCTTTTTTCCCAATTAACAAGCTGATAAACTTCTTTGGCATCAATTACATACCACAATTGTCCAAGAGAATCATTACCAGAATTATCCCCTGTATCAGAAAGAATACAGTCGGGAATTTTATACAATGCTGAAAGAGAAGATACTGTTTTGTGTCCACTAACTTCTATAGCTCTAACAATTCCATATGCACTAGGATTGTTGGACACTAATCTATCTGCAAAATTTAACGCCATTGTACTATTTATTTAAATTCTAACTCAACATCAGTAAAAGCACCTGGATTATTAGTAACATAAACTATATAATCTATTACTACACCAGCACCATTAGTGATTTCTAATTCTACTTTGTTAAATGCCTTAATTACACGAATTCCATCCTGATAAATACTATCTAACTCACCAAGAACTTTAGGATAAGCAAAAATAGCATATTCATCCATTTCTGTAGAAAAATGTTCTAGAGTCTTTTTAGGATGTTCAGTAATTAATTCAGATGTTTTCAGAGATTTAATATCATACTCTACTAAGTCTTTTCCCTTAGTAGATACACCATAGAATAATCTATGTGCGAATGTTACTGATCTAGTATCTTCTGTATAATCATAAACGCCAGTACTTCTAACAACATCTTCTCCTCTAACCATAAAACCAGTCTTAGGAGCTTCAAGTTTAATAGAAATAGTAGCATCTTCTGTATAATAAGGACTAGTTACTATATCAGAACTAACATCAGTACCTGTAAGAGTATCCCAGAATGAACCCTTAACAACTCCAGTAGGATCTTTCTTTCCATCTTCACTTGTCCATGTATAAACTCCTTTGAAAACAGCCTTATATCCATTTTCAATTACAGGATTATATTTATTTGGACTTGGAGTAATTGTTATAGGTTCGAATGCATTATTATAGAAATCCCAAGTTCCATTAATCTTAGGTTCTACAAGTTCTAAGTTTGTATTAAAAAGCTCATCTATTTTTTCTACTACCTCAATAAAAGTAGATTCTGTAAATTCTCTTTCAACTGAGAATTCAGATGTAAAACTATTCAGGATAATCTTTTCTGAATAATATTTCCCTGAATAAATCCACTCTAGAACTAATACATTTTTACACTGAGTTTCACACTCTATAATACTAGATTGAATAGATACAGGAACTATCGCTTTCCCAGAATCTACTCTTAAAGACGCAATTGAAATCTGATCTTTAATCTTTTCAGTAAGCTTAACAAAATTCTCTGCTCCACCAAAAATTTCTGCTATTTCTTCAGATGTACTTTCTGATGTTAACTCAGAAGTCATACTTGGGAATAACAATACTTTACTATCGATCAGTTTATTTATTTCTTCCTCCGATAATGCGAAGAAAGTTCCTTTAGTCCAAGCCTGTCTAGATCCTTTGATGAAAGCTATCGAAGTATCACTAATTTTTCCGGCTTCTAGATCTGCATTAAATTCCTCAAGAGTTTCATATTCAAGGAGAAAATCACCCCAAAAATTATCAACTCTAGGAACTCTAAGATCTACAACTACACCATCAGAATTTTTGACCCATATACTTTCCTCTCCGGCATGAAGACCTAAACCTAATTCACCTACTTCAAGCTGTTCTGGAGTAGGCATCTTTCCCTGTTCTACCGAATTTTTAAGAATAATTACGGTTGGTTCAGGAAGTTGATTTTTTACAATTATATCACTCATTGTCTTAGACATTTTGTACACTCCGGAACATCATTATTAGTTCTCCATTCCGTATTGTTTACTTCTTTATAATTATAGTAAGAATAACTTTCATCTTCTGGATAAACACCAGAACTCCAAGATTCGTAATCCGCTGTAGTCTGTCCTCTTCCACATTCATTATTACAAGGGCAGTCATTAGATTCGGGTTGAGCTAGAAGATTTTGATACTGGAATAAAATTCTAACTAACATAGCAGTCAAAACATTACTCCATGCATAAATAAATCTATCCTCATTGTATGGAATCTCAGAACCTTCAACGTATATTTCACCATTATCAATTCCAAGTTCACATCTAAGTTCATCTACAGCATAAAATACAATCTTAGCTTCACCATGATCTCGAATATCAAAAAACTCTTGAATATAAGTTTTGACATCTGATCCTTCTGGAAGTAAAGTTAATCTATCTGATATATATTTTAAGATATATGTGATATACGGAGCTAATTCACATCTCATGGAATAATCTATCTTAGCTATCCCTAGACATGATTTAATATTTTGAAGAGCTTGTTTATATGTGATGTATCCGTTTTTATCGTTCCATCTCATTATTATTTCACTTCAAAAATAGTAACTCCGTTTATTACCATCTTAACCAAAGTTTTTCTCTCTGGATCTAAGAATAGGTATAATCTATCCTTTTCAAATTGAAGGATATCCAAGGTATTTGTTACAATATCAACACCTTTACAAGAATCAGACTGCATTACACGATCTGATACAGAAAATTGAATACCTTTTGTAGTATTACCGTAACAATCTGACTGACAACTAGTATTAGTAATTCTAATACCATCTCCTTCTAAAATTTCAGAAGAACTAAGAGCGTTAGTATAAAGATCTGATAAAGCACTCTCGATCTTATTTAAATTAGCCGCATTAACAGGAGTTTTATTATCAATCCATGTAGTTTTTATATAACTATTTTTCATAATTTATGTTATTATTTAAACTTACCACTCTCCTCCGTCAATAATGTTGTAAGGAGATTTCCAATTATCTTCATTAGCCCAATTAGATTCATCAGCATCTGGTCCTTTATAAATATATTCTGAATATGCACCTTCACTACCAAGAAATCTAATTTTCAATCCGCTACGTCGTCTTGCTTCAGGTACTAATCTAATTGCTCCCGAAAGAGTTAATTTTCTTTCATAATTATTTATTTCAGCATTAGCATTACAAAAATCTTTTAAGTTTTCATTTATATAACTAACTGCAGCATTAACAGTATTATTTATACTATTGATATCAGCACTAGTTAATGAATCCCCAGGATTTTTATTACTAACATCAGTTCTATCAAGCAAGTCCATAATATTTTTCTTATTTTAATTTCATTAAATCTAAGAGATAATCATTAAATATGTCTCCTCCTGGAATATTACTCTGCTTAAATTTTAGAGCCCCTGGATTAAGAGGTTTACCAAGTCTTCCAACAAAAGGAGCTGTATTTCTAGCAGAACGTCCGGAGATCACTTTTATATCTTTCGGGCTTCTTACTTTTTTCATTTAGAATGTTCCTCCATAGATTTTATTAATACGAATTCCATCAACCTTCTCATCATAAATCAAATTATTATTATCCAATTTTACATCAGCGGTTAATGTTTTCTTAGATTCAGTTGGACCAGGACTCATTGTAAAATCGATGGTATTAGAATCTTCAAATATAATTCCAAGTCCATCTGCAGTAGTTCCACCAGTTTTTATCCACTGTCCTCCGATCATTGTATAAGTAATGGAAGTAGTACCGTCATAAGAAGTCAGGATTACTACATCTCCATTCTTAGGTTTTTCACCAAACAACGCAATCAAGATACACTCCTGATCTGATTGTTCCTCTGACTGTTTTTTTGCTGTAAATATTCTAGGACCTTGACTTAATTCCATAGTATCTGAAACAATGTCAAAATCACCTAAGTCTGCACTCTTAAAAATTACTAAAAGAATACAAACATCTTCAACTTCATTATAATATCTTACAGCAACTAATTCAGCATATTGTCTAGATGCACATGAGAGAGCCTTAAGTGCTTCATCTCGATTGGCATAAATACATTCAAATCTTGTTAACTGTGATTGTGCCATTTTTATTATCTTTTATCTAGTATATCACCATTGAAGTTTACATCTATATCTGTAATTTCATTTGTATCGGTATTAATATCCTCTACATTTGCTCCAACGATTCTCACTATACGATTAGTTATTATATTTCCCTTTTCATCGATAAAAGCTATTCCATTTGACATATCTTTTATCCAAGAAGCTTCAGTATCAACTCCATATCCACAAATTGATTGATTAGATAAGAAAGTTCCACATACAGCTTTAAACTTACTAATAACATTAAGCTCGATAATTTCCAAATCTTTCCAAGTAAATATTTTCCCTGGATACTCGGTTAATTCGATCACTGTTATAGTTTTTCCATCAAGAGATATTCTAAAATAAATATCTTTAATAGTTAATAGATCATTACTTCCTCCACCTGAGAAACAACCAAAGAAATTACTAACAGGTAATGAACTAACTTTTACCTTAGCACCGATCAACTGTTCATATTCCCAAATTCCAGAAGGACCTACAATTCTTGAGTTTCTACAACTATTCAACATTTTATCCTTTGCCTTTAGCTAGAGAATCTACATAGTTATTCCAGTATATATCGGCATCAACACCATTATTTTTCTGATGTCCCTTTACCCACTTATACTCAATTCTTCTTTGTAAACCCTGTTTAATTATTTCTTTATCAATATCACCTTTAATTCGAGCAATGTATGGTTCTTTTACTTTCCAATTACCAGTCATCCATTCTCGAACACCAAGATAATCTGCATGGACTACTACAATATCATTCGGACCCCAAGAACCACGAAATTCATATAAAGCATGTAAAACTGCTACTAACTCCGCACTAGGATTGCTACACTTCTGAGCTCCAAAAGATAAATTCATATATTCAGGAGTTAATTCAATTGAGAATTTATTAAGCATAGTTCCCATTCCAGGTCCGGTAGGGTCAATAAGAACTCCTCCGATACCAAGTCTTCCATTATTTTGTTTGTCTAGGTGAGATCCGTCAGTATAAATATCAAACTGTTTCATCTCATCAATTTTAAATATCTAAATTTTCATCCAAAGAACGATATTCGAAGGGATCAAGTTCTAATCCAAATTCTTCAAGGCACCATTCTCTAAATTCTTTCGTACCAATTACACTTATCTCTCCAAGAACATTCAAAAGCTCCTCTCCTTCAATTTTAGATAGACTTTTATCTAAGTGACAAATTAACCTTGTCATAAGATATCCAAAATGACTTAAAGATCCATCTACATCACTATCATAACACTCCAAGACTCTAAACCCTGAATGAGTATTAAAACTTGAAAATAGATCAATCCACTTTTCTGGAATATGAATCGAAGAACCATTATAGAGATAATAAATAACATCTTCTGTAGGTGTAATTCTTAGGATAACATAATCTAAAACCTTATGATCACTAAGTCCTTTCAGAACGATTCTCTTAGATCTGCCTTCTCGTATATAAGATAATTTGTAAAACTCGGTAAATACTTCTTTAAACCAGGCATCTTTCATAATAGTGTATATAAATTAATTAAAGCCAACCCTGAAAGAATTATCGTATTATTATCTTCCATCACTAAATATCCCGTTTTATCACATTGACTTCTATAACTTAAAAGATCAAGAAACTCGGATAAATCTTGTTTCAGGTAAAATGTAATTGATATAATTCCTTCTTCTATCGCAAAAGAACATATTATTGAATAAGGATGTATGTCAAGTCTATCTAATTTAGCTACTATGTCTTCCTGGATTTCAATTTCTCTAGGATTACTTCTCATAGTATTATTTCTGTTATATGACTGTTTAATATTCCCATACTGTTAATTAGGTTAGATAAGATAGATCTGTGACATATTTTATCATCAGAACCATAACCCATTAATATAACTCCTCTTGCATTACTAAGTTCAGCCAAGTAATTAAGTTTATCAATAACCTCTACAAAATTTACATTCGACATCTCAATAATATATCTCTTAGAAAATTCTGTAAAATCAATAAGCCCGTCTCTCTTTGCTCTAAATAATTCTGTACTTGGAGCTAAATTTCTAAAATGTACTGCCGTTCCATTATACTTACCAATTAATTCTGAATTACTAATATTTCTTATTATAAAAATAGGTAAATATCCATTCTCTGTAAATATCTTTAATGTTACCGGAGATACAAATGATGTTTTAACTTGTAATTGGTATCCCATTTTTTCTTAGTTTTATTAATAACTTTAAAATTTATTTATTGTCCTCCAAATTTTTTATTAGATGTCTTAAATCCTGACTTCCCTGAAAAACTAGAAGACTTTTTCCCACTAAAACGTCTATCTGCTTGATAAGATTTATTAAAACCATTACTATCAAACCCACTTTCTTGTTTCTTAAGTTTGATAGGAGATGTAGTAGAGCCGCCAAACTTCTGACTACTAATCATAAATCCTGAAGGAGCTGTTTGTAGACGTTTAAGGAGATTTACATTACTCTCTATCATCGACTTTACTGTATGACTGTCGAGGTGATAAGATATTTCTGGATAATTCAATATGTCGCCCTGAATTAATCCAGCTGATGTCAAGAATACAGAAAGATTAACGAACGCTTCAGTCAGGTTACTAGATATCAAGAGAGTATCTGTCGTAGGTTCATAGATCTTATATTCTTGTGTAGATTGATCATAATTAATAACTACTTCTACCATGACTTTTTTAATTACTTATGGCAAGAGCACCTAGGATTACTGCTACACAACCTAAAGCACCTGCCCATAATTTACGTTTTCTTTTTTCTTTCTTTAAGCTATTTTCTAAAGCTTGTATAGAGTTAACATAATAATCATCTTTTTTCCTCATCATCATAGACTGGTAAGATATAATTGAGTCTAGATTCGCTGCCTTAATCGAATCCTCTTTTATTATATCTCCTTGAAGTTTTATGATTTTTTCGGAAGACTCAAGATCTACTATTATGCTATTAATTGTTTTCAGATTTTCAGGAGATATAACTATCATTGTATCCCCGCGATGCTCTATTATCTCTTGTGAATATCCTTTAGTGATAAAAAATAGAGATAATAAGAGACAATAGATTATTTTTTTCATAAGAAATAATAAGTATGTATGAAAATTATTTAAGTCTTTCTATAAAAATATCCAAGAAATTTTCAATATCTTCTTTATAATGATATTTCCAAAAATAATTATCTGGTACTGAAAGCATGAAAGGAATCTCTATTGGAATAGATTTTGGATACTTAAATATATAATAATCTTCTATATTAATATCATTTATACACTTCCACCAAGATATTTTTTCACTGTCAGGAGGTAAGTTATCAGGAAAAATTAACTTATCATAATTAATAATATTATATTCACATTTAGGAATAAGAAGATAAATAGATCTATGGTTTGAAGATTCTTGATATACTCCTACTATAATATTATCCATTATCATTATTAGGAATAAATTTATTTAATCTTCTCTAAAGGATTTTCTCCTATTTCTAGATCAATACGATTAACTATTAATTCATATTTTGGTTGATTCTTTGAAAAATATCGCCACAGAACATCATCATAATAATCTAAATAATTATCTCCTTTTCTTATTTCATAGATATAATAAGGATGACTAACTTCATTTTCATATACAGATATTGGATAATATAGATCTTGTTCTACTATCTTTACATATTCATTAGTATCTAATATATAATCTAAATCATATATTACTTGTACTTTATCAATCTGTCTTATCCCTAATTTTCTCTCTATTTTTTGAAGTTTAATATCATCTACAATATCCAATCCATCATAAAAAAATTCAGAATCAATTTTAATAATATAATAATTTTTTAAACAGATATTTTTAAAATCTCTAATATTATCTACAATCGTATATAATTCGGAATTAGTTTCAATATTAAAATTATCTTTTTTTAATAAATAAAAAATATTACATTTTAAATTAATTCGATTACAAGAAGATAATCCAATAATTTCTTCACTAAAAGCTGTTGTAAATAAAGTTGCTGATCTTAAGAAAACATCTTGTGGTAATATTTCAATAACTTTTATAATATTCATAATTACATAGTTTTTGTTTTCTTAAATCCTTTTAATCGTTTCGAGATTGAATCTTTAATGGCTTTATTTCTACCAATCTTATACGTTTTTAGACTTAAATCCAATTCTTCTTTTGCATTTTTTAATTCATCTTTACTTGCACCAGCAGCTTTTAATAATTTTAATGCCTTTTTAGAAGCATTTTTCTCTTCTTGAACTACTATACTCCCTTGATATAAAGTCTTTAATCCATTTCTAATCCCAACTCTTTTATTTTTATTACTATAAGACCCTCTAATATCATTATTTTTATCTGATATTATCTTATCTAATCCTTTACCAGTTGAATTTTTTGAATGTCCAATTTCATGAGCTAATGATGCTTGTCCACTGGAAGGAGGAAAATTTATTACATGATCACTACTCATAAAAGCTTTTCCCAACTTTCTATCAAATTTATCATTAGATCTTGTCAAATCTATTTTCTCTTTAGTAGAAACATCACTTGACTTCTTCTCCCAAGATTTTGTTTTATCAAATCGTTTTCTAAAAAATTTTTCACTACTTGATAATTTTTTCTTTCCATTTAGTATTTTAATATTAGATTTCTTAGCATCTTTTCCAATATTTTTTAATACCTCAGGATTTCTATCCTTAGCAACAGACTTAAGAGATTCATTTATTTTCTTTAATTTTTCACTATCTAATTTAGATGATTCATCTAATTTTTTAGCAATTAATTTACCAACTTTCTTTATTCCAAAAATAGCTGCTGATTTTAATCCATATTCCTTCTGTTCTACTTTCCAACCTTCAGAATATAATTTCTCAACTAAATCTCTACCAGTAAAAGTAAATTGTTTTTGAGAATATCTTTTTATGATCATAATTCAACAATTTAAAATTGAAAAATAAAAAACTTAGAGAACTTGACAGTAATCGTGCTTTTTATCAACACGAAAGTAAGTTCTCTAAGTTCTATTTTCTTTAATACTTACTGTCAAATTCTCTAAGTTTAAGTCTAAGAAATTCTACCGCTTCTGTTGTCGGTAATTCCCTAATACTATCTACTTTATCAGTTCGAGTAGATTCTATCCTATGAATCTTTTCTCTGAGATAACTGATAATACTATCCCTTGATATTATCTCTACTTCAAGGGAATCAATTTTATTTTTTTCAGGTTGTATAATTTCTGGAGGAGGTAATATAGTCTCCCCCTTAGATTTATCTTGAGAGGAGTGGGAGTAATATAATACCCCCAATCCAAACCCAAGTAATAACAGTAATGAAATTAAAACAGCCTTCTTAATCGTTTCCAACATCTTCTGTTACGAATATTCCTACACGATATTCCAATTCGCCTTCCTTTTTATAATTAATATATTGATGGAATATTCGATAGTCTCCGGAAGCCTCTTTTTGAATCAAATGAGCATCCCAACCATGTGTAGAAGTTAATTTATCTATCAAGTCTTGCAACCTGGAAATCTTAGGTGCATACTCTTTAAGGATATCTAAATCTTGAGACGGATTCATCAAGTTCTTCATTCTCTCCAATTCTGCCTTAGACTCCTCCTCTCCCATAATATCCTCTGAAAGATTTGTAATTTTATATTGTTTAGGTCCGGTAGTACATGTAACAGTATTTAAGAACTGACCTGCTACCTTCTTAGATTTAATCTCTGCCAAAGTCGCACTATAACCTTCACTTCCGGAAATAATGTTCTTGATATCTTCTAAGACCTTCAAAGACGTAGTTATTCCTAAACTTACAAATACACCTACAGGCTTTACAAATGTCTCTCCATCTACTGAATTAACATAGAAAGTCTTAAATGATGGTTGATAAAATACTTCAACCAATGAATGGACTTTGTCTCTATTTATGTTTCCATTATTAATAGTTGCCATTGTTTTTAAAATTTTTCACTTTGAAATATTTAAATTCTTGATTATAATTACTATATCCATAATTAAATCCGTACATGGTATAGTTAGACATCTTAAGTTCTTGTTCATGCCATTCTTCCAAGTAATCTTCAAAGTCTGATATTAAGATCAAGATAGCTTCAGGTCCATAATTCTGTCTGAAATATTCCATACCTCTAGCCATTCTTGTTCCACCTCCCATAGAGATTCTTGGAACACCCTTTCTCGGGTCGATATCTTTAATATGATCCCCAAGCTGTGTAGACCATGAAATAATATTATACTTTAATCCACGTCCAATCTTTTTCATTTTATTGGCAATAGTATTTAAAATTCTATCAACCAATCGTGTATCCATAGATCCCGAAACATCAATTAAAAATACAATAGTTGGTTCATTAGACATGGTTACCTTTCTTCTAATAGTTGGAGCAATAACAGAACGATTAATACCACGATTATAAAGATACATAAGATCTTTCTTTGTATCAACTTTAACCACTCTAGATTTATAATTTAACATTACTTCATCTAGAGCCATATCTACTTCGTCTGTCTTATCCACAAGTCTCGTTGCATCTGGAGCTCCACTAGAACCACATCCAACGCCACCTCCTGAACGAATTTGTCCAAGCTCACGTTTTTTATCGGCATCGTCTCTAGAGTCTGTTCTGTGATCTTTATGAGTTCCACCCTCATCTTTACCGTTACTGTTCAAATCACCTGAACCAGAATCTCTCTTTCCTTTATATGGACAATCTTTTGGATCACCTTTACCTTGCTGATTACCTTGTCCAGATCCCGAACCACTACCAGAACCATCAGTCATACCTATTTCCTGCATAAGATCAGAAAGACCTTGCATTCCACCACCACTTTGCTGATTACCTTGTCCAGATCCTGAACCATTACCTTGAAGTGCATCTTGAATATCTTGATTTGTAACTTGGGATGTATCACCGTTTCCACCTTTTTTAATAGAAACCAACATCTTAACAAACTGATCCAAGTGTTGAACAATTAGCATCAAATATTCGGGGTAACTAAGTTCACTCGGGAAAGGGTTACCTTCGGATATATAATATCTTTCTGGAACAATGAGTTTAATTTTAGCCTCATTTTCCATCTTCTTTATCATATCATCAAGAGCCTGTTTTGCTTCTTCATTATCAGTGTGATCTCTATTATATTTCAAGAGCTCAAGTTGATAATTAGGAAGAACTGATGAGATATCTGATTCCATCTCCTCTACATCTTCAGTACTTAGGATTTTAGAATTTACTTCCATATCCATAGCAATATTATGAAGACTGTGATTAAGAACTGGATCATCTATTACTCTCTCAATCAACTTCTCTGCAAAATCAATTCCACACTCTTTATTAATTCGATCAATCAATTCACCTCGATAATCTCTGAAGGTATTACAAATCTGAGTATCAAGCTCTTCATGAATACCATCAAGATGTCCTAAGTAAATATGTCCGTACTCATGCATAAGAATACGAAAATCAGTACGTGGAATCTTAATCTCTGAGCAGACAATTTTATAGATAACATTTCCTGAGATATCATCTTTATATTTAAAACAATATCCAAGTTCAGGATTATCAGGATTAAATGGTTTTTCTGTATTAACCATTAACATATTCCCGAATCTACTATAAGTATTGTCAATGAATCTTTTAATAAATTCTAACTCTGTCTGATTTCTCATAATTTTAAATTTTGATATTTTTCTAATAAATTAACCTTAGAAATCCACATGATCATTACATATTTTTCTCTAAGGTTAACACTCATATAATAGTATAATTATTTAAAACTTCTAATATCAGGAACCATACTTCCCATGCTCGGATCTTCCTGAAGAATAATCTTACGAATTGATCTGAGTTTAAATCCAGAAGTTCTAAGGTCTTCTTGAGTATTCTTCAACAATGCCAAAGTATCATCCTTATAACCCTTAGAAGAATCTGTAATCAGACTTTGAATAGAAGTCATAAGATCTGAAATTGTATTCCAATAAGATACATATCCGATGAATGTCTCTACTGGTACTTTATCCAAGAATTTATCAGTAGTAGATACTTTAATCTTGGTAATAGAAGAACCAGAATCCTTACTCAATTTAAACAATTTCTCGATGCAAGCCGGATCAATCGGACGTTCGATTTGTTCTAAGTCCTTATCTGATTTAAGTTCTGATAACTTATTGATTATTGCTTGCATTTCAGGAACTTCGAGCTTTTTCTTTCCATCTATGATCTCGTTGAAGAACTTAGTATACTTAGGAAGTTTATCATTCTTCATCTTTTCAATATCATTAACGATATTAACCATAGTATCATAGAAATCCTTAGAGATCGGTGTTTTAATCAAGTTCTTTGTTTTTGGATCTCGAGAAATACCAATACCACAAAGACCATCGATCATATTACGATAGTTATCTGAAGTAATACCGCTCTTACCAAAACACTTAAAACTTGCAATTGTAACGTCTCTAAGATAATTCAAAGTTCGGAAAGTTGTAAATCCATAAAGCTTAGTCTCATTTTCGGCATCAGCATAGATACCATTAAGTTCTGTAATTGCTAAGTCTACAGGTTTACCACCAGAAGTCATCAATGCTCGAGCAGTTTGTTTAATACCACGTTCGATATACTCACCAATCTTATTATATTGATCAGCCGGAATTTCTACTTCCTGAGCATCAAGTTTTTTCATCGTATCTCTAAGACTTCCCATGAAATCTTTAACCTTACCTTCTGATGATGCAATAGCTCCGTCATATTTACAAAGGAATGTATCCAGGTCTGTATGATCCGGAGTAATGTTGTAAATCATAAAACGATTCATTAACGGAGGTAGCATTTGCATAGAATTCGAAAGATTCTGTGCATAATTACCTGCAGAAACAATCAATGTATTCTCTGGAAGTCTTTCTGAACCCACTTTATGCTCAAATACTAAATGCAATAAACTAGCCTGTACGTATTCGTTTGCTGTAGTGATCTCATCCAAAAATAACAGTGATTTACCTCCTTTTTCTGCAACTTTTAAGATTTCAGTATACCAAGAAGGTCTAAGATGTCTAGTTGTTGGGTTTTCTTGATCACTCGTAGCCACATCATATCCCATAACTTCTTCTGCAGTTGTACTATTACCTCTAAGAAGGACTAGGTGATAATCCCGAACTTTTGCAAACATTTCTACTGAAGTTGATTTACCAAGACCTGGATTAGACATAATAAGTACTGGTACTCTTGAAATCTCACTAACTTTCAATGCTGTAAAAATTGAAATGTTAATGTTGTCATTTTTTGATTTTGCCATTTTTCTAGCTTTTTAATTTGTTTATTTTTCTTTATAACTTTAATCATTGAGGGGAGTTTCTATATAATATCCCCTCATTTATTAGATTTTGAGGGTTTCTGAAGTGCTATTTATTATACTTCAAAATTAAAAAGAACACTAGATTAATCTATATTTTTATAAATTTTTCTAATGTTCTTCTCAATTGTAAGGCTTTAACCTCTCTTAAATAGCAAAATTCACTTTTTTAGGTAATCTTGAATTATCTTATAATCTACTGAGAGAGTTGAAAATAATTGTTTAGCTTCAGATAATATTTTCTGGAGTATAGGTTTAATAAATTCATCTTCAAACAATCCTGAATAAGCTTGATCATAGAATACAACACTTTTACCTCCATCCGATAAGAAAAATGTAGTAATTCTCTTAGCAATAATTCTAGGTGTTGTTCTTTTTAGTGAATTATAATATCCTCCCAGAACTAAATACTTATCTTCTATTTTAAATTCAAGATCTGTTATATATTTAATTCTACTTTTAATATTATTCATTATGCAATACATGTTTTAACTTTTCCTCTAAGTCATCACATCGTTTCTCGGTTTCCTCTAGCTTTTTCCTCAAATCTTTAATCTCTTTCAAAAACCAAGGATTATCCATAGTTTCCTCTAAACAACCTTGAAGATATCTAATAACTAGCTTTAAATCCTCTTGAAGGTCAGTATCTTTAGAATGCAATATTTCTTCTAAGATAGCTTTTGAATTTATTTTTATACTACTATCCAAAACTGCTTTAGTATGATCAACATAAAAAACTTCTCCGATAGGCATTAATAACGGATTTGAAATTGTACCTTTACTACTACTCATGATTTCTAAACATATATAATTCATTAATATCTAAACATTTATATATAGTATCCTCAAGACTTGATGTGATTGAAGTATGAAAATGTCCAAAGAACCAATACTTACATCTTACTCCTCTAAATACCTGATCTAAGTATTTTCGATTTTCTAAGTCTCTGAGGTAAACATCTTCTGCTTCCTCTTCGTGACGTGTAATAATTGGTTCAAAACATAGTGGAGCAGTATGAGAAGCTATTATATCAACCCTCCCTGGAAGATCTTTAATAGGCTTCTTAATTATATCTTCTGTCTCCCACCATACTCTTTTAGACGAACCAACTCTCTCCATCAATCCATTATAATTCATTCTCCATTTATAATCTACTGAAGTTGCTCCCCCGATCGGATATATTGTTTTCCCCGAGAGTTCTACTACTTCATGATCCTGGAGAAATTTAATTCTGGGGAAATCATTTATTAATTTTTCATTCCAATACTCTAGGTTATCATGATTCCCTCTTATAAAATAATATGTTATATTATTTTTCTCTAGTCTAGTATTAATTCTTTCAAACTCCTGATTATAATACCCTGGCTTAGAAAAACCTAATCCTACATCTCCAAGAAAAATAATATTAGCATCTTTAAGTTTATAACGTTGAGTTATAATCCATGTAATTTCTCGAAAACTTCCATGAATATCTGCACAAAAGTATAAATCTCTTTCTTGTTCATTTTTCATAATTTCTTTTAGGATGGAAAGCTTTGATTCTCTTTCCATCAATTATGAGGTTTTGCATTTTTAAGAGAAGCAAAAAGAAAGAACCACACTCATCGCATAGTTCTTTCATAATAGTTTTAACCCTAATAACTTTTATCTTTTTTCAGGGTGATCTTGATTTTTGATTCATTATTACTTTGTTTTAGTTCTCACATAGTTTTAATCCACATTAGTAAGGAATTCAAGGGAGAAGAAAAAAGAGAAGGAAGCATTAAGCTCCCTTTTTCTCCCTTGCTACGATGACATTATATTCATCATCAACTTCTAAAAAATCCCAACCTTCTGGAATCTTAACCAACTTCTTAGTCTCGAACTCATTCATCATTTTTTGCATCTCCGGTTTGATAGATTTTACACTATCAATATGAGACATCAAATAACCTTTAAGTCCGTTCTGAAGTTTCATTAGGTTCTCAATAGATTCCATGAAATTATCTATCGTTTTTCTTATAGTCTTCTTAACGGGATTTTCGTTTTCTCTTGATTTCTTAAGCACCTCGTCCATTTTTGTAACTGATAACATATAAAATTGTCCAAGGCTTCTCAAACTTTCCAATCTATTATCTAGTAGATTGTAGTAATATTCACATGCAAAAATATGTTCTGGACTACCCTCATCTAGCTCCATATTAATTTTTTGCAATCTTGTGAGGTGTTCTTTACATAATTGTTCATATTCACGATTAAATTCCTTTGCGATTAGATCTAATTCATCTAACCAAAATTTTAACTTTTCCATAATCTCTCTTTTAAGTTTATTTCTACATATATAAGGCTTTGAAAGATTATTATATGGAAAAAGCTAAAATCTCTTCCAAAACAAGACAACTAACAATGCAATCGGTAAGAAAGGCATAAAATTAACAATAGTCTGTCTCATCTTCCTATATTCATCTTCAGGGAGTATATTTTTTATATTATCTAGAGTATGAATAAAGAATACTCCGATAAATATTGCAATAAGAAAGTAATAAAATAAAAATGTTATCATAATTGATTGTTTATTATTTTTAAGTTGTTATATGTTCCTTGATATTCTGGTTTTACTCCTATAATTTCTAGCCCATCTAATCTTTTCACGCCATCTGATATCTTACATTTCTTAATTTCAAAAAAATCTAATAAATCTGTTGCTTTAGGAGCTGCAGTATAAGAAATTGAAGTATATAAAGATTTTAATTTCTCTTTTATTTTGGAATTTATCATACGATCTCCTATTTTAAAATTAATAAAAATTGTATTAATCAAAAGTTCCTTACTAAATATAACTATTCCAAGTTCTCTTCTAACTTTCGTCATATTATACCCTAAAGCTTTTATTTTTTCTGGTCCAAGAGCTAAGAAGTGAGATTTAATATCATCCTCTTCTGATATCTGAGCTAAAATTAACTCTAATGCCTCTTTAGATAAATTAGTATTACATAATAATTTCATTTTATCATAATAAGTTGTTTTCTGTTCAAATTCATATAAAACAGATGAAACTTCTTGATTAATTAAATCTTCTGTACTTAAAGATGAATGAACACTAGAAAATACAGTAAATCTATCCTTATAATCATATTGCTGTATTCTAAATGCTCTAATTTCATTTACTAAAACGAGATTATTAAACACTGGAATTAAACTTGACCCTTGATGTTTATTAACAGAAACATAATCATCTTTATAATTAGACATCTTAGCATCTTTCTGATATTTTTCTGCTAAAGTTAACTTAGCATCATCTGGTGCAGAATCAAAAGATCTTAATAAATCACTGGTAGCCTTCTTCTTCCTTTCTAATTCTTCATTAAATTTTTCTTGACTAATTTTTCTATAGTCACAGATAGATCTATAATAAAATACTGCATCATTTTTCCAGGGGTTTTCAAACAATCTTTGTCTTCCTAGGATTTGTGGAAGGTCATCAGAAATATCAACCGCTAGAGTATCAATATTGCTGTCAGAGAAAATAAAACTACGTGCACACTCTGAATAGAAATCTGCACCTAGGTAAACAGTACGCGTGCAAAAGGTAAACATTTTAGGTTTAACTCCTTTCAATGGAACTTCCCCTATAGTAAACCTTTTTCCAAGTTTTTTCTGTATACGTTTAAGATTTTCGGGAGTATTACTACAGAGAATATTTACTTCTTCCGGTTGAAGGTTACATTTTTTGATTATGGATGTAATATGATTAACAGAGTTTACATAAAATACAGCTTCGTCTGATATTATTTCTCTGGGATATCCATTAATTATTCTAATAGCTTTCTCAAAATTTCCAGATTTATAAGATTGAATAATTTCTGGAAGTTTTGCACCAACACTTACCATAGATGCTACTTTAAGATTAGGCTTTATAATTCTATTAGGATCTTCTTTCCCCCAATTCATATCTATATAAGGTAAACCATCAAACTCATCTAGCATGTTTAAATATTCTTCTAACATTGGAGTAGCAGATACAAATAATGCACTGTGTGATTGTCTAAGATGATAAAGAAATCCTAACTCGGTATCACTTTTAAATCTAGCATCATGTAGGATAGTTTGAAATTCATCAATTATAGTATAAAAGGATTGAAATATTCCTAAACTTTCTAGGATATCTTTTACAATTCTATATGAATCATAGGTAACTAATATCTTATAAGGTTTACCATAAGACTTTCTAAAATTAATATAATCCTTTATTTCATTCATTAATCGGTTATAGACTGTATCTTTTCCATTAACTATCTCATCTAATTTTTCTAAAAATTGATCACTTTTACTAATAGATTTATTAATTTTTGACAAATCTTTATCTACTTCAATCTCTTTTTCAAGTTCATTTACTACGAGATAAACTTCAAATTCATGTTGATCCTTTTTATTTTTAAGTAACATCTTTCTGGGACTACATAAAATAACATTTTCTGGTCCACCTATACAATATTCTGTAAATCCGCAGCCAGGTAATTGCTTATTTATTATACATTTTACAGGTAGTTTATAAAATCTAAATAAACTATCCATTTCTGAAATATATCTAATACCTCTTGGTACTATGATATCAGGTAATTTATTGATCATAAATATTTAATATTTTAATTGTTATTTTTTAATTCAATACAGAATCCAGTTTTAATAAAATTGTCTTTTAAAATTGAAGACACAGGAGGATCCCTTTTTCATTAATTAGAATTTGAAAGGATAAGAAGAGCAAAATGTAGATTAAAGTTGAAAAGTTTTATTTCTCTACTATATAAGAATATATCTAAAATAAATTCGACATTTTTTTTAATATTAAAATAAGATCCGCCTCTTGAAGGCGGAAATATGAATAAAAATCCATATACTTAAATTTAAATAATCGGAGAAAAACCTATTATCATTCCCATATATCTTATTCAAAGTTTCTTCCTTAGATCCCCTCAGCGGTAGCGATCGGAGGGGATGGATAACGGGAAACTCCTTTGTCTTCGAACTTTAAGGACAATTTTGCTCTCTACAGTCCTTTAGATTCTAATATATGAAAGAAAAACCCCAGGCACATTTTGCCCAGGGTGTATTTGATTAATTAATAACCAAATTGAAAATAGCTATCAAAGCCTTCAGTAATATTTTTACTAAGACTGAAGCTACTAGGGATATCACTAAGATACTCCCAGCTATCCATACTACAGCGAATAGTATGAATAGTGTTATGTTAAAAATCTCAATGTTCATAATAAATATTTAATTGAGTTTTAGTTAAAAATATTAGAGAATAGAACTATTATATCCAATTTCTTTCAATATTTTAGGATTCTATAGTTTAACTTCTATTCTCTCATATATAAGGCTTTTAGCATTTTTGAGACGGTTAGGAGAAAAGGGTGGTATAGGTATATGTGCTATCCTTTTCTTTTTTCTTTAAGGACAAAACAAAAGAGGGATTTAATTTCCCTCTTCTTTCAGTGCATCATTGATAGATTTCTTAATTAGTTTTTCGAGTTTATCATTGTCAGTTATTTTCCTTTTTACCTGTCGTACCATACACTCATTTATTTTTATATTATACTTGAATCCTAATCGGTTTCTTTCATAAATTGCACAACTTACTACTCTATCTGTAACAATTTCTATAAGTTTACCTGAATCTACTGTTTTACTGAGATTATAGTAAAATAAACTACGATATTCTTCGAAGTTTCCAACATTATGATATTGTTTACTTATTGCAGTAATTCTTAACATATCAGATTCTTTCTTTACTATTATTGTGTATCCTAGAGTAGTATTTTCGTTGTATAATTTCTCAGGGTATTTAACATTTATTCCTAATTCATTTAATCTTTGGATAAAATGTACAGATCCATAATAAGTGTTATAATAATCACTGAGTCTATAACAGATACCATTTAGATCATAATTGCTATAATCTTCAAGCCTTTTATCTAATTCCTCCAGCGTCATTGTTTCTCCTGGAGTAAATTCCATTATAATTTCTTGTATTCCTAAATCTATTTTTCCAAATCTATCAAAATAAACTGTCTCTGTTCCATATATATTGCTATCTTCATCATACTTCATAGCAACAATATATCCCCCTATTTCCATAAGTAGCGGGACATGTTTTTCTTTTTCAGTGTTGCATCTAGTTAATACAACTTTAGGTTTTTCGAAATTTACTACGTTTTGTAAAATTTGTTTCATATTCTTTTCCTTTCTTTTAAGTTTATTTTATTCATATATAAGGCTTTGAAAGGAGAAAATAAAAAGGATACAAGCTTTTATTACACTTATATCCTTTATTTTTATGGCGTTAACAAAAATCTTCAGTGATGGTGAATCTTAGACCATCACTATAAAATTCCCCGTATTTATTTGGGTTATATTTTTTTAGTTCGGAAGGTATTGATCGAGAGTAGCTAAAATATGGACTAACTTCATCTGGATTGTCATTATAGTAGCTCTCTAAGTCATATCCTTTTTCTAAAAACTTTCCTATCTCATTCTCCCAAAATTCCTCGGCCGTATACTCAACGCCATATTCGTCTTTTATTATAACATTATTTTTCGCGAAGAACTTATTTATACCTTCGCGAGTAAGTTCATAATATTTTCCGAGATTGGCGTTGAATAAAAACTTCCACCCGGCCGATCTTTTACCTAGGTGTATTTCTTTTGTTATATCCTTTAAAAGATCGGCTGCTTCACTAAATTTGTTTTCGTCAATTAATTTTTTTGCTTTTTCTTTATCCCTTTTTTTCACTGGGATTACTGCATAGAAATTTGTTCCCATAATATATTTTATTAATAATACATATATAAGAAAGTCAAGGGAGAAAAAGAAGTAGAAGAACTTTTTATCGTCCTTCTACCTTTTTTAAATTTCAATAGCCAATAAAACCTATACTAGCTAATGAATCTCTTTGTCTTTCATTCAGCAATCCAAGGTTATTTTTATTAAACTGTAAGATCGCCCATTTAGAGATTTTTTGAGATTCATAATCCCCATTCTCTAACGTCTCTTCTAAAAACTCTAGATTCGTCATTGAACTAGGTTTTTGTCTTAGCAGGAAGATGAGATTATTTACTTTTTCATCCCATTCTTCCAAGCTTTGTTTTTCTCTGAACTTTTCTTTGTATTGTTCATTCTTTTCTGCGAAACTCTGGAACATATCAAATATTTCCGGAGATTTCTCAAGTACCAAACCCACAAATTTTCCAATGTTTTCTAAGGTTCGGTTTGCTCTTTTTTCTGCCAACTCATCCAATTTTTCTTGAGCGGCTATTGATGACGTTACTGTACTTGTCACGTCAATCTTCATTTTCACTTCTCCTACCTTTGGAATAGGGAAGGTTGTTTCAAAATTTGATGTAGCATGTCCTGTAATTTCTGGCTTAATCAAATCAGCTGTTATCTTGCTGTTTACTACATTCAATTCATTCATTTTGTTAATCTTTTTCATAAGTTTTTCTTTTTAAAAATTAAACTCCTTTAAGCTTTTATCATTGCTTAAGGAGTATTGTTTTACATTATTTTTTCTCATATATAAGGCTTTCAGTATTTTTGAGATGGAAAATATTTTTAATACAGAATCCAGTTGGAAAAAAAATAAAATAATTAACTATTATAAATCTAGAGAACTTGATCAGGATTCTAACCTGAGATTCTAAGATAAACAATTATCTTAGTGTTTTGACCCGCTAAACTATCTTGTCTATAGATTCAGTTAATTATTTTAATTTTAATTTTGTTGTTGTGTCGTTTAAAGTTGTTTAATTTTGCACCTCATAAACGTAGAAGTTCTGAAGAGATTAGTGAGATTTAAACCTTACATGATTTTTCAGTTCTTCACAAGCTCAAGCTATACATTACGCATTTCTTGAGACGCCTATGATGTCTTTTTTGTTATTGTGTCTTCTAATACATTTATAAGATTTTCCCGGTTTCTCAGACGGTCGAATTTTTGGACGGTTGATTTTCTTATATGTGTAAATAGTAAAATAAATTAAGAAAAATGACACAGAAAGAAGTTTACAATTATTTTGAAAAGAATTATCCAGATATAGATCTGTATGAAACTAAAAAAGGAAGTTTCTTTGGAGGATATGATGGAATGGATCAACTAGAACTTTTTGGAACTAACCTAGTAGTGTTTTGTGTAGAAAAAGTTAAAGGAAAATATGTACCCAAACAAAAATATTTTCCTTTGTAAATAGTACAGAGGAAGAACTAAAAGAATTTCTAGAAAAATATCTTTAAGAAATAAAAAGAGAGGTTTAACTTGACTTTTAATTAGTCAAGACCTCTCTTTATTTTTTATTCTGTATATTCTATTATATGTATCTTAGGAGTATAATTTTCTCTAGTTTGTTGAGATACATTCATAAATTTTATTCCAGATACTTCACCTCTTTCCGGGTAATGTATGTGACCAAACACGTGATACCTTGGATTGATCTCTAATACTCTTTGTGATAATGCTAGATTCCCAGGTTCATCTTTTCCATACCATCCTTGAGACTGTTTTATACATTCAAGTTGATATATCCTAGGGGCTTCATGAGTTACCAAAATATCTATTCCTCCTGGAATTTCTAAGATATCAATATTTCCAGGTTTATGTGGGAAAGCGTGTAACCATAAAGAAGTTCTAGGATTTCCATATATCTTTACTGATTCTCCAGTAATTCCAGAAATATATTCATACCCTTCATCAACCAGAACTTTAGTAGAGTATCCAAATATCTTTCTAAGCGTGAGGAAGTCATCATAGTGTCTCTCAATCCAGTAGTCATGATTTCCAGGAACTATTATAATTTCTTGAAGATCCGGAAATATTTTCTTATTCATGAATATATTCTGATAATTATATTCAAGCCACTCTTCTTGATACATAACTTCATCAGTGGGACACAGATCTCCAGCAATAATTAGAAGTTCAATCTCTGGGTAACATTTTGTCTGTAAATCATAAACATAACCGTGAATATCTGATAAACAACCTATTTTTATCATTCTTTCTTTTCCTCCAACATAAACTTCATAATTTCTATAACATCGTCTCCTGTAGTTATATTAAGTTCATTTTTCAAGCGTATATATGCATCATATCCCATAGTATCGTCATCTTTATAATTAAATTCAACAGGTCTGATCTCTCCTGTTACATATAATATTACTTTACAGGGTCTTCCAGGATTAAAAAATGACTTCTTTGGTTCTGAACGTTGAAATACTACTCCATATATAGCAGATTTTCTAAGTAATGATTCTCGAATTCTCATACCACCTCTTCTTTTATAAATTCTACTTTATGAGTACCTCCTTGTTGTGAAGGTAATATTAAGAGTCCACCATTCTCTAAGGCTTTTCCAAGAGGTGATCTAGAAGTAAACCATTCTCCCAGGGGTTTAAGTTTTCCCTTGAGTGTTCTAATCTCCTTTTCGAGTTCTTGATACTTTTTATTTTTCTTGTTATACTCAGATTGTTTTGACTCTAGTTCTTGAATCTCTTTTAGAATTGGTTTAACTTTTTCTTCATAATCTTCTTGTGAGATTAAGTTTTTAGTCTGATTCATTCCTTCTTTTACATACATTACTTTGAATGTTTCTTTAATTAAATCTTTCATAATATTTCTTTTAATAAATCTTTACCAAATATTAATTTAACTTTAGATACTACACTATATAATTTCGCTTCAGATACTACTGTATTGTTCGGTTCTTTATAATATATAATATTATTTTCGAAGTCAAGTTTATATACTTTCCTTAAGTAAAATTTTCCAGAGATACTGATAACAACTTGATCATTTGGTTCTAAAGAATCAATATCTAGGACTAATTCTGTTGCTATTATCATATTCTTGTAAAATTCTTCTTGACCCTTCTTATCTCCAATAGGGTGGAAAAATAAATAATCCCTTTTGTCGTTTTTATACTTGATTAATTCTTGATAATATCTTTCTTGGCGAGTAACACATTCTGAAAGTTTATATACCTTCATAGATTGTAGGATGATATCAACTTCGGAAGTTTCATCTATCCAAACATCACGAACAAAAATTAGATCTCTTCTTCGTTTTACTAACCATACATAAAATAATATATACCATATTATTACTGTAATTCCAATAAAACCTAAAAATAGTAATTTGTCATTTTCTATCATAATTTTTTATATTTTTATTATACATTAATAAGGAAAATAGAGTCAAAAATTACTCCATTTCAAAATCCTTAAAGGCCTTATATATGAAGATAAATAGATATCTTACTAGAGAGAATTAATTGATATATAATAATGTCAGTTAGTTCTCTTTTTTTACTTTGAAGAGACAATAACAATAAAAATATAATGGAAAGAGAATTTAGATGTAGTCATTGTCAAAAAGAGCTTCAGATTCAAGGTAGTCTGAGGAAACGAGCTGATTGGTATATGATAAAATCGGAACTTTGGGATTTAGTTATAGAGAATAATAAAATTCCAAAAGATAAATGGGGACATACCTATTTATGTGTAGATTGTCTTGAACAGTTATTAGGTCGAAAATTATGTTTAGATGACTTATGGGTTAAAGATGGTAGAGAAATTCCAGCTAATTATTGGTTAATCAGGGAAGTTATGGAGACGGATCCTGAACTGGCTAAAACAAGAATAGATAACTTGAAGAAAGAGTTGGAGTATTTATTATTATCTCCATTTAAACCCAAAAAAGCAATTAAAGAAACAAGAGATCTGATTCAAGATTTAGAACAACTACCTCCTTTGTAACAGAAGAGGAGGTTTAGAGACAATTAAATTAACAAAAGTGCAACGTCCGAAGCAATTAGAGGACAGAAAACAATTAAGAAAATGAAAAACTTAAAAGAAATTTGGTCAGGAATTCGTTTAGATGCAGAATTGATCAAACAAAATTACAATGCAGAACTCTTGGGTATAGGAGTTCATGGAATGACTAGATTGGCAGTAAAACTTGAAGATGCTGATCTTGAATTCATACAAGGCTCGCTTAAAGAGCTTTATGTATCAGAGAACGATAAAGATTATACAGTTAGATCTTTCGTTCGAATTACAGAAAAGAATGAAGAGGGAAATTACGAAACTTATTATATGGTGAAAATTGAACACCTTAGAGATAGTGACAAATTTCGGTTTACATTACAGACAGGAGGTCCAGATCCAAAGAGAAAGAAAAGACTTGGGGTGGATATGTTTGAATGCACATCAACCGAAATGAAGAATATAAGATCCTGGAAAAGTGTTTTATCAGGGTTTTCTTGTTTAGTGTAATTCTTTTTCCATTCTTGGCCGGGGATATAAAGTCTCCGGCTTTTTTAAAAACCAATCAAAAAGAGATTTATTAACAATTTAAAAGAAAGGAATTAAAATTATGATTACAATGAACATGAACAGTGATGAGATCTTTAAAGAATTGAAAAGAGATTATCAGACTATACTAGATGTAGTTAATAGAGAAATAGATAAAAATAAACATAAAATATTAAAGATTTATCAACAAACGAAGTCTCCAGTTCCGTTTAAGGAGACGAAGATTATTAATGTATCAAGAAATCAATATCGAGCAATTATTGAAGCATGGCCTAATAAAAGAGAATTTTCAAAAGGGACTACCATTTATACTATCGTAAATAATGGAATAACTGGAAAAAAGAATGCTATATTATTCCCATCACTTGATGTTAATTTGAGGAATATTGTAATATTCGAAGCACATTTTATGAGAAGGTATCGCGAAAGATATCTAAAAATAGATAATATTGACTTTGAAAAGATTGTAGATATTTATCTAAGATCTAATTCTGCAATGATTACAACAATAATTCCTGAAGTTCAAAAAGAGGGAGAATGGAATTTAGAAGGAAAATTGAATGATGGAGTTGCCTTAGGAATTTTTCAGAAAGATACAAAATTTTTCCGTTTTATTACATATGTTAGTAATGAAATGTTAAGGGAAAATCAGATACACTTAACTGATGATTCTCCAACAGGACAAATACTTCAAATGTATCAAAAATTAAAACAGGAGGATAGATTTGCTTGTAGTAATGCTGTTTTATCAGCAGGAGGTTTTAAAGAAGTAAATGTGAATATTTTTAATAGAGGGGATTAGTTTCCCTTCTTTTTTTCTTAAAATATTATATATGAAATAAAAATATAATTTATTTTTTGTGATAAGTAAATTTTTTTTTATTTTCCGTATATAATTTCCTTAAAGCCTTATATATGTAATAAACTTAAAAAAGAAATTATGGAAGAATATGAAGAATCGTTTAACTTCGGAGAAACAATTGTAGAAGTAGCAAAAGAGAAGCAAAGGACTATGAGTGATGAAGAATATCAAGAGTGGCTTTGTCAGTTAAGTGATGAATTTGCTTTTTTAGATTGAATTTGGAATAGGTTTAGTGGTGATGAAACTACTAAACCTTTAATTTTCTTATATATGTAGTAATAAAAATAAAATTATAAATGTTAACATTAGAAGAAATTTATAATAAGTATTTAACAATGGATCGTATAGAAGACGATCCAATAATAGAAAAATTATTTAACGATTTTTCTCCAAAAAGTGAGGAATTTCTTTCAGCAGAATATATAAATACTGTAATTAATAATCCTTTAATTAATAAACAAGAACTTAAGAAATTATATAAACCGGGAATACCAATTATTCCCATTGATAGGTTTGATTTTTCTATTGTGGATTATCCACCTGTTTTTCTTACACGAGAATTAGAAATTACTGAAGATTTAGGGAAATTAATATTTTCTGAAGTTATCGAAAATAATCCAGATACTTATACTTATAAACAGAAAATTGGTGAGTATGAGTGGGAGTATACGATAGATCGCTCTGTACCTTATTATAAAGTTATCTATAATTGTGAAGTTCGTAATAAATATAAAGAATATTATGATGATTATATGAGAACTCAGAAGATATACATATATTATCTTCCTTCTTTTAATATTTTTAATAATAAGCCAATTGTTAGGGAAGTATATAAGGATCACTATAATAGAGAATTTAAAGATTCTAAAGGAAAACGTATAATACTAAATTGTAGTAATTGTGTAGCGTTTTCAGAGAAGATGCTAGAAGAACAATTTAATGTTTTTAAACGTATTGGAATTAGAAATATGTCAAATAGAATTACAAAAATGGAAAATAATATAAAGTCTATAGAAAAAAGATTAGAAGAACTTGTTAAGAGTAAAGATGAGCTCTTAGAGAAATTTTTCTATGAAGAGGAAAGATTGAATGAATTATTTAAATTATAATAAAGAATATGGAAAAGTACTTAGAATTATCAGATGTTATGTTAGTTCCTGATAATCTTAACTCAGGATGGACTAACTCTGGAAAACTTGATTATTTTGTTTTAGATGATCAGGAAGTTACGGGAGTGCCAAAAAGTTTACCTATTTTTACAAGTCCGATGGAAGCTATTGTTGGAGTTGATAATTGGAAAGTATGGCAAGATTCTGGAATTAAGCCTATCCTCCCTAGAACTGTTGAACTTGGAACTAGACTTGAAGCGTGTGGATTTATCTTCTGTGCGTTTAGTCTTCAGGAGGTAAGAGAAAATTTTATAAATATAGATCAAAGAGGTTCAACTCAACAATTTCATATCTGCATCGACTCTGGAAATGGTCATGATGTAGCTCTTATGGAAATTGGACAAAGATTAAAACAGCTCTACGGAAAACAGGTTATCTTGATGGGTGGAAATATAGCTAACCCTAAGACTTACGAAGTGTATAGTGGCGCCGGATTTGATTATGTACGTGTCGGAATATCATCTGGATCTTTAGTTGATCAAGATAAGTATGGGTTTCATTATCCTATGGCATCTATTCTCGGCGCAATTAATTCACTTCGAAAATCAGGAAAAGGTAGACTTCGGGATGTTAAAGTTATTGCAGATGGTGGTATTACTTGTCACTCGGATATCCTAAAAGCTATTGCCCTTGGTGCTGATTATGTAATGATTGGTCGTGAGTTTGCTAAGATCTTGGAAGCATCTGGAACAATTTATAAAAGAACAGTAAAGTCAGATCAGGATATTATCGAAGAAGTTCAGGAGTTAGGAGGTTTAGTTAATATGTCTCCTATCGAATTATCTGAGTTAGATTTAGTTAGACAATACTTCGGAAATACTACCCCTGAGATGCAAGCACTTCGAGCAGGTTATTCAGATGTAAATTCTTGGAGATCGTCAGGAGAAAAGCCCAGAGTAAAAGTATCAGATTCGGAATGGACTTGGGTAGAGATTGGAACTACTTTAAAGGATTGGATACAGGGTCTAAAGGAGTGTATTAATTATGGATTTATGATGTCAAACGCTAAGTCTTGGAAGGAATTTAGAGATAATACTTTAGTTATTAGAGTAAGATGAGTTCAGGTGAAGAGAAAATAGATAAAGATGTATGGGGAGAATATTTGAAATTAGGTTCTCCAGTTCCGATAGTAGCTATTCGAATTCTTGAAAAATATTCGTTAGTAAGTTATAATTGGGATGATTGGAATGATTTTTATACTGATCTTAAAGAACAAATTATTTGGATGAATAATAAATACTTTCAAGATAATCTCCTTAATCCTCCTAAGATAATTTACAAAGAAGCACAACTTATAAAAACTATTAAAGAATCAGTTGAGTTTTATTTCTTTAAAGGACGTAGAATTTATACTGCATCTGAATTAAATATTATCGAATTGATATCTCATTGTGGAAGAAGAGGTATTATGTCTGGAGATATGTGGGAATTTTACAGAAAGGAGTGTATGCCTGTTAAGTTTGATGACCTAACTCACTTTGTTAAATGAAGACATATCTTTTTGTAAAAGAAATATCTGATTTTGATAAATTAGGAAATCCTATATTTTTCAGAGAATTTATGACAATTATTGCATCCTCCGAGAATGAAGCTTGGGAAAAATTTGAAGAACAACTAAGACCTAGATTTCCGAAAAGAAAGAATTATGAACAAGAATTCAAAAGATGGAAAATAACAGAGGAAGATATATTTTAATATTAAAATTGGATATACTTATTTTTACGAGTGAAATGAGCGATTGGTTTCCAATAACACTTAATAATTCTGGAGAGATTACAGATGAAAAACTTAAGGAGATTAAAGAATTTTTTCTATGTAGATGGAAATATAAATATCCACCTATTTTAAAACAAAAAGATTTTATCAAAGAACTTAGGAATACTATATCTGAATCTCGAGTGTTTTATGTTCCTTGGGGAGTTACAGCAGAAATAGTTATATCTAATTGGATTGATTATTTTTATCATAATAAACCAATTTCTCCTGAGATTGAAAAGATTTTTATTAACTCAAAACCTATAGAAAATTTATGGCAACTTTTTTGATAGACTTCGATGGCACTTGTGTTCCTAATCTTCCTGAACCCGGTTTTTCAGAGGTTGATACAGGAGCTGAAAGGGTTTTAAAAAGGATAGTTTCTGCTGGACATAGATTGATTCTTTGGACTTGTCGGAATAATTCTAGAAATAATCCATATAATTATATTGGAGGAAAATTTAGAACTGAAACATCATTAGAAGAAGCTGAGAGATGGTTTCGAGAAAGAGAAATTCCACTGTATTGTGTAAATGATAATCCAGAGGAAGAAGGTGTAATAGGATATGCAAGAAAAGTTTTAGGAGATTTCTTGATAGATGATACAGCTCTTGGAATACCTCTTAGATGGGGTGAAGCCGAGTATGTAAATTTCGATACTGGAGAAATAAAAACTATATATACCTCTTGTGTTGATTGGGAGGCTATTGAAACAATTTTAGAAAGAATGGGAATGTTATAGGAGTTATGGAAGTTTATAAAGTAGAAATAGAGGCGCCGGATATTGATTTTTGTTGGTATTTTATATTTGCTAAATCTAAGGAATCAGCTATTAAAATTTATGAAGAATATTCAAAATTTATTATATTACCGGCGCAAGGTACTGATATTCTAAAACTTGGGGAATATAGAGCCTTCCTAAAGAAATTTGGAAGGTTAATAAGACTCCCTGGAATAACTTCATCGTCAAAGATAGAAGGAATAAAAGTTGATTTAACTGATAGATCCTTTTCTTGGAAAAAGTCTTAAAACCTTACTTTTGAGATAAACCAATAAAATCCAAGAATCATGGAAAAAGAATTAAAACAAAAACAAGGAATTAATTATGTCAGAGAAGATGGAATCTTAAGAATTGGGGTTAAACTTGTAATATCTCCAGAAATTATCGGTTTTCCTGAAATTGAAAGAGAAAAGGAGTACAAAGTTACTAATGTTGAAAAAGTTATAAAATTGGATTCTCCTAAGCCAATTTATTACATAACTCTTGATGGGTTAGGTGAAAGAGTATATACAGATGGAATTTTTTCAATTGTCCCAACAAATTTCAATGTTTATAGATGGAAAGGATATTACATCTTAGCACTCTCTGAAGAACAAGCTCAAAGAATCTGGAATACGTGGATAGATAACTTAGAGATTGTAGCAGCTGATGGAAGACCTAAGATGTATAAGTTTGTAAATAACTTACAAAATCGAGGAGATCAAGAATTATTTCCTAGAATCATCCGACGATTACATTCAGAATATTCATTTCCTTGTATCGTTGAAGACTTAGAATTCGAAAAAGAGCCTGTTTATGTTTATAAATTTCCAGGTTAAAAACAAAAAGAAGACTGTGAGAAATCCGGTCTTCTTCTTTTTTGCTCCTTACAACGATTCAGAATCTTATTAATGATAAACATATAGATGTGTTTTGTTTGTTAGTATTAGTTTTTAAAGTTTAATAGAAGTCCCTAGTCTGTGAAGATTGGGGATTTTTCTTTTTCTAGGCTTCAAAATCTTATAATTGAATAAAAACATTTAATTATTATAAATTATGGAAAATAAAACAATTAAAGATTTTAGAAGTTTTTATAAGTCTCAGAATCCTTTTAAGATGACTAGTTTTGATGATAAACTTCATAAAATGTCAGAAGCTAGAGGAGGTTATATTAATCCTTATATTCTTGAGGAATCTGAGAGAAATATGTCTCAGTTAGATATTTTTTCTAAACTTATGAGCAAACGTCAAATTTTCTTCGGTACAGATGTAAATTCAGATAGTGCAAATATAGTAGTTTCTCAATTATTATATCTAGATTCTGTAGAAAATGCAGATATTACTATGTATGTGAATAGCCCAGGTGGAGAAGTTTATAGTGGAAATTCAATACTTGACTGTATGGATTTTGTAGAATCAGATATTAGAACTGTTTGTACTGGTTTAGCAGCTTCATTTGGTGCTATGATTTTGATGTGTGGAACTAAAGGTAAGCGTTCAGCACTTAGAAGGGCAACAATAATGTGTCATCAACCGCTCGGTGGGGCAAGTGGTCAAGCAAGTATGATAGAAATTGAATGTAAAGAAATCTTGAGGCTAAAAAAAGATCTTTATGAAACTATCGTAGAGCAGACAGGAAAAACTTATGAAGAGGTTGAAAAACTTTGTGATAGAGATAGTTGGATGACTGCACAGGAAGCATTAGATTTTGGAATTATTGACGAAATCATTAGAAAGAAATAATAATCAAGAGAGTTGTTTGGAATTTCCAGGCAGCTCTTTTTATCTTCTTATTATGGAAAAGAATAATATAATAAATATTTTGTCAGATCCTGAAGTTTCAATGGATCAAAAATTTCATGAATATTGTAAGTTTTATCAAGAGTATATCACAACACCATTTAATGATTATCTTGAGCCTATAATTTCTGACGCAGTTCAGGAATTTTATCCAGAGTTTCATATTTTTCGAACTGTTTTTTGTTTAACGGGAGGAAAGTTTGATTATAAGATCTCTTTCACCAGACTTAAGGAGATATATAGATATTTTTCAAGTAAATATTCTTTTGGTGGTAGAGAAATAGAAACGGAGGTCAAAACATTCAAACATGATTTTACAAGAAACCTAGAAAAGAGTTTTAAAACTCTTTTGAGTAATCCTTTTATAAGTGATGGGAATGATGCAAGAGTAAATATCTCCGGGTTAGATAGCTTTTATAAAGGAAGTCTACCTTATGGACATAATTACACTACTTTTGAAAATAATGATGAATTTCCTTTACCACCTGAGAGAGATTGGAGGATCAAGGTTTTAGATATTTCGCTGTTTTCTTCCGGCCGTTTTGTAATTACTCCATATTTAACGAATTATATTATACATGATAATGAAGGATAATGAGTTTTTATTAAAAGTCTTATGTTCTGGATTAGATTTAAATAAAAAGTTTAGACAATATTGTAAGGTTCGATGGGAAAATAATACGGCCGAACTTATAACAGCGGATCCTAAGATAATTGAAGAGTTTTATCCTGAATTTTCTGAGCTATATGATTATTTCTTTAGTTTAGGAGAAGTAAAAGAACCGACATATCCAATTAATGAGAAATATCTTAATGTTTCGAGGATGCTATCATTAAAGAAAGACCTAGAAGAATTAGTTATGCCTTTTGGATTTATTTCAGGAAGTTCGATTTCTAAAAAGTTTATAGAGATTGTTAATATATCTAAATCATCTATAATAACTAACTTTTATACTAAAGATTATTTAATAACATCCTTTAGAAAAGCTTGGAAAGAAGTTGGAGTTAATATTAATAGGAATGAATTTTGGGAAGGTGATTTATTTTATATGTCAGGTGGTAAAATATGTTTAGTATTAGTAGATCTAGATAATAATAGATATATAGCAGTTAGTAGTAATTATGATTAGTTATATTTCAATTTATACTTCGGATGTAAAAAAAGGATTACAGTTGTATGAAAAATGTTTGAAAGTAAATCCAGAAAAACCACCTTTGTATGGAAAAGACCTAGAAATTTTAATTCCTTGGGCTGATTGGAATAATTATACTAATATTCTTTTTCCAACTCTCGGAGAACTTAGGTCTCTTGAAATTAAAGAGTATTTATGGGAGACAGATCAGAAATTAGAAATTTTATCTTCTAAAGCAATGGAAGGATTATATAAATCTAAGTATTTTGATCTCTTAGGTAATTTTATTGGAGTAAATCAACAGAATGAGTTTTGGTTTTTTGATGGAAATAATAGATTAAGAGATGTTTTTTCTATTCGTTTCAGTGATATTGGTACTGGTATCGTTATGGGTTATTCTTTAATAAATTATTTTGAATTAGGTTACGCTGTAGAAAAAGAAATATTTTATAGAAGATTTATAAATAGTGATCCGAAAAGATTTGAATCCCTTAATAATGTAATTAAAAATATATAAAAAATTATGAACGAACAAGAAATGGACTTTAGAATAAATTGTATTTTAGCTAGAGCTAGAAACATAATTTATTATAGAAGAATTGATAATCGTCCTAGATGTCAATATATTCACACAGTACGAGGACTTAGACAAGATACTAGAACTTTATCTCTAAGTCTTCCTGATACTGAAAAATATAAAGATATTAAGGAATTATTTGGAAGGATAGTAAGAACAATTCCTCCAAAAGTAAAATCGGAAGAGTGTGAGGAGGTTATTATGAAGGTAGCAGAGATCCTTATGACTCCCGAAGAAATTCAGCAACTTCCAGTATTACCAATTTCAGAAGAACAAGTTTTCGATGAGTGAAAGTACTAATATTGAACAACTTAAAACTTTACTCTCGATTTTAAATAATGAGGGTTGGTGTATTCAAACTAAATTCGAAGCTTTTATTGGTTATCCTAGAAAATCTGAGATCTTAGATATTATTGATGATTCACCTTATTCTAGTTTTATAGATATTTTTTATCAGTATGGAGAAGAGTTGTGTAGAAGCATTAATTATGATGTTTTATATGCAGCCTATGATCTTAAGAGAACTTTAGGGTCAAAAGAATATAAGGAGTATGTTAAAACTACACGGAAATGCATTGAAGTTATAGTAACTGACTATAAAATTAGTAATATTGTTGCTTCCGTTAATCCTGTATTAAAAGACCCTCGTGAAAATTTACAAGGTTATTATGGAACTATAAGAATATCTTCAGTTGATAAAATATTCTTAAATGGGATGAAACCTCAACTTGGGATCGGTTTTTCTGATTATATTGATTTCCTTAAAGTAATATTTCGGAAAGATTGGAAGTTTGTAATAGATGGTAATAAAGATAAATTATTCATATATAAAAGAACAGTATGACTAGTAGTAAAAGAAAAAAAGAAAGACGTCATCAAAGATATCTTAGAAACGTTAGAAAAGAAGTAGAGTATAAAAAAGAAGCTTGGGAATCTGGAAAATTAATTGAAGAAAATCATAACCAAGGACCATATTCTGCTGGTTATAGTATTGAACTTGGAGATAGATTGTATAATATTATTCAGTCTTACAAGGAACAAGCTTATCAAAATCCAGAGTGTCCAGGTGGAGATAATGATTTTATGTTGAAGAAATTTAGAATGTATAGAATGAAAATTCGAGATTTCATTTTACATTACAATCCTGACATCCCAAAGACTAATGCATATGAATATTTGAAATCAGCAATAGAAGCTTATTGGGATCGACCAGAAAAACTACTTTTACTATTATGATGACATTAGAAAAATTAATTTTTACAAAAGAATTGATTATCTCAGTATCAATTGAAAAATCAATTGTTTTAGAAGAAAGATATTGATTTTATCCAGAATATACAAAAAAGTTCCTTGGGTTTATCAAATGTCGTCAAAAGAATTATATGAGAGATATGATTTACTCACAAGAATCTAGAAAATATGAAAATATTGAACCGGGACAATCTATAAGACTTCCAAATTCAGTATTTTATTGTGGTGTTAAGGATGGAATAATAGGAGAAGATATGTATTCTGATGGATCTTATAAAGTATATAGACTTCCATATATTATAATTTACTATAAAATCGATATGTATGGGAATAATATAAGAAGAAAAGAATATACATTTAAAACAGAAAAAGAATTAAATGAGTTTCTTAATCTATTATATGAAAAGGGTCTACTTACTGATAAGGATTTATTTTATGATAGAACTTCAAGTAAATTAATAAAAAATGTTAAATTATGATGAAAATAGGAAGATTATTTAACGACTTACCCTCAATTAAAGATTATAGAGTTACAAAGATAGAAATAAATCCAGAATCATTAAAACTTGAAGATCATAAGTTCTACTTTGTTTATGAAGAAAAGTACACAACAGAGAAAAAAGTTTTTGGATTCTTTAAGAAAACAGAAACACATTCTAAGATGCATAATAATGTAGTGGTTACTGGAGGAAGTTCGGACACCGAAATAGTAAAGAATTTTAATTATCTTAAATGTATTCCAGGAAAAACAATTCTTGATCTTTACAGTTATACTAATATTTCAGGAGAATGTTTGATTTCAGAGTCTCAAAATCAGGATGGTTCATATGATTTAGTAAGACTTCCATATGTCAAATTAACTTTTACATATATCGGAGATAAGTCTCAATATTATCATATAACAAATAATATAGTTTCATTTAGTAACAGTGATGATATAACAAAGCTTTTGAAAGATTTAGTAGATGATAATTTAATATCTGATGAATTATTTCAAGATAAAGAGACTACAGGGTTAATTACAGATGTTTATAAATATATTAAAAATTATATAAGAAATGGTAAATGATGATATTCTTATAAAATTCGCCAGAAAAAGAGGTTTTTCTAAGACTTGGCCAGATCAAGTTAATAAAATGAAGTCCAGAATGACAGAAATGAAACTTGGATTTCCAGGAATAGGAAATGATCATCTTAGTCTTATGGAATATCAAAATCTAAAACCTGGTGAGATATTTATATATGATCCTTATGTAGAATCAGGTGCAATTGGAGATGAAGCTCCTTTGATGTTAAAGATTTTAGATAATGGATTGTGTTATATAGAAGGTATTGGAGTTGGTTTAGATAGTCAAAGAGATCCAGAACGTATAAAGTTTAGATGGAGAGATACAATTCAGCTTCCACCACTTCCACCGGAATTTTTAGTATTTAGAGTAGATCCAAGACCAACTTTAAATGGAGGTCCAGGGTATTACTATTTTTACAAATCTTATCGAGATTTTAGATACTAATGGAAAATAAAAGAATTACTAAGATTTTCGAAAATATATGTAAAGAGCTAGGGAAAGGGTCATTTCAATATTATTCTACAGTTGTTAAGACTCATTATCTACAACTAACTGGAGTAAGAATTCCAACAGTATTCTTAATTCATTCTGATGAGATAGGACCTGATGCTTCTAAAGTACCTATGTATATAATTAGAACTGAACCAGAAGGTGAACTTCCAACTGAAGAACTTATCACTATATCCTATGAAGATATTGAGAATTATATATATCGTTACTTAGCAGCATTATGATAAATCTGAAGAATATAGTTAAAGAAATATCAGATGTTTTTGGAGATCCTTTGTACGTTGCTAATGATTATCCTGATCAAATAACTTTAGTATATTCATCTATGGTTTTATTTGAACTGAAAAGAGAATCTTCAGATATTATCGAATATACTATAATTTATTTAGGTACCGGTGAATATAAAATGAAGAAAATAAAAACAACAACTGAAAAGGTGATCCTAGATTCGATTCTTAATTCAGTTGCTGAAGGACTATAAAAATAATAAGAGAGGTCTTGACTAATTAAAAGTCAAGTTAAATCCTCTCTTATTTTCTTTTTTTATCCCATTACAATAGATGTATGAGCTACTTCTTTTTCTTTATACTTTACTGTATTTTCTACAAATGTTTCCAACTCTTTCCGATAAGCATTTTCTGCTTTTAGTATCATTCTTCCTCGTTGAATTCCTTCTGAATAAACTAAACGTTTAGCTTTAGATTCAGCGATACGTCTTCCTTTTGTCTCATCGAATTTATCATCTTTGTGACAACGGGCAACTGTTATAACTTCGAAAGGTTCTAAGAATCTCTCTTCCCCTTCCCATGTAAATCGGAAATTGTTTTGACCAGACTTTCTATCGTCTAATTTTGCAGTCATAACACAAGTTACTGTTCTTCTTTTTTCGCTCACATAAAACTTTGTAGATAAAAATCTTACTTTCATAATTGTTTAATTTTTTTTATTAATACATTTATAAGGAACTCAGGGTTAGTACTTTAAAGTAAACTCTCCATGTCATTTTTCATTTTACAAATTTCCATACTCTAAGTTTCACTCCAAATTTCTTAGCTCTTCTGATATAATGTTGTATTATTTTTCTTTCATCATAGACCCTACATCCATAACGTTCTTTTGCTAAGTTTTTATTACTTATTATTCCTCGTTTATCCCCGAAAGTCATGATTAATCCTCTATTACAAATCTTAATTGCATTATCAAAACATTTCATTGGAGTATTAAATGGATCTAGATCTACAACGTCAAATTCATATTCTTTCTCATATAATACCTTAACAAGATCTTCAGCAGGAAAATGTAATTTAGCTGGATAATCTTTATTTATATCATTTGTTAATACTACTCTTCCTTTTTCATACTTTGTCCAAAATGGCTTACTCCCCGAATAAGCGTCTAAGATAGTCATTACTCTATCTTCTTTTTCAAGATATTTTAAGAATTTATCGTTAAGATTATATTTTTCTTCTATATGACCCTTATTATAAGTTCCATTTTCTGTTCTAAACTTAACACATCTATTTCTAACGGATGTTTCAGTTCTAGATATAGATTTAGCGATTAATCCATAAGGTATTCCTAGGTCATTAAGTTTCATAATATATGATAACTCAGAGTGGGTGTATTTATCATTTCTTTTCCTCTTCTCAAATAATACTGGAAGTTCTTTGATAGATTTCCCACTAATTTTACCTTCTTTTAGATTTTTTAATACTTCATTTTCGAAAATTTGTTCTAATCTTTCCATTCTTTTAGGTTTTTATTTCAAGTATAAGATTCTCAGGCCAAAAAAAATAAGCCCGATCTTCGCAGACCAGACTTATTGACTAAAGCAATTTTCATTAACAATAATTTCCATATATAAGGTTTTTAAGGGAAATGTACATAAGAAAGATATAAAACTCTAATAGCCTTAACTATGATCAAAGAAAATTAAAATGAGAATAAAAAATTTAAGATTAAAAAATTTTTTCGCATGTAAAGAAGAAATATCAATAGGATTTTCTCCGACTGGACTTACAGAGTTAATAAGCAGTGATGTTGATTACAAAGTAGATATATCTTTAGATGAATTTCTCAAAGGAATTGGTAAATTTTTACTGAAAAAAGTTAGTAAAGTAGATTTTAGACCATATGATCCTATAGAACCTATTGAGATGTCTATAACTCTTTGTTCTGAAGATTATGATATAGGATATAGTGTTATCTTTACGTTAGATGAGTTTATATCTGAATCCCTTGTTGTAGATCAAAAATTAGCTGTATATGTAGATCAATATGAAATAAGTATAGGAGCAGGATTTAAAGGAACTGGGGAGGATGAAGAAATTTTATTAAATTTATATGAAGTTTATAAATCAACAAAATTTATTACTTCTTTTATTTCTAATTTATCCTATGACTATCCTAATATATCTTATGGAATAGGTAAGTTTTTTGAAAAAGATTTAATAATAGCTGATTCAGGTGAAGGACTTAAATGGGGTATTGATCCATTTATTGAAAAACTCATGAAATATCCTGAATCAGTTCAAGAGAAAGTAAGAAATATTATTCCTGATTTAGGTTTTGGAATAAATAAAATAACTGAAGACTGGAGGATAATAACAGATCATGATCCAACTGGATTATTAAGTATAATTGATCATGGATCAGGATTTAGAATTCTTATGTATATGCTTCCTATAATATTTAGTATTATAGAGGATCCTGAAGAAAGGTGTTTATTTATAACATCAATGTCGGGTCTTCATCCAACTCTTAAAAGGGGTTTGATAGAAAATATTAGATGTGAACTAGGAAATAAAAACTCACAAATATTATATAGATTATGAAATTATTAGAAAAAGGAAACAGAATTACATTGTTTGAAGGTGGTATTGTAGTAGATGAAAATTTATTAAAATATAAAAATCTAGTAAAAGATACAACCGAAAAAGTAACTTTAAGTTCAAAGGAAGACCTTAAGGAATCTGAAGTAAATATAAATTTTAATAGAATAGTAAATACAGATCCTGATTCAATAACTCCAGGACAATTTCTTTTCTTAGAAGGTGAGAAAGAAATAGAAGCTACAGATAAAATTCTAAAAGGTTTATCTAGAGTTAAGGAATTTCTTGGAGACTCAAATGCTAGGAAATTTAATATATCAATTTCAGAAAAGCTATTAAAAATTCTGAAGGAAAATAATTCTTTAATCTCAGGTAGAATTCGGAATCAAATTTTCGTAAATAATAATGATGATTCTGTTAAATATGTTAATACTAATATGAATTCTTCGGGGAATAAGAAAGAGAAGAAAGGTTTCTTAGAAAAATTATTTGGAAAGAGAAAAAAGACAATTACTGAGGATAAGATAGAGGAACCGAAAAAGCTGTATGAAATAAATGTAATAGAATTGTTTGATCAAGTTAAGATATTAGCTGGAAAAGAAAAAGAGTTTAAAGAACGTACTGAAGCTTATATGAGCTTAATTCATAAAGCTACTGTATTAAATCAACAAGCTCAACTCGAAAAATTAATTTCAGAATTAGTTATACATATTTATGAATCAGTTCTAGCAGTTTCTGGAATTAATCATTATATTACAATGTCGGATCTAGTAACTCTTCAGAAAAAATGTGAAAAACAACTTGATATTGATTATATTAAGAATTTCACAAGAGTAATTCCAGATTCAGTTGCTGAAAAGAAAGTACTGGCAGATAATTTACAAGTATTTGATAACTACGTAATTCTGTACTATGATCCTACCGGAAAATCATTCAGTTTAACAGAATATGAAAAAGCTGAAGAGGAGAGAATTAAAAAGGATCCAATTCTATTTGGTGTTATTAAAGATTCGGATAAATTATATTATATTGATTCCTGGATAGATGATCTTTGTGATTTAACATGGGATCAAGTAGTAGAGAAATTAAGTGAAGATAAAACACTATGATTGAAGATAAAGAATCTTTGCAGAAAAGTTATAATATGTTTTTTGATGAACTTCCAGAGGATGTTAAAGAAGTTCTTGGAGAAATGGGTTTATCTGAAAAGACAGCTATGCCAGAACTTTTGAAGTGGCATAAGAGATACTTACGTCTTAGTGCTCTTTACAGTTCTATGAAAGAATCTAAACTGCCCTTAATGAATGGAACTTATATGCTTGTGTCGAAACGATTAGCATTTGTAAGATCCATTTGGGGTATTTATTATGATATCTTGGATGGCATCTCTCATAATGATCCTACTTTGTCAAAAGAGTTATTAAGATTAAAACAAGAAAAGAGAAAAAATGAGTTGTAGATTACTTGAAAAATACTTTGCAGAAAAACATGGAAGTAGTATTGACAAGAGTTTTAGAGGAATACCTATTGGAATGAGTCTATATGATTCATTGAATTTCGTGTATGGATCCCTTAGAATATCTACTTATGACAGTTCTTGTTTAATTATAATTAATGATAGTCGAGTTGATGAAGAAGAGAGATCTTTTATTTGGAGTAGAGTTTCACATAAATCTGTTGGTGAACTTATAACTAGTGGAATTTATGAAGGTGATATTTTAATCCATGAAGATTATCCAAAGTATCTTTTCGAACTTCAATATATTAATGGAGGATGGAAACCTTGTGTAATTTATGGAAGTGAAGGAACTCCAGAGTTAGGTGGTTTTCCTGGAGATCTTAGAGAATATGAGGTTCATTCATGGAAATATGAACATCACCTTTGGTATGCAGATTCCTCAATGGGAGTTAAGAAGCCTAGAGAAGATCTTATTTTCTTAGGGTCTATTGAAAAAGATACTGATAATCTTTTTTTAACTCCAGGAGATGATGGAATATTTAGAGACTCTTTAAATATATTTTTTGAATCTGATATGGGTGATTATGGAAAGATAATTATTACAGAAACCATTTTTGCAGAAAACTTTCATACCTGTACTTATCCAGAAAAGACTATTAAAGATGCAATAGAATGGAATCCAGTAGTTGGAGATTTGCTTAGAAAAAGAAAATTAATAAGTTTTTAAAAAAGCCTATGGAATATTTATTTATAACTGTTGTAATACTGTTATTAATAACAGTATTTATACTTGTTAAAGTTAAAAATCGATTGAAAAAAGATAAGCCGAATATATTTTTCGTCTTACCTTCAGTTATGGCTATATTTATTGTATTTTTTGCATTTACTTTAAATAAGCCAGTAGATACAAAACTAGTTGAATACTCAGCTAGGTATATAAAACATTACAGTAATTGGATAGAAAAAGTAGATGGAAAAGATGTTACTCATGAAGATGTTTATTACCTAGTTTATGATGATTTTGATACTGGTGAAGAAGTAGAGATTGAAATTTCGAAAAATACTTTTATGTATTTTCAAGGATTATGGAAAAACAAGGAAGATATCATACATCCACAGAATAAGAGTTGGCATATGTGTAGATCTAAGTGGAATAGTAATCCTGAAACTGCATTAATATTCTCAAAACCAGTTAATTACTATAACTACATGAATAATATCTTACCGATCTATAAGTTATATGATGTAGATATATCAGAAGCTTTGAAGAAAAGATTATTTATAAGATATAGTATTGGTAGAGTTGTAAATTCAGATAATATTTTAGAACCTAGACAAAATTTCGTATATGGTATCAATATTCCTGATTCTCTAGAAAGAAAAATTGGTTATATATGTTCCCTTGATCCTATGTTCAGACCTATTCTTTTAGTTTGGCAAAATAGCTATAAGAATAAAACAGAACTTCAAAGATCATTCTGGTCTGGAGGAAAAGAAAATGAAGCAATATTTTGTATAGGTATTGATGAAAATGATACTATAACTTGGTCTGGATCTTTTAGTTGGGATAGAGATAAGAAGTTTGAAAAATATATTTTGGAAAAATCTCTTAAGCCTGGAACAAAGTTAAACATAGAAAATTATTCAGATTGTTTACTTAGTGGATATCAAAAAGATTATTGGAATCATATTGAATTGGATTCTTATAATTTCATTCAAATACCTTTTATAAATTTAATTACTATAACTATATCTGGATTTATAGTAATTCTTAATCTAGCAACTATAGTAAGAGTGTATAGAAAAGCCGAACAATAATAATTATTTACTACCTTGGAGAAAATAAACTACCCTGGAAGATTTATTTTCCTTATATGTGATTAAAACAATAAACGATTATGAAGAAAAATGATTATGAAAAAGCAGTTGAATTATTAAAAGAAATAGTTCAAGATTGTAAATTCAAGGAAAAAATCTATCTAGTTGGTGGATGTGTCAGAGATTTAGTTCTAGGAAAAACTCCAAAGGATATAGACCTGTGTATTGATTATCCAGAGGGAACAGATCTCTTTATAGATTTTCTAAAAACAAAGCCTGAATGTTCTGGTTTTGTTACTTATAATAGATTTAAAACGGGAAAATTTTCATTAGACATAGGAACCAATGAAAAGATAGATATAGAATGTGTTGTGCCTAGAATTGAAACTTATAATCAGGGACCAAGAAGACCAGATACAGTACAGCAAACTAATATCACTGAAGATGCTTTTAGACGTGATTTTTGTTGTAACGCATTGTATAAAAATTTATTAACTGGAGAAGTATTAGATCCAACAGGGAAAGGTTTAGATGATTGTAAGAATAGAATCTTAAGAACGCCTCTTGATCCTGAACAGACTTTTAAAGATGATCCTCTTAGAATGTTAAGAGCAATCAGATTTGCCTGTACTAAAATGTTTACTATTTCTGAGGAAACATACTCTAAGATTGATAATATTCCAGAATATTCAGCTCTTAGTATGGAAAGGATTAGAGATGAATTTACTAAGATTCTAATGTCAAAGAATGCAGTACGGGGAATTATAGAATTAATTGGAAAATGTCTTATGTGGAGAATTTCTAAGATTTTTCAATTAAATATCGGTTTCGTACAGAATAATAAGTATCATGATAAAACTTGGGGCGAACATTCTCTTGCTGTATTGGGTCATGTAATTCAAGGCGGAGCAAATCTTGAACTTAGGTTAGCAGCCCTCTTTCATGATGTTTCTAAACCAATATGTTATCAAGTAAAAGAAGATGGATCATTTTCATTTCATGGACATGATAAAGAGTCAGCAAAAGAAACAAGAGAAATCCTGATTAATCTTAAATACCCAGGAGAAGTAATTGATAAAGTTGTTTTCCTAGTTGAGAATCATATGTGTATTAAACAACTCTATGATTATTCTCGAGGACTATATACAGGAAAACCAAAGAAAACTCGTCAACTTATCAGACTTCTTGGAGATAACTTGACGGATGAAATGAAGTTAATTGAAGCTGATAATATGAACCATAAACCTTGTTGGAATATGCCAGGTCAAACTGAATCATTTCTCTCCGAAGTTGAAAGAATAAAAAATCTCCAACCTACTACGAATTTTACAGTTCCAATTACAGGAGAATGTATAATGACAGAATTTAGATTAGCCTCTGGAAAAATAATTGGAGAAATAAAACAAATTCTTCAAGATTATTTTGATGAAGATCCGAGACTATCTACGCCGGCCGATTTATTAGAGAAGTATAAAGAGGAGTTTAGCGGCGGAAGTTTATGGTTTGTTAAAGAAGGAGATAAGTATTTATGTTTTTCTAAGGAACCAAAGAAAAATGAATATGGATACTGGAACACCCCAGAGTATGAAAAACTTGAGATAGATCCCTCTGAGGTAGTTATAACAGATATATCCGCCGCTTCTGATCACTTTATATATGTTCCGGCCGTATTTTGTCCCAGAGTATGGAGAAAGAAAGCCAGACAATTAAAGGCTCGAGAAATTATGAAGGAGGTAATAAATAAAGTATTCGAACTACCTCAAGAATTCAGAGAGGATTTTAAAAATTTAGAATTGAGATTAGATAATGCCCCAGATGTATATGCTAGGGTGAAGTGGAACGATAATACTATAGAAGAATGGATGTAAAAGTTTATCAATGTGTTATACAAAATGTATTCACAGTATATTATACAGTACTTACAGAATCAAATTCTACAGAAAAAATTACAATACCTTATGTAGATTATGGTAGATTCGAAGTGTTTGCAGAACCTGGATTTAGTTTTGAAATTGTACAGGACGAAGTAAAATTAAAACCATACTTAGAAAAATTCGAAAAAGAAAGACCAATACAATTAATGGATTTCTCTAAAGTAGGATTAGTTTTAGCATCCTCAATTGACCGTCCAAAAATTTCAAATCTTAATTCTATGTCAAAAAGACTTTATAAAGATCCAATGATACAACTTTCATTTATAATGGAAGTAGAATCGTTGAATAAACAACCAGGAACCCGATTAATCAGGGAGTACGAATTAAACTCATTTACTAGAAAGGATATTCTGACTTCTGTGGTTCCTATCCCTGAAAAGAAATTTAAAACTGTAACAGGATTTCTAAAAACTATAATCTTTCGAAATTATCTTATAGATACTGGAAAAATTACTGGAGAACCAAAAATAAATTTAAAATGGGGAAAGTAAGTATGTTATTAAGTTATATAAATTTTAAAGGAGCAAAATACACTTACTTAGAAATTTCTTCTTCAAATAAAGAAGATTTATTATATACTTTTCCATTTTTACGCTCAAGATATATTTTATCTAGGAATAATTATAAAAATCTTTTTGATAAAACTTATGTGTTAAAATTTTTTGAAGGAATTCAATTAGAAAAGGATGTACGTCTAGCTTCTTTATCTGAGGTATTTTTATATTTTGTTACAGAAGGGTATATCTGTAAAAAACTTTCTAATAGAAAAATAATAAATATACTAAATCGAGAGAAAAAATTAATTTATACAGATTCAAGATTAGATATTGTAAATAGAAATAATAGCATTTGTTGTAGGAAAGAATATTTACCTGAAGTTTCTTTATTTGAACTATTGAAAAATCTAAAGGTAGTAGATAGAGAATTTTGTTGTAAATCACCTGAATTTGTTATAAATCTTCTCTATCGAAACTATCTAATTGATAAAGGAATTATTAATGAACCGAGAATAATTTAATATGAAACCAGAAGAATTAGTAAAGAAAACAAAATTAGACCGAATTACTGGAACTAGATCTGTAACGCGTAAAGATGGGTATATGTTTGTAGAACTTTCAGAAGGAGATAAGAAAGACTTAGAAACTATTGATAATCTAACAGGGAAAACACTTTATATAGTAGAACATGGTGCATCTCAAGTTATGGATCTCTTTGAAGAAGGAAATTCTCAAGTAGTCATAGATGATTCTACTGGAAAAACAGGTTTAGCTGTAAATGTTATTGATATTTCTGGAGATTTTATGTTATATCAAGTAAAAGATACAAATAAACCAGATACTTTTAGATGGTGGAATACTAAGGTTTATATAGATGCCAAACGAGTCGATCTTCCATTTCTTAAAACACCGACCTTAGGAAAAGAATCAAGGATTTATATAGTTGTAACTGAAGATTATGAGATTTATAAGTTTCCGAAGTTAATGTATCCAAATCCTATAAAAGATTTCTTTAAGTGGTTGAAGAAGAAAAAGAAAATTTCGATAAAAGTAAAATCAATATATGATCGAAATGAATCCTTCGAGAATTGTTTGGGGTGGGTCCCAAAAAGAAATATTAAAGGAGAAGGAGAAATTCTTGAGTACATAAAAGAACTTGAAGGTGATACTAGTTGGAGAAGTTGGTGTAGTGATTGGGCTAACAAATTTAAAAACATAAAAGATATAACTATTACTCAAGAAGATATTAATGATTATATCTCTGAAGCAAAAAATAGATATAAAATTTACCGATGATTTCCTTGATAATGTGATGATAAACATAATAAAAATTAAACAAATAGAAAAATGAAAGATTCATCAAAATTTGAATTATCCCAAGAGTTAAAAAAGTTTTTCGAGAGAGCTCATGAAGAAGTAGTTTCGTTTATGGGAAAAGAAATATCGCTAGATCATATAGTTTCTCAGATAGTTATAACTTATCTAGATAATGAAGGTGATATTCCAGAACTAAGAGATTACCTAAAAGATCTGTTTATCGGAAAACCTAGTACAGAAGAAGATCTTAGAGAGTTTGTAATGGATGTAATGGCCGAAATTAGAGAAGACAATAAATTCACAGCGCCTTCTGAATTGTATACTGGCGCTGATTCGATTGTCTTGTCTCCGGCCGTTAATTATATCTTGGATAAACTGACAGATATAAATTTAAAATCTGAGATGACTGATGATATTGATACACTAGCTTTCCTTATGTGTTCACTCCCAGAAGCAGAGTTCAGTAAGATTGCTAAGTATCTTGTAAATGAATTAGACGCCGATGCAAGAGACCTCACGAGTTTATTTTGGAAGATAAATGACTTCGATACGAAACTTGGAATAAAAGACCAAGAAGATAATTGTGAGGAAAATAACGGCGGCGAACTTAAAGAAAAAACTCTCGATTATAACCAAGGCGACGAAGACTCTGAAAAACGTCGCGAAGAGGAAGATCGAGAATTTGAAATGGCTGGACAAGGAAGTAATGAGCCTCTAGTTTCAGGTGATCCTAATTCAACTACACCATTCTTAGATCAATACTCAACCAATTTATCTAAACAATGTAGATCTGGACAATTTGATCCAGTTATTGGAAGAGAGAAAGAAATCTCACAAGTTATTGAAATATTATCTTGTAGAAAAAAAAGTAACTGTGTATTACTTGGATCCCCTGGAATTGGTAAAACGAGTGTAGTTGTGGGATTAACACAAGCAATAGAATCTGGAAATGTACCACGCGAATTAAAAGGAAAAGAAGTTCGTACCTTAGATATCATGGGAATGGTCAGTGGATCTACCTTTAGAGGAGATTTTGAAAAGAAGCTTCTTGAGTCTCTAAGAGAGCTTGTAGAACATCCAGAAATAATCGTATTTATAGATGAAATGCATCAAATTTTTGGGGCTGGATCCAATACGCCCGGATCAGGCGATGCAAGTAGTTTACTTAAACCTTATTTAAGCGGAACTGCAGGTAAAATAACAGTTATAGCAGCAACGACCGATGATGAATATCGAAAATTCATAGAAAAAGATGGAGCTCTTAAAAGAAGATTTCAAGAGGTTCAAGTAGAGGAACCTACTCTAGAAGAGACGAAAATTATCTTGGAAAAAACGGCTCCTAAATATGAAGAGTATCATAGAGTTAAATATACTCCGGAAGCCATAGAAGCTTGTGTTAATTGGAGTAATTTATATATTAATGATAGAAATCATCCAGACAAAGATATTGATATTATTGATATAGCGGGATCTCTTACTAAGCTTAAGAAAGATATAGATACTAGTTCTATTGATAATCTTGAAAAAGCAATTGATAATATTGTCAAAGAAAAGATTAGACTAGTAGAAGAACAAGATTTTGATGAGGCTCAGAAAAGAAGAGATACGGAACTAGTATTGAAAGAAGAACTTGAAAAAGAAAAAACCAGAATTGATAAAGAACTTAATGATCCTTCTGGCTGGTCTAATGTAACAGTAGATGATATAGCTTCAGTAATTTCTAAGATGTCTAAAATACCTATTGACAAAATTCGTAGTACTTCTCGAGAAAAACTTAGAGAAATGAAAAAGTCAATGGAGGCAAAAGTAATAGGACAGGACGAAGCTATTGAAAAACTATCTATTGCACTTAACCGTCAATTTCTAGGACTTAAAGATAAGAATAAACCGACATCTTTCTTATTTACAGGATCAACTGGAACTGGAAAAAGTTACTTAACAAAAATATTAAATGAATCACTGTTTTCAAATCCTAAAAATTTAATTAGAGTTGATTGCAGCTTATTTACTCAAGAAACTAGTTCCAATTCTTTACTTGGAGCAAATAGTGGATATGTAGGATATGGAGACAAGACAGTATTTCATGATGTTAGAAAGAGACCATTTAGTGTGATTCTTTTTGATGAAATTGAAAAGATGCATGAAAATGTAATTAATACTGTATTTCTCCCTATTTTAGATGAAGGTCAGATTACTTTATCGGACGGAAGCTTAGTATCATTTAAGAACTCGATCGTGATTTTTACATCCAATTTGGGGACTCGTGAGCTTAGTAATAAAACAAATCTTGGATTTTCTAAAGTATCTGGAATTGAAAATGATAAAGAAGACGAGAGTATTGTCATGAAAGCTATTAAAAAGAAGTTTAGACCAGAACTTATAAATCGATTAAGTGATATTATATTCTTTAGGTCGCTTGATAAAAATGATCTTTATAAAATATTTGATCTTGAATTAGAAAAACTTAAAGATAGACTTTCGGAAAATGAATATACTCTAGAAGTTTCTGATAAAATGAAAGAGTATGTAGTGTCTCAATGTGATCTTGCTTATGGAGCTAGAGATCTTCAAAGAGAGATTGTGAAGAATATAGAAAATCCAATCTCTAATGAACTTGTATATTCTGATTCTATTGGAAAAAATATTGTAGTAGATATTGATGAAAGTAATAAATCAATTGTAAAATTTAATACAACAATAGAGTTTGATATCAAGAAAGAAGAAAAAGGTAATATCTTGAGATAATAAATAAAATAATAAGACTTAGGTGTGAAATCCTAAGTCTTTATTTTGCTTTCCTGAAAATCCAAAAACCTACTAATCTATGAAAGAACATTAGAAAAATTTATAAATAAAATTATAAATCGATCTAGTGTTCTTTTGTTTTCTAACATTTTAGGTTTATTAGGGAAAAGTAGGAATAGTAGAGATCCGGAAACTTTATTATCTTCGAAATTCCCTTCTTGTAAAATCTAAAATGTAAATAATAATTAAACTATTAAAAAAATGTTAGACGACCTATTAGACACAGAAAACAGAGCTATAGAATCCTCTGTATCACAGGATAAGGTGAATAATAGTAACCTAATAGGAAGATGGAGACTGTTACTTATGTATTTTCTGAAGATAAGAAAACTCTATTAGGTGCTTACTTTAATGATTTAAATAAAATGAGTGAAAGATTTAAATTTAGTAAAACGTCTATTCAGAGTCATATAAAATCAGGAAAACCTCTTAAAACGGGAGAATATATTTTAAAAGGACCAGAAGCAGTTAAGTTAGTTCTTAGTCTAGAACATGGTACTGCAGGAGATTACAAACCAGAAGACAATAAAAATAACACAGAATCCGCTTAAAAATCTTATATATGAAAAATAAATAAGAAAACTATGAAAAAGATATTAGGATTTATCGCAATTATTCTCGGTTTAATAGGATGTTTAGTAGCCTGGATGAAGGAGAATAAAAGAAATTGCTACAAAGAAGCGGGTTTAATTGATAATGAAGAAGTTATTAATGATGACTTTCCTCCTGTAAATGAATAGAAAAATAATAAGAACTTAGAGTAAAATCTAGGTTCTTTTTTTTTATTTGTATCAGAGAAGAAAAAATAAAACTACAGGATTTCTCTTGTAGTTTAGAATTATTTATATTTTTTAAATTACGTGGCGGTGATCGTTACAGTAAATCGCATAGTTTACAAATCTATAATTTAGTAGTAACTAATAACATGAGCCGCCACGTATTTAAATTTAAAGTTCGGAGATCAATGCAGTATTAAGCTTGCATTCCATATAATAATTAGTAGTAACTAACATTGTAAGCCGAACTCGTTCTTTATTTAAAAATATAAAATCATCTTTTTCTTTAAAATTCTTTTTCATACATTAATAAGAATTTCGGGGTTTCTGAGATTCCCTTTTTTTACATAGAAAATAAAAGTAGTAAGCTTTGATGTCTTACTACTTTATCTTTTTTATTGTCTTTTAGATTCGTTCTCTATATGATTAAATGTATATTTATATCTTCTTTTGAACGTATCCCAAGGAGTATGATCACGATAGGCATAACCTCCCCAATTATTCTGAAAATCTAGGTCTGCGCTATGTATTGCTTCCCATACTTTTCTTGGATTAAATCTAAAATTATAAATAAACACTAAAAACACGATTGGTACTACAATTACCATCTCAAAAAGAATTCCTATAATAACTAGAATTCCCCAAATTAACTTGTGTAATCTTAGTAGTTTAATCATCGTCGTCCTTTCTTTTTGATTTTCTTTTAATAGACTTACCGCTAAGAATTTCTAACATATCTTCATAGTTAGGAATTCTATAATTAATAAGAGCTATCGTTTTTCTTCCTTCTTTCAATAATTTTTCGAGAAGGGCGAGTTCTTCTGATTTGTGTTTATTTTTCTTATCTTCTGATGTAGGATGTTCTTTTCCATAACACTTAACTAACTCTGCATCATAAGATTTTTTCCGTTCTTCCATGACTTTTTCCATTTCACTAGAAGATTTCAAGCAATTTTCATATTCTTCTTGAACTTCTTGCAGTAATTTGGCTCTCTTCATTGAAAGTTCCTCATATAATTTCTTTTGTGAGGGTAATTTTTCATTGAGCTCACATAATATCTCTTTCTGAGATTTTAATACTGTTCCCCTAGATTTTTCACTAGAAAATGTTGCTTGATGTGACTCAATTCTTGATATACTATTTTCCAAAGATTTAATTTCTTTTTCTTTGGAATTGATAGATTTTTTCAGGTAATCACAGATTAGAGTTAGATGTCTACAGTCGATATAACCTTTTTTATTCTTTACGATTACTTTGAGTGTAGTTCTATTTGTAGCAGCATATCCGCCCTCTAATTCGAAATCAAATACGTTGGGGGTGCTTTTTCTTGCTTTCCATTAGCGTTATTTCATGTTCTCCGCTATTTACAAACCCCATATAAACACCATCTTCTAATGATGTATAGTTTTTAGATTCCCATTTTCCTGTTATGTTTAATGAGTCATCTATTACCAATTTTCCGCCAGAGAATTTAAACTCCTCTGATTCTTCGTCATCAATATCGATAATATCTACAATATTATCCTTGATTTTTTCTTTCTTAGTTATTAATTTGTTAACTTCTAATGTTTCTTTTTCTTCTGATTTTTCTTTCTTCATAATTTTTTATTTTTAATTTGTTATAGTTTCAAACGGTTGGTACAATCGGTCCATCTTTTAGTAGAGTCCATCCATATCCATCTATTACTGTTATTGTTTTTGGAATATTTTCTTGAACGATACCTTTTAAGAATGTGAAGTTATAGACCTTTCCTAAATACTCTATCATTCCAACATGTCCACCGAATTTTCCTTGATATACACCATCAGGAACTTCAGGAAATGAATTTGTTGATCTAGTTTGCCCAGTTACATCATATTCTTTTCTGATTTTATGAGCGGCCGGAAGTTCTAGATAATGAGTCGGCCGGAAACATTCTTGACATCCTTCACATAAACAAGTCATCCAACCTTTCTTTTTATAATTATAGTATCCAATAACATATCTGTCAAGTTCTCCATTAACGGCCGGAACAAAACAAACACATATCTTAGAATGGCCGCCTTTATATTCTTTCGGTAATCCATCTACAGCGATTTTCTTGAATAACTCGACCATCCATACTTCATAATCTTCCTTATTTCTTTCATCCGACACCCCAGCATCATAACCCTCAAAATAAGAAATATCAGATAGTATTTTTGCATCTTCATAAACTACCAGATCTCTAACTTTCGGATCATGACCTTCTTCTAATAAGTCATTTATACTATTCAGGTGTTTTCCTAAATATTTATCTCCTTCTTTACTTTTCATCCTTAAACTCTTTTATAGTTTCTTCAAGTATAATCTTTATAGTATCTTTTGTAGACCCATTTTGAAATTTCGCTAATATACTTTCCTTAAGCAGATCTATTACTTCATTTTCAGCCTCTTCTACTGCTCTAACTGCATTACTATAATCAATTATAGATTCATCTACTTCACAATAACACGGTTCATAGCTTAATGTAGATAAAATTTCAAACGCTCTATTACTTTTCATAACTTCTTATTTATTATATCATATATAAGGTTTTTAGTCTTTATTCCACAATTTAGCACTTAAAGATAGAGCAATACAATATAACCCAACACTTCCAAGAATTAATGTTTTATATGAACTCTCTGGAATACCTACTAAAAGATTAGCAAACTGATTTCCAGAAAGACCAGCAAAAGCCCAAGCACTAAGTATTAATCCATGAATCTCAGATACGTCTTTCATTCCATACCTATCAGCTAGAACAGAAGGCATTATTGAAAACATTGCCCCATACCCAGCATTACATAAAAGTACAGCTACCGGAATAAAACCTGGAGCCATAAAAGCTGTAATCCCCGAAAGAACAGAGAATGTTAAGATTATTCCAAAAAGTTTTCCACGATTTTTAAAATAATCAGACCACCAAGCAACTCCAAAACGACCTAGAGAATTAAAAATAGCTGAAAATACTAATCCTAGAACTATTCCAATTCCAGCTGTTTCATAGTAATATTTCTCATAACTTATAATTGCTAATCCAGAAGAGATATTTAAATAAAAAATCAACCATATAGTAGTAATTGCTGGTAGATTTAGGAGTTGTTTTTTCCTATCAAACCATTCCTTAAGTGATTTAAATTTGGGTCTTGATGTATTCTCTATTTTTCCTTCTTCTATTGGTTTTTTAAGAAGTATTGCAGCAAGTAACATAATCAAAGTATACCAAACCCCAAAAGAGAAGAAAGTACAGTATATTCCACATCTTTCTATACTCCAATTAAGAAGAGGTGTTGCTATTACTTTCGCTAATCCAAATCCCATAATAGCAAGTCCAGTAGCAAGACCTTTATTATTCTTGAACCACATCATCAGGGTTTTTACTGGGGTGATATATCCAATTCCAACTCCAGTACCCATAATTGCTCCGTAACTAAGGTAAAGAAGTGGAATAGAGTTTATATAACATGCTACTCCAGATAAGATCATCCCAGAACCAAAGAGGATAGAACTTATAGTTGCAGCTTTCTTTACATTCTTTTCTACTAAGGGACCGAAAAAAGCTGCAGAAATCCCTAAGAAAAATATGGCTAAGGAAAATGCCCAAGTACAATTACCAGTAATAGATTCTTTTATATAATCATACAATAAGGACCAACAATAAACAGTTCCTATACAGCCATGAATTAGTAGAGCAGGTATAGCTCCATGTAACCATTTTTTACTCATAATTCTTTGATAAAAAATACTAAGAGGTTTCCCTCCTAGTATTATTCTGTTTTTAATTACTTTTTCCTTCTATATTTATATAGTTTACACTCAGATGTACATTCCATAATACACTGACTTCCACAAAAAGTATCAAGATCTGATACACTATTAGTTGAGTAATCGAGATTATTCTCTTCTACCTTTAATGGTGTTAGATAGCCTCGTTTAATATACCTAACTCTAAAATTAGAACGTCTTTCATTCTCTAAACCTCCAATTACTCGAGTCACTACTAACATTGTAGTATTTTTATCACTTACTTTAGCGTTGTGTGATAATTTAACAAAACTATCCGTATTAATATCTCCATACATATTGATTGGTCCAATTACAAAACCAATTTCATTATCTCTAGTATCAAGAACTAAGCTTCCTGGTTTAAAATCAGAATATTCGTCTGATAAAATCCTATCTCTAGCTTGAATACATTGATTGATATAAGGAATAGCTTCATCAACATCATCTAAACCTAAACTAGTTTTTATATTTTTAAGTATTTCTTCCGTCATGACATTACTATTTTTTTACCACCAAACAATAATGTAACTAAAGAAACTACATCTTCAGTTTCTTTCATAATCTCCCATGATTCTTGAACTTTCCTAATCACATCTTTAAGTACTTCTTTTGTTGTTTTAACTCCAGAATAATAAGATGCAATTAGGTGAGGAATTTTTCGATCTAGGCTTGATACTTCTGAAATATCTGTTTGATTTTGGATAATTGCTGGAAGGATATACTCTTGAACGAAATCTACTGAATATTTGGGGAATTTTTTTGATAATCTCCAAGACATTAAGATAAATTCAATTATATCATCATAAGTTTTAACATACCCTTCAAGATACCCAAGAGTTTTTCCTGTATTTACGGCAACTGAATATATATTATCAGACCAGAAAGACTCTTCCTTATTAAGACTCTCCTTAACAGTTTTTATTGCTTCTTCTATATCAGTTACAGGATTTACTGATTCTTTCATTTCATCCTCTGTTTTATCTTCTTCAATAAAATCCCATTCCAAAACTTCAGGAGATCCACAAAGAACTTGATAATTTTTCTTTGTATCTTCGATATCAATACTAAGAGTTAATGTAGTATTCTCTTCGAAGTCTTTACTCATCTCTAAAGAACTTAATACTTTTCCTAAGTCTTTACTTTTTACTGTTAATGTTACTGTACGATGCATGGTAAAAAATTTTTAATGTTATTTTCCATATAAACTATTTCTTTTTCGCATGATGGATCTAGATTAACTACTCCATCATATTTAAGGAAATCAACGCCATCTGGATACTTACAGTGAGCATGAATTGACCACCTTCCTGTAGGTTTCCATATATTTTTTGAGAAACATTTATCATAAACATCCATATCTCGATTTCCATAGATAACATTTCCTATAAATTTAGGACTAAGTTGTTCAAGATATTTAATTCCAGCATGTGTACAATAAAAAACAGTATCGTCTTTTTTAATAATTATATGGGTTCTTAAGATATCATTTAATCTCTTCAACCATGTCAATGCTTCTCCTGGAGTTAAAGATCTAAATTCATCAGCTGTTGTTGTTAAAAAGTCTGTTGGAAGTGAATTATAAAGCATCTCAGCAATAATAGCCCTACTTCCACCTGAATTACTACTTGCAGCCCATCTCCAGAACAAGAATTTTCTAAGTCTACGTTCATGATTTCCTTCTAAGAAAATATTATAGTGTGATGCATTCTTAAAGATCATTTCTATAAGTTTCCTAGATCCACCTTCCTCTGGACCATCAATATAATCTCCCAAGTGTACTCTTATTGTTCCAGGAGAGAGATTAATTTTTTGATAGAGAGAATAATTAGAATGAAGATCGGAGAAAAAATACATCGTTTCTTTTCTTGGAATATCTAGAATTACTTCTTTCTTCTTCCAATAATCAGTAACATCAGAGTATTCTATAATTTTCTTTGTATATCCAAGTTGAAGATTTAGAAATGTAATAACTTCTGCTTCTAATTCCTCTTTTGTTTTTCTTTTAAATCCTACCGGACTATACTTTTCTGGATTCGATGTATAGTCATGAGGGATATTAAAGATTTTATAGAAACAGGTATAACCATAAATCATACCCATATCCTCTAAAATCTTGGTTTTCTCTTGGTCATAATCAATAACAACTAGACATCCAGATTCAAGTTTATTATTAATCGCTTCAAACCATGACTTAAAGATGAGATTAATATTCGTTCTCCCCAAGATATCAGTTGTTTTATCTCGATCTAATTCTGGCATACTATATAATCTCTTGAAAATAGAATAATCCAGGAAAAAATTTTCTAGACTTTGAGATTTAACCCATTCAAGCTTTTCATTTTTTGCTAATCCCTTTAAAATAATAAGTGTTTTCATTTTCTTTATTCTGGTAATGTATTTTTTCCTACTTCTTGAAATTTAGGGATAAAACTAAACATAAGACTAAGAATTTGATTTACAGTTCCCATTTTACTACCAACTAAAGGAACTGAACTAGCATCACAAGCCATTCTAACTAAAGAATAGTATTTATAATTCTCTGGACATCTTACGATAAGTTTAGATGAATTATTTAAATACCCCAACTGGTAAAGAGGGATAGGACTCTGAGATCTCCCCAAGAAGTTTATAAAGATGCAGTCTGCAGCATTCATTGCCATTCTTTCCCACTGAAACTTATTAGCCATTTCTTGATTAAAAATATTAGCTTCTTTGTTTTGTGGGGAATACCAGTTATTAAGAATTACATAATTATATTTTGTAAATAAATTCATTAATCCTTTTTGTGGGTCTACTGCATTAGCTAGTCCAGCTACGAATTTGGACTGCCAATTCATCTCACCTGTAGGACCTAGATCAATACTACCTAATAATAATATTTTTAGTGCATCTTCGGTACCTGGAGGAATCTGATCTCCTACATTCAGTACCATTACATTATTACTAATTTGTTCCATATATTATAATAAATAAAAAGTGTTCCTCTGATATAAAAACCTGGAGGAAACACTATAAAGTTAATAATCATTTAAATCCATTCGCAATAACTCAACTGCGGATCTAACCATCTTCTAAGTTCATCCATCTTTCCAGAATTAATTAGAAGAGCTACATCTGCATATTCTGAGGTACCGTATTTGATTAGTTTTTGGGTAAATTGATACTTTCTCTCCTCCGACATTTTTTGATACTCTTTATAATCTCTGAGAATGCAAAAGTTTCGTTTATTCTCTATTGCAGATTTAATATCTTCCTGAAGTCCCGATAATTCATAGTTGTTAAGTGGAAGGAATTCTACTGTTTTTAATGTTTTCCGAAGTCCACAATTAACAAACTTATTTATTACATCATTTAATTTATCTACAACCTCTGGAGGCATAGAAACTAATGCTTTATCTCCATGATTTATCATTTGAGAATCTGATGGAAGTGGAAAAGATACCATAGCTGAATCGGTGTTTACTCTTTCAACATTAACCCCCTCAGAAATACTACTACTATTATTCCGAATCATACCACTAAAATTGTTATAATATTCAGCTAATAATGGTGTAGTAACTGTAATTTGTATCATTCTACTTTCTGGGTTTACTCCTCTTTGAATTTTCATGATCTGTTAATTTAATAAAGTTTCTATTTTATTATATACTATCAATAATAAGATTCTCGAGGGTACTAGGAAGCGTTTAATCGATTTTCCATAACCCTGAACTATCTCCTCCCTGTTCTCTTTTTCTTAAGTCGCCGAGGAAATCAAAGGGACGTGGATTTTGAACAGGAACTTTAGATTTGAGAAGAGCTATAAATTCTTTAAACTTACCCTTCTGTGTTGTAATTTTCTCTAAGTTATATATTCTGAAGACTTCTATTCCAAGCTGTTCCAAGTATTCGTCCCTAAGGTTATCGGCGTCTAAGTTATGATAGTCAGAATCCAACTCTAAAGCTAAGGATAACTCTGGAAAATAGAAATCACATAAGAAAAAACCTCCAGAAATGCCAGGAAGTCTAAGAGAATTCTGAATAGGTACTAAAAATTCCCTATAAACAGTTAATGGGTAAAAATAATCTATGTTTATTAAGAAATCTACTAATCTAGCTTGTTGAGATCTCCACCTCAATTGTTTTGCACGAGTAAATTTTTTAGCTGATTTTCCTGGGTATACTATATTTTTCAGAGAGTATAAGTTTCCAGATTCCGATATTGAATATACTGGATAAGGTTGAGTTGGAATATCTGAGAAGTAAAATGTTTCTAGGTGATTTTGCGGTTCTCTCTTTTTTGCCATAATTTTAAATTGAAATCCTTATTAATGTTAAATAAATAAAAGCCATGGAAGAAATAGAAAAATACTTTAATATTGGTATAGAGTATGGTAGTAGATACATAACATACGAGGTACCTGATAATAACAATATTAGATATTGTAAAGTATATATTGAACTAAATTCAAATAGCTTTCCTAATCTTCAAAGAATTATAAGTACTCCAATATGTTTGGATAATACTATCAAGATAATAGGAATAATTGTAGATCAAAGAGAAGTTTCAAATATTGATAAATATTTAATAAATAAAAATTCTAAAACTGACACACTTATTCTACTATCTCATGAAATAACTTATGATGTTGATATATTAGAGAGACTTGAAAAATTTGGTATTGAAGTAGGAATAGATGGACTAGGAGATCTAACGATAGATATACCTACAAAAGAAATTCTAAAGTTATTATTAAAAGAAGGACGATAAATTCTCCTTTTTTATTTTTTCTATAATTTTTGCCATAATAATTAAATATTAAATTATAAAACCAAACAAGAAGATTTATAAAGTCCTCCTGTTTGGTTAATTTTGTTTTACTTTTTGCCTTTCTTTGTTTTAGGAGCATTAGGATCAACTACTGTAACATTGATTTTACAGAAAATACTATTATCTTCTGGAATAGTTGCTGTAACTGTGATTATTGAACTTCCAGGACAGCATCCCATCAGTCTACCATCTTCGATAAATCTAGCTACTCTAAGATTACTGGATTCATAAACCAAAGGAGGTAAATTAGACATAGCAGGTTCACTTACAATTTCAATAGTTTTAACTTCACCTTTAATTAATTCCAAACTTTCTCCACCAACAAATTTAATACCTTCTGAATCAGTAATATTAATTTCTTTATCAGTCGGAAGAGGTTGTGGAATAGTAGCATCTTTCTTAATATCAAGACTCTTAACTACTTCAGTTACTGGAAGTCCTGCAGCGGGAGAATTCACATCACCTGCAGCTCCACTCAATAATGCATCATTAATCATAATCAAAAACGTTTTTAAAAATTATTACAAATAAATTCTATAACCTATTATTTCTTGTATCTCATCTAGGTCATAATAGTTAGCAGCATGTTTTCCTAAAGATTCTGCCATTTCTTTATATACTTCCATCCCAGCTCCTTCAATTTTCCCTAAAGCTGTTAATCTGGTGTAAAGTTTATTTAATTCGGAGTTCTTTTCATCTCCAGAAATATCTCTATTCATAAATGCCCATATTCCAGAACATCCACAATAGAGACTTAGATCGGCGAAGTATAAAAGTTCGGGCCGTATCATTGTCGGGAGCATATTTAAATGATGTTCCAAATATTGATCAGTGGCTTCGTAGAGACATGAGAAATAAATCTGATCTTCTCTTGTCCAATCATGATATTCTCTCCCGATAAAGCCGGCCCAAGAGTAGTTCCATTCGCCGTAAGTTCCATCTCCATAACAAAATCCATAGAAGTCAGGATCCCAAGAAGAGTTCATAAAAGGTTGAGAAAATACTGGAAACTTAATATTCCCACTAAAATATCTCTCAAAAACTTTCATTCGCTTTTCCATACATTTCTTAGCATCCTCTAATTCCTTGCTCACTGTACAACCCCATCCTATAGAGTTCATAATTAACCTACGTCTTAAAGATTCATAGGCACAACTTAGGTATTCCCCAGTATAACTCTCTTCAGGCAGTAAATTTCCATGAGCAATATCTAGTTCAAATCCAAGAAGTGTTCCGAGTGTTGTAATTTTCCTAGGATTTGAAATGAGAGTATATCCGAATTGTTCAGCTATCCATGTGTAAGTTATGTTTTCGAAATTCTCAGATAACACTACAGAACATGCTTGATAGTCAGAATCTCCGGCCGATAATGAAAGCTTATAGGAAAGAATATTATCAAGGATCGAAGTTCTAACAATACCATTACTATCCTGGAAATTTTCAAAACATTCAGATAAAATTTTTCCTAGACAATCTCCTGGCTGTGGATTTGTTTTATACTCGAGGTAATCTGTTTTACTATATAATTTCATTATTCTTTTATTTTACTTATATAATCTAAAATTCCTTGGACATGAAGATTAACTATTGCTTCTTTTCCTTCAGGCGATAATAAGAAATCTACATCTTCGTGGTTATCTTGGAAGAGATTTTCTGTCAAAACTGTACTTGGTTTAGTGTTCTTACAAATATAAAATCCACTAGTCCAATAAGGAACTCCAGGATACTCATAACGCACTCTAATCCCTTCTTTTTCAGCCGCTTTCGTTAAACATCCAGCAAGTTCTTTTGTTTTCTGTCCAGCTCCTCTATAAATAAACGCACTCCATCCTTTAGCATTCATCCATTCAGAACCATTTCCTGCTGCATTTAAGTGAGGCGAAATACAGAAGCAATCCCCAGAACATTCATCGTAGATTTTATTAATTATTCTACATTGTTCACTAAGAGATAATTCTTTTTCTGTTTCAGGTATAGGATTAATAGCTTCATATCCTAAGCCTCCCAATCTTTCTATCATCTCACTAATAATTTCTCGAGAATAAGAATACTCTCGTAAAATCCCATCAGGACTTCTTTTTCCTGGAGTAGTTTTATGATGCGCTGGTATTAATAATATTTTTGTCATAATCTATTTTATTTATTCTTCTGGTTTAAAATCTCCTGCTGTTCCATGTCCTAGACTGAGTACGAGTCTTACAGCTTCTGGGACACGTAAAACATACTAATTTCTGTATAAAAATTTAGTCCATTGATTTAGATTTGGCTCTATATTTTCTAGTTTTAAAGCTTTTTGATATTCCTCATTATATATAATATCTGAAAGATTATCTATAAGATAATGATTAGTATAAAATTTATTATCTCTATTACAACATAGAAATAAATTATCTTTTTCATTAATTAATTCGATTAAATATTCTATACTTCTAATAAAATTATAACCACACTTATTCAGAGTTTCTTGATCGAAGTTAAAATCATTATTAATTATATGAGAATATATAATATCTCTATTCAGATTTTCATTTTTAATTTTTTCAACAACTTCATCCACTTCCCTACCGGTTTCCGGAATAGTATGAAAAGTTACATTATCTAAATTCTCTACTAATCTTTCAAGTCTTTTTACATAATCTTTTAAATAAAATAACTTATGATTAAATATCCCTAATTTTTTCTCTAAAGATATTGTATAATTTCTAGAATTACTCATTATTATTATCTTCTACATCTAATAAACTCATATAACGAATCTCTTGCTTCTTGATCAATGAAGTAAGGTCCTAGATATGGCATAAGATCCTCTGCACTATAATTACTTGAATAATAATAAGGTTTTTTTACAACACGAGATAAATTTTCTTCCCAATCTGACAATATTAGTTTATCTGAATCAGATTCTGCAATTCTGTTTAACGCCCTTAATACATCATAAGCATATCTCATAGATAAATCATATAGTAAGTTAAAATTTATATCCATTAATTTTAACTCATTATTTTTATATCTCCCAATATAGTCTAGAAAAATATCTCTTGCTTCATGATCTTTCAAAATTCGATTCTCTATTTCATCTAAATCTACAAGATTAGCGGATGAATAAGATCTAAGTGATATACTTAATTCATAGTTTTTATATTTTTCTTCAAGATAGAAAAATTTATGTCTAACTTCCTTTAATAAATCTTCAAACTCAGTAGCTTCTTTATAAGATGTTTCTACCTTATAGTCTCCATAGTTATAAATTCCAAGATCTTTTCCGATGAATCTAATTTCCTCTTCCAAAGATTGATACATTAGATCCTTTTCCTTCTTTCTTTTCCAACCAAACATGATTATTTCTCCTTATTTTTCCTAAATGATTGAAGTTTATTAATAAATGGAGACTTATAATACATTTTATGTTCTTCTTTGTAACTCTCCAGGGATTTATCTAAACTCTCTTTTGCAAGTTTCAGTTCATTCTCACTTGCTCCAGATTCCTTCAATAGCTTAATAGCATTTTCAGAGGCATTCTTTTCATTATTTACTACTTTCTTACCTTTGAAAAATCTTTCTACTGATTTCCACAGACCTTTAGAATTATCTCTTCCTCCTGGAGAATCTGCTGGTTTATGAAATTCTTCTATTATATTTTCAGCCTCTCTATCTATTTTTGCGGCCTTTCCTTTAGAATTTCTATTTATTACATGTCCAATCTCATGAGCTAAAGCTGGATTACCTGAAGATTCTTTAAATAAAATTAAATCATTACTATTATTAAAATGTTCCATATCTTTTCGACCATCGAATTTAAGCTTTTTTCTAACAGCTTTCTTTATTTCTGGATTTCTTATATCAATAGTTCCATTTTCAAAAGATTTTCCTGAAGTATTGCTTTTATCTTCAAGTATATATGCTTTATTTTTAGCAGCTTCATTTTTTAAATTATTTTTGATAGATTTTGCTGAATCTTCATTAGATAAAGATAGATCTTTAATGGATTTATCTAATTCCTTAATCTCTCTATCCAATTTAATTCTTTTATCTAACGAATCTTCAATAGAATCTTGCGTTTTATCGATAATTTTCTTTCCCATTTTCGACCTACTAATCGGCTTTACTATTAAATTATCTCCTAAATCACTAATAGCATTAATTGCTCCTTTTGATAACTTTTTTACTCCAGAAAGTAATCCATATTCTCGTTGTTCTACTTCCCAACCTTCAGAGTATAGTTTTTCAATTAAATCTCTGCCAGTAAAAACTCTTACTGCTACAATATTATTTCTTTTTACTCTCATCACGTTAATATTTCTTTAGATTCTTTTATAAGCTTTGCTCTAATTCTACTATTTCCATCGGCGATATTGTTAATTAGATCGAGAGTTGCTTGAAGTGATTTGAGTTGATGAGGTTCCCAAGATTCACTTTCGAGAATTCCAATCCATACAAAACCAGATCCCTTTGATAAACATTCCCAAACTGAATTAACCATCTCTGCTATACTATATACACCACTCATCTCCGGGGTTATGATATAGAGATGTGTATTACAAAGTTCGGATTTTTCGATGTTTTCTTTTTCTATACATTCAGGAGTCCAATCAGGTACAACGGGATTAAAATATTCAAATCCAAGTCTATCAAGTTCTGGAATTAATTCATCTCTCCAGGCCGATCCACCACAAGTACCTCCCAAGAAAATACGTTTAGGTTTGTCTTCTTGATCAAGTCTTACGTTAAAAGTAGATTCAGTTAAGTATAAACATGCATATTCTGAAGTAGATTTAGGGATAATACTTTTAACTGCAGAAATCTCAACATGAAGATTGTCGTCATATCTCTCAATACCCAGATCCTCTTTAACAAATCTGGTCCAAATATCCTCTATATTCTTATAGTACTGAATATCTATATATTTAATATAAAAATAGACTATATCATCTAAGGAACTTCCCCTTAGTCTTATATTTAGTCGTTGAAAAATTATATCTTAGTATAATTTCTGCTGATTTATTCTCCATCACTTTTTATAACCTCCCTTTATATTATGGGCGGAAAATATATGTGATGTAATTTTCCAGCATTTTAATAAGATTTTCCTAAACAACATAGTATCATTTAGGCAACTACTTTTTAATTGGATGTATCAGAGTTAGTTATATTTTTCTTAAAGATAAATTGAATATGAAGTTTGAATCCGGGGGTGGTTCGGAGCCATTCTAGATAATCAGAAAAATCGATTGCCCTGAGTTGATCTCTAATTTCTCTCTCAATTTCTACTGCTCTCGGATTTTTATAAGTACTGGGGACTGGTCTACCTCCTACATACATAATTCTTGCTTTATACAGAGAGTTAACACTGACAAATCTTTTTTTAATTTGTACTACTACCTTAATTTCTTTTTTATTGCTCATAATAGATTTTAATATAAATTAATGGATAAACAAAAAGAAAAATATTAAAATCAATTCATAAATTTTACTTTATAAAATTTTTCTAATATTTTTCTTGCATATATAAGGTTTTTACTCTATAGAAAACGCAAAAACTTATTTTTAACCGTCTGAGAAACTGGGAAATTCTTATATATGATAGGGATATAAGATTAACTGCAGAATCTTATTAATATTAGATTGCTACTTACTAATATTCTAGATCCTAAGTAGCTACCTTGTTGTATATGGTTAACAGATAAGAAGTCGATAAAGATAAGGGTCGAGTATTCGGACAAGGCTTTAAGGCAATATTAGGTAGAGGTAGTAGGAGGTTGAGAGACCCTTGCTACTTTGTTTTTTTAACCTTTTGACATAAATAACAAATATGTAATATGGATTTAAATTTGATTAGAAATTACGTAATAAGAGATAAATTTTATACAGCTTATATAGGAATGTATTTTGTTCCAAGAAAAGTAAAAATCAATAATAAATTAATAGATGTAGTATTTAATCGTGAAAAAGCAATTTTAAACGATAAGAGTAGTTATTCTATTAATTTTAAAAATCTTATTGATAATAATTACAATATTAAAGGATATTATAATTATATTGAGGAATTTCCAATAATAATTGAGAATACAAGTTTATGGAATAATATTTTAAATTCTTTCTCTGTTAGATTGGATGATAGTATCAGAAATACAAGATACTTTTTACTAGATTATTTCTTTCCTTATTTAGGAATAGCCGTAGAAATAGATTCTAAATATCATAAAGCAAAAATAATCTATGATAAAGCAAGAGATATCTATGTAGAGCGTGTTTATGGAATAATTATTCATAGATATTATGAATTTGGAAGTAATGATGAACACACAATTCCTTATATAAACTTGTTTAATAAAATAACTAATAATATAATAAACTATTTTAGAACTAATAATTTACCTATGGTAGAAATTCCAATAAACTATTCAAAAACAATTATTGGAAATTTTATAAGAGATAATAAAAAAGTATTAGAATTTATAGATATTATTATAAATTTTATTGGACTTAATGAATTCTTTCTAAAAAGATCATTAACTATAAATTTAAAACAATTATATAAATTCTCTAATAAAATATCTGGTACTCCATATAATAAACTTAAACAAATGTCATTAGAGAAATTATATTTAGATAATGTATCAAATCTTGTATTTAATATTTATCAGAAAAGATTAAATTTCATATAATAAAAAATATAAAAGATAGGATTTAATTTGACTTTAAAATTAGTCAAAACCTATCTTTTATATTTTTTGTAATATTTTTTCAAAGACTAGGGATACCAGAATCTATATCCTTCATTCACTATGTTCATTCGGGCCTTCAAGAAACTGAAAAGATATATAGAGAATAAAAAAGAATTAAATAAATATTAGTTAGAATTGAATAGAAAATATAATTATTTAATGGTTCTTAAAAAGTACGAACGTTAGTGAGAGTCCTCGCTCCCCTTACAGGGAGCGGGTGGACGGTACTCTTTTAAGGTTCATTTCCATATAATAGATATATAATAATTAATCTATTATTTTCTATTTATCGTGAACCTCCTATAAGAGACGACATCACCTCCTCCCTTCGGGAGGTGAGTCTCTCACTATGTTCGCTCTTATAGAAGAACCACTACAACTTTTCTATCCGAATTAAATTTATATACTACATGTAGGTGAAAATGTATTAGTAAAGTTGTATTTTGCTCTTCTATTAACCTCAAATTCTAATTAATGAAGTTAAGGGTATCCTTAGTCTTCAATTTTAACTAACTGAACTCTGTATTGAGTTTAAATATTATTTTGTAACAATAAAAATATAATTTAAATATGATTAGAGAGAAGATAATAGTACCATCTGGAATTAGATTTATTTCAGAATGGAATGAATTTAATTTTAATAAATTTCCAAGTAAATGTATTATTAATAAACAATTACCTGGATGTGGTTTTACTGAATATTGTATTAGGAGTAATGAAAATATTATTTTATGTAGTCCCAGAAAGATGCTACTTAAGAATAAAAAGGATCAACATGAATTTGATGTTTATCTGGTCGTAAATGAAATGGATAAGGAGTCTAATATTGATAAAGACTTATCTAAGATTGATAAAAATATTTTAGCAGACTTATCAATTGATTCAGAATCATTAGATAATTCAGATATCTATAAAAGATTATATAGAGAAATAGAGGAATACTGTATATCTAGGAGTATTAATGGATTACCTTGTAAAATCCTTGTTACTTATGATTCATATAGAATAGTAAAAGATATCCTAGAGAAATTAGATAGATTTTATACATTTTATACAATAGTAGATGAATTTCAAAGTATTCTTCATGATTCTAGATTTAAGAGTGATACTGAATTAAAATTTCTAGAATATCTTAAACAATCTCCAACAGCATACTTTGTTAGTGCAACTCCTATGATGGATGAATATTTAGAAATGTTAGATGAATTTAAGGATCTCCCATATTATGAATTAGATTGGGGATCTGCGGATCCTAGTAGAGTTATTCAACCAGATTTAGATGTCTTTGTAATGAGATCTGTTGGTGAAAAAGCTTCTGAAGTAATTCAAAAGTATCTTTCAGGAGAGTTTGAGGAAATAGTAGTAATGAGAGATGGAATTCCAACAAAAGTAGTATCAGATGAGGCTGTATTCTATGTTAATAGTGTTAATCATATTACATCTATCATTAAAAAGAATAATCTTACCTCAGAGCAATGTAATATCTTATGTTCATACACAGAAGATAATTTAAAGAAAATTCAAAGGAGGTTAGGTAAGTCTTTTAAGATAGGTGAAGTACCGTTAAAGGGAGTAAAACCTAAAATGTTTACTTTTTGTACAAGAACTGTATATCTTGGAGCTGACTTTTATAGTTTATGTGCTAGATCATTTATATTCAGTGATAGTAATATAGATTCCTTGGCTGTAGATATATCAGAAGATTTGCCCCAGATATTAGGAAGGCAAAGATTATTTGATAATCCTTGGAAAAATTCAGCCACTTTTTATTATAGATCTACTGCTAATTATAGAGAAATGAAGGCTGAAGATTTTCAGAAAATAATAAAAACTAAACAAGAAATGACAGAAAGTTTATTAAGAACTTATAATATTGCTATTTCTATAAAAGATAAATTTGCATTAGCTAAGAAGTATCAGAAAGATGCCAAAGCTTCTAATTATAAGGATGATTATGTAGCAGTAAATAAGATTCATACTTCTGAAGGAAATATTATTCTTAAACCAGTTCCTAATAATCTAGTACTAGTAAATGAGATTAGAGCTTTTAAAATACAACAGATAGACTATAAAGATAGATTTACAGTGTTTAGTACGGTACATAATATGTTAACCAGAGATGATATAGTGAATCAGGAGGTATCAAATTTTTTAAAGGTATATACTAGTTTAACTACTATGTATGATAAATTAAAACTTATTTGTGAATATGGTTTGTCTGAAGACGCTATTGATATAGTATTAGGGCAGATATCTGATTCAGATGAGGTTAAATCTTACTATATTACATTGGGTCCTCAAAGATTAAAGGGTATGGGTTATCATATTACTAAAATAAAAAAAGCTTTAGGAATAATTACTTTTTCAGATGAATTATTAGAAGCTACTATCTATAATGAATTTAAAGTAGGGGATAAATTAATATTATCTGGAATAAAAGATAAGTTAGGATATTTGTATTCTAGTATTAATTATGATAAAACCCCTAAAGCAAAAGATTTAGAAAGTTATTTTGAGGTTAAATTAATTTATATATCTATTTTAGATGAGACTACTGGAAAAAAGAAACAAACAAAGGGTTATGAACTATTAAGTAGAAAGGAGGTGTGTTAATTATGGAATTAGGTAAATTAATTTCTAAAGCAATATCTTGTGTGGATTAATATAAGAATCCACCAACAGAAAAACAATTAAAGGATAAACGTAAGACTGAGTTTTATGTTTATATATCTCAATTTCCTGAATTTATGGCAATTGATATAAGCCTTAAAAGAGAAGGAGATAAAATTATGTTGAATGAACAAGAACCATAAAACACATAGGAGGTAATTATGAAATATACATTTTCTAAAATTCATATTTATAGGTGCTTACCACCATATAGTAAATGGTACAGCATAACAACTGATAGTGGAATAACCAAAGACAACATTGTAATTGTTGGTAAAAAGCGATTATTGAAAGTCGCCTTTGCCTTGATACTTATGGTTTTATTTAATAAAAGAACTACTATAACCAGATGATTATGGAACAAAAGGACATAACTATTGAATGGCTTAGATTGGAGTTTTATAAATGCAATCATGCCAAGTACAGAAAGTATGCTGATGAATGGCTGAACAACCTTACTGACGCACAGATAGAGGGATTTGAAAGACAGCGTATAGGACAAATTGATAAATCGAAATGTGTATGAGTGGGAAAGATGTACTAAGGCTATTACTTATCAGTTATGGCTTTTGCCGTAATATTGAGATAAATACTTATATGGGTAACGGTGGATGGATTGGTTATGAAGTATCTGCCAACAATGACGATGGCGTTGAATACTACGCAGTAGATTGTGAAGGTTTGCTTTTTCATATATACGAACTACAGAAATTTATGAGAGATGAAAATATTGAACCTCGTATAATGTTGGGTAATTTTAGTAATAAGCATCTGCTTTCAGACGAACATTTGAATAATATTTTAAAACTGAAAGAGAATGAAAATTATTGTAAAACAAATCCGAATAAGTTATGAAACAGACAGTAGAAGAAGCTGCAAAGAAAGCAAGAATGGCAAGTGCTGAAACATTGACTACCTATGGTACACATAGGTCACTTGATGATTTTACATATTTATCCCATGATGAAATTGCAGCAGCTGCCATTCCGATTGCAGGAGCTATTCTTGGTGCAACCTATGGATATCAAAATAACCTTAAGAAGCAGCGGAATAAGATAGAGGATGCGGCAGGAGATAGGGTTGCTGGAATTATTAAAGGTAAGAAGAAAAAGGAGTAAATTATAAAATGTTATATTTATTTGGATCTGGCGCATGGAAAGGAATAAGGAAGGTTGTAAAAATTGGATATACCGGAGACTTAGAAAAACGAAAAAATCAATATCGTCTTCATAATCCTCTTGGAGAAATAATATCTACACGAGAGGGTTCAGAATTAGACGAACTTAGACTTCACCTTAGACTATATGATTTTAAAGTTGAATTCTTAGATGAATGGTTTTATGATGAGCAACCAGTTTTTGAAGTCTTTGAGCAATCCTTCGAAGAGATAGATGAGTGGCTTTGGAAACATAGAAGTGAGACGTTGCTGTTTCCACAAATTCCTCTCCCTGGAACACTAAAAAGAAAATTACTTGACGAACTACAAAAGAAACATAGGACCATAACTGTAGAAGGCGAGAAACTCTTATAAGTGTAGAAAAATAAACAAATAGAAAAATGGATGAAATAAATGAATTAATTAAAAATGATTTGAAAGATAGATCATGGAAAAATCATTATGATAAACTGGACCTATCAAAACAACCTCATCTTCCAAGGATATATTTCTTTGGGAGTGTTTTTGGGGTAATACTTTTCTTAGATGGTGATGGGAAAGATAGAAAAGATACTAGTTTTTCTATTATTATGAATCACTCAGCAGACATTCCAAGTTCATGGATATTAGTTGAGAAAGATTGTACGGCTAGTACTTGGATAGATGATCTCATAAAACAATTCGAGAGAGCAAAAAAGTGGATGAAAATTTAATTTATAAACCAAAAAATATGGCAGAAATGAAATTAAACAAGGAAATTATTGCATTTCATAGAGGATGCGTATTAGTAGAGAGCAAGGAGTTAGTAGATCCTAGAAACATGGAGGAAAAGAGTAAGAGAGTATTAATCTCACTTCTTCAAGAATTAAAGAGATATAGATATTTTCTTTCTCCCGAAGTAATATGTAGGATGACGATTAGTGATATGGAAAATCTCCATACAAATCTACTTCCATACATCCACGAATTGTATCATTCTGGGGAAAAGTTTAAACCTTTGTATCCAGGATTTCCAGAACAAGTAATTTCTAAGGATAAATCGGAATTGTGGTTAGATCAAAAAAGAGTTTATTCTGGTGATCTTGAAGGATTTCTAAGAGATAATCCTTGGACAACTAAAGAAGAAAAGGAAATAATTGATGAAGAGCCAGATCGACAGCTTAAGATTATGACTCCTTCTGAATTTATGGATATTCCTCGGCAAATGATGTCGGCCGGAAATTCACTAACAGGAGAAACTAGGGAAGAGTTGGCATGGTTCTTAGAGAATTATCCAGAACTTAGCATCCCAGAACGTATACCATTTAAAGAAACAATGTGTATAGTAGCTAAACATCGGCCGGAATATAAAATTGCCGAGATTAATGATGTTCTGAGATATAGTTTGTACTTAATGGGAGCTGATCCAAGTCTTCCACATGTTCCAAAGAAAATACAAGTTAGCTCTTGGTCTAATAAAAAAACTGATAATCCTGAATGGAGAAAATTAGATACTCTTCCTAGATCAAAACGTAGAGAAATTTGTGGAAGAATAGAAAAAATAATTGAGGCTAAAGGAGTAGAAAACTGTATACGAGATGCAAAACTTTTCTATGGACATTGGATATTACTATCAGAACGTGTACATCCGAAGGAATATGTAGTAAATTATCCTGAGTGTGCTGATTTCTTTGTAAAACTTAAGAGTAAGGGTTTATCAAAAGAATATCGTACATTTAATTCTCAAGTACAGAATATGTATGATACTGGTAAAGATATTCTAGAAATAGCTAAATTTATTTCTACTCATCCAGGGGAATTTATTAGAAAATTTGATTCTCTCTTAAGAAGAGCTCTTGAAGAAGGTAAAGAATCTGATATAATGGATATCTTTATAAATACTTCAGGGATGAAAAATAAAACACTCTTAGAAATTCTTAGCTACTACGATATAAGAGATCAATCAGAAAGTACTCCTAGAGTGGTAAATATTCCTGGAAAAGGTTTATATATACTAGATGGATTAAAACCAATTAACCCTGGATTCTTAGAAACTATAAAAGATAATATAATTCGAAAAATATTTCTCAACATAGATTCTAGAATTACTGAGAAAGATTTAGTAAACGAGATTGTATATATCGATCCAGAAATTAAGAGAATACCTATTCCGAAGGGTATGAGAAATCAAAATGTATCTATCCCCAAAGGAACAAGATATAAAATCTCTGGAAATATTGTTAGGTTTTTTGTTCATTGGATTCAGAAAGATAGAGATGAAGACTTAGATCTTCATGCATTCTTATATAAGTCTAATGATGATATTAGCAATATAGGATGGAATACTTCACTTAATTCTAATGTTGCTGTTCATTCTGGTGATGTATTAAACCGTCCAGGAGATTGTGCAGAGTATGTAGACGTTGATCTAGATAAGTGCAAAAAGAATGGATATAAATATGTGGTGATGGATGTTTGCAATTATAAAGGTCGAGGAATGGATACTCTTCCTGTATGGTTGGGGTATTGTACTAGAGAAAAATTACAGGAAGGTGATAAAACTTGGCATCCGCAAAAGGTTGAATTAACAGTTCCCGTTACATCTAAGACTGATTCGATAGCAGCAATAATGATTGATATCGAAAATAGAGAAATGATTCTCTTAGATTGTGAGACTTCCGGACTTCCAGTTAATAATAAAGATAATTATTCCTTACAGAAAGCAATAGTTAACTTTTTCTCTAAACAAGAAAAATACTCATCTTATGATATCATTAAGCAACATTATGAATCTAGAGGTGCTGAAGTTGTAGAAATATTACCGGATGATCCAGATATAGAAGTAAAAGAAAAAATATTATTTGAAGATATATCAAAGAATTATGTGAAAATACTTGATATTATCGGCGAATAAAAAAAAATAAAAAGATAGGTCTTGACTAATTAAAAGTCAAGTTAAATCCTATCTTTTTTTATTCTTCCTTTATTCTTCGATTATCGCACCGAAATCTTTAACAGCATCTTCATATACTTTCAAAGATTCAGAATTTTTATCAATCGAAGCCATACATTTATTTAGGAACACTAATTTTCCTGATAATCTTTGTTCCTTCATCATATCTTTCACCGACTCTGCTACACAATAATCCTTTGCAAAACCAGCTATATAAACTTTGGTATAATCTTCTCTAGCAATTTTATCTAGGAATTCATATCCCTCAGATTTTTTAGCGCCGTTTGCATAAGAAAAGGCAGAAAACATCTCTAAGTGTGGATTTCTTCCCTTCTGAATTAGCTCATATTCGGCGCCATGATTACTGAGGGACCATAAATTTAATTCCTCAACTAGATTTTTGGGCAAACTCCATCCCCAAGAACCAGCGATACAATGTTCAGGCCAAATAGTATGAACTTTTCCTGTCTTCTCTAATTCTTCAAGGTAGGCGATAGTATTTTCTTTATTATAAAAAGCTGGAGTATATTTTCCCGATTTTACCATCCCTGAAGTAATAGTTGTAAATGCTTCAGGAGTTTGTTCCCAATACATAGAATGCCCAATATGATAAGACATATGAGTATCTTGTGTAACTATGATTTTTTCCAAGATTTTTCGTTTCCCAGATATCCATTTACACAATTCTTTCGTTGCTTTCTCTGCTCCAGGAACATAGAGAGTTCCTTTGGGGTTACAAAAATCATACTGTGGGTCTATTATCAGTAATAGACTTTTTTCTTTTTCTTCCATAATTTAATTCTGATTTTAAAATTGTTCTTATTATATCTTCATTATCTCTAAATATCTTTTCATCTCTCAAATAAATTTCCCAATGATATTCATTAACATAATCATTAGCAGAAAACATTAAATCTCCAATATACTCGGCAGAAATCTTAATAGTTATTTCCTTGAGATCATCTTTTTCAATATATTGATGTTCTTTAAAGTATAGCGAATGAATGTAAGAACTATTAATTGTGCATTTTGTTTCAGAAATTAGATCATCTTCTGTAATATTTTCAAGATCAGTTATTAATCCAAAGACTACATAATTTTTTCTAGTTATTTGAAATTTCTCAATCCTACTAATATCATATTTATCTTTTATATTAGTAAAAGTATCTTCCATCATAAAATAACTAAAAGCTGGATCTTCATCTTCTTTTTCTCTTCTAATGACTGCTCTGAAAAATCTTGGATCTCTTTTGAATTCTATCATAATCCTTCAAATAATTCTTCTCGTGACACTTTTATTACTCTGGAAGTTCTTCTTTTAAATTCTGATCCTTGAACTCTATTCCAAATCTTCATTACAGTATCCATCCCATGAATTTTAGATAATTCTGAAATAGCTCCCGAACCTTTACAAATCAAAGGAATCAAAATTTTATCTACTTCAGTATAATCCTTTCCTCCAATTTGTTCAAGATCAGAACTAGAAATTCCATTACCATCAGTGGGTGTAATATTAATAGCTTTCTCTAGAGCTACCATCTTATCGTACGAATTTTTATTTATGATTTCAGTATCTAAATAAGATTCTGAATAATACTTCGCATGTAACCACTTAAGAATAGAGTATACTTCTGTTTTCCAGAGACCACCCATAGGATTAAAATCTCCTTCATCTCCGTGAATAGTCCAAAATCCAAGATAATGTTCAGTTAAGTTATCAGTATCAATTACAATACCTTTCTTAATACCAGCTTGATTATATAGGTACATCATTCTAAGACGTGCCATAATATTTCCGTTGGCTATTTTTGTTTGTTCTGGCATCATCCCCTCTATCTCGGATATACTTTTTCCAGATAAATCACAAAGAATATCTCGATCATTATCACAATAATCGTAGTTATAGAGATTTTCTATATAACTTTTATAGAAATCATACTGTGCAACTTCTCTATAAAAAGTTTTAACACAAAAAGCATTTCCTGTTAGATCAGACGAAGTAAGTTCATCTGGTTTATTCTTTATTGGAAGTGAATATCCGTAAAAAGGAATTCCAGATCTATTTCTAACTTCATTACATACAGCAGCCATAAGAGTACTATCTGCTCCTCCTGAGATACCAAGAATTAATGCTCTTATATTATTATCTATCACATATTTTTCGGTCTTTTCAACCATCTTATTAAATATGGCTTCTTGTTCTCCATAATTTAATTTTCTTTCATAAATGTTTGTTTTCATAATTATCAATGTTTTATTGTTACATTAATAAGGATTTGTCGGTTATCTTAAGGAGAAAAATAAAAGGGAAAATTTATTCCCTTTTACTTAAAAATTTTATACTAGATCCAGAGTTTCTTCTAAGCATCTAAATATATTAAGAATATTAAAATAACATAATTTAGTGCATAAACTTGGAGAATAATCCTTATCATAAAATAAACCAGCCTCTCCCGCAAGCTCAAACATTAAATCCATTGTAAAATCTTTGAGTTTATTCTTAGAAATTCTAATATTTTCTGATATTATCCTAGTATTGTCAAGATCTCTCAAATTTATTTCAGAATCAAATTTAACTTCATAGAATAAGCACAAGCCTTTATCAGATGTGCGCTTTTTCAGAAATTTTGTTCCAGGATCAATTAGAAAATATACAGATTCTGTTTTTAGACAATCCTTATACTTTTCCTTCAGATAATCGTCAATATTTCTTAGTTCCAGCTCATCCTTGAAATTTTTCTCAGAAATTAATTCTTTATCGACAAGAGCTAAATTATAAACTGGAAGATTCTTGATTTCTAAAAATTTAGATACCCAATATTCTTCATTATTGTCAGTATAAGAAACTCTAACTAAGATATCACCTTTCAATCCTTTGGATCCATAATTTCTAATCCATTCTTCTCTATCCATTTATATCTCATATATTTTAATAATTTAAATTGATTCTTCTTAGCAAAAATTTGTATGTGTTCTGGAGATAAATTCTTTGCTTTAAATTTCTCTAAAAGAATTTCAGAAGGAATATCTATAACCTTAACATAAGAACTATTATAGTCTTCAAAATGCTGTCCTGTTCGTTCCGACCTCACATTATATGATTCCGAGAATCTAATAGATTTCCCAAGTCTTTTATAAGGAGAGGAAATAAGTGATATTGCAATCTGAATAGTATCATTAAGTTCTCCATAATAAGATTTGAAATAATTATCAATATCTTCATTATTTTTTATAAGATCTAGATTAACATGTTTTAGATCTCCACATTTTGCATAGAAGTAAATAATGAACTTAGGTTGTCCGAAAGAATAAAATTTACGTACTAAATATACTTTCATCTTTGTAAAATTAAATCCCCAAGAATATTTTACTATCCTTGAGGACTTTTTTATTATTATCTTCTGCGCATTCTATGTATCCTATGAGCTCTAGATTTCTTCCTAGTATACTTCTTTTTTGATGTCTCTTTAATTTGTGGTTCTTTTGTTAAAACTACTTTCTTTTTAGGAGACACTCTAGCTTTTACTCCTTCTGAAATACCTGAACTTATAGATCTAGGTGGAATCACTGTTTTTCCTGATCCATCTGTATAAGAATTTGTTTCAGGGTAATATCTATATCCTCCAGAACCCAATACCCATGCTCCAAGTGCTGCATTATAAGCCCAAGAATTATTATCTCGATCACGAAAAATTTGTCCTTGTGTTGGTTTCTTTGGAAGTGAATCTGAAGTAGTTGTCCAAGTTTTTCTTCTCTCAGGAGATTTACTACATCCTCCAAAAATCAATAATAATCCTAAGATGAAAATTATTAATATAAAATCAATTGATCTCTTCTTGTTCATCTTTTCTCCTTTCTAATGGTTTAACTCTTTTATAATTATCATAAAACCAGGATAAAAGTTGTTTTGTTGCATACTCTACTTCATCCGGTTCAAGTTGAGATGATTTATACCTTATCGACCAATCAAGCATATAAAACTCAAGAGGCATAATGAAACTGTCTGAATTCATTACTACTTTCAAACATAGTCCTGGAGAAATGAACCCTCTACCCGAAACAAATCTCTCTTTCCAGATGTTATAAAGATTATACGGAACTTTATAGGTTTCATCATATTCAGTTGGAACTTCTCCTGTATCATTTACCTCCCATTTAACATCTTCAATCTCATAATCATTAAAGATCATTTCGAATTCCGTCTTGAAGTTTTCCTCATATATTCGATCAAGAGCTCCATAACCAGTTTCAGAAACCACGAGAATTAATCTATCGGCCGAATCAACTGCTATCACTTGACCTTTATATAAGAAACAATTTCCAGGTTTTAATTCAGGATCTTTACCTAAGAAATCTCTAAGCTCAGTTCTTACTTCAATTTCTTCTGAGTTTTCGTCGGCCGGATCTTTTTTCTCGTGTTTAATCTCTTCTGGAAATCTGCAAAAATCCCATTCTATTACTGCATTAAGTTTTACCAAGATTCCAGGGATAACTAAATCAGCCATTCCTTTCTCACAACCACAGCGATATTTCTGTGCTAATACTTCAATAATCATAATATAATAAATTTATTTAACTATATAATTACCATTTTCAGAAATAAAATCAATTTTTATAGCAGGATAAGAACCACCCCATATATTAATCTCTCGCTCTTTCAAAATTTTTCCAAGTGAATTAATCTTAAAACATGAGAATTCCATTTCCATTCGGATATTACTAAGATCGAGAGTAGAAAAATTAGGTTTATTAAGAATTGTTCTAAATATTTGTTTAACATTCTCTAGAAAACCAATCTTAAGTAATTCTTTGGCATAATATTCAGCTGAAGATTGATTATCAAATACTTCATCCGGAATTTCAAAAGATCTAATTTTTCGAAGCATTGAAATTACTTGACTTTTAGAAATTATATCATTGGTTGATAATTTCTCAGTACATTCATGGATTATGCTATCAATATCCTCAATAGATTTATCCACTACTATTCCTGTTACTTGTTTTGTTACCATAATTTATTTTGTTAATATTATACATCATATATAAGAATCTCAAGGGAGAAAGAAAAAAGAGAGGGAAATTAAATCCCCTCTTTATCATATAGTACTTTAAATCCAATATAATGAGACCTTGGAACAAATACATCTCCTACTAAAGGTATAAATCCAATCTCTCCAGTAATTTCATCTATATCTTTTGACTGTCTTCCTTTCTCTATATATAAGGTAGAACAATTAAAATCAAACTCCTTAAGAACTTTTCCACTTTTTGAATAAGCTGTAATCTTAATTAGCTTTTTATTTTTCTTCGTAATAAATCTACCAATCATTTTCGAAATTTTCTCAGTTCCTTGAATAGATATTAGTCTAAAGTTATTTTCTCCTGGTTTAATTGTCTTTGAATTTATCTGAGTTAGTGTTGTATATAAACTAAGACTACTCATTTCTGGTTTAAAATTACTAGTTTCGAATAATTCATTTAATTCTGCTGCTTCTTCTTTTGTTAATTTTTTCATAATCTTTATTTTTATTTATTCTTTTCATTAATAAGGCTTTCACGGGAAAAATAAAGAGCCTCAATCCAATGTTTCCAAAGGATTAAGACTATCTTTTTTATTTACTATTTCTACTCTATGTGGCATCCAAAATTTCAAAGAATCAATCTCTTCATGGTGCAGTAAGAAATCAATTCTATTTGTATGCTTAGAACCCATAAGATCTTTTACTATCCATTCACCATTTAAACCTGGACATTTCTTAGACTGGATTAGAACTGTATCTCCAAAGTTAAATTTCCCACTCCTTCTGAGATCTCTAGAGACTGCAATCCATCTATGTTCACCTGTTTTAACTTTTTCAGGATGAACTTTACTTCCATCTGCTGTAATGCTTCCCGATCTAGCATAATAAAATGTAGCTAATGGAGTAGAATCTAAGTCCTTGGAGGGGCTATAAACACTCCAACCAAGGACTAGAACTATTATGATAATTAATCTACGCAAATTTCTTTTCTATTAAAACTTTCCCATTCAAGCTTTTTCAATGCTCGATTCAATTCAGAAAGTTTACCCTTTGTAATAGACCATCTATCGGTAGGATAGTCTAAAGATTCAAGATTTACTGGAAGAGGATTTTTCATATTCGGATCTGTATTACTATATAATCCGACCGGTTCAATCCAAACTTCCTCTTTTCCTTTTTCACCACAAAGTTTAAATACTGCATAAGTCTTAGCAGTCCAGAGAATATCAACATAATTTCCAGGATACAATTTATAATACTTCCATCTCATTGTATCTCTAAGACCAATAATTACTGATTTCTGGATATTATTACCATTCTCCATTTCAATCAACGGAAATCCAGGAAAACCATTATCAATTACTGGTTTATCTCTCCACAGAATTCCTTGCAAGAACTCAACTGCCTTTTCTTCAAGACCTTCACGACTACCAAGACACATAGAAATAACATCTAAATGTTCACGAATAGCTTTTTTCTTTTGACTATCACAGAATTCTTTTGGATTTCCAATTTTTGTTCTTTCACTAATCTTTTCCAATGATATATATGGAATAAGATCTGGACTTAAACTAGGACTCACAATTCTGTACAGATAGTATGATGGATCTTCGACTAGTTTGTTATTACTCAAAAAAATCGGATAAATATTACCGATCATACTGTTTGTTACGTTGTACTTAATCATTTCTTTTTTGATTTCTTTTTGTTATTACTACTATTTTTGTTATCACTATTTTCTATAAGAGATAATCTAGTAACAATCCGTCCTTTTGTTAAATCATAAGGACTTACTTCAATTTTCACTTTATCTCCTGCTAGAATTCTTATATAATTTTTTCTAATTTTACCTGATATAGTACATAATACTTGATGCTCCATAGAATCTAATTCTACTGAAAACATAGAATTCCCGAGCTCTTCAACAACTTCTCCTGTAAATGATAAATTCTCTTGCTTAGCCATATCACTCTAATACTCCTTCTTTATCAATTAACACTTGAAGATTCCAAAATTTACTTGATATAATTTCATTTACAATAACTTCTGGAATATTTTTAATACCTCCATAGTACTTAATCAAGTCTAAAATATCTACTTCAATTGTTGTATATATTTTCGGAGATTTTTTAGTACCGGTATTAGTATCATAAAAAGTTCTTACACCTAATCCAAAATTATTTCTAGCGTTTTCTATCAAATCTTTAATATCCAATAATAAATTAGGTGTAGCAGAGAATAAATCAGATAATTTAACTACCTCTAGAGTATAATTTGTTGATTTAATTCTTTGTCTACTAATCTTTCTGGAAGCATCTGTAAAGTGATTTTTAAAATAAATACTTCCTAAAGATACATAATTCTCAATTCCAGATAGTATTAAACTTTCTGGATTACCTTGACTTACTACCTCTACTGCTATTTCATTTATATTTATTCCAAGATCTATAAAGAGTTTTCTATAATACAAATTTCTCATTGCATTTCCATCTTTAAAATCTTGATAAAATCTCCTTACTAAGTTTTCTGCATTCTTATCATTATTATTTCCTTCACCAATATAAATGTCTTCTCTATTCTTATTCAAATCCCAAGAACATAATACAACTTCATGTAACATATTCTTAATCATTTCAGAAACAGATTCAGGAATAAGATCTGCATAAGAATCTGATTCACTTGATTTCAATGAAAGAATATCAAGAATATATTTAGGATTTGAATAACTAGAAAATCCATAATCTGAAGTAATTGTATATTCCTTCATTGAATTATCAAAGATATATTTTTGATAATCTTTCAGACAAGTTATATCATTCTCCAAAACATTTCCAGAATCTACAGCGCTTGGAAGAGAGTACATAATCTGAATATCTTCCGGTCCAGAACCAATTTTTCTGGTTTTTAGAATGTCAGAGATTTTTTTCTCATCTCCAAGTTCAGAAACATATAGATACGCTGGAACCATTGAAGAATCTCCAAGAAAATCAGAATTTAACTCGTTCTTTTTTCTACTCTTAAATTCTCCAAGATAATAATACGTATTTGTTAATGTATCATATCTTCCACCAGGAATCCACTTCTTTACTTTTTTATTTAAAGTACAATTCATTCTACGCTTCATCTCTTCGAAAGCACTTTTATATTCCGCCATTTCAGGTGTCATAAAATAAACACTTTCTTGAGAATCTTCTGAAAATACTGCTTCAAATACTGTGTCTCCAAAATTAGCTTTATCACTCTTAACCTGAGTAATTATATTGCCAATCATAGGAACTCCAAAAGCTGTCCGATACATATTACAAACTAAGTAATATTGTTCTGGATCAGGAAATTCATCACACTTTACATAAACACTAAGATCATTAGATACTTTTAATTTAAATGAATTAGATTCAATAATCACTTCATCAAAAGCAGATTCGATATTCTTTTGTACTGCCGCTTTATAAGACTTTTTTTCAGGAGAGGCTAAAAAAACACGCTTCCCTGCTGAAACTGATAAGTCACACGGAAAATAAGCTATCAAATCACTTGTTAATCTCCAAGAATTTTTCTTCATAATTTTTCTCTTTTACTCAATTGTAAACTTAATTTTTTTCTTAACATTATTGAATTTTATACAAGATCCTCCAAGATAATCATGAATCCTGTATATCTCATTAATAAGATTTTCGTTTGCTCCTATCAGCGTTTTTGGATCTACAAGAACAACTGATGCAGTAGTAAACCTTCTTTTTGCTGTATCAGGATCAATTAATTCTGTACAAGAAAATAAATGTCCGTCTGTTGCTATTACTGCATCATATAATTCTGGAATCTTAGAACACTCATAATTAAACCTAGCTTCTATGTATTGTTCAAAGCTAACACATCTCTCTCGCTCAGCATATGGAGTTCTCTTAACACTGACATAATCTTTCTCATAATAACTAAGAGTACTATTAACTCTTGCTATCAGTTCTTTGATAATTTCTTCCGTTTTCATTTAATATAATTGCAATTAAATCTTCAATTAGTTGTAATTTAGGTTTATCTGATAACATTATCTCTGATTTCTCTGGAAATGCTAAATATGTACTTTTCCAATAAGCATCTGGATCTCCAAGATTATTAGTTAACGAAAAATCCATTGAATCTTCAGGAAAATCAGAATTAATCAACCTATATTTCCCAGAAGTATACACAATTTCAGAAGTACTTCTATCAAGAAGACATTGAAAGTTCCCTATTTTAAAAGTATTCAAAATATAATCTTGCTTATGTTCAGAGGGTTTCAGTTCTTTTATTAAACTTACCTTCCAATTACTTAATGTTGTTTCTGAAGCTAAAATTTTATTATATAAGTCATCTGAATTTTTATACATTCCTGGAATTAATAATACTTCGAGGGAAGGAATATATACAAAAACTTTATTTTCCTCTTCCAAAAGAAAATATATACATGAAGACTCTGAGATACTAAGAAACTTACTCCATCTCTCTTCAGGAAATACTACTTTAGAATATTTTACATAGTCTTTATAAATTTCCTTTCCAAGAATTTTATAATATCTACTCTTTGTTATTAACTTTATCATTTTTATAAGTATTAAAAAATTCTAAAATTTTCATATCATTCCAAGAAACTCTAAATGAATCTCTAGAAGTAGGTGCAAATATTTCTGAAACTGCGTCAACGTACATAGTATGAGTAAATTCATCTCCCATATACATTCTCTTCCAATCAGCCTCTGTTATACAATCACGTACTCCAAGCTGTTCTATCGCTAAATTATCAAATCCTATAGTAGCTGATAGATTATTTTGTCGAGTATACAAAATTCTCTTTAAAGTCTTTTCCCACTCCTTAAGATCATACTTGGGTGGATTGCCGAGAGCTCTTCCCCAATTTTTATAACCAAGAATTAATACTTGTCTTCCAGACGTTATCAGTTCTTGGAGATCTTCTGGGGGAAATATTCCGGCAATGATATGATATACTTTTGTTTTAAAATATGTAGTATATTCGTCTTCTAAAGTATTTATTAACTTTTTATCAAACCTATCAATACTTACTCCAAATACTTTTACCATATCAAGTTTATCATGAAATTTCTTACGCTTCTCTTCAGTATTTAGAGACCTAGAATTTATGGTAAGTCTTGGAACAAATCCATTATCATCTGCCCACTTACATAAAACAGCACAATCATCTATAACAGAATCTTCAGTTACATCTCCACCTCCAATAGCTAATTCTATTCCAACTTTAGGAAGCTGAGATAAAACATCAATAGTTTTCTGTAGGTCAAAAGACTTTCCTTCAGAGATACTAGATTCATGACAAAATGGACATCCTATAGAACACTTATTTGTTATTTTCAAGTCTATAGAATCAGGAAACTTTGAAATAAGCTCCTCTCCTCTTCTTAATGCTCGATAAGTTTTTGTACCTGATAAATTATTAAGAGTAACATAATAATTTCCGTTTATATAAGAATATTCATCTGTTATCATAGTACTTTTCCGAACTCTTTTGTCATTACTGTATATGGTAAACTAATCCAATGAGATCCCCAAGTCTGAGTATCTTTTATTAATTCTTTAAAGATTTCATTTTCATTTGTAGAAAGTGAGTATAGTAAGGTTGATTTTTGTTTTTTACCATCACCTTTTATTATTGTTTTATTTATAATCTCTTTTTCCAGACTTTCACTAATCCAATATAATTTTCTATCACTAAGAGAAATAGGTCTAAAAGTAAGCTGATTATCACTATGAAATCCTCTCCACTTTTCCATTCCAAGATTTTTTTCAAATTTTTTGGTTTTGATATTATAAACTATATCTGAAATTAAAGATTCGTTTTTCAGATAATTCTCTATATCACAACCTACTGGTTTATTATATTCAAAATCAACTCTACCTATATCTCCTCCATAATCAACACTAACGATAATTTCTGGGTCATCAGTTTCTTCTTCATAGAAACCCTCTGGAGCATCTGAATTATCATTTCCTAAATATAGCCAAGATCTTGAATTAAATATAAAATTCTTAATTGATCTAGCTGATTCCATAATTTCAGGAAATATATCAGAACTATTATGATCTATCTCAGGAGCACCAGAATCCCAGTAATAATCCTCATCCTCTTCAACAATATCATCACTTGACCTGTTTTCTTCCCAGTCAAATACTATATCCTTTGCTCCAGTATATCCTAGGACAATTTCTTTTAAGAGTTTTACTTTCTTCCGATTACTCTTATATTTCCAAATTATACCACATACATACTGAAGTTTAGTCATTGGATCATTATATTTTTCATACTCCCAACCAAATGATTCAGATCTTCTAGGAACATGTATAACTCCCTCTGAATCCATAGGAAGTGTATCAACCAATGAATTAGGATCAACACAGATTACTACAGAGTGAGACGAACTACTATTAGTCTCAGGTAGATTTTTTCTAATTACTTGTTTTATTCTTTTCATAATAAAAATATTTCATAATCATTTATAAGGAAAATAGGCTCTTCAAAGCCTTATTAGTGTATAAATTAAAATTTAAAAGAAGATGAAAAAAGAAAAATGGATTACAAGAACTGATGCTGCAAAGTTAGCAAAAGTAAGTACACAAACTATTACAAACTGGGGTAAATCTGGTTTAATTACTATCAGAGTTATTAAAAATATGACATATGTAGATAAGAAAACTCTGATTGATTTATTGGAAAGCAGTTTATCTAAAAAGACAACTGATTTAGGAGAATTAGAACGCCAGCTAGATGAAAAGATCGAAAAAATGAAAAAAGAGATCAAAGAAGTAGAAGATGTTACAAGAATTATAAGAATTGGATATAGAAGATACTCACACTGCAAAGAATTAATTATTGCATCTTTAATAGACAATATTCATTACTATAATGATAACTCAGATTTTCACCGCATCAATGAAATTTTATGGAAATACTTAACTTTTCTTAACTCTATTAATAAAGGAAAAGGAGAAAAGAATGTTGATGAAATTAAGAAATTAGCAGATTCTTATGGTTTGACAAAAAGTGATTTTACTAAATATATTAATGATAATATAAAATTTTTATATGATAACAATAAACTAGTTCTCGAAAAACTTGAAAAGTTAACAAAAGAGAACATGACCAAAGACATAGAATTAGCTGAACTTAAGAGAATCAAAAATGTAGAAAATATTGATGTTACTTTAAGTGAAGAGCAAGAAAAGAGAATGAGATTATTAAAAACTAGTATAAGAGACTTAAATCTTTCTCGTAGAGCACTTAATACTTTAGTAGATTATGATATTCAACATAAGAATATGAAAACATTAGGTGATATTGCAACTCGTACAGTAAAAGAAATAAGGTCTATATATAATCTTGGTTATCATACTTATATTGAATTAAGTGATGTAATAGAACATTATGGTCTTTGTTGGAATATAGATATAGATTATTTCATTTTAACTGGAAACGTAAATGTAAAAATAAAGGAGGGTTAATTCCCTTCTTTTTTCTTTCTCCAAATGATGTTTTTGCGCTCCTAGGAAACCTAAACCCTAATACATGACATAGAACAATTATAAAAGAAATTTTGGAGTTGTTCTTTTGTTTTCTTAAGAAATGTGTAGTGTTTATTTAATATATAATAATTATTAAAATATTATGAATGATTTTTGCAACTGTGGTTGTGGATTCAACCCTGGAAGTGATTATAATGCGTTCGGGGATATAGGTTACAATCTTCCGCTGATTTATGAAGTCTATTGCAAAACTATTCAGGAAGTAAATGGTACAGATCCAGATACTCAAGACAAAAATAATAAAATTTATGTCAAGAATGGAGTATTATACCTTCCTAATAGTTATCATGCAAGTTTCAAATCCCCAGATACATTGATGATCTACGATGAAACAGTAACTTACAAAGATTCTACCCTAGGTCTTGTAAATGATTAAGAAAATTTTATTAAACGTTTAATTAAAAGAAAGAATAAATTATGAGCGAAAAAATCTCTAAGATTAGTGTTGACGGAGTTGTATACGATATCGCGTCTACAGGTGGTGGAGAAGTTCCAGGTGATATCCAAGAACAACTCTCTGCTCTAGAAAATAAGGTAACTGAAGAAGCTAGTGCCCGTGAAGAAGGTGACGCTAAACTTCAAGCAGCTATTGATGAATTAGCTGAAAAAGTAAACGGTGAAGGTGCTGATCTCACTGAACTTGAAGGAAAAATTGAAAAAAATGCAGCTGATATTGCAACTGTAAACAATAATCTTGTTGAAGCTGTTAATAATATCAATAAGAATGTTGCAGACGGTTTCAGCACCATAAACGGAGGACTCAATAATGAGATACGTCCAGAACTTGAAAAAGCTGTTAAATATGAAGATACAGCAACTGAACAAAATCCTGGACGTAAGACTATTTTCCTAAACAATCATGATAATATTTGCGGAAAAACTACTGATGGTAGTGCTGTGAATATTGCTATGGTTTCTAAGTGGAATAAAGTAGATCTAGGTTCTAGTTCAGTAGAAATCAACTTAAACGGTTCTGCTGAAAGACCTACTTATAATGGTTCTAAAGGAATTGCTCTTTCAGAAGATTTAGAAACTAAAGCAGCCGAACTTCAAGATAATATTAAGGCATCTCAATCTAATCTTGAAGCTTATATGAGTGCTACTGATACTAAAGTTTCTGAACTTGAAGAAAAGATCGGTAATGTTCCTACTAAAGTATCTGAACTTGAAAACGATCTAGGTTTCCAAAATGAAGCTCAAGTAGATGGTAAGATTAAAGAAGCTATTGATGCTATTCCTCCCGTAGATTTAACCCCATATGTATCTGATGTAGCTGGTCTTAGCAATACTCTTGAAGCTTTGAATGCAACAGTTCAAATTCTTCAAAGTAAAGTTGATGTTCTTACTAAAACAAATACTGAAGTTGTAAGTGTTGACGGTTCTGCTGGTGAATTGAAAGATTCTTCTAAGGATTATATCGTATCAGGATCTATTAATGAAAATGCTGAAATCGTTGGTAAGTCTATCTCATTAAAATCAATTAAAGTAAGTGATAATGCTAGACTTAAATTGAATGCTGGTGATGTAGAAGCCAAAGATCTAAATATTTCAGGTTCATTCCCGAAAGCTAATGGAAATACTGTAATAAGCGTAAATAATGCTGAATTTATCGTATTCAAAGATATGGTATTTGATGCATCTGAAGTTTATAACGGTATTGAGATTGGTCTAGCAAGCAATTCTGTACTTCCGAAAAATATCTTGTTCGATAATTGTAAATTCCAAGGTGAATTCAGTAATAATGCTATCTTAGTATTCGGTACTCAAGACAATGCTATTATTACATTGAATAACTGTTATTTCGAGAAGATCAGTAATGCTCTTAGATTAAGTAATAAGTCTAATGCTTCTGGTGTAGTTGTTAATATTAATAACTGTACTGTAGATCAATGGGAAACTAGAGCTCCATGGCAAGGTTTCTTGATTTGCGAAGATTATACTAATAAGACTGAAGAAGAGGTTAATGCTAATAACTTGTTTGGTGACGGTAAGATTACTGTTAACTTTAATAATTTAGTTCATGCTGGAGTAAAGATTAATCCAGCTGATCCTGCTTCAGTTTGTGGCACTAAAAATGAAAGTCAAGTAGTTATGGTATGTCAAGATGCTGTAGCTGGTCCAGAAGGTGATTACTGTTTATCTTATGACGCGGCTAAGTTCCCAGTTGTAAGCTTTAAATAAAAAAAATAAATGGAGAGGGATTAAATTTCCCTCTCTTTTTTCTTCTCACTCAATAACCAAAAATCTTTAGTTATTTTCTTCATTATAACAGATACCATTCCAGCTAAGATAAATAATTTAGGTAATGATTGGTGAGTTATTATAAACCAACTACTTACTATTATATCTGCATCCCTAGCATAATTTTCTTGCTCTAGTGACATCTTTTCTCCAAGATTCTTAAATTCATTATATTTAGTGAGATACTTTTCTGCAAATTCTGCTCTTTTCTTTCTCTGCTTTCTTATTTTCTTTAAAAACTCTTTCTTTGTCAGCCACTTCTTTTCATAATATTCTTTTAATCGATTCTCTCTGCACTGACATTCATGAAGTTGTTTTTTTAAAGATAGTTAAGCTTTGTTTTGCTTGTCTTGTAATTTCTCCTGTTTCCATTTTTATTCTCTTTTAAGTTTATTAATAAAAAATCTCCCTAAGCTATTTCATTGTTAGCTTAAGGAGTTTCTTTCTCTACATTAATAAGGCTTTAAAGGACTCAAAAAGGAAGAAAAATAAAATCCATCTATCTTCACAGACCGATGGACTAAATAGGGTACAACAATATTACAAACTTAAAAGAACCCGTTAATTCTTTTCTTTATCGTTTAGTAACTTGTCTTCTTTTTCCTTTATTTTTGTTTCTAAGTTCTTATTAATATCTTTCATCCAGTTAATTGCTTGATCTTGTATAAAAGTGTTCATCTTATTTTTTACTTCTGAAACACCATCTATTACACTATTCGTCTTCTTAACTGCTTTATATATTAAATATATACCTCCAATAATTACAGAGGTACCTACAATTACTTTTACTGTTTTCATATTATTTCTCACATTTATTTTTATTACATATATAAGGCTTTTAATCCTCTTCTTTTACCTCCCTTACAAGAAGATTCATATTCCTTGCAAGAGATACCATATTCTTAGTTCCTTTATTCTCTGCAACCGAACTAAAGAAAGCTATACATGCATTAGCCACTTCTGCCATTTGTTTATTTCTCCTATACCCAGCACTTTTTCCATATCTATCCCAATCAGCTGGATAACGCAAAACTTCATAACCTTTTTCTTCAGCATATTTTTCTCCAAGTCTATCAGCACCTCTAGCACATCCACTAACAATCACAATCTTTTCCGTTGGGTCTGCTGCTTTTCTTGATAAAATAAGATCACACTTCTCCTTAAGAAGATCGTAATCATCAAATTCTCTAGAACCACAAATAATTACTCTAAACATCTAAATAACCCTCCAATGTTTTAATTATAGAATCAAGTCCTTTATCTTCTCGCTGGGTAGATGACAGCCCAGATAAATAACCATGTAAATAATAACAAAAATTCTTAGGTAACGAAATCATGTCATCTTTTGAAGAGATTTCCGGGCTGAGATAATCCTCCAGCGGTCCATTACAATTATACCCATTATAAACATACCACTTTCCTGATTCGAAGATATATAAATACTCTTCAACTCTCTTAGGTGGTTTATCTGAAAAAGCTGGTTTGCTATTCTCCCAACTCTCACCTCTTCGAACATAATAGTCACAACCCTCAAGAGACTCTGCGATGGAACTGATATCACCACCTAGAATTAACTCAAAAGCTTTCTCAAATGAATCATAATAACACTGCAAAATCTCTCCAACACCATCTAAATAACCGTCAAAGTGACAGTAAATAACCATATACTCTCCTCCTAGATAAACTTGATGTCCATGAATGTTCTCGTATACCTTTCCAATCATTTCAGTAGGTATCTTAACTGAAATAGTACTTCTTGTTGACATAATAATTTAATTTTTATATTTATTTTTCTTTCTTTCCTCTAACAATATCTGCAACTCTATCTCCTGCAGCATCTTCTATTTTATCTCTTTGTTTCTTGAGATTATTATCACGACCATAAACTGCACCAATAATAGCTCCAGCAATTGGGATAGCAGCTGTCGCAATTTTTAGCTTTCGTTTCTTCTTTCCAACTGTTTCTATCATATTTTTACGGCTATTATTAATTATATCATGTTTACCTCTTCTAACCTCATCTATTACAGATTTTTCAAAAGGATCAACAGAAGCATTAATTCTCCTTTGCATCTCTGTTTCTACTTTCTCAGTTCGATAGTCATGAACTTTATTTATTCTAGCATTAGTAGCATTTTTTAATTTCTTAATTGAATTAATCTTCTCAAGCTTCATTTTACCAGCAACTCCAGCTGTAGCACCAATACCAGCTCCTAAAGCAGCATCCCATCCTTTATCAGATTTCTTTCTCTCTACTTCTTTAGAGAATAATTTACGTTTTATTACCATTTAACAACTTATTTAAATATTTAAAAAATTTACTACTAAATTCTGGATCTTCTGATTGAAAACACCATCTAAGTATTTTTCTATCATAATTTTCCATACTTGAAACTTCCCCATTTAAGTACGTTTCATTTAATTTTATCACTCGTTTCCTAAAATATTCCAAATCTTCTTTTAGAACTTTATTTATATTTCCCAAACAATCTGAAGTTCCTTGATATAATATAAGAACCTTCCACGTTTTTCCAGCTCTTATATTATAATAATCCTCTGATAAAATATCCATTTCGAGTTCCTCAATTTCATCTAATATATTCATTGCCATAAATCCAGGAAATTGGGATATATAGACATAAAACTCAGTCTTATGCTTATCTTTTAATTCTTTTTCTGTTGGTGGATTAATATAAGAATCTATACAAGATATTGCTTTAGAAATTAATTTACCTAACTTCATAATTAACACACCTCCTTTCTTTTTAATAATTCATAACTACGAATTCGCTTCTTTACTCCATCTACTAACATAGTATTTTGAACCTCTTTTACTTCGAAATACTCTAAAATATCATTGGCCTTAGGAACTGCAGTATAAGAAATAGAAGAGTATAGATCTCCAAGTTTAGCCTTTAAATTAGCTAATGTATACTTCTCACCTGGATTAAAATTTTGATGAATAGTATTATTTAATAATTCAGGACTAAAGGTTACAATACCTAATTCTCTTCTAATATTTGTAATATTATAATGTAATTTTTTCAACCTATCAGGACCTAAAAGCAAATAATAAGACTTAATCTCATCACTATCTGCTATTTGATCTAATACTATCTGAATAACTTCCTTAGAGACTGGATATTCACATAACATTTTGAATTTCTCTAACATAGTGGTTAAAGTATCATAAATGCATAAAAATCTTGTTACATCTCTATTTATTATATCATCCTTTGTTAGATTAGATCTAATACTAGAAAATACACTAAACCTATCTCTATAATCTACTTGTTGAATCTGAAAAGCTCTAATCTCATTTACTAATACAAGTTTATTAGTAACAGGTTTTAGAATGACATTTCCTGTTTGAGAGTTAATAACTTTATTTACTGCTACATAATTATCCTTATAGTTTTGACTTTTTGCTAATATTTGATAATTCTTTGCCAAAGTATATTTATCCTCATCAAGACTTACTTCCCCATAAGCTCTAAGTAAACTTTCTGTATCTTTTGTTTTTCTATCTAGAATTGCTTGAAAGTCAGACTTTTTCATTTCCCTATAATCTGCTGTTATTCTATAATAGAAATTTGCTGTATTTTTCCATGGATTATCCTGTAATCTTTGTCTACCTAGTATCTGTGGAAGATCTTCTGCAATATCAACTGCTAAACAGTCTGAATTAGAATCTGAGAATATAAAACTACGTGCACATAAACTATAAAAATCGGCTCCTAAGTATACAGTTCTAGTACAGAAAGTGAACATCTTGGGTTTTTCTGTTTTCTTTGGTACTTTTCCTATAACAAACTTTTTACCTAGTTTCCTTTTAATTCTTTTAGCATTATCATCAGTTCTAGAACATAATATATTACACTGTTCTGGAGTAAGATTATTCTTTTTAATCATACTAATAATATGATTAACACTATTTACATAGAATACAGCCTCGTCTGATATTACTTTTACAGGTTGACCGTTTCTCATGACAGTAATCTCCTCAAAATCTCCTGATAGATAGGATTGAATTACTTCTTCTGCTTTTGTACCTACAGATTTCATTGTAAGTACCTTTAATGAAGGTCTAATAATTCTGGAAGAATCAGCAGCTTCCCAATCTAAATCAAAATAAGGAAGATCTTTAAACTCATCTAACATTTCTAGATACTTTTCCATCATAGGAGTAGCTGATACAAAGTATGCTGTTGGGGATTGCTGTAAGTGTAGAAGAAATCCTAGCTCTGTATTTGACTTAAATCTAGAATCATGTAAAATACTTTGAAACTCATCTACTACTGTTATAAATCTATCAAAAATCCTTAATTTTTCAAGAATATCTTTAACGATTCTATATGAATCATATGTTACTAGAATCTTAGCTGGTTGATTATTTAGATATCTTTGATAGGTATAAGTATCAATTTCTCTATATAATCTTTCATAGATCTCAGAATTATCTTTCTTTTCATCTCCCTCTTCATCTATATTAACACTTTTAGGCTCTTTAGAAAGATCTTTATCAACTTCTGATTCTTTTTCCATTTCATTTACAACCAAATAAACATCATCAGGATGTTGATCTTTCTTGTTTTCTAATAACATTTTTCTAGGAGAACAAAGTATTACATTCTCAGGACCATTAATACAGTATTCAGTAAAACCACATCCAGGTAATTGTTTATTAATTATACATTTATTTGGAAATTTGTTAAATCTAAATTCATTCCATTCAGAGATATACCTAATACCTCTGGGAATTATAATCTTTTCTCTGTTCATATTTTATAAAGTTTTTTATTAATTTAATTTATTATAGATTCTTTTTAATACAGAATCCAGTTACATAAAATCGAAGACTAAGGATACCCTTTATAATCTTCATTCAATTGTAAGGATTTAAAGTCAGTAGAAGAGCAAAACTACACTTTAAAATTTAATAAAATGGTAATATACTATATATTCTTCTAAATAAAAAAAAAGTGCATCAATTAATATATTCGATCTCCCTTTGGGAGGAGATCGAATTCTTATAATCTATTTATTCCCTATATAGTTTATTCAATCTAGAGCCCGTAGGGCCCTGGAGTGAACCCTTTAGTGGTGAACGGAAGGTATGATAATGGGTTCCTTAGTCCTCATAAAAATGTATCAAGAAAAAAGAAACCAAGGAAATAAAATCCTTGGTTCTTATAAGTTTTAAATTTCACAATCCTCTATTAAAGTCTTGAATTGTTCAAAGTTTAAAGTACCACCTCCAGCACTTTTATGTCCAAAAATAATGCCTCTATATCCAGCACAACTAAATTCTGGAATTCGATCAGGTTCTTTATACATTGATATACTATATACTCCTTTATCTCTTCGATTACATACTATATAAATATCATAATCATTTAAGACAGAATTAAAGACTGTACTTGAAAATGCAGTTCCTATTACACAAACTCCTCTATATTTTCCAGCAACAGTAACGGGAAATGAGAATGATTTAACTACTCCTTTATTAATTTTATCCTGATTTTGTTTAAGAATAGTTCCAAGTTCTATTACTTCTGTCAATCTATCTTCCCAGAAACATAGATTAGGAAATTCATAGAGCCACGTATCAGGATTTAAGCCATATTTAAATTTCAAACCACTCTGTAAAGGAAGTATTACATCTTGCCAATCATCTTCCCCAACTTCATCTTTTCTCCAAGTATCATATACTCCAAGAAGTCGAATAAATTCTGGAATATCTTGACCTGGACAGAAAAATCTCCAAGTTAATTCACAAGCAGCTGGTCCAATCTCACGAATACCTTTAATTCCGGTGTAGTTATTTTGTATAGAACTTTCGATGGATGATACATGATGATCTATGAATATAAAGTTATCTCCATAGTGTTCCCAAACCTGTAACATAATTTCAGGAGGGAAACTTATATCAACCATACAGATCAGGTCATAGGGTCTTCCATTCTTATCTACATACATTTCTGGAATTTCATCTCCATAATTATATCCGGTTTTATCTACTTGGTACCCTTCATCGTATAGTGATTTTACTGCTATACACATACTGGATGTTCCATCAAAATCTACCCTATGAAAGATAACTAACGCTTTTTTATTTCTGTTCATATCCTAATAATTTAATTAATAAATCAATTTCACATTCTAGTTTTGTTAATAATTCTATAGCTTCAATCATAATTTATAATACGTTCTATAAATTCAGACTTCATAATTGCTCTCGCTTTAAGATCTACTATATGATTTAAGAGATCAAGTTCCGCACAGTTATACCAAAACCATTTTCCTCCAGAATAATATTTAGTATCTTCTCTTTCTCTTCGTTCTTCTATAATTTTTATAAACTTTCGATATACTTCCTCTTTTTCTTCTGGGAGGTATGCTATTTTATAATCAAACGTACTAGGATATAGTTTTAATTCCTCCATAAGTTCTCCGGCCGTATATCCAAAATCCTTAGCTACTTGTGAGAATGTAGAAATTTGATATCCGCGTTTCTTTAAGTAGTTCTCCATTATTTCTTGGGAGAGAGTTATACTAAATACTCGATTTCTACTATTATATTTCGTTATCATCTTCTTTCTATAAATTTAACTTCAGATTCGATTATACCACGGCCGGATTTTTCATGGAGGGTTTTTGTTTTAGGTATATATCCAGAGTCCATAGGTTCAGTCATATAAAATAAACTAGTTCCTCTAAATGTAGCTGTTATTACTTTTTGGCCAGGTTCTACTTTTACTTCCATAGTTCCTCCAAACAATACAGTTCTTTTATTCTCTGGGAAAATAAATACAAATACTATATATGCTACAGCTATGATTATAATTTCCCAAAATATTAATGTTCTCTTTTTCATTGTTGTTTTATTTTATAAATTAATATTAAATTTTTATTGGTAGGGGAATATAAATATACATTAATATTTCCTAAAGTATCAGAAGTTATTAAAGAGTTGTTATTTGGTTTAAGATCTATAAACTTTTCGCCTTTAGGAAGATTAATTGTTACTGTTGTTGAAGAACTAACATCTTCGACCTTTTCAACGGATTCACAACTTACTAACAATAATGTTGTTAACGCTAATAATGTTAATAATTTCTTTTTCATATTTTTTAATTTAAATTTCATATATAAGAATTTCAAGGAGAAAAATGAAGAGGAAAACCTTAGTCTTCCTCCATTACTAATAATACTATGTTATACAATTCAAGCTTTCTTTTTATTTCGTTCTTACCATTTCCTATATTCCATAAAAACAATGGTCTTAGTTTCTGTTGATATCTATATTCACCCCAATCCATCTCTTCAATTTTTATACCCAAAGTGTCTTCAATCATCTTCTTTAATTCTAGATGATTATAGGTTATTTGCATTTTCTTATTTTCATGCATTTCCAATAATCTAAGAATTCCAGAAGACGCCCTAACAGATACTATTTTCTTAAGATATTCACAATCAAGTTCGGTAAGGCTATATATCTCCAGTAATATATTTAATTCTTTTTTTAAGTTGTCGAATGTATAACTTCTATAAATCTCTAGGGTATTTGGTACACTTCTATAACACCCCATTCCATAACTTAACCAACAAATAAACCTAGTTATTGTTGCCTTTAATTGTAATTTAATTTTTCTAATAATTTTTTCCATATTCTTATTTTTTTTTAAATAAAAAGTCTACCCGAGTTTTTCTTCGAGTAGACATTTCACTTATGATCTATTATCTTTTCACATATAAGGCTTTGAGGGATTCTGATCTGATAACATTAATAATTTTTTAGGAATATCATCTTCTGGATAAAGATAGGATAATACATCTTCTTTTTGATATTTTTCAATCATTTCTTTCCATGATGTATAATCAATTAACCTAAATCTTATAAACCTATCTTCTACTGGATACTCTCCTCCAATTATATATTTATCATTCTCTTTTACATACCAAGATGTTAATGGTCTTTGTAAGAAACTCTCAAGTTGATGATGTGGATCTTCTCCATAACATGTATCTAGTACAATCTTATAGTGCTTATCCACATGTTGAAGAGGTATAATATCAGGTCCTAAACTAGTTATCATACATATAGACATGTAAGTATTAGGAACTGTACAACCTGATTCCTTAAGAGCTTCTATAGTATGTATCTTAAGAAAATTAGTGAAAACATTTTTGTAATCTTCTATATTTATTTTATATCCTAAGTATAATCTTTCAGATGGTTGATCACTTAGGATAGATCTTGGATTTTGAATTTCTATAATATTATCATATGTCCAAGATTTTTTATTTTTCCAGTAAGTATCAAAAATTATATTAAATAAATCAACACTAACTTCAAACCATTTACTAATCATATATTGGTATTTTAAATAATTCTTTTTCTGTAACCCCATCCAGAAATAATAATTCTCCAAAAGATATTACAAATATTAGATCTGGATTATTAAAACCTTCCCGATAAAATGATAAGTCCCCTGGATAATTTTTGGTCATTATATGATCTGGAATAAAGAATTCTACTCCATCATCAAATAAGAATCCCATTTTTATTCCATACTGAAATAAGAACTTATCAACTTCAGATAACTCAATATCAGGATAAATGTTTCTTCCTAGTTTTATTTGCTTCATAATGGTAGAATGGACAATCTTCGCTACATTCATCAGATAAAATGCAACTATTATTACAAAATGTTTTTATATCATTATACATATCTTTTACTGTATATATTCCTTTTTTCTTCTTTTCTTCATTGATTCCACAAATTGTACAATCTTGAGAACTAATCTGAAAAACTTTATTCAAGTATTTACGACGTCCAGCAACTTCATAATACTCTGCATAAATTAAGTACGTTATATCGTTATCAGACATTGCTTCTTTCTTACTAGAAATATAAGATCCAAGTACTGTCCCAATAAATTCAGCACAATCAAACATCCAAGCATCATTTATAGGAATATATACTTTAACTTTAGTACCAATCCTATAGGTTATTTGTGGATAAAAATCAATCTCTCCAGTTGATATATTTTTCTTGATGATATTAATCTTTTCATTGATTTTAATATAATCCTTATCTTTCTGGCGATTTATTATCCATAATATATCCTTTAACCATTTATAGATCTTTTTCGTTCTTCCCATTTTTCTTTTGCTAATTTTTGTAAATCTTCTACAGTATCAGTCTCATCTACTATTTCTATTCCGAGTAAATTTTCTATAACATCTTCGAAACTAGCTACTCCAACAAATGTTCCATACTCATCTACTACTATTGCTAAGTGTTGTTTAGTTTTAAGAAATTTTTCGAACAATACATTAACACTAGATGAATCTGGAATAAATATAATATCAGAATCATAATCTGTATGTTTTATTGTTAATCCTGGTTGATAAACATCATAATCTTGATATATATCTGACTTATATGCTATTCCGACTATATTATCTTCAGTATCTTCCCATATTGGTATTCTAGAAAATTCAAATTCATCTGGAAAATCCTTAAGAAAAGTATTAGCATCAAAAGATTTTACAACAGTTCTAGGAGTCATTATATTTCCAACAGTTAATTTATCAAGAGCAAGTAGATTTTTAATTATTTTACTTTCTCTTCCTGTAAATATCTTCTCTCGCTCTCCGATTGTTGCCATACTAGATATTTCTTCTCGAGATATAGTAGCTTCTTCTGTTTTTGGTGAGAATATAGCCATTATATATCTTGACATCCAAACTATAGGATATGTTATATAAATCATCCAAGTTAATATGTTAGCTGTAATTGAGGTCATTCTTTTCCAATAATGTGCTCCGAGTGATTTTGGTATTAATTCACTGAGTACTAGTATTAATAGAGTCATTATTCCAGAAATAATTGCAAAATTTTTCATCCCAAAAATCTCAACTGCCTCTATACTAGCTAAACTCGTACCTACTGCATGAGCAGCTGTATTTAGTGTTAAAATAGCAGAAATAGCATCATCTACCCTTTCATTCTTCAGCTTCATAAATTTTATTGCTGCCTTAGAACCAGAATCGATTTTAGACTGAATAAATGAAGTCGGTGTGCTTAATAATGTTGCTTCAAGAACACTACAAATAAAGCTAATTGTTATAGCTATACTAAAATAAAAAATCATTCCAAATAAAGGATCCATAATTTTCTGTTTTAAATTTATTTTTATTAATAATATCATATATAAGAATCTCAGGGAAAATCTAAAAGCATTATTGATTTCTTTCAAAACCTTTAAAAATCTTATAAATGTAATAATAACTTAAAAAATTTGTAAAAATGAAATTGAGTAGAAAAGAAAAACAGGCAAAGAAGAAATTAATTGGTGTTTACAAACAATGTATCGATGTAATGACAAGATATATGGAACCAGTTGCTGTTATATCCACTACAAAGAAGGGAGGAACTCAGATTACAAGTATGAGATTTCCCGATTATCATTATAAGAAAATTATTAGGGAGAGAATTCAAAAGGTTACTGCAGAATTAAACAGTAGCCAAGGTTAAAAACTCAGAAGACTTAGCACTTAGAAATAGGTGTTAGGTCTTCTTTTTGCTCTTCTAGAACCTTGAAGAACTTATAGATGTAATCATTAAACAATAAAAAACAATATGAAAATCGTAAAATCAAGTGTATCCATTCTCCCTCAACAACCTGGGGTGGATGGATTAATGAAACATGTAGAGAAAATTGGAAGATTGGCTTATAAATCTGAAGATAAAATCACAGAAGATTCATGGGAAAGGTTTGACAACATGCTTTTTTCTAGAGGTCATTGGGCGGTTTTTAACTCAGGAACTGTATATCTCAGTATCCCAGAAGAGGATAGATACTACTTGGAGATCTTTTTCAAAACTGCTCCTTACACTAGATGGTATCATAACTCAGTAACTGGAACTTATGAGGTTACTACAGATCTAAGAATTATTTATCAACATAATCTAGAAGGAGTTATGAAAAAATATTGGTGTGAACCTACTGAAAACCATTATCACAGAGTCACAACTAGATGGATCTGTAGTAGAGGTATATCTCATGAACTTGTTCGGCATAGAACGTTTTGTGCCAAGTAGTGGAGACACTACAAGAATAATCTAGAGAATTGCTGAAAAGTATTAGATTATACTAACCAGCATCCAAATCAATCAATAGAATTGAATGGTTCAGAGACTAATAAGTACTAGACATCTTATTGATAATAAAAGATGATGATATAGTCCAATTTTTCTTGAAAAAGAAATAAGTAATGAGAGCGTTTTCATTTCTTCAAGAATCTCAACGTTATGTAAATTATTCAAAAGATAGATTTGGAGGGGAACTTACCTTTATTCTTCCTCAGTGGATATATAGAGTTAGAGAAGATATTGCATCAACTATAGATTCTCAAACAGGATTATCTCGAAGTTATATTCATGACATAGATGGGCAGGAATTATGGGAAGATCTTACAGTATGGGATAGAACTATTGCAACTTTTGATAGATCATGGAGGAATACAGAGATCGATTATTTATATGCAACTTCTACTGACGAAGGAGAAAAACTAAAACCAGAAGAAGCTAGAGGATTACTTCCAAATGATATAAAAACCGAACTATGTATGACTGGTTACATTGAGGATTTTACATATATTCCTTCTGAAGATACTCCTGAAAAAGCTGGATTCTTTTCATTAAGGTGTGCTAAAGATGCTCATCCAGATATGCAAATTTTAGCAAATGATTTAAAGCAACAATTTATTGATACAGGATTATATAATTTAAAATAAATGGAATGTATTTGGTGTGGATTCAAAAGTAATGATCCAATAGAATTTGAAAAACATCTATCCGAAGAGCATTTTTTAAGTTATCAAGAGTATTGTGAAATTGAATTAACACATCAAAAAGATCTTGATAATTTTTGCTTTAGATGTAATAAATATAGAGGTCCATTATCTACATTAATTAAAGATTTTTATTATCTTCCTTGTAGAATATGTAGTAACTCTATTACAAAGAAGACAGAAAAACAAGAATTAATTAAAACTATTATAAAGAATATAAAATCTTTTTATGATTATATTCTTAGTGATAGATATTTACAACTATTCTTGATTGATAGTATTTACCATTTAGCTACCTATTCTCATGATTATTTAGAATTCAAGAAAGTTCTAAGTAAACTAGATCTTCCGAATCGAAATGATATATGGTTTTTAGATTGGGTACCTGGATATCCAAAAATTATATCTATTCCGAATTTGACTGGTATAAAAATAGTAAATCTATCAGAGAAATATAGAATAGTATCAGGAAAGAATAATATAGAGATTAATAATTATAAAATTCTTTTCCCTGAAATCGTTCCTTACGATAAACAACATTTTAGTAGATATAATATTCTTAATCTTAATTCAAATAGAAAAACAAAAAGATTAAAATTAGATAATTCTCCTAATTGTGTTAAGTTTTTCAATACTCAAGGTTATGATACAAAATCAATATTTAAAGTTATTGATACTAAAACAGAAGAGCCAGTAAATCTAAAAGAAATAAGTTATCAAGATTATACTATAATAAAGTTGATTCTTCTAAGAAATAAGAATTATATGAGATTTGTATTTTCTATTTTCTTAGAATTACTTGGAGCTTGTAAAGTATTTAAGGATTCAGTATTTCTTAAGAACAGTATTAATTTAAATTCTGAAAAAGAACCAATAATTAATATCTCTTGGCTCCCTGAAAAAAATGAAACATTATCTAATAACATAATTAATATATCTATTTTATGACAACAACATCAACAAAATTTAAAGTACAAGGGGTAGGGTTAGATACTTCAAATATGACCATTAAACCGTGGGTAGATTCTGAAGATGAATACTCTTTTGATTATTTTCATACATCTATCTCAGCTAATAATGATTTTTTGATTTCTGAATTTATAAAGAGTTTTCCAGGAGGTAACTTAATCACTTCTATTGATTTTTTAGATAATCCTGAAAGAGCACTCCTTGGACATCTTCTTGAACTTGGAAGAAAGAAAGTAGACTTGTTATTGATAGATTCTGAAGTAATTCTTAAAAACCTAGGAACTGTTAAGGAAACTATTAAACAGCTTAGAGAATATAAAATAATTGAGGAGTTTGGAGTAAAAAATCCTAAGACCGCCGAAGATCTCAAAGCCATGGAAGAAGCTATTGAAGAGAAAATTAAATTCGTCTCTCTTGATTTATGTCCTTTGAATTTTAATTATGATATTGTTAATTACTGTAAGGAAAATGCAATAGATTTACTTGGCTTTAATCCTCTCGGCGGATATATTAACTCAGCATCTGTAATCTCTAGCTTTACTATTCCTTATCTTCTTGGTTTTGCTGGAAATTATTGTTCTGTTATATTCTTATCTGGACGTGATTTGATTTTATCTAAAGAATCAATGTTATATATAAAAGATAATATAATTGGATCTGAATGTTCAAGTAAATTTTCCTTAAAAAAGAATGTGTCTAGACTTCATAAACCACTTAAGAAAGTTGTAGATACTTCGTTGATATTTAATAAGAATCTAGTTTTAAGTGTAGATTCTCCTGAGTATTTATTTCCTTTAGAAGATATTAATATAAATCTAGGTTCTCCAGTAAATATTGTTGATGGAGTTGATCCGAAATTAAGAACGGAATTAGAAATGTTTGTGGATGATCTTTTGGAGGTTACAGAATTTCCGAAAGATGCTACTCTTCAATCTAAATATGCTATAGTAAGGTATCAAGTTTTATCAGCTCTTCGAATGAAATTTCCAGAAACTGATGGATGGAATATTCATATAGTAAATACGGGAAAACTAATCTCTGGAATTTTAGTGCATAGAGTAATCGAAGAAAAAAAGAAAAGATTCTTTAAAAAGAAAAATTCTCAAAAAACTGAATCTAAACATTTTCTTTGTGCACTTCCTAAAATTGATCTTCCAGTATTTATAGAAGAGCCCGATGATAAAAACACAGTCCTTGAGAACTCAAACCCTAATAATTGAGAAAATCCGGAGTTAGTTGTGTACCCCGGAAAATAAAATAGAAAACATTAATAAATAAAAATTATGAGAGTTTATAACGGAACAAAATCACAAATTAATTTACCTTTATCAGGTACTCAACGAATTACTATCCCAGCACATTCTGTTTCTGGTGATATTATGCCTAGTAATGAATTTCTAAGTTTACTAGTAAGTTCTTATGATTACAATGAACTAGCATTAATTGTATCAGGACCATTTGAAATAAATATGTGTGCAGGAGTATCAGGATCAGTAGGTTTTGTAGTTCAATCCCTTGATGAAGCTATTGAACGTTTTGCACCAAAAGAATGTCCGAAGTGTAATCAAGATCCTTGTGTTTGTAATAAGGAAAAAGAAAAAGAACCGCAGCCAGTAGATAAAAAACCGGCAGCAACTCCAACAAAACCGGCTGAAAAAGAGAAAGAAAAATCAGTACCTGAAACTAAAGAGGAAAAAAATAAATAAAGTATTATAAACTATTGGAATCTCATAGAATTTTATCTAAGGGATTCCATTTTTATTTCAAGAGTATAAATATCATGGAAGATAAAAGTTTTATCTTTAAATTTGATAACAATGAAATTAATTTTTCATTAAGAGGAGATGGTAAGGGAACAATGATTAATGCAACTGAAATGGCTAAACCTTTTGGGAAGCTATTTGCTGATTGGTATAGACAGAAATCTACAAAAGAATTTCTGAAAGCATTAGAAAGCGTTATGGGAATTCCCATAACGGATTTAATTGTAAAAATTCAAGGAGGTGTGCCAAAATTTCAGGGAACTTGGCTACATGAAAACGTAGCCCTAGAATTCGCTAGATGGTTAAATCCTATGTTCTCTATTTGGTGTAATGATAGAATAAAGGAAATAATGATTAATGGATATTCTATTATTGATCAATCTAGAGAATCGTTTGAAAGAGCTTATATGGATATTCAACAAAAATTAATTGAATCTAATAACGAAAATATTTACCTTAAGAATATATTAGATTCCCAAAAGGATTTAGTAACCTTTGCAAATCTGGTTCTTTCTACCTCAGAAAGTCTATATACTATGACTGAAATTACGAAAGGATTAAATTTATGTAAGTTTAGCAAAGATATTTATAGTATTCTAGAAGCAAAGAATATTATATATCATCAAGGTAATAAATGGTTCCTAAGATCTCCTTACGATACTCTTGGATTAACAAAAGATGTAATGATTGTTGGGAAGGATGGAAAACCTCACAATCAAAGAAGATGGACTGAGAAAGGAAAGTATTTTATCATGTCAGTTTCATTATAAAAATTATGGTAGACTATAAAGAAGTAAAATTAAAAGATGGACGTGTATTAGTGTTTTGTAACTTCGAAGAACTTCTTAAAGATTTTTATGGAGTATCTAGTATGGAAGAAGTAGAACCTCATGCAAATTCAACAGGACACTATATTATTCATTGTCCATTTTGTAGAGATTCTGGACATACAAAACATAAATTATATATAAAAACTGACTTAACTGTTGGTACTTGTTTTGTATGTAATCGAGCCTATATACATGTGTCTGATGAAGTTGATACATCATTTAAAGTACCTGATTTTATGTCATTGTATTATGGATATTCAGGTCATCCAAATGTAGTTAAACTTACAGAAGATCCTATATGGACATTAGATAAATACTGGAATGAATTTGATAATTTTGATCAAAGAGGCTATGATTATCTAATGAGTAGACATCCTTTTATGAACGACATCTATAAACTCCTAGACTTTAAATTTGTTGATGGAAATGTAGTAATGCCATTTAAATATCATGGGGAAGTATTTTATTACCAGATTAGATTTTCTGGAAAGACAAAAATTAGATATCTTTTCCCACAAATATCAGCAAAGCCTCCTTATGTAATAGATCATGGTCAAGGTCTAAGAAAAATAATAGTAGTGGAAGGGGTATATGATGCTATAGCTGCTTTAATTATGGCACCTGATTATATACCTTTTGCAGTTTTGGGAAGTTCTATATCAGATTATCAATTAGATTTTCTTAGTGAGTACGTTCCAGAAAAAATCTTATGTTACTTAGATGATACTGAAAAATCTATGGGTGTAGCTAAAAAAATAAGAAAAAGAATAGATTATTGCCCTATTAATATCATAAAATCTAATGGAGAAGATCCAGAAGAATGTATGAAACGAAAACTTAGGGCTGGAAATAATTTACAATGGATTAAATAAAATGATAACAGCATCGATAGATAATACTATAAATAAAATAGTAATAAAAACTGATGACCCTAGTGTAAAATGTCTTTTAGAATTTAAAAGAAAAGTAACTAAGTATTCCCCTTGGTTGAAATCTTGGAATACAACTGAAGAAATAGCAAAACTTTATGATAACCCTAGATCATGCGGACCTAAGAAAGGAATATATACTTTTATCTTAGGAATGGGATGGGCAGCTTATATTGCTAATGTATTTAAACCTATCTTAAGTGATACAGATTATAATACAATTCTTAGAACAATATTTGCAGATTATTATCGAACCTATCCATTTCCAAATCTCAGAGATTATCAAAATGAAGATATGTTGCATGTGTTAAAATATAAGAGAGCGATTATTCAAACTAATACAGGATATGGTAAATAATTTTAAATCTAAATAACATGACAAAATCAAAACAGTTAAAAATAGAAGATCTTACTTCTTTGATTGAAAAAGGTTATAGATGTAAAGATCTTCTTAAAGAATTAAATGTTTCTAAAAGTACTTTATATAATTATTTAAAAAAATATAAATTAACAATTCCAAAAGAAGAATTATATTTTGATAATACAGTATTTGATAATATAGATTCTGATGAAAAAGCCTATTGGTTAGGATTTTTATATGCAGATGGATTTGTTAATAGTAAATATAATAATTCAGTAGAGTTATCATTAAAAGCTAGTGATAAAGAACATTTAGAGAAATTTAATAAATTCCTTAAAAATAAAAGATCTATAACGGTAAGTAAAGCGGCTTCTATAAATAATAAAGAGTATTTTAGATGTAGATGTATAATAACCGACAAACATTTTCACAATAGATTAATTGAATTAGGTTGTGTACCTAATAAGTCGTTAATATTAGTATTCCCATCATTAAAAATATTTTCTAATAATGATTTAGTATATTCATTTATTAGGGGATATATAGATGGAGACGGAAGTATTACGAATACTAGTAGAAATAAATTAAGGATAGATATTTTAGGAACAAAAGAATTTCTATCTAAAATTCAGGATATTTTTAAAAATAAGTTTGGAAAATTATTATCAACGAGATCATCTAAGAAAGGAATTAATAATTATCAAATAGTTAGTGAATGTAGTAAAGCCGTTGGTGTAGGAAATTTATTATATAAAAATGCAACTGTTTATTTAGAGAGAAAATATAAAAAATTTGCCGAGTTAAGTAAAAATACTTAATTTTATTATAGGACAAATTCGGTGAAGGATGGGTTAAATCTAATACCGATCTACAAATATAAATTTTGTAGTGTAGAGCATAGGAGGTGAGATAATCTTCCCATGAGTGTCCTACTTCTATTAATTAGAAGAATATATATGCCGATCTTATTTAAATAAAATAAGAATTATAAGATAAAAAACTTATGAGATAACAAAATGAAAACTGAAACTATAGCAACTCTTATAAACTATGCACATAATGAACTTGGAAAAAAAGTATTAGTTATAACTCCAGGAAAAAAAGCGAAAGATGAAATTGTAAAAAGATACGAGTCTAGATTTGGTGGTAAATTACCTACATCAATAGATGGAGATCTTGGATGTATAATTACTTCAGGATTTCTAAATCAAAAGAAAATAAAAGATCCAGACCTATGTATTTTAGAGGAAGAGAAACTTAAGAAATTCGATTGGATTCTAGTAGATGAAGTAGAGTATACTATTAATCCTTCTGGTGAATGGATATATGATAGACTAGTGAATGCTGAAGTTATGTATGGATTTTCTGGAACTGCAGATCGAGATTCAGGAGTTATGATCACATTTGCACAGGGAATTACGGAAACAGTAGTAAGAAACAAGGATTTAATTAAATATTTCGGACCAGCATTAGTTTATAGAATGCCTACTAGTCTGAAAATAAATAGTATCCATATAAATACTATCGCTTTAAATAATATTAAATTTACAGAAGAGGATTTTAATGAGGATAATAATGTCTATAATACAATAATGTCAAAAATTTGGGTTGATCCTGGAGTATGTGAATTGATTGTAAAGATAGCAAAAAAATATCCTAAATTATATATCCCAATAAATAATTTAAATAATATTATTTCAACTTGGATAGATAACTTTTTTATTGGAGTATTTAGAGTGCTCTTAATTTGCGGCGAAGGATATATTTATTATGACTTGTCTGGAAATAAAACAAACCTAGATCTTCAACAATCATGCGAATATATTAAAAATGGAATGGTAGATATAATTCCTAGTACCGCCGCAGGATTTAGAGCACTAGACCTTCCTGGATTAGAAAATATATTACTAGTTTCTAATATCAACGCTGGATCGGTTCTTCAACAACTAGGACGAACAGCAAGAGGAACTAATATGAACGTTCTTGCACTAAAACCTAAAATACCGAAAAGAATCCCGGTATATACAAAAGGATTCGAACAAAGAGATGAACTATTACATAACTACTATAAGTATTGTGATATTCAAGATATAGTTATTAATGAAGAAAATCTTTAAAAATATAGTATGGATAATGGTAGTGTATTTGATTTGATTTTTAGCTGTTTTAATCAATATTTATTTCAGGATGCTAAAAATAATATATTAGATCTTCAATATTATTTTCAGACTAATCCACAAACAGCCGGAAATGGTATGGTCTCTCAACTCGTGGATGCTATAAAGACTTATCCTCTAGAAAATATAGATGAGCCTTTATTTAGGAGTATCTTATTTAGATCTCAGAAAACTCCACAAGAGACTCAAGAGGTGATGAATGAAATTATAAAATGGAAAAAATATACAAAAAGTCAAATTGAACCAGCCAGAAAGATTTTAACTGATGTAATATATTCAGTTAATCTTCAAAAAGCAAACAGACTCTATTCTCAAAATCCAGAAGAATATGTTAAGTTTGTGAAAAATATAAATGTTAAAACTACTGCTGATCTAGATAATTTTAGTGAGATTGGATTTACACAAATAGATATTAATTCAATCATCGCTGAACAGGCAGAAGGTGGTGTACCTAGTAAATTTGAATGGATAAATAATTGCTTTTCATGCGGAGCTTATGAATTTGGACAACTCGGACTTATCGCAATGCCTCCAGGAGTTGGAAAGTCTCTTTTATCCATGCAGGAGGCATTGAACATGAGTTTACAAGGTTATAAAGTACATTATTTAGCTCTTGGAGATCTTAAAATGAAAGACTTTAAACGAATGAAGCATAGATATAAGAATCTATGAAAATTCTATTAAAATGCTAGAACTATTAGAATAAAATAGAATTAGCATCTCTATCTTTTATCTAAGAGATAGAGTTCAACGACTAAATATAGAACTATAAAAATATAGATGATATAGTCTAATAGTTTAATGAAAATTAAATTTATAATGATTATCAGATTAGGAGCTCAATTTACAGGATTGTCATTTAATGAAGTATCTCAAAACATAGGACCTATATACAATAGTATGTGTCAAATGATTGGAGATAATCTTAGTATAACTATACTACCAGCTGGAAAAATTTCAGTAGATGAATATATAGAATTCATGAAAACCAAAGATTATAAAATCCTGTTTATCGATTAATTGCTTAGTCGCTTAAATAATAAAATTTAAGAAAATTATACTAAAATGCTGGAAAATGTAAGACATAAATCAGCATCAAGGAATATTAGTTACTTGTTCAACGACTAAATGTATAACTATGAAAAATAGATGATATAGTCTAATAATTTAATACCATATTAAATTTAGTAATGTATGATGCGGGATTTAAAAACGCTCACGGTGGAGAGGATGGATCTATGTATAAATCTTTCGGAGATATTTATGATAAGCTTACAGAGTTAACTGCAATGGGAAAGTTAGTATTTATATTGTCTCAGTTAAAAATTGGAGCATATAGTCAAGAAGTATTAGATATGTCTTATATAGCTGGGTCTAGCCATAAGGTTGATGTGGTAGATTTTATTATAACACGCTCTAAGGGCGGTGAGAAACCCAACCCTAACAACCTAGGAATATCAACAATTACGAAAAATCGACGTGGAGAAACAAATATAATTGATTATAATATAAGACTTCAGAATGGTAGATTTAGAAGTTTACCAAAGAAAGTATATGACGATATAAGAATGATTCAAGAGAAAAGATGTTTTTCTGAGGCAGATATAGATTTAATGATTAATAACTATAATATTCAATATAATCAAGCTCAACAGAGTATATACAAACATGGAAGTGGGCTACAACAAGGAAACAATATTAATATACGACAGACTGTTTCTGGACCAACTCCATTTAATAGACCTTAAAGTGAATTTTTGCGTTTTAAGGAAGATTAAAACCTAATATATGAAGAACATTAGAAAAATTTATAAATAAAATTATAAATTAATCTAGTGTTCTTTTTATTTAGATTTCATAAGAATAGGGAAAAAGTAAGATTAGTAAAGGTTGCAAACTTTATTGACCTGAAATTTCCCTTTAGTAAAATTTTTATGAGGTTTATAATTATTTTAAATATTTTTTAATTATGAAATCTAAACCAATAGAAGGTATAAAATCTACCGAAAATCCAGGGATGAAGTATAGTAGTTACCTAGATGAAAAAGATTTTAATGAGATGATTCTAGATGGGAGAACTGAAGAGGAATATCTAGAAGATTACTGTAAATTAATAGATCAAGCCCTTCAGAGAGGATTAAAACGAGGAAAAATCGAATTTTATACAGAGAAACATCATATTTTACCTAGGTGTATGTCAGGTGAAGATGAGAACTATAATTACGTACTTCTTTCTGCTTTAGAACATATAATAGCACACGTTTTATTATATAGAATTCAATCAGATAATAATAAAATATTATCTGCTCTATTTTGTATGATTAATGTAAATTCAGTATATACATCCGAGCGAAAATTAGTAATAGAGAAATATAATATTACCCTTTCTGCTGAGTTAAGAGAAAAATATATACGTTCTATCTCATATCCTGTTGTTTGTCATGATTTAAATAATAAAGTTTATAGAGTATATAGTAGTATTTCAGAAACTGAAATGGATGGTTTTAATCACACTTCTGTTAGTAGTACTGTAAAAGGAGATTACAATACTTCTAGAGGATATAAATTTTCTTTATTAGAAGATTTTAAAATTAATTATCCAGAAAAATTAAATGAATTTTATTCATTAAAAGATCTACCAAAATTAAATTTAACACCTTTAGAATATAATGATTCCGGAACAAAGATAGTATGTTTTGATAAAAACTTCAATGTTTGTAAAATATATAATACAATATCCTCTATTAAAATAGATGGATTTAATCCAGAGTATCTTAGAAGGAGTATAGAGAATAAAACATTATATGGAGAATATTACTGGATGTATTACAACGATGCTATTAATTTATATTCGAATAGTATTCAAAAATTTTATGAAAAAGGAGCAATTTCTAATATAATAAAATATATTCCTAGAGAAACTAAGAGAAGTAAAAAGATTATTTGTCATGATAAAGACTATTTAATATATAAAATCTATGATTCAGTAAAAGATGTTATAAAAGATGGATTTTCTGAATCTTCAGTATCTGCTGCAGTAAATCGTAATAAAACAAGGACATCTTATTCTGCTATAGGTAAATACTTTGATTATTATTGGACTAGCCTAGATGAATGGGAATATCCAGATAAATTAGATGAATACTATCTTAATAAAGAAACAAATAATTTACCAAAGTTAGTTGTTAAGTTATTTAGAAATGAAATAATAAGAACTAATCGGAATCATGAGATTATAAAAATATATAAAAGTATTGGAAATGTTAGAGAAGATGGGTTATTTCACCAGAATGTATGGAGAATCTTAAATAAAGATAAAAAATTAAATACTGAATCCTTATATAATAATTCATATTGGTTTAAATTTTCAGACTTTAAAGAAAAATATCCTGATAAACTTGAAGAATATTACAAACAACAAGAGCAAAAATAAATTTCATTTCTTCTATTAACTCCAATTGGTTAATAGGCAATAAATTTAATAAATTCATAATAAAATTAATCCCAACCTCCTGTAGTGATTATAGTGGGTTGGGCTCTTTTTTCTCCTCCAAATCAATAAAAAGGGTGATTTCTAAGGGTGATTTTCTTATATATGAGTAAAAATTTAAAATAAAATTAATAAAAATGAAAGTAATTCAATCTAAAGTATTGGTCATAGTAGATAAAAAAGATACTATGACTCAAAAGATAGGAAATTTTGTTGTTCCTGCGAGTGAATGTGAAAAAGCTGAGGTTATTGGAGTAGGTGAAGAAGTTAGCGAGGGAGTATTAAAACCTGGTGATACTATCTTGATTTATCCAAACACAGGAAAATCATTTACTCAAGATGGAACAGAATATCGTGTTATAACTTTAAATGAAATTATTGTAGTACTTTAATTAAAACGAAACATGTCAGAAGGAAAAATTATTAATCACGGCTTTGAAACTCAGGCCGAAATTATTGAAGGTGTAAAAAAATCAGTAGAGGCAATTAAGAAAACACTTGGCCCGTCAGGTAAAGCCGTGTGTATTTCAGGATTTACAGGTCCAGAGGTGTCAAGAGATGGAGCTACTGTTGCTAAGTCGATTTCATTTAAGAATCAACTTCAGAATACAGGAGCTATCTTTGTAAAAAATGCTGCCGCTCAAACAGAAAGATTAGCAGGTGACGGTACAAGTTCAACTTCACTATTAATCAAAGAAATGTGTGAAAAAGGACAAAAAGCATTACGAACTGGAGCTAATGTAAATGAGGTGAAATCTGGTATGCTTAAGGCCGGAAAATGGATGGCTGAGTATATCAAAAATAATTCAATTCCAGTAAATGATGATATGGAAAAGATCAGAAAGGTGGCAACTATTTCAGCCAATAATGATCCGGCCATTGGAAATCTGGTAGTTGAATGTATGGAGAAAGTTGGAATGCTTGGTATTATTACAGCTGATTTCTCTAGTGGTCTTGAAACTACTATTGATGTAACTACTGGAATGAAACTCGATCGTGGTTGGGCTTCTCCACAGTATGTTACAAATCCTACTGATGGAACTTGTGTAATGGAAGATCCTTATGTAATTGTAGTAGGAGAAAGATTATCTAGTGTACAGCAAATTCTTCCGTTAATGGAACAGCTTGTACCTACTGGACGCCCATTCTTATTTATAGTAGATGATATTGATGAAGTAGTAAATACAACTCTTGTTATGAATACTCTTCAAGGTGCAATTAGATGTTGTGTTGTAAAAGGTATTGATTTCGGAGATTCAAGGAAAAATATTATGGCAGATATTTCAATTTTAACTGGCGGTAAATATATTTCTCCTGAGAACGGATTATCAGTCACACAAGCAACAAAAGAGGATCTTGGAGTAGCTAAGAAAGTTGTAATTTCTAGAGATTCATGTATTATCTATGAAGGTGGTGGTGATTCTAAAGAGATTGCTGAAAGGGTAGAAATTCTTAGCACCAAACTTACAGATCCTGGAATATCAGATTATGATAAAACTAAATTTGCGAAACGAGTAGCAAATCTTAGTGGAGGTATTGCAGTAGTGAGAGCTGGAGGAGCTTCTGAAACTGAAAAACAGAACCTTAAACAAACTATTGAAGATTCTATTCTAGCATCTAAAAGTGCTATTGCTGAAGGATGTTCTTTAGGAAGTGGTTATATCTATTACAAAGGATCATTAGAAGTGAAGAAAGATAAGACATTCTGGAAATCTTTAGTTGGAGATGAAGTAGAGGGTGCAGAAATTGTATTCTCAAGTCTTCCAGTAATTCTTAAAACAATTGCAGACAATTCAGGAGTTTCTGGAGAAGTAGTTCTAGAAAAGGTTAAATCATCTAAACCAGGAATTGGATATAATGCTAAGACTCGAAAGTATGGTAATTTACTTGAGGAGGGGATCTTAGATAGTTCTAAATCTCTTCGAGTAGCTCTTGAAAATTCTATTTCAGCAGCGTCAATGATTCTCTTAATTGATTGTACAATCATTGATGATAATATTTCCGAAACTAAAATAGAAGGTTAATAAATAATAATATACTACACCTCATCCTGGTTTTGATATTTTATCCCAGGGTGGGGTTTCATTATTTTATGACAAAGATAATAATTAGTAATACCAATTCAGTTTCAATTGGATTTAGTGACGAATGGTTATATATGTCTTTAGCAGATGGTAGATATCAAGGTTATATATCTAGATTAGCATATCTTTATCGAGAAAAATATAGATCAGATACCTCAAAACTTCCAAATTTTGAGAAAATTTTAAAATTAATTAATTCTCAGGATTCTTTAAGAGGTTATAGGTTTGAAGCTAAAAGAGAGAAATTATTTTATACGATTACTCATGGAGATAATTATAAAAGGATTGGAGTGGAATTTGTTAATAAATTTTTAAAAAGTGATTTATACAATTTCAATGGAATTTCTTCTGAATCTGAGATATATTACTATAGAACAATTCAAGGAGCTTATGAATTAACCGACAAAATTTCTATAAATTTTCCTGATTTTATAGAAAATATATTATCAAAAACAAAAGATGATATGATCGATCGTTTTGGAATAAGTTATATTATAAATTACATGCTTAATACGCAGCCGAGAAAGCTTGATTTTCTAATTAATGAGGTTAAATAAAATAAAAAAAATTATGAAAAAAGAAGATGATAACGACTTTCCTCTCTATGATGGGGAGGAAGGAAATATTAATTTTGATGAACAAGAAGATGATTTCGATTTTGAGCCGGAAGATTTACCAGATTGTCCTCTTACTGATTTAGTTATTAGTAATATGATGATGTCTAAACCTTTCGGAATACACTGGGATTATGATAAAATGAAAGAATTTTTAGTAAAACTTGGATATAAGATAATTACTAGATATTCTGATCGTCGAGAAGTTGAATATGAAGTTGCAATAAAACCTAATTCATCTTTTATACCAGAAGATGACTTTAGTAATATTAAAGAAATGTTTGACTCAGAAGTCCAAGATATAATGATTGGATGGCTATTAAAAAATAAATAAACTTATGTGTGTTACAAATAATATTACAGAAAAATCATTAGAAAAATGGAAAGACCTTATTCTTGCATGTAAAAACTATTATATTGATTCAGTACCTACCGGAATGGATGATGCTGTATATGATATGTTAGAAGCTAGAGCAGCGCAAGAAGATGGATTTTTTGTCAGAGATTATGTTTATCAAACATACTTAAAAGGAACTAAGACAAAAAATTCTTATATAGAAAAAATTAAAAAGAAAAAAGTTGAAGAAAAAACTATGTTAAGTGCTCTTTCAGAGTTTATGAATGAAAACTCTGGAAAATACTGTGATCTAAAGTATGATGGATCTAGTATAGCAATTTATTTAGATTCTTCAACTGGTATTCCAAAAAGAATAGTTACAGTCGGAAATTTAAATTTGGATAACTATGGGGTAGATCAAACTTGGAAATTAATAAACTTCCTTCCAAAAAGATTTCCGAAAGGTATAGTAGCAATTCAGGCAGAGGCATTAGTTGACATTAATCGACTTTCTGATACTGATCCTGAAACTGCTAGACAAAGAGCCAATGGACTAATAAATTCTAAGTATTGTGAATCTGAGGTAAATAATTTATTAACTCTTAGAGCTTATAGATATTATACTGATGATTCAATAGAAGGACAAATACTAAGAAAAACAGACTATCGTGAAGTTTTAAAAATGTTTGAAACTGTATGTTCAAAAACTGATGGACATATCTTATTTTCCCCTGCCGATGTATGGACTATAGAAGAACTTATGAGCGCCGGAAATAAAGAATATACAGAAACAGATAAAACAGTTACTTCAACTGGTTACTTCTTAAATGATGGTTGGGTAGTATATGATGAATTTGGAATATGTCTCGGCGCCTTAAAATTTGCTGGTGCTGGATCAGGAACTGAAGCTTTAAAAACTACAGTAAGAGGTATACAATGGAATTCTCAAGTAGCTAAAGGAAAAGATTCTTGGTCAGCTAATATTCTAATCGATCCAATTCAAGTAAAAGGATGTACAGTAAGAAAACCAAGTGCTGGAAGTGTGGGAAAAATGGTAAAAAAGAAAATTACCCCTGGAGCAATAGTAAGTATTATTATGGCTAATTCAACTATTCCAATGGTAGGGGATTCTTTTACTGAAGGTAATGGAGATTTTATGTGGCCAACTTGTAGCTGTGGTTATAATATGTCAGAAAAAGATGTTTATGGAAGTCTTTTGAAATGTGGAAATCCTATGTGTACTGAAAGACTAGATCGAATGAATAATTATATAGGATCTCTTAGTAATATTAAACAACAACTAGATCTTAATAAATTACTTGTTATAGATCGATTTAAGTGGGAAAGTACTGGGATTAATATAGATCAATTGTTGGGAAGTGTTGAAAGAAATGATCCTAATAGTTACTATAATCAATTAAGATCTTACCTTAAAACAGATTTACAAGTGAGAAATTTAGATTTAGTTTGGAAAGCAAGTTATACAATCTTAAGAAGTTATTATGAAAAGTCTATTGGAATTTAAACAAGAAGCAATAATTGTAGAAAAACCAAAAGAAGAATGGAATAGACTTTATCTTGAACTCTTAGACTTAATAAAATCTTGGGGCTTGGAAGATAAAGTTAACTCTTTTAAGTATGAATGGAAAGGATCAGGAAACTCATTTAATAAATTATTCGAATTATCTTTTCTTCGAGAATTAATATTTTACGTACTCGATATAGATTGGAGAGATCCAATTTGGGGAGATATATTTGATATTGAAAGGATAAGTAGTACTCCTAAATCCTATCACGGTTCAGGAAATGATATTACTATTGAAACTTACCTATTTCAACTTGAAGATAAATCAAAGGTATTAAATAGTCTTAATGGAAATTGGGTATTTGATCATTATAAAGAAGTGAAAGATTTTATGGATCAATATAATGATAAATATTTAAAACTGTTTGAAATTAAGAGATTATTTCCATTAGAAGTAGAGATAGAAAATGTTTGATTTAGAGCAAAGAAAAAATTATATAAAAACAAGAAATGATACAGATTATACTGATACAGTGAAAGCAGTATATAAAATCTTAGTATCTAAATATTCCTACCGAGCAAGAATTTCAGATATTTTTCAACTCCTTAAGGATGCATTTGGAATTAATGAATTTATTATTCTTGATTATCAGCAAATGAATAATGCACCCTTCGAATCTTGGTTAGTTGATCAGTATATATCTTGGAAAAATGGTAAGGAGATAGATTTTATAGAAATATATAAAGCTATCTTAACTATTGGAGATTTTACTACATCTGAAAAAGAATTGTTTGAGTCAGGTCTGATTGAAGAGCGTTTATGGGCTATTTTCTTATTAGTTGATAGCCCCGAATTAAATATTATATAAAATAACATTAAAATGATTGAAGTAAATTTGTATTCTATTCCGGCCCAAGAAATGAATTCTATGGTAGGCCGTTGTGTTGCTCGTAGCCGTTTTGATAAAGAAGGTATGGGCGTAAGTGTTATGGAATTTGTTAAGGGTTTTTTAAAGAATAATTTAGCAAATTTCGAAAATAGTATTGGTAACGCTGAATTAGTAAGCTTTATTAATTCAGAAACTACAATGAGTACTAAGGATTTTTCTTGCATTAATTATTGGTTAGCTCAAGTTGGTTATCTTGTTCAGATTCAAAATGTAGCTGATGATGAAGAAAATGCAACCGGTATCCCGACAGGTGATGTAGTAGAGTGGAATGTAATCGATTACAACTTTATGCAATATGATTACCCAACTGCAACTAAAATTATTCCTGGTGAAGGTCTTGAAATTCCAGCTATCCTTAGGCAGATTGTAGAACAGTCTGGTTTGTTTGATCCTAATAAATTAAGTGGTGTTAAAAATCCATTTACATTATTGTTAAATAATATGGATAAAATTAAGAATACTACTGGATCTGTATCACCAGCTATTACTACTCAGATCTATAATCTTTTAGATCAGATGGGTATTAAAGTATTTTGTGCAACTTCTGAAGATTAATTACAATGACTACTCTACAAAATGATATTCTAGAAATATATAATTCCTTAGTAGAGTTTTCTGATAATACAGTAAAAACAAACTTTCCGATTCCAATTAAAGTAAGATATGAAAAAGAAACTAGATTACTTATATTTGAACAGAAAGGAAAAACGGTATATCTAGGTCTCCCAGTTTATTATTGTTTAGCACTGGAGGACTTAGAAAAACCGACTTATCTATTACCAGAAGATTATGATTATCTAATGTCAACTCTTCAATCTTTAATAGCATCTGGAGAATTGATAAAACCTAGAACTTGTCTTGGCCCTGAAAACTATGGATTTAATGTTTATTCAACTAATATTAACGAAATGTATAAAGGACCTGATGTAATTGGACAAGTAAAGTTTATTTCTGGAACATCTTGGTTATTTAAGTTTAGAACAAGAAAAAAGTATAAATTATGAATTTTAACGGAACGATTATTATCACAGATCCCTGCTATATTGCAGAAAATAAGGATTGGGGAAACGGATTTAATTATAATAATATGACTATCTCGGAAGAAGTAGGATTCTCTGATAATTATATTTGGGAAGATACTGGAGTTGGAGATGGAAGATGGAAAGTATCAAAACTAAAAAATATTCTTGGCTTACTTGAGCTTGAAAAATTCATAGATGATATTGAAGAAGCTTACTATAATCTTTACGATAATCCTTCAATTGAAAATCAGATTAATCTTGAAAAATTAGTTAATCAGAGGGAAACTATTGGAAGATATTGTGTAGATTCTGGGACTTTTGGAGTATTTTATCTTGACGAAGTTTTAAAATATAAGCCAGATTTTTTAGTAGAACATGGAGATTGGTGTTATACAATTATTAAAGACTTTATTGGGGATGTAAATGTATATACTGATTCTCGTGAACAAAAACATTTTTTAGGTATAGGTAATAAAACATTTTATAGTAATACAGTATCATGGTTGTAAAAATTATTAATAAATCAAAATTTCCACTTCCAAGTTATGCAAAGCCTGGAGATTCTGGAATGGACCTTAGAAATATCGGTGAAGAATTTACATTAAAACCGTTAGAAAGAAAATTAGTTCCTACAGGCATATATGTTCAACTTCCCCCTAGAACTGAAATCCAAGTTAGAGCTAGATCTGGAGAAGCCTTTAAAAAAGGATTAGGAGTTTTAAATGGACCAGCCACTATAGATTCAAACTATAGAGGAGAAATTGGAGTAATTTTAGTTAATCTTAGTCCTGTAGAGGTAACTGTAGAACATGGAGAAAGAATTGCTCAGATGGTTTGTGCAGAAGTAACTCATATGGAATTAGAGGAAGTTAGTAAACTTGATGAAACAGAACGAGGAGGATCAGGTTATGGCAGTTCCGGAATACAATAACGATATAAAACGACTTCTTGGATTAAAAGGAAATACTAGATTAGAAATTCAAAATCAATTAACCCAACGAATCTTAGAATATGATTATATAGATAAAACTCCAGGAATAGGATTGAGATTTTTAGAAACAAAGAAAAGAAATCGAGAGGCTGGTGAATGGATTTATTATAATATTCTATTCGAAGCTAGAAAATATCAAGATACTCCTGAATATTTAGCACATATTCTAGGATCACTATCAAAAGTAGTAAAGACCTGGGGAGATTATTCTAATATTGATGTAGTTGGAATTCAAGAAGTTGATTGTGAAGAAGCAGATTATTATTATATACTAATTTATATTTTAAGTGATGGAAAAGACAAAGAAAAACTCGAATCCGATGGAGAGTGAAAAAATGTCGGAAAAAGATTATGAACTTCTAGAAAAAAGAAGAGTATGGGGATGGGAAAATGCAATGTCTGTAGCAAATGATTTATGGGCTAGTATTCATAGTTCATTACTTGCTGGAGATCTAGTATTTGCTTATAAAGATACTACAGGAGAGTCAGGATTAACTCAAATTGTTATAGTAGCACTTAATCAACCAACAGAACACTTTTCAGTTGGTATGGTTACATCTGGATATACTGCACTTCTCCCACATGTACCATTTGATTACCTAACTAATACTGTTCTAGGAGATCTTAAAAAGTATAAAGTTGATAAGAATATAATAAAGGCTTACGAACAAATTTTAGAAAATTATAAAAGATGAGCAATTTGAGAATTTTAAGTGTTGATGTTGGTTTCTCTGCTATTAAGTGTTCTTTTAAGGATTCCAACGGTTTAATAAAATTTGAAAAGTTTATTAGTGCAACAGCAAAACTCCCTGAAAAACCACTTGAAAGTGATGATGATATGGTATTTCCATTAGGAGGGGATTATTATGTATTAGGACCTGCAGCATTAAAAGTACCTAGATCTTATTTACTTAAACTCGAAACTTTTGAAGATTTAAAAGCAGTTTATGCCCCATGGTTGTCATATTTAATAAAAAAATATGGCGGAGATGAAGGAATAAATGCATTTGATAAATTAGCTATTGGTTTATCAATGGCTTTTAATACCAATGATAACGTAGATGAATTATTAGATTATTTATATGAAACATTAAATATAAATAAAGAAGATTATATATATTGTTTTTGCCAAGGCTTATCATGTAAATATACCTATAATGAATATGGGTTAAATGTTCGTGAAGCTTCTAGACGTAATGATGTTAAGTTAAGAAATGCATTAATACTTGATGGAGGATTTGAAACTTTAGATTTCTGTAGTATTATCAACGGTACTTCTTCAGCAGGTGCTGCTGTAGGAGTAAAAGATTCTGGCGTAATTAGAATAGTTTACGATCTCGTTGATTATCTATATAAAAATTATTCGATATCAATTTCAATTAAAGAAGGCCAAGTAATTTTAGATACTGGAGTTTTAAAACGCAGAGGAAAAACAATAGATTTATCTAGACAAGTTGAAGAGTTTTCAAAAAAATATATTATCGAAGTTTTTCAATATTTAGATAAAAATTATGGAGAGGTACTTGATGCTTTAGATGATGGTATTATTGTTTTAGGAGGATTAAGTTATTTTATGAAAAAATATCTCCATGATCCTGAAGTAGAAAAAGAAGTAGATAAAATATTTAGTGTATCTGAAATAGTATATCCAGAGGAAGACTCGGAATACTATAATTGCATATCATACTTAAGATTAGCTGAAAAAGTAGCTAGTGATAATATGAAATGATAAAAATGCACTTAGAGAAAGGTTAAAACCTAATATATGAAAGAACATTAGAAAAATTTATAAAAGAAATATTTATAGATCGATCTAGTGTTCTTTTATTGTTTCATAAAAGTTATAGGGGAGATAAGTTTAATAAAGGTTGCAAACTTTATCATTCTAAATCTCTCCTTTTTATTAATAACTTTTATGATATAAATATAATTAAATAATTTTAATTAAACAAACTTTTTATGAAACATCACACAACAGAAAATCAAGATGAAGTGAATAATAGTAGCTTATACCTTGATGAAACAGGTTCAAACGGAATATCTCTTCTGAAACGAATAGAGAAATATCCAGACCTTCCAGAGAATGAATTTATCCCAATAGAGTATACTCATTCTAATGGACATACTGTAAAAAATATCTACCATATTAATAAATTAGGACAGATTAAAAACATAGAAAAAAGAATTAAGAGAGTAATAGCAGCTGATTTATTTGGTAACTTTATATGTTATGAGTCTGGAAAATATATTTCAAAAAATATACTATCTTTATCATCAATATACAGTTCAAATACTTTAATAAAATTAAAAACACCAGGAGAAAAATAATCGTTATAAAACCTGGAGATAGAGAAGGATTATTAAGTAAGATGAAAACAGTAACATACATTTTTAATGATAAAATGAAAGTTATTGGTGCATTTGTTAATATTAAACTATATAAACAGAAAGTAGAAACTAAAGTAAGTTGGGCTATTATTAATAAATATCTTAATTCAGAAAAGTTAGCACCTGATGGAAATTATTATTTCAGAGGAGATAAAGCAGTTGAATTAATATTATCTCAAGGTCATGGAAGAGCTTGGGAATTTGAACCTGAAAATAAATAAATAAATAAAAAATTGATAAACAATGAGTAAATCAAAAATAATTAAAGGACAAGCATTTATTATTGAAAATGCTTTAGTTCAAGAACAGATTTTATTAACTCCAGGACAAGCAAGTACTACTAATATTGTGGAGCTTATTAAAAATATATGGGATGACCTTAAGACAGAAGGTACATATAAAAGTAATAAAAAGAAAAACTACTTTTATTGGGAATATGAAATGACTGATACTGAAAATGAAGATTCAGTTATTAAAGTAAAAATGGAATGCCCCCAGCCAAAAGAAGGATTATTTAAAGAACCATATGATCCTGAAACAGTAGAAGGCGACTATGCTAAATATTGGGTAAAAAAACTTAAAGAATCTACTGAAAATTATGAATACAAGGCAGCAATTCAGAAAAAAGAAATAGTTTTCCCTGGCACTAGATACGTAAATCAAGAAGGTGAAGTAGTAGAAGTAGAAGGAACAAAAATCAGTAATACAGATATAGGAGATATTACTAATTTACTTGGATTGTTTTAATAGAAAATAAATTATGGAAGAGGAAATAATAGAATCAATCGACGAAGAAAAATTACCAACTATCATTAGTAATGATGAAGATGTCATAGAAGAGGTGATCCCTGAAGAAATCCCTGGAACTAGTGGCATAATCGGAGGCAATCCCTTCGGAAACATAAGAATACAGATCAATGGTCAAGATATTTTTATGTAAAATAACATAGAGAGGTTAGATACATTTTCTACCTCTCTTATTTTTATATACTTGAATTTTATATTATTAAAACTTGAAACTTACAAAACACGTAAAATTTAAGTTTTTTCTCTTATATGTGTGATGAAAAAGATGTTTAATTTAGAAACTATTTTTGTTATGTGTAAAGAAAAACCATTTAATCGCCAAGATCAAAAATATCCAGATCTCCCTGACTATGAATTTATTCCATTAGTATATCCAGGTATTAAGGATATATATGAGATTAATAAAAAATCTGAAGTTAGAAATAAATACACTAAACAACTATTAAAACAACAACAAGATGAATTTGGATATACTACAATCTCTCCACAATATATAGAAAAGCATAAAAGAAAAGCAAAATCTATTCATATAATAATGGCTACCATTTTCTATAATAATTCAGAACCAAAAATATATAATATAGTTAATCATATAGATCATAATCCAAGAAATAATAACCTATCTAACTTAGAATGGGTTACTAAAAGTGAAAATAATAGTCCAGATAGACGCTTACCAGTTCATAAAGATAAACGAATTAAATATACTGCAATGGATAAAAAGGGAAATGAATTATTTACAATAGATTCTTTAGATAGTAAAGGATATGATATACGTTACATTTCTTCGATTGCTAAAAAAAGTCAATATAGCTATAAAGGATATTATTGGAAACGACAAGAATCATTAAATAATCAAAAGTTTTTTGATCTTATAGGATTTTCTGGAAACTTAGATGACTATACTTGGTATGAACACTGGAAATATCCTCAATGGTCTGTGTGTAGTGAAGGATTTATTAAATCTATTTGATTTAATAAATTAATAGGAACACTTAATAATAAAGGATATATTATAGTTGATAGTAATAGTACTAAAGCGCATACAGTTATTATGGAATATCTCTTAAGAAGAAATTTAAAAAAGGGAGAAATAATTGATCACATTAATACAATAAAAACAGATAATAGTTTTTCTAATCTTAGAGTTACTGATCAAAAAGGAAATATGAATAATGTAAATACTCTGGAAAAATTATCAGAAAAAATAGTATTAGCAGATCTATATGGAGACTTTTTAAATTTTGGTTTTTCGAGAGATATCCAGAAACTAGTTGGAAAAGACAATATTAAAAGATCCAGAGTAGATAGGTTATTAAGTAGTAATGTAATTTCTACAAAATATATTTGTATTAAACTTGGAGACAAAGAGAAATTACATAAAAAGATGGAGAATATAATATATAAATTTTCTAAAGATAAATTAAGAGTTCTTGGAGCATATAATTCAATTACATCTGCAAAGAAGGAATCAGTTATTTCTACTAAAAGTATTAGTAAAAATTTAAATTCTGAAAAACCTGCGCCAGACGGATATTACTACATGAGAGGTCCTGAGGCAGTAAAGTTAGTACTATCGTTAGGACATGGTACTGCAGGAAATTTTAAACTTGAGGAAAAAGAGGAATCTCAGAAACCCTGAAATTCTTATATATGATAGAAAAGATTGAAAGATATTATTTATAGAATCTGGAAATCAATTTTATGGAGGAAGAAATTCTGAAATAAAATAAAAAATCTATCAAGACACAATAACAACTAAAAAGGATGTCGGGATGTTGGAATAGGTAGACAAGAAACACTTAAAATGTTTTGGGCAGAAAAATAAGACCCGTGGGGATTCGAGCTCCCCTCCCGATACTAGACATAATTATAACAGGGCCCATATCTCAGTTGGTTAGAGAAGCTGACTCATAATCAGAAGGTCGTCAGTTCAAGCCTGGCTGGGCCCACTATTTAAAGAATATTCATTAATTTGGATATTCTTTTTTTATTTCCCCAAAATCCTTATTAATGTAATAAAAACTAAAAGAAAGAAAAATTATGGAAAAAGATTACGAGAAATTATTTGCAGTAAAATATGTTTTACAAAAAAGAAGGCTTAGAAAATTTTAGAAGGAACCGTAAACATATTACTGAATTTGAAAATGTATTTTTTGAAGTTGTAAGTAAAGAACCCAGACCTATAAGAAAATATAAAATTTCAAGTAATATACAAAACTATATTCGATTTTATTCACTTAATAAAGAACGGCTATTTTCTAGCAAATTAAGAGATATAGTCAGTAAAAAGAACTTAGAAGACTTATTTAGAAATTCAGAAAAGAAAGCTAAATTTGGATTGATATATAATTCTAGTACGAAAGATAAACAGGAAACAGACTATAATGCCCACTCTATTTTTTGTATAACAAATGAATATATTATACTATATGCATTTATTGGAAAGTGTATTATGGGCAATGATAAAAAAACATTTAATTCATTAGGAAGTGTAGTAATAAAAAAGAGTGATTTATTAAATTTTTCTGAATTAAACTTAGAAGGTTGTTTATATAGCATGGATGAATTTGTTAACTCATACAAACTTTGTAAACAGTTTAATTGTTTGGATAAATTTTTTAAAAGTATTCCTTCAAAAATGATGAATGAGTTTACTTCATTAGGATGGTCAGATACATTAGAAGATTACTATAAAGAGGTAATAGATAGTCAAGAAGATTTATTATCAAATAATAAAACTATAGATGATCTTATTAAATATTTTAAAAATAATTATAATCAAACTTTATATTCGGTTGAAGCTAAGGAATCATTTAGCATAAAATACAGATTTATCTATGAATCATTTAAAAGTTTTATATTTTTGATGACTTCTGAAATAAAAACTGAAACATTTGAATCTGTGTTATCTGGAAAAGTAAAAAATCCACCTACACAATTTGAAGATCCTAATACTGGCCGAAGAAATCAAGGAGTAATTATAGTAGATAAACTATACGATACTGAAATAAATATAGATTGTCCCTTTGGTGTAAGAGGTCATTGGAGAAATCAATACTACGGAAAAGATGCGGCCGGAAATCCAATACATAAAAGAATTTTTATTGAAGCATTTGAGAAGAAAGGTTATCATAGAAAGGCAACAAAAGAATTAGTGGAAAGCAAATAAAAAATTAAGAGAGGAAATTAATCCTCTCTTTTTTAATTTTTCTGCTCTTTTTTATAAATATTCCAAAACTTTTCCACTTCAATCTCTACTTCTAAATAATCCTCTTCAGTAATAACATTAGAGAGTCTTTTATTAAGATTCTCAAGATCTGATACTTTAGAAGTATTATTTTTTGATTCATAGAATTCAAACATTACATTTAGTTTTGGTTGAAGAGCATCAATTTTCTTTTCTACTTCTTTACTAGGATAACCACCTAAAGCTCTACTTATAGCTTTTCCTGTTCCATAAAGAACTTTTCCAGCTAAATAACTAGCAATCATAGTTGCTATTACTCCTCCTGCTTTCATAAATTTTCTATATTTAAGTTTTTTATTCACATATAAGGCTTTGACATGAAAAAAGAAGGGATTTAATTATTATCCCTTCTTCTAATTTTAATCTCAAGAAATAAATCCCTCGAATTTGTAATAAACTATGTATTCCTCTTGATTTTCTCCTTTTATATAGCGAGAAATTCTAAATACAATACTTTCTAATGGTTTATATTTCATAAGAACATATTCAGTTAAGTGTCGTATTTTTTCTCCCTTTACTTTCTTTTCAAGTTCACTCAAAATCTCAAACTTTCCTGTAGTTCCTATCGAATGCTGAGTTCGGTTAAAAAACTCATTAAGATTTTCTAACTCAACTCCAACAACAATTCCTTTCTTTGGTAATTTAATTTCTGATTCCATAATATTAATATTTTGTTTATTACTACACTTATAAGGATTTGATTCGTTCTATTTCTGCCAACAATTCTTTCTCTGATGTGTAAATATACCAGGGATATCCATATTTTTCTACTAATAGTTTATCATAGCTAAAGTATAACAAAGTAATTCCTTGCTCTCTACACCATCTATTTTTCTTTATATCAGATTTTCTTTGAAATAGATATTGCTCTAATTTTCCCATTACTGGGAAATGGTATGGACCCTGAATTTCAATAGCTATGTTTAGATCTGGTATAAAAATATCAATCTTAGAATAATTTGAATATGATACTATTTCAGATTCTATAGTATAATTATTCTTTTCTAGAAATATCTTAAGATTAATTTCCCAACAAGATTTAATTCCATCTTCTTTGAAAATTAAATCCTTCATCCAATTATTTCTATAACATTTATCAGATAAACCACTAAAGTTTTTTGTAAATAATTCTCTATTATTTATATTATTAATATTTATAAAATTTTGTGCATCTATAATAGAATTAATATTATTCCAGTTATTAATCTTACCATTTATATAATTTAAGTAAATACTCCATCTATTTCTATCACATTTACTTAATAATCCTGGATATTCTTTTGAAAATTGATCATGATTTAAAATATTATTTGAATAGATAAAATTTTGAACCTTAACTATACTATCATAGTAACTCCAATCTTTCATATCTTTTTCAAATTTTATATCATGTATCCAACCACTTCTTACAGATTTCCAATATAATCCATTATATTTTTTCTTAAACTCTGTTCTACTTTTTATATTATTATTATTTATAAATACTCTTATTGAATCTATATTATCAAATTTAGATAGATCATTTCTTTTTATTATCTTAAATTTTAAATTATCTAACCAATTATTTAGTCTAGCTCTAGTATATAAAGATTGATATTTATTTTTAAAATCTATTTTACTGCTAATATTATTGGAATTTATGAATTCTTGAACTTTTTCAATACTACTATACTCTGACCATTTTGACTTTTTTGACATAGTTAATTTTATAAAAACAATTCCTCAGCAAAATTATTCTCCAAGTAGAAGAAAATATTTATTTACTGAGGAATTTTAATTTAATCTAATTCTGAATTTTCTTTTCTCATATTTTCTGTATGAAAGAAGTAATCAATTGCATTAAATGTAGTTAGATTATATCTCAATCTATCTACAGGCGTATTACTAGGTCCATAGGAAATAACAAGATCTTCGAATGATACAAAACTTTCTTCTAGAATTAATTTAATCTTAGGATCCTCGAGATATTTCCTTGCTGTTCCTGGTTGAAGTTCAGCGAGGGATATATGAGGCGTATAGGAATACTCAGAAACAACTTCATATTTTGTTCTTAATCCTTTATTAATTAATCCAAGTGTTTTGTATAATTCACTGGTTTGTTTCATTTTCAACACTATATAATCACTATCATTCTCAAAAGATCCGATCTCAAAATTATTTAAAATTCTTTCAGTATTTTCAGATCTTATATATTCAATAAAATTATCAAATTCGGGTTCTCCTAAGATAGTTTCGATATCTCCTAGAATATTCATCCTAGGGATTTCTTTTCCTTGAGCATATAATAATGTTATATGCGATTCATTTTCAATTCCAGTATCTTTAAGATCTTCTCTACTAAATATAGCAGATAAGGATACTGGAAGATAAAGCGAGCAATTTAGCATTAAACAGCTATTATTTTCCATATCAATTACCTCCCATATTTAATAGGTTATTTTTACGACGGAATTTAATCTTTAAGTCATTCAATTCCTTTTTCAGACTTGATCCACCTTGGTTAAATCCTTTATCATCTACTCAATTACGTTACTAGATTATTATTAATCTATGTTCAGACTATATCATCTAAATTATATTTCAAACTTAGTTATATATTTAGTCGTTGAGAATATCTTTTTCTTAGATATAATCTAAGGTAAGATATTTTGCTAATATATTTATTATAAATATTCTAGCATTTTAATATAATTTAAAACCGCAAATAGTTTACGGTTAATCCTAGACCTAATAAGTTATTCTATTCATCTTTAATTTTATTTAAAGTAAGACTATATTATCTAAAATAAGTATTCTTTAGTATCTACTATAGTCGTTGAACAAGCTGTTAATTATAAAACAACAGCTTGATGCTGATTTTCTACTTTGTTCCAGCAATTTAAGATATTTTCTAGTATCAGTTTGTATCGATACTAGCCTCAATAATTTAAGGAACATTTGATTATCTTCCTTCGCAGTGTCTTTTCTAGCACCGCTGATAAATTGATCCGCATTTCTAGAAAGTAATACGGCCAATTCCATCTCACCAATTTTCTGTCCTGTCTGTCTATAGCGTCCCTTTCCAAGTATAGGTTCATCTCGTTTAGCATTAATATCTACGCCATATAGACTTGATGTAACCTTATTACTATATGATGGTATATGGTATAACTCTTCAAGGGTCATGAATCCCGCCTGCAAAGGTTTATCTACTTCTCTAAACTTACCAGACATTCCAGAAACTAATTTATCATATTCTTCTGGTTCTAGATTTTCTTTTAATTCATCGAGATCTGTTAATTCAGTCTCAGGCATAAGAATTTTACTCTGACTTTCTACACCTAAATCTTCAGCCCATTGATTTACAAGTTCTGGAGTAAATTTAGTAGAGAAGCAGCCAACATTGAAATAATACATATCCTCGATTTTACTAGTATTATGACGTTCTATAATTTCTTCTACATCCATACTAGTAAAACGTCCGGGGTAATATGTTTCAAGAAGGGGCTTAATCTTCTTTTGCCCTGTTTTTGTTTTCTTATAATTATCTACAAGATCGTGCAGTTTGTGTGCTATATTTCCGAGTTGTAATTCCATAAGGACACTCGGAATTTTACGATTTATTGTGCTGTAGGGGTTCCAAAGTTAACATATACTAACACTATATGATTTAGACTATATCATCTTCGGTTTTCACATCCAAAGTTATACATTTAGTCGTTGAACATCTCGCTTTCGCTCAATGATGCTGATTGATTTACTTCTCTTTCCAGCATTTTAGTATAATTTTCCTAAATAATATTTTATTAATTTAGGTGACTTTTTATTAAATCACAACCTCTACTCGTCTTTGTTTCCCATCCTTATCTACCATTATTGGCATCATATCGTCGGGTTTCACAGCACTTACAACCATTACTATTACTAGATTATCCTAGTAAATTAGAATATAAATTTAGGTATTATTTCAACCTAGTAAGTCTTTATTCGTTATACTAATAAATTATTATATTTTATTAGCTTGGTATTAGAATTTTACTTCCTTCACCAAATTTACTTACTGATTATTTAAGATATTACTACCTTAAACGGCCTTGTAATTTGACCTTTGCCTCCATATCTAGAGGTAATTTTACTTCCGATCATTCCCACAGTTCTTTTGATGAGTCTCACGCGAACAGTATACACAATCTTATACGCTTCTGGATCCATATTAATAGGATCTAATGTATCAGCTGCAATATACTCTGGGTATTTCTCGTAGATAATTTTTCGAGATTTTGTTTTTTCATATTCATCTATAACATCCTGAGAGGTATGTGTAAATGAATAGTCAGGTGATTTTACTGATTTAGGAATTTTAGGTTTCTTCATTTCCTGTATCATTACATCAGAAACTATTGCCTCGTCTATATTATTAGGCACAACTAAATGATCCTCAATAGTATATTCGGAGAGATCATGTCCTTCTCCGAAAAGTCCTCCGAGTTTTTCTTGTAGTGCCTGATTTATAGCATCAAGACGAACAGCTTTATATAATGTCACTACTGCATCTTTTGATTTAACCTTTGTTCCAATAGGGGCGATCCACTTAATAGCACTAGTACTCTTAACATTAATCATTAAGTCAATTATACTATAAGATGCTATACGATTTGCAAATGATTCTGATATCACCAAAGCATCCTCATTTACTAAACCATAATAGGCGTGGAAAAGTACCAGAGCATTAACGCCGGCCTTATATGTTTCAGGAGTATGTCCAACTGCACCAGTTATAATATCTCCCTGTTTTACTTTTTGGCCGATTTTTACTTTAGGCTCTGTAAATACCGCCACGTCATTTATACTCTGAATCGCTGTTCTTCGTAAAATATTTGTCTCAGTTCCATCAGGCAATTCAATTATAACTTCATCATTAGTTATTTCTTTTACTTTACCCTCTGGATAACTGAACTTTTCATTTAATATATTATCTTTCAACTCTTCATTCCTTCCAGTGTCAACAAGTGCACGCTCCGCATTAATCAGAGGTATACTTTGTTTAAGCATTGATGTCAAATCTTCTATAATATACTTTTAATTATAGTTTAGAATATAAATTTAACCTTTATTTTGGTTAGTAAGTCTTTATTCGTTACACTAAAGAAATCTATTATCTTTAGCTCGGTATTAAAGCTCAGTCACTCTTTCACCGAATTTACTTACTGGTTACTTAAAATATTACTACTTTAAGCGGCACATAAATTAGTACCCATGCTTATTCTGACACTATCTGTATAATTGACAAAAGGAATTCTTCGAGTTGTGCTAGACAATCTATAATCAGGATGTAAATCGATTAGTTCCACTTCTTCGACTGGAACCATTTTTCTTTTCATCCTATATTTAACTTCTACCTGACCATCTTTATCAGGTTTTAAAGTATTAGTTTCATAATCTACATACTCACTGGCAGCTACTTTTTTATTAAGATAGTCTATATATTTTATTGTTATTTTTACGAAATTTGTATCATATACATCAAATAGTACATCATCGTCTGTAATATGACATGAAACTGTAAGTGAGTTCTGAAGATTAGTATTATTATTACCTAATTAACTTATTACTTAAATAAGTAGTAGACTATATCATTTAAATAAGATATTTAATTCTATTTTATAGTCGTTGAACATAAAATTATTTTTAACAAATAAAATGGAAATAATTTAAATTAATTTTAATTTCTTTTCTGGATTTTTAATCCATCTATAAAAACAATCTCTACTTATATTTAAATCCAATATACATTCATTTATACTGTTATATATTTTTCCAGAAGATTCATTTAAAACTTTTCTTGTTTGAGAGTAATCATTATTTATTACTTTGAATCCTGCTGAATTATTATCTAACCGTTTCTTTACAGTTCTAGGACTTAAATTTAAATCTTTTACACACTCTCTAATAGATTTATATATTTTTCCATTAGGAGCCTCAAGAATTATTCCTTTCTTATTCATCAAATTATTATTCGATTTATTTTTATCAGATATCTTTTTCTTAGTTTCATCTGACATCTTCTTTCCAGTAGATATTTTCGAAAGTATAGTTCTTGTTTCGTTAGTAATTGTTTTATTTTTTCTTTTATATTCAGTAGATTCTGAAATATATTTAGTATTTAAGTTGGGAAGAATTTCATTACTATAAAATTCCTCTAACTCACTTAAATGTTCTTTTTCAAAATCTTCATACTTCATCCAATAATATCCACAGTGAGTTTTTCTATGGTTATTACATACAGAGCTGACTGCTGTTCTACTAAACCCATCACTTTCTACATCTTTGATATTATCATATACTCTAATTACTTTAAAATTTTCTAAAAAGCAAACAACTTTAATGTATCTACTTCTTCTAAAATTTTCTCTAGCATCAGCAATTAGTTTTGTAGAGATTGTATCACATGCCTCTCTTCTTTTAGTTTTCCCATTTCCCTTTCCACTAAACATGCACATAAATACTGCTTTAGATAAGTATTTATTTTCTGGATACATTTTTTCAAGAAGCATATGCAATATAATATGAGTTCTAGCATTTACTTTTACCAAGTTAGAACTATTATTAGTTCCACCCATACATTTTGGTAATATATGATGAGTTTCTAGATACTCTTCCTTAGAGTATCCATTAAATATTTCATAATATAGTGCTTTCTTTATTAAATACTCGTATATCTTTAAATATTGCACTCTATTATGATAGTTGATATCTTTATTTATTTCCATTTTTATTATATTTTATATTTTCCATTTTATTTTTAATATAAAATATAATTTTATGATGCTGATATATCTCTTTGATTTTTCCAGCATTTTTTTAGATTTTTCAATTCACTTTTAATAAATTGCTACTAATAAATTAATAGGTGTATCTGAAATGTCGATTAAATCCGTAAAGGTCTGATTAAATGCTACGCTCGCAGGGATAACAATTTTTTGGGAAATAGCCTCTAAGTTAATGGAATTTACTCCGGGAGGAACTTGTAGGCTAGAGTCTCCTTTGTTATCGCTACTTCCTTTAAAATAACGGAATGCTAATGTACTAATTGCAGTAACTTGATCTTGAATTTTACCATACTTTGTAAAATATGATGTAATTCTTCGTCTAGCTGCAAAATAGTTACGTCCATTATTATTCCTAAAGATATATTGCATAAAACTGTTAGGAACTGATTCTAATGTTTTATCAATGATTAAGTCTTTTAGTCTATCATCTCCAAAGGCCAAACATTCCTGTATTAGTTTTTGTGTAATATATTCAGGTTTATAATCCAAGTCAAGTTTGATCATTAATTTCTTGGTTTGTCTTTCAGTTAACTTCAAGATCTCCTTTTTATCAGTTTCCAAGTATTTATCAATGTCTTCAAACTTTATATCAATTGGTTTATCTGCAATTCCAAGTTCCGGATTAATTCTTTTTATCTTCAGAATCTGTTTTTGAATATCGTAAACTCTATCATAGTCGAAATTAACTTTATAATCTCCTGTACCAGACATTTTAATACGACAGTCATAATCAGATCCCATTCGATTAGTTGAAATACGATAAGCGCCTTCTATAATAAATGCACCATCAATTTCTTTAGGAACTTCGAACTCTGCATACTTCATTTCAGGATCTTCTTTCCCATCCGTTATAGTTGTATATTCAATTCTTACTTTATGTGTAGCAGTTAATCCATTTTCAATATAGTAAGAAGCTGGTTGAGGAGGTTCTTCTATAAATGAATATCCAATTTTTCCAACTTTTACTTTAGGATTATATGCATCAACTTTATTAAAAAATCGATCTACTATAATTTTTGCTCCAGTGTTTCTGAAATATTGATTAAAATTACTCATTATACTAATGGTTTTATATTTAATTGCTTATATTCGCAATCTACTGAATTAAAAAATGTTTCTAATTCTGATTTAATACTATCTTTTAAGCTACGAGCCTCTACATATTCTCCCATAGGTTTACCATCAAGAGATCTAAAAAAAGCTTCATAAGTAACAAGATAATTGAAGTTATCTTTAAGTTGATGTAATGTAAGCTTTACCGAAAATCTTTCATACTTCGGAAAAATATCATCTCTAAGTTTTTCATATAATATTTCTCTCGCCTGTATAATATTCGGATCTTGACTGTCTAAAATGTTATATGGAATTTCATATGATAGTATAATTTTATAATAATTATCGTTCATAACAAAAAATTCTCTTCTCTGGTTTTAATCATCATATATCCAAGTTCATCAAATTTCCTCCCCTTCGAGATGTAGTTGATGCTTTCTTGGGTTTTTCTTCTTTTTGTTTATCTCCATCCACAGAGATACATTTTTCTTGCTCGGGTTTACTTCCAAGGCTCGATAAAAGATTAGTATTATTAGATTTATCCACAGAGGAAGATGAGGTAGTAGTAGTATAAACCACCTCACCGTCTCTATGAATAGTTACATTAATACTCAACTCTTTTTCAAATTCTGGAAGATCTATTTCAAATTTAATAGTTCCCATAATTTGTTTTTACTTTTGTTTTTCGTCAAGTTTATTATTTAAAAGTAATCCTAATATAGTTTCTGTCATTACGTCTCCAGATAAATTTAATTCACCCTTGAGAGCTTTAGACACGACTCTAGAGCTATAACCATAAGACAGTACTGTATAGAATGATTTCTTATTTAAAACACCACTTTGAGTTCCTAGATACTGAATGTCTTCTATCTTCTCAGTCTCCGGATCTACAGTTACATCAGTCAAACCAGTAAACAAAAGCTCAATAAGTTCTTCCTGTGTAGCGTGAAGATCTGTTAAACCCGTAGATACAAAACCTCCATCTGTTAAAGTATAGAACTGTTTTCTAAAGATTAAGTAAATATCATTAATATTAGAACCCAACTCTGCAATAACATGATTCATATTGCAAACTCCGCTGGAAATTCTTTGAAATTTCTTAATCTCTGTACCATCAGGAAAATAATACATACACTCTGGATTATAGTCATACTGAGTATCACCAATCCAAACTTCAGTATCACCTTCCTTGGTCTCTTTGTAATGAATAACCCCATCATTCAAAGCATAACAATCACTTACAATAACATTATCTTTCTCAAAATATCTTGTGCCATCACTCAATTTATCTATAATTTTCTTATTATAGTTTAGAATATAAATTCAACTTATAAAAAAGTTGGTAAGTCTTTATTCGTTATACCTTAAGATTCTAATTATTAATCCAAGGCTTGGTATTACTAGTTACTAGCTTCACCAAATTTACTTACTTATAATCTAGAGAATTACTTCCTTAGACGGCAATTTTATATTCACCTTTGGCACGCATTAGCTTAATTTTCTGATAATCAATCACTTAGATTGATAAGATAGACTATATCATCCCTATAAAATAAGAGTCCCATATATAGTCGTTGAATGTGTAAAATTTTATAATTAATTCAAATACCTAAATCCTTTTTCTGGTTTCCGTCTACACCAATCTCTTAAAGTATCTGTACAGATATTATGAAAATGTGCAGCTTCTTTTACAGTATCAAATACTCTTCCATCAGGATCTATAATTTTTCTTGCTTTATTATTTTTCCCACCTAGTTTTGATTTTGACATATTTTCTCTACATTCCTTAGAAAACGGAGCTCTCTTTTTACCTAATTTTGATTTAGATATCTTATCTCTCGTTTCCTTAGGAAGTGATTTTCCAAAATTAGGGTTATTAGGACCACTATTTTTCTCTGAAATTATCTTTTTAGTTTCTTCAGAATGATGTTTTCCATAAAATGTATTCTTAGTTCCTAATTTTGCCTTAGATTGCTTTTCTCTAGTTTCCTTACTTGGAAATACATTTTTATGAGAATTTGACATCTTCATCTTAGCCTCTTCTGAATGATGTTTTCCTTTAAATGGATTTTTTCCTTTTGTATTTATCATAACTTCTTCTCTAATTAAAGATATTAATCTAATAGAAATTTTACTTAATTCAAACTTTCTAGATTGATCTTTATTAGTGGATAACATTCTTTTAGCTGCATATGATAATTTACTATTATCAGAAAAAGCTTTCATTAAAAAGATATGAGCAAATATGTGATATCGGATAGGCATTCTTACTAAATTATTCTTTTTATTTGTTCCACCCATACACTTAGGTAATATATGATGAACCTCCGTATACACATCTTCAGGATAACCTTCAGACTCCATTTGTATACATTTATCAATTAATTTATTATATTGTTTATAATACCACAATTCTGTCATAATTAATTTTATTTTTACACACTGCTGATTACTTCACAGTTTTCCAGCATTATAATGGGTATTTTCTTAGGTTTTTATTTCCTAAGCCTCAATTAATTTTTTAAGGCATTGAGTTTATATCGATAATTCATATTAATTTTTTCTTAATATGTCAGACTATATCATTGGAATAATTATCTTCCATTTCATTTATAGTCGTTGAAGAGATATAATAAATATCTCCTGCTAATTAGATTTATTATCTTTCTAGCATATTCCTGAAATTGTCATATAAGAATTTCTCCTATATTTCCGACATATAATTTATCGGTGAGGTAGTATTATAGGCTCCTCCGATCAAGTCACCTTTCTCGAATTTTGTTTTACCTACTCCTACCCAATTGTTAGGTCTAGGATACTTCAACTCTCCTCCCCTAACTTTTAGGTAAATCCATCTACCCTCCTCTCTAAACTCACATTGTTTTGGTGCTTTTAATAAACCTTCTAAGTTAAGCACACGTTCCAATTACTCTTATAATATAATTTATAAGTTAGACTATATCATCCAGAAATTCATCTAGTTTCATTTATAGTCGTTGAAGGGATTTTATTTTCCCCTGCTGATTTATTTTATTACAAATATTTCCAGCAATTATTGAAATTATACGCCACAAATATAATCTATGGCCACCATGTTTCAGACCTAATGCTGCAAGATTATTCATCCTTTTAGAATGAATTTAGACTATACCATTCTTAAATTAATAAGATCTTTTTTTATAGTCGTTGAACAAGTTATTAATATATTCCTTGATGCTGATTATTTTTTTTTAATTTCCAGCATTTTACAAAGATTTTCTATATAATACTATTTTATATAGCAACCAATTTTAATTGAGTAGTACCTTCAGTTAATGATGTAGCAAATGATACGATTAAACCTATACAAACTTTATATAGATTACTAGACTATATCTTAAGAGTGTTTTAATCTCTCCTTCACACATAGTCGTTAAGAAGATATATTTTCTATATCTTTTGCTGATTATCTCTCGCTATATAATTTTCGCCTTAAGTTTTTTATTTTACAAGGCGAAGAATAAATAGCGATAATACTCCCAGCAATTCTTGAAGTTTAATAAAAGTCTATAACAAACTTTTATGGACAATTCTAAACTTATCCTATTGCTGCTCCATCAGTAAAACTAAATTTCTTTCCAATCAGGTCTGGTGTAATTGTGCTTAAATCTCCAGTTCTTTTTGTAACAATCGAACGTACTGGAACAAGATCATCCTCAGAACCATTTACTATTGGTTTGTCTGGGTATACCTTTCCGTTCGGTGCTGTTCTTCCCAACGCTTTATATCTTGGTATGAGTAATCCTGTGTTTTCTGGATCTTCTCCTTCATGATATATAAAACTATTTAAAAGGAATGAAATTTGTCGTGTTAAATATCCTGAACTAGGCCATTCAAAGAGATTAGATATTATAATTTTTAAAAGACGTCTTCTAATCTCTTATCCTGCTTACGCTTATTCACGTAAGATTAGACTATATCATGATTAAAGAGTTTCCTTAATCTAACAATACATAGTCGTTGATCTTATCTTTGTTTTCTTCTACTATTATACCTTTTTGGTCTTGGTAGATATTTTACATTATTTTTCTTATTCTCTCGATAAGCTTTTGTTTCTTGAATTTTTCTATATTCTTCAATTCCAGAGAGTATAGTTCTTGCTATACTTCCAACAAGCCTTAGAGTTTCTAAGAATTTTTCAAATCTACACATTAAGTTTTAAAAAGTACTAATAATTCATCTTTTTCTCGTTGATAAGTTGCTGATTTTAAAAAACTTTGACTTCGTCTGTCTATTATTATTTCCAGCATTTCTTTGTTATTTATAGTGGGCTACCATAAAGTTCAGGTTTTATTTCTAACTCCACTAACTTTTCAGTGATATCTTTATTTATTCATAAAGACTTAGACTATACCTTTCTTATTCACATAAGTTTCTACATATAGTCGTTGAATTAATACAAAACTAAATCTTAATTAAACTATGTAATCATAAATATTAAATGAATTAACTATTCCTAAACTTTCAGATAATTTAGTATACTTTATATATCTAGTTGTGAATAGTTCATTTTCAGATAATATAATATATTTTATATTTCTTTTTGCAAAGTATTTCTTCGCTGCTATTCTTTTGGCTAAAATCACCGGATCTTTTTCTATTAGATTTGCTGGTTTTAACTCAATAACAACTTGAAGACCTGATTTAAATTTGATGTAAAAATCAGGTAGATATCTATGTTCAGTTCCATCATCCCATTTATAAATAATAGAATCTAAACACCTATCAAATATTTTTATCTCACTTTGCCATTTCTGCTTTTCAAAAAATTTTATAAAATTAATTTCCCAAGATGAATCATAATTAAAATCTTTATTCCAAACTTTAGAATGATATATACCTGTTTTATATTTACCTCCTGTTCGTTTGTTATAATAAGACTTATCTTTCATCATTTCAATATTTCTTTCAGATAATAACCTACTAGAATTCTTTCTCATTTCTAATCCTTTTGGTGTCTTATAGAAATCTTTCATTCGTTGAGAAATTTGTTTTCTTTGTTTTTCTGAAGGACTCCATCCTTTATGTGATTCCCTCTGCTTTTCTCTAGACTCTTTTGTCTGTAATTTGTGAAAATTTTTTAATCCTTGTTCAGACATTCTACTATCTCTTAATAGTTCAGAACACTTTTCTGAACATGTTTTTAAATAACCTCTTTTAAATCCATCCCATCTAGATATTTTTCCACATATTTCACATTTAGGACGATCATTAATATTAGTCAAACCTAATACTATAACATCATAATAAATTTGAGGTGTTATTTTAACAAATTTGCTATTATCATTCAAATGTTTATATAAATGAGATTGAGTTACATAAATATCTTCATCTAATCCAGTAAACCATTTATATAAACATATTTTATAATGACCGCGATTGATAACTTTTAAATAATTATCAAAAGATTTTCCAGGTTGCGGATTTAAACTAATTAATTTATTAAAAGAATCTATTTCTTCTTTATCTGTTAATATAAATTTTTCCAATTTCCCTGCCATAATAATTTCACAACTTTATGACTTAGTTTTGTATTAACTGCTGATTCTCTTCACAGAATTCCAGCATTTAGTAGAATTTATAGTCAACTAAAGGTAAACTAAAATTGACTGTAGTGATCTATTCTCGATTGAATGAAGCTGATAGTCTTTTTCTGTATATCCTGACAAAAGTGTTCCTCGTGTAATAACAGGTTTTTCATCAACTCCACTAACAATAAATTGCAATGATACTTATATTACTTTATATAAGTTTAGACTATATCTTTAATATTATGTATATAGTCGTTGAACAAATAATTTAAGCTTTTACTTGATGCTAATTCTATAATTCTTACAGTTCCAGCAATTAACATAATTTTAATATAATGAGTTAATTTTCATTATATTGCCCAATTTTTTTTCTTTAGGCATTGACATTGCTACAATCGAGTTTAGTTTTACACGATTTGCACGTGCTAATTCATTTTTAAGATCTGTACTAAAACTTTCAGAAACTTCTTTTTCATATTTCACTAACTCTTTATTCAATCAATAAAGGTAGACTATATCATTTTATAATAAGTACATAGTCGTTGAACAAATAGTTAATACTACTTGATGCTAGTTCAGTATTTTATATATAGTTCTAGCAATTCTCTTATTTTTCTTAATAATTAAAATTATTAAGTCGCTAAAAATAATTAACGAAATTCTTCAGTCATTATAAGAAGTTTTTGTTTATCAGTAAGATCTTTTGAATCTGCAACATTACATATTCTTTTATACGTCTCAGTATCACAATCAGCATATAACGTTTTCATTAATTCTAAATCTTCTTAATTTAGATAGACTATATCATCTGTATATAACTTCATACAGTTCTATATTTAGTCGTTGAACTCTATTTTATCTAAGAGATAGAGATGCTAATTCTACTTTATTCTAATAGTTCTAGCATTTTAATAGAATTTTCTCAAGATAATTTATTTCTTAAGCTACAATTTTATAGTCAAACGTAACTACTCCTGCTAATGTAACAATTCTGAGGGCAAGCTTCTGTAATGCTTTTCTTTTCTCAACTCCATCAGGAAATTGATTAAGATATAAAGATAATTTCAAAGCAGCTTTAGCACTGATACGTTCATATTTATTAGATAAAATCCCAATTTCATCCATATCTGCGTCTAGAATCTTAGAAATTCGAAGTCTACCATAACTTGTTGTTTTAGCGGTATATTCAACATTTCCAATTTTTCCAGTGAATGTAATTGGAGTACCTACTTTAATTTTTTTCTCTACTTCAACATCTTTAAGAAGTTGCACATAATCCGTATAAAAGTGTCTAGGATTTTCTAATTCATCCTGATCATCAAATACGTATTCTGATGCAACTGCAAGACCATTCAAAGTTTCGTGGTTAAATTTAAATATAGGTTCATTATTTTTCTTATAAACATTCACATATCTTGGCGACATCCTAAGATATGTTTCTTCTGCTGCCTCTGGAGGGACGAGTTGTATGGAGCACGTATCGCCATCGAAGTCAGCATTTAAAGGCTCACAAACAGCGATGGGAAATTCAATTGCATATGAATCATTAAGCTTGAGCTTCATGCTAAACATACTGTACTCGTGCAAAGAGGGTTGGCGATTAACTCTGTGATAATCAATACTTTAGCCAACTTATATTGATTACCCAAGATATCATTCTATCTTGCAAAGACTATATTTTCCATGGTTAAAACTAGGTTATCACAACACTAGCCTGGTTTTGTCCATAGTCGTTGGGTTGAATAGTTTATATTTACAGTGAGTTTTGTATTAAAAATTCTAGGTCTTTATTTTCAGAAACTCTATGTTTTAGGAAGTCGTATACTTGTTTTTTGACTTTTAGATCTAGAAATTCAGTATATTTTGTTCCGGTTTCATTAAGTTTCGTATAGTCTTGAAATTTAATAAGTGTATCAAATTCGAGGTCAGCTAATTCGGTTGTAGGTCCAGAGATGATTGCTATAACCTGTCCACCCAAGATATGATTCATGTGTGGAAACTGATAGTTAATTCTGCGATCCCAGTCCTTAGAGAATCCGATTTTAACTGACTTAGGAAATTTAACGAAGTACATATATCCTTGTTCTCCTTGAAATTTATTAAAAAGGAGGTTTCGGTTATTTACTCTCATTGCATATTCAGATCCATACCCTTTAGCATTTTTATCTAGGGCATTTTTAGTCATAATCTGAGCCATTCTTAATCTTTTCTCTTCGCTAGAATTCCACAGCCCAATTTTAGAAGTTCCGGTATATCGTCCTTGTGCGTGAAGCGCTTTCATATGTTCGGAACGATTCCAGGGGCTGTTAGAAGATAGCGAAGATGAATATAATTTTCTTTTTATCTTCATAAGCTCTTCTTTTTTAGGGTTTTGTTTTCTTGTAAATATAACTTTCAACTGCTGATTAGAAATAAGATTCTTCCCAGCAATACACAAAATTTAATACTACAGTTTTCAGGTACTGTAATATTCTAGGATTCACACCTAACGTACCAATTAGGAAACCATTAGTACGATTTGTTTTTCCGCATACTCTTTAAACATTTTCAGAGTTTCCGGATTATTATATTCTTCTTTTGTTGCTTTGAGTGCTTCGTTTTTGGTAAAATTCAGCTCTTTCATTAAGTAATCTAAGAAACCTTCCCGACACATTTCATAAGCGATATGTATTGGAACAGAGATTTCATCGATAGCTAATGTAGTACTAGGTATAATTGGGCATCTAGCAGAATTTTTAGTACGGACAGAATACAAGTCACGTGCTAGATTTTCTTTAGATGTATTAAGTAGTGCTGTAGCTTCTTTTTTCCCAGCATTTAGGAGAGCACGTAAAAGGGCTGTATATCTAACTCTTTCTCCAGGGGTATTAAATTTAGATGTAACTTCCTCATAGTTCAAGTCATTAGATTTTTTATCTTCTACGCAACAAAGTCTGATAATAATAGAGTACCAAATACTAAGTTTATGAGATCCCATTACTTTTTTCCCGTTTTTAATTCCGAGAGTAAAAGGTCTCATCATAGCAGGTTGTACTAGGTAATACCGATTAATTAATTTTTTAAATTCTGTAAGACGAGCGGGAAAATGTTCTTCAATAATTTTAATTAATCCTTCGTAAGAACATAGAGCTTCATCAGTAATAAATTCTGATATTTTTAGTTCTTTTGTTGTTGGATTATATTCGAACTGGCAGGTATCAAAAACTTTAATACCTAATTTCTTTGCTCCTCTTGCACTATAACCATTTCTTCGAAGATCGTCTCCAAAGAAATCTAACACAATTTTACTATCTTTAAAAATATCTTCGAAAAGTTCTTTAAAGATATCAAAACGTAAATCATTCAAGTAATAGAAAGGAAGTTCAATTCTAGCAAATCTTCTCAATCCCTCTTCTCTTGTAAATACTCTTGCCCCGCAATGAGGACAAGGTTCAGCAGAGGGTTGTCGAATTTTTCCACAAATACATCTATCTTCCATGGGTGAGCCAAAAATATCGACATCATAGACTCCACCGGCGATAGGTTGTATTCCATTGTACTTCAGGTCCAAGTCTCTATGATTAAATAGGACTTGATCTTTTCCATCACTTTTAGTATAATCGATGATAGCTTCATCGGTTAGTAACTCAAGAGATACTGACATAAAATTTTAATATTTTTACTGTTTAACCATTCCTTCGACATCTTTCCAAATTATCTTAGTAGCTAGTTCAGAATCGTCAGGATTATTTTTTGACCAATCTTTATATACTTGTTTTACATCTGATATTGCATCTGATCTGGTCTTGTCTTTTAATCTTTCATAAACTCCTGCTTCTTTATCTATAACTACCTCAATCATATCTGAAATAATATCTTGAGTAATAGCTCTTGATGTATTAGTAAATCTGGATCTATATTCACGATAAACCAATACGTCGTCATAAGTAAGTTCGAGATCAGAGTATTCGGCTGATGATCTAATTTCGGCTGGTTCTTTATTAAACCATGATAACTGTAACTTTCTAACTCGATCTGCCACAGCCTGTCTACCCATTTCTTCGTACTTCTTTGCTAATTCTTCGACGATATCATACTTAGCTTTTAGGATTTTTCTCATTGCTTCTTTTATCTGAGTTGCATATTCTTCGGGCATAGTAGGACATTCAACAATTAAGTCATACATACCAGAAGAGAATAAGAAAATAATAAAAGCTGGAATTTGTCTTTGTTTTCTTCGCTTTGATACAATAGAGTCTTTGCTAATATCACGAGTAGCCAAAAATTCTATGAATCTTGCTATTTGGTTTCTCGCTTCTTCAGCATATCTCTTATTAAATCCAGAATCATCCTCATCTTTAAAGTCTATATCAACATCTTCTCCGCGTAAAGGAGTATCAGGTGTATAGAGGCTATTAACCATACGAGAGTGACCTTGCTTATGAAACAAATCTTTAATAATATTTCCGACTGTATTAACTGAAGTATGTTTAGGATTAGCCCAAACTATAGTAGTAACAGCATCTTCAATTGCATTATCTTTATCCAATTTTCCTGCTGCTATTATGTCATCGTATGCTGTAGATAACCAAAGTTCGTCCTTAGTCATCTTACCTTCATACTGAGACTCATCTACTTTAATTTTCTTCTCATCCTCGTCATCTCCAATAATACTCTCATCAGAACCTTCAGAGTCATCGTCGTCAGAATCATCTCCTGTTTCGTCTGGACCTAGATATCCTTGATTTTCTAGGTCTTCTTCTTCATCTAACAAATAATCGTCTTCCATTCTTTATTAGCATTATTATTTTTAATTAATTAGTATAAACCTTGAGAGGACCTGAAATTTCCTCTCAATTATTAGGGTAACACCTTCTGGGATACGTGTTTTAGAGGTTTAGAGGAAGAAAAATAAAGAGGGATTTGTTATTTCCCTCTTTTTCTATATTTATTTTCTTTTTAATAATTCATAACCCTTTGTTTGTTTCTTCTTTCCTGTAGTTTCATCTAAAATTGTAACATATATCAATTTAACTTCAAAATAATTTTCTAAATCTTTTGCCTTAGGAGTAGCTGTATAGGAAATTGATGGATAAAGATACTCTAGTCTAGATTTTATATTAGCTAATGTCAATTTATCTCCAACTTTAAATTCTGAATAAATAGTATTAACTAAAAGTTCTTGACTAAATGTTACTACTCCAAGTTCTTTCTCAATCTTATATTTATCATATCCTAAAGCTCTGAGTTTTTGAGGTCCGAGTGCTAAATAGTAAGACTTAATATTATCATGTTCTCCAATCTGATCTAATACTACTCCTATAATTTGATCATTAAAACTATATTCACAAAGAAGTTTAAGTTTGGCTTTAAAAGTACCTAATTCTTGATATTCCTTTAAAAAATCTGATATCTTTCTATTAACTATATCATCCGGAGATAAAGTATTATGAACTGTTGAGAATACAGTAAATCTATCTTTATAATCTATTTGCTGTATCTTAAAAGCTCTAATCTCGTTAACCAATACTAAATTATTAAGAGCAGGTACTAAAGTTCCACCCTGATGTTCGTTTACAGCTATATAATCATTCTTATAATTATTACTTTTTACATCACTTTGATACTTCTTAGCTAAATTATACTTAACATCATCTAAAGCTGTACTAAATGCAGATAATAAGTCACTAGTAGCTTTCTTTTTTCTTTCTATTTCCTTATTAAACTCCTCCTGACTAACCTTTCTATAATCACAGGTAGATCTATAATAAAAAGTAGCTTCGTTTTTCCATGGATTTTCAAACAATCTTTGCCTTCCCAGAATTTGAGGTAAATCTTCAGAAATATCAACAGCTAAAGAGTCTATATTACTATCACTAAAGATAAACGATCTAGCGCATAAACTATAAAAGTCTGCCCCTAAGTAAACTGTTCTAGTACAAAATGTAAACATCTTAGGTTTAACCCCTTTCAATGGTACCTCTCCTATCACAAATTTCTTCCCTAATCTTTTTTGAATTTTTTTGAGATTATCTGGTGTATTACTACATAATATATTAACCTCCTCTGATTGAAGATCACATTTCTTTATAATACTGACTATATGATTAACAGAGTTTACATAAAATACAGCTTCATCGCTAATTATTTTAGTAGGATAACCGTTAATCATCCTTATAGCACTTTCAAAGTTACCAGATTTATAGGATTGAATAATTTCTGGTAATTTAGTTCCTACACTCATCATAGATAACACTTTTAAAGCAGGTTTAAGAATTCTAGATGGGTCCTCTTTCCCCCAATTCATATCTATATAAGGTAAACCATCAAATTCATCCAGCATGTTTAAATATTCCTCTAACATTGGAGTTGCACTAACAAATAGAGCTGAATGGGATTGATGTAAGTGATATAAGAAATCTAATTCAGTATCACTTTTAAATTTAGCATCATGTAAGATAGTTTGAAATTCATCTATTATAGTGTAAAAACTTTGAAATATACCTAAAGATGTTAATATATCTTTTACTATTCTATATGAATCGTAAGTAACTAGAATTTTACATGGTTTATCTCCTAAGTATTTTCTCTCATTTAGGTAATCTTTAATTTCATTCATTAATCGGTTATAGACAGTATTTTTCCCATTAACCATCTCATCTAATTTCTCCATAAATTGATCTCCTCTATTAATAGATTTATCAATTTTAGAAAGATCTTTATCAATTGGTACTTCTTTTTCCAACTCGTTTATAACTAAATAAACGTCTCTACCATGTTGATCCTTTTTATTTTTAAGTAACATCTTTCTAGGAGAACAAAGTATTACATTTTCAGGTCCTCTTAAACAATATTCTGTAAATCCACATCCAGGTAATTGTTTATTAATTATACACTTTACAGGTAGTTTATAAAATCTAAATAAACTATCCATTTCTGAAATATATCTAATACCTCTAGGTACTATGATATCAGGTAATTTATTGATCATAAATATTTAATATTTTAATTGTTATTTTTTAATTCAATACAGAATCCAGTTACATAAAAATGAAGACATAGGAGTCTCCCTTTTTCATTAATTAGAGTTTAAAGTTATTAGAAGAGCAAAATAACAACTTAGATTGGAGTAAAAATACAAATAATGAAAGAATATGTTATCCTAAAAAAAAGTTGTAATATTTAGATTAGATTCGCCTCCTTGGAGAGGCGAAAATCAATAATATAAAATCTTTATAAATATCTTCATTTTCTGAGTTTATTCCTATATATCTTATTCAAAGTTTCTTCCTTAGACACCCCTAGCGGTAGCGAAAAGGGGTGTAATATAAGGGAAGCTCCTTTGTCCTCATAAATAAGTTACATTTTGCTCTTTAGGATCCTTTAGATTCTAATATATGAAGATTAAGAAAAATAAACCCCAAGATATTTTCTATCTCAGGATTTTAGTTAGTGGGTTTAGAGTCAGTCGTCAAACATTCGTCTAAACCTCCGTCTTTCTCTGTCTACATTCATTTGTGCCAGAGAATCATTGAATATATCTATGAGGGTATCTTTTAATTCAGAATCCTCTAGAAATACTATCACTGCGATTATAATTATAGCAATGATAGCATATTGAATAATTTCATTTTTATTCATAATACTGGTCTAGTTTATTTTGGGTTATTTTTCTAATGCCAGTATTTTTCTATGAATTTTTCTTAATCTTAAAAATTAATGCTAGTTCCTTTTGTATATTTCGCACATATACTTTAGGAGCTAGCTCATTTATTTTTTTACATATATAAGGCTTTTAAGGAATAAAAAAAGAAAGGGAAAATTAATCCCTTTCTTATATTGAACTTACTTCGACGTCATGCCATTTCCCCTTACTTTCTCCGACGGGTTTTAAGATATCTATACAAAATTTATATCTTTTATTCATGGTATCTCTAACTTCATATATTCCATCGATACTTGGATCTGATTTACATCTAATTCTTACTTTTGATCCATATTTAAATTGTTTTCTAAGATCTCTAGATACAGCAATCCATTTAAGTTTTCCTTGATTTAGTTTTTCAAGGTCAATTTTTGAATTATCTGCTGTTACTAGAGGATCAGAATCACATTGACTTTCGACTGGATTATAGACAGTTGCAGTTACCTTTATTGTCTTTTCGTCTTTCAGTTCTTCTTCCTCTTTCATTATTGAGTCGAGGAGTTGTTCATATTCATACTCCTCTTCTGATTGCCAAATTATTTCCTTCGGCTTTGGTGCAGGTGATATTACTATTGAAATTACTAATATAATTCCTAAGATAACTATAACAGTACCTAAACACCGATCAAATTTTTCTATTAATTTTTCTAGTTTCATATTATAAAAATTTAAAACTCCCTAAGCTTTTTTTATTATTGCTTAAGGAGTATATTATTACTTATTTATTTTTCTCATATATAAGGCCTTCAAGTTATATCATCCGGCCAAAATTAAAAAGCCCTCTATTCATCACGAACCAAGAGCTTATAAGTCAAAATCATAACATCTTATTTATTATGCCACATATAAGGTTTTCAGGGCTTCTTTATCTACTGGCCGGAAATAAAAAAAGAAGGGAGTTTTATATTCACTCCCTTTTAAAAATATTTAATTATATCTTCTCTTCTAAGTTCCGGATCTTGAAATAATTTTACCATTTTGTCATAATATCCATTCTCTACATATTTTCCTTGATCTGATTTTCTAACTTGACTATTATTTATAAATGTAATAAATCTAACAATTCCAGTAGGTTCAACTCTTCCAAACACTACTCCATCTTTCATTCTACTTATTGTTCTGATATCTATTAACTTCTTTGGATCTTTCTTATCAAAAATGGGAAAATACTCTAAGTTGAAATATATTCGATTTCTTTTCAGAAAGGTTGAAACTAAGTCTTCAAATGTCACTTTTTCTGGTTGCACTGATTCTAAGTATCTTTCACGATATCTTTTTATAAGATGTGGCTCCAGTAACATTACCAGTGTTTTTGATTCGTATCTCGCACATGACTCTATAAAGAACATTGCTACTTTATTTCCAGACCAAATATCATTAGTTATTATATATGGATGATATTGTATTAATGATTTCTTTATTTCTTCTTTTGGGGAACTTATATCATTTACTGCGATATTATAATTTGTACCTCTAATTTTCAACTTTCGATCTATTATAGGTACAGGCTTTTTTGTTCTATCATAAATTTTCTTGATCTTATATTTGTTATTATTTAAGATCTCCATTAATTTTTCATCAATTATTTCTTCGTCTTTTTTGTGCTCTTTTATCATATCTGCACAGCTCATTCCAAGTACTATCATAATTTATTTTTTATTATTTAACATTAATAAGGTTCTCAAGAATAAAAAAAGAAGTAGGGATTTTATACCCTACTTTTAAGTTTACGAGATTTATAATAGAAAGTATCGATTTCTTGTTCTAGTTTTTTATTTAAGAAGAGACTACTATATGAACTCTTCACTAGTTTAGCACATAAAGAATCGTACTCTTTATTAACCTCATCTTTTTCTTTTTCTGTAAGCTTTCTCGAATCACCTTCATAATTTCTCATAGCGTTTTCGAGTCTTCTTTCTAGTTCATCTTTTTTAGTTCTTAATATCACATCATCTAACATTATTTTTGTTAGAAATAGTGTTCCTGCTGTAACTAAAGCAGTAATTAATGTTTCACTCTTCATTATTGTTTATATTTTTATTGTTTACATTAATAAGGCTTTTAGGTGAGTATTTTATTAATGCACATCCTTTTATACAATTCTTTCTTAGGGTACATCTTTCTGCACAGTATTTTATAAATAATTCTTCATCAATAGGGATGGGCCGAAGACTAGAAGTATTAATAGTCTTCTCCGAAAATCCTGAATCTTGAGCAGAATGAACAATTGAATAAATCGGCCCTAGAATATCGATGACGTAATATTCTTCAGGGTCTCTTTTTCCAAAATCTCTAATGATCTCTAGAAATTCAGCCCAACCTATAAATCCATTATTCTGTGGATTAATTTTTACAATATCACCTTCTTTCATTTTCTAACCAATTTAATATATCTTTCCATTCAGTCCATTCGAATCCAGCTTTATCATCTAAAAGAATATCATAGTAAGGTTTAGTTTCAAAACAAGAAATTCTTCCTGATCTTACTTCTGGATTTTGATTGAGGTATTTAAAATTTATTCCATCTTCCCTGAATTTCTCTTGGTACATTTCTAATTTTTCAGGATAACTGGATGACCATATTAATAATATAGTATCTTCTCTAGCTGATAATTCCTGAAGTGCTTCTTTTGAGGATCCTAAGTATGTAAAGTTCTCAGTTTTATTCCATGAAGGTTCAAGAATGGTACCATGAATATCTACTGCAATATAGATTTTTTCATATCCAAGTTCATGATTTTCTTTATATGTTTTCTTTAAGTATTCTAGCATAATTATTTATTTTTATTTATACACTTATAAGGAAATAAAGAAAGAAGGAATGAACTTTCTCACTCCTTCTTAATGGGTTTTATTCATCAAAAAATAACCATCCTAAAATTGCTCCTCCAATTAAAACAGATAGACCTGCCTGAAATCCACCCTTGCGGTATTCATTAATAGCTAGTAACCCTATTCCTGCTTTAAATATATTCTTAGGAGATACTTTAATTAAAACTTTTTCATTCTTTTTCATGATTATAATTCTTTTTTAATATGAATAAATCCGATAAATTGCTTTTCACTATTAAATACTCTTACGAATAGGTTATTTGTCATTTCGTAAGTATCTTTTATAGTTATTACTCTACTCATCAATTTATCTTTAATGAGTTTTTGTAATTTTATTTTTATTCTCTTTCCTAGACATACTTTATTTACTATGTCTTGAATTTTAACACTACTCCTGCCATTAAAAGCAAGACTGTATTCTCCTTCTCCCGGGAATTTAAATTTTACTGTCCCTAAGATATTTCCTTCTTCTGGAAATATTTGTTTTTCATAATTCTTTTCCATTTTTCTTTTCTTTTAAGTTTTAATTACATTAATAAGGCTTTTAAGGAATAAAAAGAGGAAGTTGTCTCCTCCCTCTTTGATTATTTTATTTGAATAGATATATTAAAAATATATTTCCTATAAATAGACATATTAATTCTATCCAATCAAATTTTTCATATACTTCTTCATCTTTTCTTCCTGTTAAGAGAGCAAAGATAGAGTATAATACAGCTGCTCCAATTATAAATACAGAACTATCTTCTACTACTTTTCCTATTCCAAACTTCTCTACTATATAAAAATTCCAGTAAAGTTGCCCAGTTATTGCAATCATAACAGTTGCAAATATACCCTTAAAGAAGCAATTAATTAGTTTTTTCATAACGTCTTAATATATTTTGTGCGGTTCCAGAAGTCCATCTACCTTTTCGAATAAATGCGATATCTTCTGTTGATATAGTTGTCATTGCTGAATCTCTTTGAACATCGTCTTGATAACCTCCGGCCGTTTTAAATAACATAGAAGCTAAATATCTAGGTTTTTCAAGCATATGATAAACTGTAACTCTTGAATGATTCTTAAGATTATCTCTTAACCAATCTTGAGCTAATCTATCAACTCCGATACATTCAGCTACTACGAATTCTGAATCTTCGGCCGCTGCTTCTACAAGACGAGGAACATACCATTCTTTAAATTCTTTTTCAGTAATATCTCTATGTCCTGAAATAAAATAAATTTTCTTTTTCATTATTATTCTTTATTAAAATTTTATTACATAAATAAAGCTTTAAGTCCCTTATAAATGTAAAATAAAATAAAAAAATTGAAAAATTTGAATATTCCGTATGAAATAACATTAGTTTATTTTGACCATGGAACAGATTTGTTTCCAGAAGTTGTAAATAAAAAGGACTTAACAAAACCATCACGTAAGAAAGTATATAATAGTGTTAAGTCAGCTAATTTCAATTTGAATGGTAACAAAACAGTGGAAGAGAAAGATATTTCTGAGGTTGTTGTACTTAACTCTGGATTTCATATATCTTTAGCAGAGAATTCACTTTTCTCTTCATATGAAAGGTATAATGTTAAATATGGAGAGGGTGGACCTAGAGTAGCTGTAAGGATTCAAAATGATGAATTAGATTCAAAACTCCCAGGGCGAAACGTTTATATTTATGTAGCTATTGAAGGATTTTTTAAGATTCTTCAAGATACTAGATATGTTTCTGATGGAAATCTACATGGAACTTTCTCTTTAGGTATTGGATGTTTTCCTAGTTTAAAATTAGTAAAGGAAGATTCAACAAATAAATCATTTATATATTCTACGGAGATTGGGAAATTGATTGCAACAAAACCTAAAACGACAAAATGGAAACCTGGATATGTATATGCATTATCTCCGATGGAATTAGTTCTTTATCTAGGAAGTTATATTGAACCTTTTTCGCTCAAACAGTTCAGTTATAGTGGAGGACGTGAAAAGGTATCAAGTATATTTTTAAATTTCTTTGATTCATATTGGTTAGATATTGAATCAGATCGAGAAATACATTTATGTATTCCGATAAATAAGAGAAATAATATTTTAGAAAAATTATCAGGAAATAATAATAATATAAAGGATTTTATTCAAGGATATTTCTCTGAAAATCTTGAAAATGTAGATAATATAAGAGATGGTATAACTAGAGGAGTTTTAGATATTAAGAAAACTGCTATGAAAGGAACAGAAATCGAGCAACTTTTGGTAGGTGTAGATGATACTTATAGCCCAAGAGATGTAATTGTGGATGTTATTGAATCTCTTTCTCATGTAGATTCTATAGATTTCTCTGCATTATCTAGTAAACCATTAGTGGATTTAAATGTAACAGATGGGTATTATCTTAGTATTCTTGAGATTGATCTTAAATTTTTCTTAGGAAATTATCCGAAATTAAAAAAATTTTATATAGAGAAATTACTTGAAAAGGATAATGTTGAATATAAACGAATCTTACAATATAAAAGTCTTTATAGTGATACCTCTCTAGATAGTATTCTTAATCCTACTCAGCATTATAAAGGAGTATTTATTCTTAAAAATCTTAGTAATTATTTTGGTTTAACTGAAGATGATATAAAACAATTAGTAATAGATAAAGTAATGAAAAATTAACTCTATGGAAACTATTAAAGAAGCTGTTACAGAATTAGGTGATATTAGAAAATCAATAAATAACTATAAGAGTATCAAAAATAGTATTAAGAAGACAATTACTGAAGGTTTGGATGAGATGATTAGATTTCTCATGGTTGGTCCAGGAGTAGTTAGTCCAGAGGCAACAAGAACTAGATGTAATAAAGTTATGGATTTGATTAAAATTTGGTATAAAAAGCCTGAAGATAGGGATTGCATTGAAAAAATTTTAGATATTAAGCGGAAGTTTATAACTCCCTCACTTACGGCTGGAGACTCTGAAGAAAAATCTATATCACAAAGGGAAGAAGAGATAGTAACTAGATCAAAGGAGTTAGAAGAGAAAATTCCAGCCGATCTTAGGGAGAAATATCTTCCGATGTATATAGAAAGACTTAGACCTGAAACTATTGAAAGAGGTGATGTAGCATTTCTTCCTATTGGACCTATACTTCACTATTGTATTGTTTTTAAAGTAGTTGGAGAGATATCATTTGTCTTATCAATTACTACATCAGGAGAGGCTAAAGGGTTCGTAGGATATCAACTTGAAAGATCTAGATTCTTTAAAGGAACTGCTCTGTATACTCTTCACCAGGTTCCGACTGCTTTAGTGAATAGGAAATTTGTTATGCCTTATGATAATAAAGCAGAATTAGGAAGAATTTTTACAGGTTGTGAAGAATATCTTAAAACAAATGTATTAAAAAGAACATATAATAAAAGAAAAAAGAAATGAGCACTAAGATTGGAGTAATTGTTGGTAGATTTCAAGTAGATAATCTAACAAGAGGACATAACTATTTATTAGATAAAGTTAGAGGAGATTTTGGAAATAATAATGTAGTTATTTTTATAGGAGAAACAAAAAACTCAGAAAGAACTGCACATGATCCTCTCCCTTTTGAAGCAAGGAAAGAAATGGTACTTGAGTCCTATCCAAAGATGAAAATATTTAAAATTAGTGATCTAGGTAATTATCCTAAATGGGTTGAAACGCTAGATCATAGAATTAATTATTTAAAAAGTCTTGAGGAAATACCACAAGATTCTGAAATTTATATATGTGGTTCTAGAGATTCTGTAGCTGAGAGATATAAAGAAAATGGAGGATTCTATAATATAAAAATTTATCCTGATCAAAAAGATGATGTGCATGTAACTTATTCTGGAACAGAAATAAGAAGGAGAATTGTTAATTGTTTTACACCTAATTGGAAAGATGAAAAGTTAAGAAAATTTTTAATCTGGTGGTATGGAAGATCATGTGAATAGACTAAGAAGAATATGTAAAGAAACATATAAAGAATATCTGAGTTTATGTAGAGATATAGATACGTATTTTCACAGAAAACTTCTTCAGGAGGATGAATCTTTTGTAAATCTCATGGAACCTTTCAAAGTTTGCTTAGATCTCAGTGATAGCTCTAACTATTTAGTAGAATATTATACTGGTAATGGAAATTTTCTGAAGATAGATGAGCTTTCATTCTATTTCTTAGGAAAACTTTTTCGAGATTACTTAGAACCTTTGGATAAAATAATGAATTTTACTAGTAGAACGCAATGTAGATTTATGAGGTTTTTAGAAGATCTTATTAAAATTAATCCAGAAAGTAACTACATAAATTCAATTCTAGATAAATGTGAAATAAATTTTCAGTATATTCGAGATAGAGTGATAAATAATATTGGATATCTTGAGTATTCTGAACAGATTTTAGTATCAACATCAACATATAATGATGAAAACTTTATAACTGAAACTGTAAATTTAATAGGAGAATTTATAAAAATAGGAAGATTATATGAAGAAGAATAGAGGAAAAGAGTTAGCATATATTCTAAGACATAATCCGGCCGAAGTAGAAGGAGCGCTTGATTCAGAAGGTTGGTTAGAAACAAAAAAGTTGATTGATCATGGCTGGACTATGTCTGAACTAAAAGAAATAGTAGATACTGATAATAAAAAGCGCTATGAATTATCGGCCGACTTAAGAAAGATTCGTGCACTTCAAGGTCATAGTGTTAAAGGTATTAATGCTAATTTTAAGAAGTATACAGGATGTAATATTGTCTATCATGGAACGCAAAGGAAGTTTTTAGAAAGTATATTTAGAGATGGGTTAGTCCCGGGGAGTAGAGAATACGTACACTTAAGTTCAGATCCTTTGACAGCAAGAAATGTAGCTCTTCGAAGAGGTCCTGAGATAGCAATACTTAAAGTAGATTTAGAAGGATTAGAAGATGAAGTATTTATATCTGGAAATGGGGTTATTCTAGTGAAAAAAGTTAGTCCAGAGCATATTATTGAAGTAGATTATGGTTCCCGAGAGAAATAATAACTATACGTTTATCATAGAAGTAGATTGTGATGAAGGTGAGGAGAATATATCAATTACTGAGATATCTTTAGATGAATTAAATCAAGTAAATCCTCTTCTTTTAGACATAAGAGAAAATCAAGGATATTATCCAACCGGAGATTTCTTGGTGTATCCTGATCCAAGTCCTGAAGAATTTTATGGAACTAGATTTAGGGAAAGTTTTGATATTCTAGAATCAAGACTTCCATGTCCGAAGAGTGGATTTAAAAGAATACTAGAAATTAAGGTATTTTCAGAATCCCCAATTTCCTTATATATGTAAAATAAAATTAAACAAAAATGAAAAACTTAAAAGACATGGAAAAGAATGAAAACTACTTTGTTAGAGAAGACATTGTAAGTGAACAACACGTACACCATAAAGATGAATATCGTGAAAAGAAGAGAGATAAAGTCATCTTTACGAGTACGATTTTGGAAGAAACTACACCACAGCCTAAAAGAAAAGAGGATTATGAAAAATCTGAATACTTTCTTGGGTAGTTTAATATAAAGAAAATGGTTTTGTTGGGAGAACTTAGGAGAAGATCTTAAGTTCTCTTTTTTGTTTCCCACAAACTCTTATTAATGTATTATCATTATCATAAAACAATAAAACCATGAATTCTTTAAAATTTTACATTGACAAACTAAAAGATTGTGATGCACACGAAGTTATTAATTCTTTGAGAGTAAATCCAGTATTAAGTGTGGAAGAGAAAAATTTAATTTATTTATATCTTTTCCCTAGACCACTCTTAGACCGACAACTTCCAGAAAGAATTATAGCTTACAGAAAAAATAAGAACCCACAAGGATCTCTTCAACCAGATCTCGGAGAAATTGGATTACTTGTGGAGGCTTATCGTACGGAACAGTATAAAAGATTTATGAAACATTTATTCCACTCTTTTACAGATCCTGAACAACTCTTCCCTATTGCTGGTTTAGGACAATGTGAGTGTGCAATTTGTGGAAAAAATATGTATGAAGAAGGAGCATGGTCTGATTTATGCTCTAGATTTGAATATAATCAGCTAGAAAAAGAGAAAAAAGAATATCTTGCCTTTGGAAGCAAAAATTCTGGTATAAATTTATGTCTAGATTGTATTATTCAATTAAAAGAAACTTCAATACTTTTAGAAGAGATTGAGCCTGGTTATCTTCTAGATTGGAGAAGTAGATGTAAACCAGCGTTATTTGTGTAAAGAAATAAAAATCCCAAGCCTTATTTTATATAATAGGGCCTGGGTTTATTTTTTATAATTTTTGGAGATCTAAAATTTTAAGATCTCCTATTTTTTCTTTTCCATAAGAGAATTCATAATATTCTGCTTTAGAATCAATCAAGAATGTATACGTTTTATCTTTATCTTCATTAGTTAAAGTAATCGCATAATTATCTTGTTTATTGTGTTTTAATTTTAGTTTATCAATTCTAAAGTATAGAATTTCTGGAGTCTCTTCGTCAGTTTTAATCACTGCTGCAATATTATAATTACGTCCAAGAAGTTCAGATTGTTCTTTAGAGTTTGATAGATTTTCAAGAGCTTCGATAGATAGTGTTTTAGCATTATCAAATTTCGCTAAGAGTCTATCATAAAAAGCTTTCTCTTCTTGAACCTTAAAGTGCATTGATAACGGAAGAAATCTCAATGATTTTCCCGTTTCCTCTGGACTTTCAAAACTAAAGCCTTCCGGAATAATTCTAGCTTCTTTGACTTCCTCTTCCCCAATTATTTTATACTTAATAATTGAAGTTGTAGTCATAGGATCATAATCAGTTATATCCTCAACTTTTACTTCTTTAAGAGAATAGTCCCATCTTCCAGTTTCATCTCTAGAATAATCAATTAGTGCTAAAGAAGATCCAATATGTTTTGTTAGATCTCCTCCTCTAGGAACGTAATTTAGATTTCCTTCATAGAAACCATATAACTTTTTGTACTTGTCTAATGTTGTTAATTCTTTTTCTGGTTTAAATTCTAACATAATTTTATTGTTTTAATTAATAAAAATATTTTCTTTCACATATAAGATTCTCATCCTATTAAAGGAGCAAAATAAATAACTACACCAATCCATAATAGACTAGTGTAGTTAATATTATTAACTGTTACAAATTTTTATTTCTATGTCATTTAAACGTTCAAAGTAGCCAATCCATGGAGTACTATAAGTAAAGAAAGTTCCATCATTTTTCTTTAACTTCAGAGAATATCTACTGTATTGTCCTTCTACATACCACCAATTCTTAGCAGCTTCTTTTTTAAGTTTTTCTCTTGATTCAGAAGTACATATATATTCTAAATCCATTGCAAATTTATAATGCTGTCGAATTGCTTCTTCATTTTCTTTTGCGATAGATATATTATTCCAAGGATAATCAATAATATCTACATCATTATGCGTTTCAAAAGAACTTCCTGTTTGGTAATAAATGATCAAATGTATGATGTCTTTTTCTTGAATATCATTGATTATTTCTCTAAGTAGATTCTTGGCAGCTTCTTCATCTTTTACTCCAAGCGCTTTTAATTTTTCCAAGTATTTTTCCATATAATCTTTGTATAAATTCTATAGTCCAAATTCCAATTACAAATAGGATTGCTAACCCACAGAGTAATATTCTAATCATAAAATGGTACTATTTTCCAACTTGCTTGTCCTATCTTCCAATTCACTTCTATATAAAAAACATTACCTTCATTTGTAATATATTTCACATAAGATCTCCAATCGCGAGTTATAGTTAACCATGGTTTTTTATTATAATTTACAGCATCGATTGAATCTAATTGTCTGTATATATCATGTTCATTTAAATATGTACAAATTTTTTTGGCAGTATCATAATCAAAAAATTTAGCATCAAATCCTACATCAAACTTTATGAAACCAAGATCTTCATTAGTATTTGAATCTATTGTTTTAATTTTATAGTATGTAGGAAATATTGCTTTAATTGGTTCTGGTTCTCTTTTTTCTAGAATAACTTTTGTTAATCCGTCTATAAACATTTCAGCCTCTATTCTGGACATTCCTTTAGAAATTAGCGTTCTTATGTACTTCTCCATAACGTTTTTGTTTTACTTCAATTAATTCTATTTTTACTACACTAGGAATAGTATCACAAACTATAATAGTTGAATCCTCAGCAAATCGTATAGATAACTCAGAGGCTTTAACGTACTCTATGACTTTTTCGGTATTATCTTTGAGAGTAATCTTAAGTGTATAATACTGAAATACTCTATTATTTACCCATTCAGTATAAATAGTAGATACAATACACGCTGTGATAAGAATTAGTCCAATTCCTAGCCATTTTCTTATTCTTCTAGTCTCAATTAAGAGAAAATAAACTCCTATTAGACATATTATTATTGAGAATATAATTACTATAATCGTCATTTATCTTTAGAATTAAATTTTTCTAATAACTTCGCTGAATGTTTCTTTAAAGCTTCTTCTGGGGTTAATGAATAGTATTTATCTATTTCAAAATCCCAAGATGTATCTCTATTTCCAGATGAATTATTAACTCTGAGTTGATATGTTATAAGCGGTTCATCTCGATTTAATGATAATTTTATATCTACACATTCAACATCATAATACTTAAGCTCTCCATAAGTAACTCGATATAATCTTGTTCCAGGTTTATATTTATAATTTATTTCTATAGTTTCCATAATTAATCTTCATCACTGTTTACTATAAAATCCCAAATTAATTTAATAACTCCTCCTATTATAAAAAATGTAGTAAGCATTTCTGTAAATTCTGATTTCTCAGGAATTATTGAAAGAATAACTCCAATAATTATCAGAATTAGGTCTTGTATAAAATTTCTCCATTTCATGATGTAAATAAAAATTTAATAGTATTATAGATTACAAAAATCATAAAAACTATTCCAATAATGTATGCTGTAAGAATAAATACTCCTACTGATAGCGCGAATACAATCTTAGTTATAAATCCTAGGAATAAACATCCTAAGAACATTATTACCAAGAACATAAAACATCCTAGACAACTTTTTCCCAACATTCTATTATCCTTTCTTTTAAGTAATTAAAGTATTCATTAATAGATTTTCTTTTCATTTCCGACCATTTTTCATCTACTGTTACAGAATATTGATTTCTTATTAAATAAACTAAAAGATCTTGTACTGTTGTTCCAGAAGGCATTGGAAGTTTGTAATCGCCTAGAATTTCTTCAGAATCTATCATCTCAAGAATATATAATTCTAGTGCTCTAACAATACTACAGCACATAGCTTTTCCTCTAGTAGGATATTCTCCATTATCTCCATATAATCCAGTTCCATTTATAGAATCTGGATCATCAGTCTCTGGATTGTAGAATAAAACTTGCCAATTCCAATTTATACCTTGACTATAAAATTCTGGTTGGATATGTATTATTACGTTATGTTCATCTAACCATTCTAAAAGACCCATTAAATTTTTTGGCTCATAATCTTCTCCAAGTTTCTTAGCAATATACCTATATAGATCATTTGCATAGACTAATAATAAATCTAATCTTTCTTTTTCCATATTTTTCTTGTTCTAAATAATACATATGGAGCTAAAATAAATATTATGAATGGAGTTTGTGATGCTATTACCCAATCCATATCTTTAGTAATTAAATATATAATAGGGTCAAATATAAATACCCAGAAGAGAAATATACATAAAACTTCAAAATTATCTCCCTTCTTATCTAACCACTCTTCAAACTTAAATTTCTTCATAACCTATAATCTCCAAGTCATTTATGTTAACAAATAGTAATTTAGATAGTTCTGGAAAGTATACAAGAACCTTCGGAACATAATCATCATTATAATTATAATCCGCAGTTCCTCCTTCAACGTAACCATACTCCTCGAATATTTTGCCCTTTATCTTTACTTTTAATTTTTTTCATATTACTACTCCTTTCCACATTCTTTTTTCTAAAGTATTTGTTATCTCTTCCGGAAAATCAGCGACGTTCCAGTGTGCATCAAATAATTTATGCTTACAAATTTTACATAACCACCATGGAAATTTTTCATATAACCATGCAAAACTATTAAAAGCCCAGTCATGATTTGATGCCCATTCCGTCGCTAGAAATCCGGAAGTATAAGCTGGAATACATCCTTCTTCTTTAAATAATTTTCTTCGTGAGACTCTAGGGTCAATCCATGATAATACTCTAAGAAAATTATATAATATTTTTACACTCCATCTATATCTTAATTTTTCTTGAACTGGATAAGTAACTTCATGAAACCACCAATCTCTAAAATACTCAAAACAAGGCATATCATGATCACTTTTATATTCCCAAAAGGTTTTATAGTACTCTTGAATAGGATTTTTATAAATTTTTTCTAATCCCTGAATTACATGATATAGTTCTACAGGTTTATCATCTAATATAACTCTATATTCTATATCTGAACTACTAGGTCTAAATTTATCATACATCCATTTGTGAATTAAAAAAACTGATATATAATTATCAGAATTATCACAATCGTAAGTTTCAGACCATTCTCCACATCCCCAAATTCCGAGATACCAATATTTAAGTCCTCCATTAGAAAATCTGAAAGACATCGTCATACTATTTCCCCACTCTTCATTAGGGGAAGTATCATCTTCGGATAGAATAGGATTTATTCCTATTTCTTTCAATTCATTCAAAATTAATTCCGTAATCTTTTTAAATTTTTTAATTTTTTCTTCATTAATATTTTTCATAATTCTTATTGTTTATCAATCTTAAGGCTTTAAATCCTTATAAATGGAAAAGAGAAAATCCTTATTTTGCATATTTAGTAAGCCCCAGCCTGTGATAGGTCGGGGTTTATTTTCCTTATATGTGTTATGAAGAAAATAAAAATAGAAAGTATTGAATTTTATAGATTACGATATAACAAAAATATTATAGTTGGTTATATCAGATTTAATCAGTTATTTAATAGAGAAGAATTTATAAAATTTATTTATGATAAAAATATATCTATTCTTCGAAATAAACTTTTGAATTATCATATTCTAAAGAACTATGAAGAATTAAATGCAGCTAGATCTCCAATAGGGAACTGGATTAGTCCTTCTGAAGTTAGAGATTTAGTAATGGTATTACCTGTTTATTTACATTCTGAGGATAATTATAAAAAATTAACAAAACGAAGTTTATTTAGAAAGCTTAAGAATAATCTTATAATCTCAGAAACAGTTCATAATAATCTTTACAAAGATATTATAATGAATATTTGTCCTTCTGATATAGAATTACGAGGTTTTATTGAGTATTCTCTTAGACTTCCAGATAAACCCGATAAAAGTTATCGTAATTTTATAATGAATATCTTGGATTTTTTAGAAGCTCTTGAAACTCTTACTAATGAATAATAAATAACAATAAACATAAGAATTATGGAAAAAGAAATTAAAATTAATGGTTCAAGATTAAAATTAGTAAAGTACTGTGATTATGAGTATGGGAAAAGTACTGAGATTATCCTGAGAAATAAGAAAAATCTAAAGTATCAATATGTACTTTTAGCAGATAAACTTAGTTCTTCTGGTAATCCTTGGTTAATAATGGATTCTTATGGAAAAAATAAAATAAGAGTTAGTCCTAGTGTTCATAATTACGCATCTGCATGGGGAATAGTAAGAGAAAAAAGAGTTGAAAGATACTCTGGGGAAACTTATTCAACCCAGGATCTTAGAATTATATTATCTTTTTTAGGAAGTACAATTAAACTTGAATACCTAGATACTGCTGAACTTTTAGCGCAAGCAACAAAAGATGAAATAGTTATCAAAGGTTTTTACGAGATGTACGGTCGTGTAGGGATGACTAATTATATTGAAGATCTTAATGATATTATTAAACGTTCCGAATATACACCCAAACCTATTGAAAGAAAAACTAAGTATCCAAAAATTTATTCAGATTATAATAAATATTCAATTAGTAGGCTAATAACTGATTTAATTGAGGATAATGCAAGTATTCTTATTAATCCAGAGTTGATCGGAGAATATAAAAGACTTTCTCCTAAAAAAGTGGATAGTAATACTGCTGTTACTTACCAAAAAGATAAATGGGCGAAAGTGACAGGAACGATTGGAAATAAAAGACGAGCTAACTTAGGAATCTGCTTTGATACTAATGTGGTAGTTAATATCCCAGAAAATACAGTCGGAATAGAACCCGGCGAAAAAACATATAAAACAAGACAATCTATATGTTTAGTAAAGGATGGTCTTCTTAATCAGTCTTTAATAGGAGTTATGATTTCCAATAAACTCGCCGGGAAATTTAAACGACTGGGGATAATAAAATCAGAATTAGTGTTTTCTGGAGAGTATCTAATAGATATCTCATCTCTTCCAGTAGTAACTAAGTGTGCAATTAGAGATATTAGTAGTTATTACCTTTCTCGATTAGAAGTTAAGTATAAACTTGCAGCAATAGCTAATGAATATATTCAAGAGTACTATCCTGAGAAGGTAACTTTAGATCCAAAAATAGAGTTTCTTAAATCTCTTGGAATAGTTGGAGATTATTACTTCCCTAAGAAGGAAACTGATAAAGAAGCTACAAGAAAATCAGAAATGATAATGGAATTGGTTAGTTTTATTTCTGGTATCCCTGGAGAAAAACAAAAAAGACAACTTATGTATAAAGAATATCAAAGAGGAGCATTACCAAAAAGTAGTGTAATCAAAGTATTCTTAGACTCTATTGGTTTTGGAAAAAGGCCAATCGAAGAGATTCGAAAAGAATGGAAAACTAATCTCACTAAATATAATGAAGAGCTTAGAAGAAGAAAGTTTCAGATCATTATGTCAAAAACAACGAGATTTAATGATAAACATTTTCCATTGATTGAGAGTACTAGTAAGACGGTTGATATCTTTTCTTCAGATCATACAGCAACAGTTTCTTGGAAATTTTTACTAAATACTATAAAATCATGAGAGTAATAAATAATTTAGAGACAGTAAAAAGTCTTCTAAAATTTAAGATATCTTCTAAAGGTAAACCGGAGATATATTATTTTGTGCAAGTTATACAAAGAAGAAAAGAGAATCCTGATTTACCTCTTCAAGAAATACAGAGATATGCTTGGTGGGTGACAGATTTAGGAGTTCTTGAAAAATCCTGGAATCGATTAACGGAGATGTGTGAACATTATAAAGCAAGAGCTTACATATCTATTACACCAAGATCTTTGGAAAAATTTGGAAAGCAATGTATGTTTGAATATTCTAAGAGAGTAGCAAACAATGATTATACAAATATACATAATCTTCCAAAGAAAGTAGCCTTAAGTAATGAAACGGTTCAATCAAAAGGAGTTGTAGATAAACCTAGGTGGATTTTAGATATTGATTCTGAAGATAAATCCTATCAACATGATATAGAAAAATTTATCTCAGGATATACTAATATTCTAGGAAAAATTAATACTCCAAATGGTTGTCATCTTGTGATAGAGTCATTTAATTATGGACTTATTAAAGATTATCTAGTTTCTAAAAAACGAGAGGACTATAAAATAATAAGTGATAATGAGGTTGAAAGACTATTTACTCTTAGAAGAGAAGGGAACACAATTCTTTATGCAGTAACTAACTAAACTAGAACATTTAAGAAGAAGGAATGAAATACTTCCTTCTTTTTATTTTCTTCTCCCCTGAAATTCTTATATATGAAGCGGAAATTAATACAGAATCCGCTTCGAAAATAAATGCGTAAAGAATTAAATAACATTAATGAATTAAATTATGAAAAAGTTAAAAACAGTAAAAGTTCCCACATCTAACGGAGAAAAAGTGGTAGTCTTTAGACCCATTGAGGAAATTCCAACATCACATTTAATTTGTGATAAAGAATGTCCTTATGGAAAATGTTGTTCTTTTATCCCTGATCCTAGAGATCCCGGAAATGAAGAACTATCATTTATCGATTTTTGTAATGATCTTGGAGCTAATGAAGGAGAAGATTCAGATTTAACTTCAATGGTTCCAAAAGAAGGCACTCTTGAGGAAATTTTCAAAGATCAGCCTGATATATTACAAAAAATCGCCGGAAATAAAAAATTGGTTTATCTCGACGAAGTAATCGATAAATGTTGCCCTGATATCTGTGAATATTATAATAAGGAACATTCAGAGTGTACCTTAGAAAATAAGATGTGTATTCTTCTCGGATTGTTTGTAGGTCCAGTTAAAGAAGACAAACCTTCTAAAGAAGAAACGCAGGGACAGGAAGCTGTTGAAGAAAAGAAATAAGTTTTAGGGGAGTATGAGAAAATACTCCCTTTATTTTATATAAGTATGAATGAATTATTAAATTTTGAGTATAATGGATGTATTATTCCATTTGCATTGACTAGTAATGATGTCATGATTAATGCTACTGAGATAGCAAAAGTTTGTAAGAAGCAGTTAGGTCATTATCTTAGTAATCAACAGACAAAAGAATTAATCAATGAGGTCTCGATCGATATCGGAATTCCGATATCGGAATTAATAGTAGTTATTAAAGGAGGTATTCCTCAGAATCAAGGTACTTGGATGCATAGATTAATAGCTATTCATTTTGCTATGTGGTGTAGTCCTAAATTTGGAGTATGGTGTCTAAGAAAATTAGACGAAATTATAAATAATGGATTTGCTCTGAGAGACGCTGAAATTGGAAGATTAACCTCTGAAATTACTAACCTACAGATTACTATTCAAAATCAACAGCCTCAAGTAGATTATTGTAATCGAGTCCTAACTACTTCAGAAAATCTATATTCAACAAGAGATATAGTGAAAGATTTGGGTCTTGGAATATCTAATATAGAATTATTAAGATTATTAGAGAAGAATAATTTAATTTTTAGATCTCATGATAAAAAGAAATGGTACTTAAAGGAACCATTTGATAAATTTGGATATACAAAAATAGTTACTATATTTGACAAGGCAGGAAAACCAAGAAATGTAAAGAGGTGGACTGAAGAAGGACGTCATTGGATTTATAGTTTATCAAAGAAATTATAGGGATATGGAAATAATAGGAAAATACGGTAAAGCAATAGTTTTTACTGAGAATATAGAAGAAGCTGCAATCACTCAGATATATGATCTACTAAATACTAAAATGGTAGAAGAAGAAAAGGTTAGAATCATGGAAGATACTCATTGTGGTAATGGATGTGTAGTAGGGTATACTCAAACCTACTCTGGTGGTCCTCTCGATCCTGATGTGGTTGGTTGTGACATATCGTGTGGTATGTTAAGTGTAAAATATAAAATGCCTTCGGGAGATCCAGAATTAGCTCTTTGGGATGCTAGAATTCGTAGAGATATTCCAATGGGTATGGAAGTAAATGAGAAAACTGTTATCCAAGAAAAAGAATTCAAGAAATTTTTTAAAACAAAACTTGAAAGAGCAAGAAGTTTATGGCCTGAATTTGTATGTTATGAGGGTCTTGGAGAGATAGAGAAATTTATATCAAAAACCCTTAAAAGAATTGGTATGTCTGAGGGAATTTTCTATAAATCTCTTGGAACTCTTGGTGGAGGTGAGAAAAATTGATTGCCTCCAGAATGATTAATAGTCATTCGTTGTAAAAGTCGTCCATATCGGGAGAAGCTGAGATGCTAATCACCGAGGGAAGGTTACAGTGTTAAAACTTATACCCCCGTAGAGAGCAGAGGGACTTGGCCTGGCATAAAAGTCAGAAGGTGTGCTCCGAACTAGTAGGAAAAAGAACTACTAGAGATAGGCAGAAATGATCTATCCGATACTTGAAAGTAGTATTAGTAACAAAATTGAATCATTTTATAGAACTTGGACAGGTAGAAGAAGATAAAGAGTCTGTTTGGGTTACTATTCATACAGGATCGAGAAACTTAGGAATAAAAATACTTGCTTATTGGAAAAAACAAATTGGGAAAACTAGGATAATTGAGGCGGATATGAAAGCGGCCGAGAGAGGAATTAAGGAGAAGTATAAAGGTCAAGGGAAGAAAATCAAAGAAGAAATAGAAAAACTTCATGCTTCCGGCCGATATACAATTCCGCCTAGTAGATTCTTAGTAACACATGAAGATATATCTGGTTATCTCGGGGATATGTTTTTTGCTCAAGCTTATGCAGAATATAATCGAATGGTGATATCAGAGAGAATTAAAAAAGCTCTTGGACTCGGAAAAGAGCTTGAGAGGATTGAGTCTATTCATAATTACATAGATCCAAGAGATAGAATAATTAGAAAAGGATCTATTCAAGCTTACGCCGGACAGAAAGTAATTATCCCTATGAACATGGCTTTTGGAACCTTAATTTGTGAAGGTCTTGGTAATCCTGATAGAAATTATAGTGCTCCTCATGGTGCTGGGCGCTTAATGTCTAGGCGAGAAGCAAGAGAACGATTAAGTCTCCAAGAATTTAAAGAAAGTATGGGCAATGTATATTCTAGTTCTGTATGTCTCGCCTGTATTGATGAAGCGCCCGAGGTATATAAAGATCCTTCTGAAATAATAACTGGAATACAAGATACGGTGAAAATTTTGGAAATTATTAAACCTATTTTATCTATTAAAGCAGGAACTGGAGATGGTGAAGATTAGTTTTTACAGAAGACTTCAAAAAGAATTATCAACTGATATTGGAATTGTTAGTGGAAATATTCTTGGAGAGAACTTTATTTTAGAATATAATTTAGATGGGTTAGCGACTAAGAGAATAACTCCTAAACAAATTTATGTAAAAACTTGTCTTGGAAAATTTTGTATATTTCGATTTTGTGATGATACTTCTTTATTAGAACATCTTCGATATAGAAATATGATCGATTGCTTAATCATTCAGGAAGTTAGTGTTGACCTAGAAGAACTCAAAAAATCATTTATCCAAGGATCTAAAAATTGTCCTTATGCGAATGATTTGAAACATTTAGTAAAAAACTTAGATAATATAAAATTTACATGACAGGGATAATAGTTGATACAAACGATATGATTGAATTAAGAGAAGTAATAATTTGAACTATGAAAAATTTAGATATTTACATATGTATTGATGATCAACACTATAATTATCTTAAAAGACCTAGACGAAAAGATATATATGAATCTATTGGTTTTGGTAGGTTTTATTTTGAGTTACCGGAAAAAATGTCAAATAGATCAATTGTTAAAGTTTTAGGGACAGTAGAAGGAATAGATTATAAAAAGATAATTCAGGGTATGAAGAAAGCTTTTAATGATAAATTTTGGGGTGGTGATGACACTCAATTGACTATATTAAAAGATATGATAAATAATTCAAAAGAATATTTCCTATGATAGCAGATATTGTTATATCGAATTATTATTTTAAATTACATTCTACTAGAGATACATTTTTAATTCTTCAAACAAGTATAGATCTTTCTATTAATATAACTGTTCCTGTTATATTAAAACGACCATCTTATAAAATTATCTACGCTTTTATTAGAGAAGGGTGTTTTAATATAGAACCGAAATGTACAAATGATAGTAGATACGTTATTATCGGAAGTGTAGAATTAGATGCTCAAAAAGTTATAGAATGTTTTAGGGAAGCTCGTAAAACAGAATTATGGAGACTTTATATGGAGAAGTCTAATTTAGCCAAACTTGACAAACTTTTATTAAATCCGGAAATCCTTATATGTGATAAACATAAACTATAAAACTTATGGAAGAAGATAATAAATTTAAAGAATATCTAAAGCCTGACTACTCTTCGGAAGAACCTCCATATGATTCAGGAGATGATGACGATGATGATATCAATGAAATCGATGAAGCAGAGGAGGATGAGAGAATAGAAAAAGTAGTTAAAGGTCAAAAAGAATTGAATGAAAAAATTATGCAACAGACACCATTTGGACAAAGTGTAGGTGGAGGTAATTGGGGTCAACCATCAACTCCATCTTGGAACAATAACGGAGGAGGATCTTCGTGGGGAGGAAGTAATAATCAACAGTATCCATGGCAAACAAAACCGGCAGGAGGAAATTCTTGGGGAAACTCAGGAGGATCTTGGAGTGGATCTTCTGGCTGGGGTAGTAGTGGTAATACTGGAGAATCCTGGGGAAGTAGTAATACAAATAATGGAAGAAAAGAGATTGATCGACAAAAACAAGTAATATTTTGTGATGTCTTAGATTGTTTAGTAGAAACTTTCCAAAGTAACGGAAAACCAGGTCTTCTTCCACGTGGAATTTATGATATTAGACTCCGTTTTGAAGTTTGGGATAAGATTTTATGTTTTAACCCAAATAAAGTTTATGCTATGGTTCCAAGAAATCTAATCTTAAGTAGTAATGGTTCAGATTCTTGGAAAATAATGTTAGAATATATTGTTTGTGCTTTATCAGAATATCTAAGAGTTCCGTATGATCATTGTCAAATCTTAGTACAGAATGATTTTGGACAATCTAAAGATAGAATGATGGATGCTGTAATTTCTAAGACTCGTGGATTTGATAAGAATTCAGCCATACAAATTGGACTTGAATCTGGTTTATATGGTCAAAGTAATAGAGATATATTAGCAGCAGAAAAAGTAGGAATTGATTATATAGATCTTGGACAACTTCTTAACATATATTTCTAATGATTAACCTAGAACAGAAAGGAGAATGGGGCGTATATTTCTTTGATATCGACCATGTTCTTATATATTCTGCTACAATAGAATTAACTCCGAAGAAATATACTAGGAATCCAAGTATAGTTCCTGGAAAGAAAAATAAATTGGTTATAGAATTAGGAGTTGAGCCTGAATATTATTTTAAGAAAACAGGGTTAAAATGTCTTATGAAGCGTATGGAAAGTTTAGGAATTATTAACCTCGAAGATAAACATCGAGGGAATACTTCTTATGATCCTATTATTTGTGATAAAAATTGGAAAAAGATTAATTCATTAGAAATATCTTTAAAAACGATAGTCGATATAATTAAAAAGAAAGATACATATTTAATTGTAGGAGATTCAAAAACTGTAATAAATATTCTAAATTCTTCTGAAAGCTTGAAATTCTTATAAATGTATAAAATATAACAAATAGAAAAATGAAAAATTTAGTAGCACAAAAATGGATTGATGAATGTGGAACTTTATTTCCGATTGATGGAAATACAGTACTTTATCCAACTCCAGGTTCAGGAATTTTTGAATTATATCAAGGAAAAGGTCAAGATAAGAGAATCGGTTTAAAAAAACTCTCAGAAAAGTTTGAATTTAATCACAAAATATATGATGTAGGTTGTGATAATTTATTTGATATAATTCAAAAAACTTGGGAATCAGATAAATTTGTTGAAGAGAATAAGAATCTTGGTGTTATTTTCACAGGATATAAAGGAACAGGAAAAAGTGTTGGTGCTAAACTATTATGTAATAGATTAGACATTCCTGTCATAATCATTCCTGATAATGAAATAGAGGGAATGGTAAGTTTTATTCAACAACTCGACTTTGAATGTATTGTTTTGATTGATGAAGCAGAGAAAACATTTAAGCGAGGAAAGAGTGATGAAGTATTACTAAAATTAATTGATGGGGTATATAATAGATCAAGAAAATTATATATTCTAACAACAAATACACTTAACGTAAATGAGAATTTACTTGGACGTCCTGGAAGAATTAGATATATCAAACAATTCGGAAATTTGTCAGAAAAAGCAATAAACGAATATTTGGACGATAATTTAAAAATTCCAGAAGAGAGAGAGAATATTCTTAAAAAAATCGATCTTCTTGAGATATCTACTATTGATATTCTTGGTTCGATTGTTGATGAAGTAAATATTCATGGAAAACTTTCTGAAGATACTTGCCTTAATATTCCTTTGGCTAAATATGTTTTCGATATCATGAAATTCCCTGTTGAAACAGAGGAAGATGTAACAAGGATTAAGGAAATTCTTCGTCCAGGAAGAGCTAATTTCCCAGAATGGCTTGGAAAAGATTGTGAGATGGAAGATAAAGATTCAGATACTAAGACAAATGAGGATTATTGTAGTAATATCCTAGATGGTTGGAAAACTAGAATGACATCTCAATTCTCAAGTCTCTGGAAAAATCAAGAACTTAGTATTGGAACCATTCTTGAAGATCCTGATGAAGACGGATTTATTCTAGTTAAGGATATATATGGGGATGGCGAAACATTAGTTAAGATAATTAGACAGAAAGGTAATCCAAGTTTATATCGAGGTGGATTAATGTTCTGATAATAAAGATATAGAGTATTTGAAGACAGAGGGTGGCAAGTCGTGAGATTATGGCTGCCCTCATTTTCTTATTTATGTAAATTATGGGAAAAAAGAAAAGAATAATAACTAGTTTTTCAGATGTTATTACAAATTCAAGCACTGAAGTATTTTTAATTCAAGGACCAGATGCATTAAGACAGATGATTGGTACTGGAATATATAAAAAATATCAAAAAGATTTCCTTGTTCTAAAAACTGAGGAAGATGTTGAATATTTCTTTAGATTTCAAGGAAAGAAAGGATTTAATCATAATTATTCAATATGGGATTTAAAACCTCTACTAGGAAATCTATTTAACTTATACCTTGATATGAACAATGAATTCCCTGATAAAGAAGATGATATTTGGGAAATGTTTAAACCAAAGATTATGGAGAGATTAAAGGGAACTATTGTATATATTGATATTAAACATAATCAAAAAATTATGAATAGACTTTATGAACTGTATCCTGATGATAAAGACTATTCTTATGAGTTAGATAACTTAGAAACAAAAGGATTTAGATATGGATGGAGTCTTGACTGATACTTCGGGAATAACAACAAATAAATTCTATGTATATACAGATGAAAGAAACCCTCGATATTCTATTTGTTGTTTTAGACTTGGGAGTCAGGTAAAACTATCTCTCCCTAATGAACTTTTGAACCTATTTGGAGGTAACCCTGAAGAAAATATTTATGCTGTAGATCATATTATTTGTTTAAGATTCGAAATAAAACAACTAACATTATCTAAGGTATGCAAAAGTATAATTGATATAGTTGCACTTACTCCAGAAGAATTTAAGAGTAATGCTGGAACTATATCACGGCGCCTGAGATTACTAACGTTCAATCAGATAATTACAACGAAGGAATATATTAATAAAGCAACTTTCATTCGTAACTTAGGGACAAAAGTAACATTATCAGAAGAATTATACTATATACTATAAAAAATTATGAGCAAAAGACGTTTAATCACTAGTTATTCAGATGTAATAACTAATTCGAGTACACAAGTTTTCTTCTTAGATATTGAAGAAAAATTAATAAATCTTCTAAATGAAAATAATATAACTGATAAAGTGATTATTATAAATTCTAAAGAAGATGTAATTCGTGCTGTTGAATTTTATCAGAAAGAAGAGGATAGTGGGGGATACGGAAATAGTGAGATATTCAATCTTATTAATTTCGTTTATGAGTGGTATGATATGTATACTGAATATGGTAAAGGAGATAAATGGAAAGAACTTAACGATGCAGGTAAAACCGATAGAGAGATTATTGATTTTATTTGGCCATTAATAGACGGGGTTATCGGAAAAGTATATTATTCATTTGCAGATGATTGTGGTATACCTAAAGAAGCTGATATTCTTTGGGAAAATGGATATAATAGTTACAGAGAATAATAAATAGAGTTATTATATAAAACTATACTTAAAATAATAGGTATAGTTTTTATTTTTCTTTCCTTAAAACTCTTAATGATGTAGTAGATAGTTGTGTTCTGCTACCGTAAAATAAAATATATGAATTATGGATAGAAAAGAAGAATTAATTAATCTCTTAGGTATTTTTCTAGGAGATTCAAAGAAACAATCAGAAGAAGTTAAACCTAAGATTGTTGAGATATGTAAGGAAAGATTTGATAAGATCTATGAAGTTTATAGAAAATATGGATTAACTAATTCATGGTATGATGAATATGATCCTACTCGAGGAAGTCTTTGGTTAGATGATGATTACAATGAGGATGCTATTAATGATAAAAGTATTTGTTTAGAGTATACAGATCATTGGGGTTATGGTGGTAGTTGTCATTGCTATATGGAATTAAAATTTTCTCAATTTGAAGATTCTTTTATAGAGGCGCTAGATAAATCCCTTAAGAGTACAAGAATCGCTTCATTAAAAAGAGAAATAGAGTTACTTGAAGCTCAATTAGAATCTAAGAAAACTTGTTTAAAAGAACTGAAAAATGGCAATGAAAACGAGTAATACAAATATTGAATTAAGTAATGATATCAAAATTTCTGATTCTGTAGTAAAAGCTGTAGTTGAAAAAATTCTATCCTCTGCACAATCGGATGAGATTTTAGATATAGTTATTAATTATCTTCGAGGTTATCTAGAGAAAATAATGGATAATCCTGAGATAATAGTAAATAATGAAGAGAGATTAGTATCTACTATAGATAAAAGAATCTTTGGAGATTTTAATTTAATGCAAAGATTACATAATATAGAAACAGCTATAACTAATATTAATAGTGTTATTACAGGAAATAATATTTATTGGAATAGTAATCAAGAATTTTTCTGTAATTCTCCACTACGTGATATAGCAAGTGAAATAGCTGATATCAAATGTAGAATTGATATGTTAAAAAATGAATTTTATATGCTACAAAATCAAATTCCTTAGCATTCTGAAGAAAAAAAATAAAAAGAGGATCAACTTGACTAATTAAAGTCAAGACCTCTTTTTTTCTTTGTAAATTTCCTTTTGTTTAGTTATAGTCTCTTGATATATAAAATCAAAAGGAAATCTTTAGTTTCCATTTCTGTTTCGATCTTGAGTTTAACCTCGTGATCTCATCAGGTTAGGAATTCACCTAACTACAAAAATGAAAATGGAGGGAAATTTTGTTATCCCTCCGGTTAGTCATCAATGAATTCTTCTTCATTGCTGTTAAATAGTTCCGGAATCATATATCTAAACCAATAATAAATTCCGGTAGTTCCCATAATTATTGCTGATATTGAATAAATTATATCAAATCCTAATATCCAAGCAATTCCTGCTAATATCATTGTCATAAAAATAATGACTTCTGTTATCTTTTTCATAATATATTAATTTTGTTAATTATTGTCTCTAAACCCAAGTTAATCCATAACTCGGGCTGGTTGTTTTAGCTTATTCAGCTTTTACTTCTTCAGCAGGTTTTTCTTTTTCTGCATCCGGTTTTAGGTTGACGGTTTCTTCTACCAATTTTTCCAAATCCTCATCTCTAAGACCTTTCGGTTTGAGTTTTTTATAGGCTTTTTGACATCCTAAGGTAGTTGCTACTCCTAATACCATTCCTGCTCCAGCTGCTACTGCTACAACTTTTGTTGCACCAAATTTCGTTACTGCTGAGTTAATTAGTTTCATAATTTTTCCTCCTATTATTTAAGTTATTAATTTTGTTAATTATTGTCTCTAAACCCAAGTTAATCCATAACTCGGGCTGGTTGTTTTAGCTTATTCAGCTTTTTTGTTTTTCCGGTTATTTAAACATTTTTTAGTTTTCTTATAACCATAATCAAATACTACTTTTGCTGCTATTCCTGCTACAAAAATTCCAACGTTTTTTACAACTGCTTTCATAATTCTATAATTTTTGTTGTTAATATTCTTCTGTCTCTATTTTCTAAGTAATTTACTTAGAAATGGTTGTTTTTACTCTAAGCTTCTCTCTTAAAGATTTCTAACTTAGAATTATATATAATCTTTATAATTTCCTCATCGGTATTTATCATAGGTTATATATAATAATTTAACTGTATATTAAATCCCTCTAAATTCACATCCTATTACTAATAACTCTAGACTATACAGGTCCTTTGTTATTTTCATAGTTCACCATATATATTTGGCTACATGTCTTTGATATATTCCTCTTGATAATCCTTTATCAGGTTTATCTCAATATATCGTGGCCTTATAATATTATCTACTATAAGGAATTTATTTAATTTTTTATTTATTTTGTTAAACTCGGCTAAATGCACGTTATAAAATTTGTTAGTGCTTGCCAAGTTATGTGTCCAACCTTTATCAATTATTAAGTTATATTAAGTATTTTCTCTATTTTGATAAATAGTATAATTCAATATAGTAACTTAATATACTTATTTAATTACGCTCAGAACTTATCCTTGTAAAAGATATTTTAATACTATTTAAATATCTACTCAAGTGGTATAACAACTTCCACCTGTCCTTATATTATATTTCATAATTATAAGTTAGATCAAGGTGATGAATTTTATAAAGTCGTTCTGACGACTTCTAGGTTAGCAACTCCTAGTCTCTCCTTATAATACTCCGTCATCACACCTTTCGTATGTATTATAAGTTCTAGTTATATCTATGTATAACGCTAAAGTATAAAAGACATAATATATCTTTTAAATTAGATATACTATGTCTTTAGGTAATATCAGATATTTCTATCTTTTATTACATATATAAGGCTAATAGGGTTTCTTAGACGGTATTATTTTAACCTCTTAGGAACTCTATTTTCCTTTCATATATAAGGTTTTTAGTCTTTTCTAGACGGTGGAAAAATAAAGGGTGGAATTACCCACCCTTTTCTTACTTAACTGCAAGCAAAAACGTTTTATAATCAACAACAGACTTTCGATATATACTATCTATGTCAGCGCCAATCAAATAGAGGGATTGTTTATAATCTCTCAATGTTTCTGGCTCATTGATATAATATTCGACTAATCTGTTTACTATTGTTTTTATTAATCGCAGTTTTCTTATTACGTAATCTCTATTAATCGAAGGAACATCAAAATCCTTTCCTTCAATCGCATACTTGTTTAAGATAGCTGTATAGTTGTCATAACTATCTTTTAGTTTATCTACTATTCCATTGGATAAACTATTTTCAACTGAGACATCTATGTAATTTTTTACTCCGTCTCTTAATAATCCTAATGCACTTAATATTGTCATTAGTGTGTTAAGTTTTTCTATCATATTCCTTTTCTTTTAAGTTTGTTTTTATTCTCACTTATAAGGCTTTCAAGGAATATCAGACTAGCAAAATACTTCAGCGTCGTAATAGCCTTTTTCTAGTGCATTTAAGAAAAATTCAACCTCTTCTGCAGACATAGGAGCAAAACCATGAACATCAACACCTACATCTAATCCAAATCTCTTAATCATTTGTCTTCCATGAATATGTCCAAAAAGATTATACTTTTTTGTAGAATTCATAGGTTCATGTACAAGTGCTACCTCTTTTCCTAGAAGTTTTGTTTCTGCTTCAGTTAGGAATACTTTTGAGAATCCAGAATCTATAAGTTCTCCTATAAAATCAGGTATATCTAGATTTCTTTCAGATTTTTCTTTAATCTCATAATTTCCACAAACTAATCGAATATCTCCATTTAAATATTTCAAGTAACTTCTATCACCAAAATCTCCAAGATGCCATACGATAGCTTTAGGAGGAACTTTAGTATTCCATCTCTCTACCATAGTCCAATCCATATCTTCAACATTCATGAAAGGACGTTTAGATAATTCCAAAGTTCTTTCTGCGCCGAAATGTGTATCGGAAGTAAAAAACTCTCTTGAACTGGACTCTCTATTAGATATTTCTTTCTTTAACTCAGATATACATTCGTCTAAAGAGCTATATACATTTTTTATTCCATATGCTTTAGCTTTTTCGATCAAGTACCTTCTTCCGTGTATTTTCGGCGCAATTCCTAAGATTATATTTTTCTTTCTAACTAAATTTTCGGTAAGTTCGATTTTAGTAGTTTGTGCATAATCTCTTCCTGGTATATCTTCAACAGCTTCAGGGATCCAAAATAATATAAAATCTGATACTCTAAGTCCAATTGTTTCCCAATCTACCTGTTTTTTATATTCAGCATCAGATAAACCTCCAGAAATTTTCTCTTTTCTTCTAGGGTTTATCCAAGTTACTCCCTGAATATCTGGAACTGTTTCTTGCCACTCTGGAGCTCCTTGAATAGGTCCTCCCAAAAATACCCAAGTATCTTCTTTCTTGGGTAATTGTTCTATTGCATAAATCATTTTCATTTGAAATTTATTTTTGATTCTGTATCTGCTAATTTTATAAGGTATGGTATTCTAAAATTTCCATACATACTTTTAATAACTTCAGAATAATCTTTATCTTGATTAATTGAATCTACATATAAAGGATTTTTACTATTTCCTCGAAAACATTGAAAAGTATGTAGATTATTATCACGGTAATAACTTTTCGCAATTCCAATAATATTAAGATTCTTTCTTCCAAGTTTTTCATATAGATGTGCTCCTAGTCCTGGTTTAGGTTTTTCAAAAGATTCTTCATCATTCCACAACCAAACATGAGAATCTAATATGATTGTATCGAATTTATCAAGATCTATATTTTCTAATAATTTTACAATCCCAGGAAGTTCTCTTTTATAAAATTCTCCAGGAATATAAGAATCGAAATTGTTAATAATAATTGAAATTCTGTCTATAGGTTCATTATCTTCCCAGTTTTTAAAAATAATTCCTGAGATTTTTCCTAAACACTCTTTTTCTTTATAATATCCATCAATTATTATCTTATTCATTTTTTAATAATTTTCTTATTTAGATACTTCTTTTTCTTCTCATAATCAAATTCTAATCGATCTAATTGATTTTGAATAGTAGAGTTCCAACCTTCAATGGCTTCTTCTTCTGATTCATATAGTTTATAATTATCTAAGTTATATCTATTAGGAGTTAATTGAAAGTAGCCAACTATCATATTAGTGGTTTTGTTTCTTAAAGGATACTAGGTGGTGTTTCTTCTATATCCAGATCCTTCTTCTTTTCCTAAAACTACTTCTTGCGGAGAGTTTATATTTTCAAGTTTATAACTATACGGACCGATATAGAATCCAAAAGTCCAGAACGTTTGTCCTATAAGTTTATCAAGTTCTTCATATGTTTCTGGCTGTTTCATAATTTTTCTATTTTAGAATTTAAATATCTCAATCTTTCTTCATAATCATGTTGAAGTTTATCTTTTTGATCCTGAACAACTGCATTATAAGCTTCTACACACTCTTCTCTCGTTTCAAAAAGATATGGTAGAAAAAATCTTATGTGATAATTTTTGAAAACTAGATTTTTATTTTTACTTTTTAAAATAAGAGAATAATCACTTTTTTCATCCCAATTAGTTACTAAGACTTCGATGGGTTTTACTAACCTTGTACATTTATAAGATTTACTAGAAAATTCTAACATAAAATACCAAAGTGACTTGGAATTTTCTTTATATTCTAACAATAATTCTTTTGTTATCATATTAATTTGGATTTTATATATTTAAGCTTTTCTTCATAAAAATGTTGAAGTCGATCTACAGTATTATGAATCTGAGCATTATAATATTCTTTACATTCTTCTTCAGTATCGAATATTCTCACAAAAAATTTACATTCTGAATCTTTTCTTTCTTTATAACCCTGAAAAGATCCAATTACAGAATTATCAGAAACTTTTCGAAGATATAATAAATTATCTATATCAATTTTTAAAATAATTTCTGCTGGTTTTATGATACTAGAGCATCTAAAAGTTTTCTCCCTAAAACTAATACAACTATACCAAAATGTTTTATCCTTAGGGAGATTCATTATTTCTTTCGCTGTTAATTGTGTTATCATTTTATTATCCGTTTTTTAAGATTTCTTTCGGTGGCTTTCCATTGATCTTCAAAGAATTTCAATTTACCCTCGATATACTTATTTCTATGTTCAATACATTCACTTGGAGTATTAAAGAATTGATAATGAAGTTGATAGTTTTTTATTATTTTCCCGCTATTCAGTATCTTTACTATCCTAGGAATACCACCAAATTCATCAACAACTTCAGCTTCAGATGGTGGAATATCTCTATAAACTCTTCCAGTATCTGATATTTGTAATGAATAAATCCAAACTGTTCTCATAATTCTTTACATTTAATTAGAGTCCACTCTTTATAATTCATTCCTCCTGTTTTAGTATCGAAATGCTTGATAATTTCCTCGAATGGTATTAAGAAGGTTCCAAGAGATTTTGCTAACTCAGAATTAAAACCTACATCAACTTTAAGATCATAAATACTATTAATATATTCAGTAAGGTGACCATGAACGTGACCAAATAAGTGAATAGATCCATGAGGTTTATGATTCCAAGATACAAAGGGATAATGACACATAGTTACCATATAATCTTTTCCTGAATGCTCTATATGAACATCAAGAATATCAGAGATTATTTTGAAATACCCTTTAAGTGGTGCCTGATCAAAATAAAGTCCATAGTTATCATGATTCCCAACAATTTTATAAATATTTTTACAAGGAATCTGATTTAAGACATCTTTTATATCGTCAACAGGCATTTTCCAAAACATATCACCTAAATCGAATATAATATCTTCTTCTTTAGTTTTTTTAAGTTCCTCTAAGATATAATTATTCATTTCAGTTACATCTTTAAAAGGTCGAGAATCATATTTTATTACATTTTCATGACCATAATGAAGATCTGAAATAAAATAGATCTTCCCAGATCCAGCAGTTGTAAAGGGTTTTTTAATCTTCATAATCTTTTGCTATTTTTATTAATTTATTCTCTTTATAATATCCGATAATATTATTAAATACAATAATCTCTAAATCTGTAGTATCTAAATCCTCTATATCCAAATTATGTTTAGAGTACTCTCCATAATCCATATCAACTTTAATATAATTAAATGTTTTGTTTACATAATATAATTTTTGAATATTTCCTGATATAGATTTAGATTCTAAACTCTTATAATCAAACACAAGATCTTCAAGTGTATCTAATCCAGTAAATTCAAGGACTTTAAGTAATTTAGTTATTACTGAATCTACTAAACGTTTCCTATAAAGTTTATTTAACTCTATTAATTCTTTCCTATTATTCATAATCTTCGAGTTTCCACTTACGTGAATAATCTTTTTTACTTTTATGAGTGATACTAGGTCTTAAGGATACTAACTTTCCTGTTTCTTTAATTTCATTATCTTTCCTAACTTTTTCGGCTAGGGAGATTAATTTCTTTTTCTTCTTTTTCATATGATTATTTTATTACATTTATAAGGAAATCCAAGTTCCTTATATGTGAAAATAAATAAAAGAATTATGATTAGATGTTATGAAGCTAAGTTATCAAAAAATTTAAACCCTAGAGTTAGAAGTTTTATCATGAAAGAATGGATGGAGAAGAGAAATACTTATGGAATTGAATTGAAGAAATATATTATAGATTCTTCATCAGTAGATCAACATCCAGTATTAGGACTTTATATAAAAGATCAAAAAGTGTTTGGAGATAATATACTAGTAGATAATAATTTTTCAGAAAGATTATTAGGAAGACATGTTATTTACTTTCTTAACTCAATAAAAGAAAAACAATTAGGGTTTTATAAGAGAAGGATTCTTAATTTTTATCCTGTGAATTATGAAGAATCCATTTTCTCTGAAAATAAAATGCGTTCTAAACTTGTTAAAGTGATTGGAATGTTTGGTGAAAATAACTATAATGTACTAGGAATTATTTATGGAGATGTATATCAAGTTAGAGAAAATTATAGAGAATTATTTTATAATATATGGAATTCTAAAGTAAATGGAAATTATGAAAAACCTATTAATCTAGGGAAAATAGAAATATAAAAAAAAAGAGGACTGTAAAAAGTCCTCTAATTATTTTTCTTTATTTTGTAATCTCTAATAATGTCTTGGAGATTAGATTTATAGCACCTTCCACATCTCGATAATCACATACTTCAACTTGAGTATGCATATTTCGTTGAGGAATAGATACTAACATAGTTTCACAATCAAAAGCACCTTCTTGAATTGCTGAAGTATTTGTTCCTCCTGCATATGAAGCTGCAAGTTGATATGGAATTTCATTAATCTCAGCAACTCCGATCATTTTACAGCGAAGATTCCAAGATTTATCAGGTCCATTCATGATAACAGGTCCTTTCCCAAGTTCTATATCTCCATAGGACTCAGGTTTTATTCCTCTACCTTCATCCGTGGCGAAAGTAACATCTATATCAATCGAAATATCAGGATTTACTCTTTTACTTGTTACCATTGCACCTCTTAGACCTACTTCCTCCTGAGTATTCGCCACGCCATAAAAAGTATATTCATCAAAAAGTTCCCTAAAGTCTTCATAATTCACCACGTTCCTTAAGACTTCAGCAACAATAAATACTCCAATCTTATCATCTAGTCCTTTAGATGCAAATCGATTCTTCCCAAGATGTTCTATAAAATTTGCTTCAAAAACAACTCTACTACCTATCTCTACTAACTTCATAGCTTCTTCTTTAGATTCAGCGCCGATATCAACAAGAAGATCTTCAATAGGAATTAATTCATTTTTGCTATTATCATCATACTCTACATGAATTGGCTTTTTCCCAATAATACCTGTTACATATTCTCCTGGGTGACCAATTTTAGAAATTTTAACTATACTTCCTGGGAGAACTTTTTTATCTATTCCCCCAAGATTAATAATATTTAGCATTCCTTGGTCTGTAACATTTTGTATCATCATTCCAAGTTCATCAATATGTGCAGAAATCATTACTTTCTTACTCCCTGAACCTACCTTAAATGCTACATTTCCCATTTTATCAGTAAACTCTTCTATCGCAAACTTAGAACAATAATCTTTAAATACCCTAGTTGCTTCCTGTTCAAAACCGCTAGGACTATACGATCCCAACAGTTCTTTTAAAAATTCTACAGCTTTTAATTCTAACATCTTTCTTTAATTAAAAATAAATATCGTTTCATGTAAATTTCTTTCAGTTCTCACATTCCAATTATACTTAAGAGAGTTTGGAATTTCATCATCTAAGATCATTAATCTAGTATGAATAAATAAATCATAATAAATATCTAAGTAAAAACCAGAGCTAATTCTTGATAATTCTACTCTATCTATATGTTCTACATCTTCATAAGTAACTATAATTTTATTATCTATCTGAAATGCTGAGAAATATTTTAAGATTTCTATAGTTAAATTATAATAGTATACTTGATCTGCCGCTGATTTACATCCAATTATTCCACCAGAACCACTTCGAATTATACCTAACTCCTTAACCATTATAATCTAGGTGTAATAACTTGATAAAATCTAACTTCATCAATCCCACAATCAATTCTTCCTGCACAGTTCCAAGTTACATGAGGATTTGCTGTTTCCCAACATGATTTATGAATAATTGTGTAGCTTCCATGATTAGAGGTACATATTCCACAATCTGAAAAATCCTTCCAATCTTTAATATCACGTGCTCCATCAATTATTTTACTATCATAATAACCAACATCTTCTAGAAGTTCAATTATATCCTTACTAACTTTTCCGATATAAGCTGAATTAAGAAATTGAATACCTTCTCTAGGAAATTTATCTTGAAGTTCATTTATGGTTGCTTTATGATAACCTTTCTTTTGATTATCTTTTATCCAATCTTCTCCATTAGTAAACCATTGTCCGAAATCTGTATCTCCTCTAAGAGCAGCTATCCCAAGAGCTAGTTCTTTAGTTACTCCACATTGAATTCTTTTTACAAGAGATACTTTTCCAGATGAAGAAAATTTAATAGCTTCTCGAGTTATAGCTGTATATTCTCCAGTCTCTGCACAAGTAATAATACAATTTCCTTTATCTGGATTAAAGGCTAAACCAGTTCCAACCATTTCAGAATATCCTAGATCTTCAAACTCTTTCCTAAGTTCTGGTGTATTTTGATCTAAGATAATACTATATAAATAATCTTTCCTCTTCATTTAATATCTAGGTTGTTTAATTATATATTCTAAGTTATTGTCTTTATAGTAACCGTTTAATTCCTTTGAGCTACATAAAGGAGTAAATCCATTCTCCCCAAATGTATACTCACCTCGGAAAGAATCAAATACAATAAAATCATCATCTCCTCCATTAGCTGGATTAGGAATAAATTTAGCCCATGTTTTAATTAGACGCTCCCTTTCCTTTGGCCATATGAAAAATCTCTGCTCTGAAACTTCTTCCTCTATGGCTAGTTCGATATCAACCAAAGCATCTTCAACTACATCAGCAAGATAAACCTCATCTTTTGTTCCATCTGCTTTTCCGAGATCTATTTCTAGTTTTTGCATAAACAACTCTTCAAGAAGTTGATCTTTTTTATCTTTTTCCATTTTCTTATACGGTTTATAATTTGGTGTATATAATCTAGAAACCCATCCAGAAACAGATTCTTTATTTCTGGTGAGAGCTCCTATAATAACTATTATTTTAAAAATTACTGCAATTACTAATAATAATGCTATTAAAACTAGTAAAAAATTCATTTATTTTTCTCTATCTTTTTAATTGAAAATAATACTTTATCTCCTATTTTATATGTTGGATTATTACTACTAGGAATTCTTTCACTTAATCTAATATCTCCATTAGAACCAATTTCGTCCCCAGCGATGTAATAAATAGTACTAACGCCGTAAGAATTTAATCCTCTATCAATAGATTTTATAACTAATTCCTTACTATATTCTACTTTATATTGTGGTAAATCTTTCCTTTTGCTAACACAACTCACTAATCCTATAATAAGACTGATAATGATTAATAACTTTTTCATAATTACTTTCTTAATAATTCATTACATACGCTCTTTATTCCTTCTAATCTAGCTTGTTCATAAGAAGGATAGTTTAGATTATTACTACTCAATGAACCATTCTCCATTGGGATAGCAAATATAAATCTTTTCTCTCCTTCTTTATTAGTAAATGGATATACGAGAATGATAATACCCTTATGTAATCTTATCCATTCTACTATTTCTACCTCAATTCTCTTTTTCTTTATTGGTTGTTTATATCCAAGTTTTACTAATTTTTCTAGGACTTCATCATCTACCATTATACTTCAGTTTTTATATAGATTTTCCTCTCTTCAAATTGTTTTTCTATATCAACAATCCTCCATCCATATTCATCAATTAACACCCTCTTTAAAGTATCAATATAACTATCTGGAATTAGATTAGGATTTATATAGACCCAAAATTGAAGGAAAGGATCTTTATAAGCTTCTGAACTAGATTTATAAGATTCATAAGCTTTACTCATCTCTTTAGCTGCTAAATCAAAAAACTCTTCTGGTGTAATTCGAAGGTAACTAGCATAAATAAATTCTCTCATTTTTCTCTTAATTTAAAAAAATCATAATCGTAATCAGTTTCAGTTCCGTCTTCTAGAACATAATGTTTCCTATATATTATTATCTGAACAACATTATTTCCAGGAATATCATTTAATATAGCATCTTCTATAATTTCAGTATCTGATCCTAACCAGTTCTCTTTTAGATGATTTTCTGTAGTATAATAAACATTTTCTTGTATTCCTTGAGTTATTGTTTTTATTTTAGTTGGGTAAATTTCATTAGAGCTAAATTTATGTTTAACATAAATTTCATCACCCTCTTTCAATCCAACCCTTCCTGTCGAGTCAGAATAAATTTTAATAACTCTTTTACATGGAACTACTTTTTTATCTATCAAATCCCATAAAGCTTTTACAATATCAGTTTCTGCTATAAAATCACCAATATTCCTATCTTCTGGAACAATAAAACTATTTTCTAGATCATCCTTATCAAGATACTCACTATCTAATTTCCAATCTATTTTCCATAAAGGTATTAATTCACCTTTCTTATTTTTAATACAATCACAATTAATAAATCTGTTCATAATTCTATATTTATTTATATTTATATTTATCACATATAAGGAAAATAAACCCGAAGAATTATCTCCTCGGGTTTGATTACTAACTAGGATTTTTTCTGATTATTAATCTTTATTAAACATAAGAAGAGCTTATCCCTAGTTTCTTTACTCTTCACAATATTTAGGTTTTCGACCTGTTTCTAAGTATTCTAAAATCTCTTTAAGTACCTGATCATGATTAAACGCCCAATCATAACTATCAATATCTTCTGCTGGGACAAACTTAATATCATCTACTTCATTAGGTTCTCCACCTCTTGATACGGTATCACAGTTAATTTCCTTATCAGCTAATTTTTTCCGAGTAGCTATGTAATCTACATGAATAAGATATCTAGAAACTATGTTTTCTCTAACATCTCGAGACGGATCATCTATAGTACAAAAATGATCAATTGCTTCATTGGGATAAATTTCAAGATTAAGTCCAAGTTCTTCATAAAGTTCTCGTTTTACCGCTTCTTTTCTTGTTTCACCCCAATCAAGATAACCACAAGTAACTGACCATTTTCCAACATGATCTGGACATCCTGAACCTCGTTTAGATACTAAAAACATTACTCGACCATTGCTATCTCTAGTATATACAATTCCTACTACTGCATTTGCTCTAGAGATCCAATACTCTTTTCCATTTTCTTTTGATGTTACTTTAAAATTTTTCATAAATAAAAATTATTAACAGTTGTCAATGTTTGTTTATCAATTATAAGGTTATTACCGATTGTCTTTTTCACCTTCTTTAGAATTTGTATGATGTTCTTTTTACATAAAACACTATCATCTTTAATTGATGACCAATCTTTTATAGTAGAAAAGTTAAATTCATATCTTTTTACAGTAGGTATAAGAGTATATGCTTTCTCATCTAATTCCTTCTTAGCTCCAAAAACTAGTTCTATGAAGGGTAGCAGAAAACATTTTTTATTATAAAATACTACTTTATAACTACTATTATATCCATTTCCAGGAGGTGTATCATTAATTTCTAAGATACTTCCATCTTCTATAGGATTAAGAATATCATTTATTACTATTTTACCAGTACTATCACTTATTTTTCCTGGAATACTATAACTTTTCTTATAAAATGGCCATAAGTTTATATTCTTAGTTTTTGGAGAAGTATATGAGAAATCTAGCATATTGTAATGAAAAGAATATGATACAACTACTAATCCACCAATCATTTCTTGATTAACTATATCAAAATTAAAAATATCCACTTCTTAATTAAACAAGATATAATTTGATATAAGTATTTAAATCTTCTACAGCTGGTAATCCATACTTTGCTGTAAATTTTCTAGTAGGTTTCTTTATATATCTCACATAGAAATCATCTACTAGTGGTTTTATAGTTTCCATAGAATTCTCTCCACTAAGTTTTTCTGTCCCATGAATATCTTTGATTATAAAGAATATAAGAGAAGCTACAAATGGAGTAAAAGACATTTCTTCTTCAATTATCTTTTTCACTATATGTTCATTTTCTTTAAGAACTCTAGTAACTTCCTTGTAACTCTTATTACCTTCCGTTTGTCCGGCGGTTTCTACTATTAATGTGAATAGTTTAATATATTCTCTAAATAATTCTTCAGTTGTTAACATAGCCTTTAAGTATTTCTATTATTTTTATTTTTTCAGTTTCTTCGAGAAGACTCCACTCACCTCTTTCTAATTTTTCTATAATTTTTGAAATATTATTAACAGGTATTTCTGAAATCTCTAAAGTTCCTGGTATCAAAGTATACCCTAGATGTTCAAGAATAGACTCAATCTTCTCAAGTTCTTTAACAGTTGCTACTCTTCGACCATAATAATTATCAACTCTTGGATAATTAATAACAATCCTTGAATCTATTACATACCATCTCCAAAGATTATTTGGAAAATTAAATACTCCTCTTTCACATCCACTAAATAAACCGAACCAACCATCAGGTCCATCTTTATAATCTACATAAATCTTTCCTACTTCCATAATTCATCCAAAATATAAAAATGGATTATCTTCTGAATCTTCTTCAATTATCTCAAAATCAGATCCAGAACAATCTTTTAAATTTATCATATACTTTAAAAGTAAGTCTACACCATAATTATAAAAATAAGGTTTATCTTTATCATATGATGCAATAAATTCTCCTTTACCATTTACTACTTTTACATAATTCTCATTTTTAGAATCCAATGATGCTTTTATTCCCTCATCTGTAAAATTCTTTTTCGCATGTTCTTCTGCAAATCTTACAAGTGGATTTATTGTTTCTCCGGATATACGAATTTCTTTGTTAATGAGATTTTTAGAATAAAGAACAATCTTATCTATTACTGAGAAAGTATACCAATTATCAGAACCTATCAACTTAAACCAAGGACTACCAGAATCATCAAAATAAACTCCTGTAACTCTAGTATAATTTCCATCACTTGTTTTTATAATAGGTTTATATCTTAATCTTCTACAAATTTCTTTTAATAAATTAGATCTTTTCTCCAAACACATCTGCGAAAGGTTTTAAATTTCCATTTGGATTATGATCTCTTCCTGAATTTCCATCATCGAGAATAGCAAAACATATTTCTTCAAATGCTCCAATAAATTCTGGTTCTTCCAAAACTTCCTTAAATAATCTTGCTACATGAGAAGGTGGATTTTTAAATGCTCCACATCCAAGTGCCCCTAGAACAAGTTTAGTATGATTATTATCTAAAGCTATTCTAAGGATTGTTCTTATTTTTCCTTTTACAACAGGAACATATTTTTTCATCATTTCTCCAGTATTCTTATCAATATCAGGTCTTACTACTCCTGCCACTGAAATTACATTACATTTAAAATAATTACCTACAGTTTCATAAGTTCCTGGTTTTCTATAAACGCATACCCCTGGACTATATATTCCTCCATAAACTGGAATAGGGTAGGAGAAGTCATTAAGAACTTTTCCTGAATAATAATCTCCAAAGTATTCATCCCATTTTTCAGGAGAGTATAAATATAGGGATAATAGCAAATTACTTCTTCTACATAATTCTTCTTCCTGAGCTCTAGAACCTGTTTCAACTCCTCCACCTGGTCTTTTAGATGAAGCCATATTAAGAACTGCACACTCTGAACCCAATTCCTTTGCTTTTTCAAAGGTATCTATATTCTGTACATATATTTTAAGAGGAGTTTGAAATTTAGGTTTATTATTTCCTTTTTGAATAGACTTATACATTTTTGATTCATATATTAATCTATCTGTTTCTGGAAATTCTATATAATTATCCTTACATTCATACTCTCTAGAAATAATATCTTCTATTACTTCTTTAAAAACTTTAATTAATTGTTCTTTTGTTTTCATATCATTAATAATTTTAAACTATCTAATAAATTATATGTCATAACTCCACATTCACTACAATTATCCTTTGAGAGAATACATTGACTACAGTAATTTAATTTACCTGAATCTATTGTATATCCTCTTCTTTGAAATAATCTAAGATTTTTCGAAAAATGACTTATTTCCTTTGATGAATATTCCATAAAAACTCCATATTCAAGATTTTCAAGAGTTACAAGTTCTTTTACTTTCTTTTTTATGAAATCCAAAGTAACAATACTTTTTTCATTTAATTCCTCTACAAAGTCTATAAGAACACTTTCATTTATTCTCACACGTTTAACTATTCCTTTACGATTATTTACTGGATAAGAAGTAAGTAGAGTGCTATTTATTTTATCTCCAGGGAAAAAGAATTTATTAGGTCTGATAGAAGGTTTGAAATTACATAAATCACATTCTCCAGAAAATTTACATACTTCTTTACATACTATATCAGAAATCCCTGGGAAAGATCGAAAAATCAACCTACTATTTACTATATCAGTATTAGATACTAATATATTTGTTCTTTCTCCATAATATCTATGTTCTGAAGAACGTCCTAATTCTAAATCTACAGTTTCATATCTAAAATTTCCAAAAAAACCTACTACACCAGTTACTAATTTAATAAGAATAATTTCATCAATACTATCATAAGACAAAGTAATTATATCTCCTGGAAGATATTTTTGATAGTATAGTCTCCTTTTAGTATTCTTTGTCATAACGTGCTAAATTATTATATGCATCTGTACTATAAAAATTAGTTAGATCGAAAAAAATCGAAAACTCTCCTTTGGGATTTAAAGGTGATTCCGGACGATATCTATCTAAGATAATATTAAATCTAAATTCATTACCCCAATCTTGTCTTATTTCTGTAATTATTAAAGGGTATTTTGGTCCAAATTCTGCATACTCACCACTACCCCATAAATATCCAGGAGACTGAAAATAAACAATATCACCTACTTTATAATAATCTGGATCTAACCTTCTTGCTACTGCTTGAGGAATTCTGGCTAATCTTTCTTCCTTAAGATATTCCATTATTTGAGGGATAATTGATGTATAATCATGTTCTATAATTTCACATTTTTTATCAAAATCATCTATACTCATTCTTTCTGGAAGTATAGATGATCCCCAACATACTTTATAATAATGTCCCTTTGAATCAAAACCACTACTGTAAATAACTCCTATATCTCCAGTATTTTTATTTTTGACTCTAGTCTGTGTCCAACTATCTATTCCCATTGATTATTTCATTTTTTGCCTTAGTCCAACCATCTTTAAATGATTTTCTTTCACTTCCTCCTGTATAAATAAGAAACCCGATAATCATAATAATTATTCCTAAAGGCTTATACCACTCAGTTATTTTAATTCTAAACGGTGAAAATGATATTTCTGTTTGTCCTAAATATAGGATAAATGCAACTAATAATACTAAATAAATTATAACCTTCATCATATCTCTATTTTATAAGTTTTATCTTTCATTACTACTAATTTTCCTGGAACTGCCATTAGACGATCTTTAACATTATCTAAGAAAGCATCTAAGAGTAGAACTTCACCAAAACTTGAAATACTAATATAACATGTATTGAGATTATCAGTCCACCCAAAAAATACTTCTTCAGGATCTGCATTATCCCATGGAGTAAGCACTAAACGAGACAATTCATCTTCTAGTCTTATTACAGTAACAACTTGTAAATCTTCTTCTAGATCATACAAGAATACATATCCAGTTACTTTTACATATTCCTCCGTTTCCATATAAGTTCTTTTAAGATTGGTAAAGATTTCTCCATATATTCAACTAAAATATCTTCAAGGTAAAAATATTCTCGATTCATTACTCCAAAAGAATTTCTAGCTATATGATATAATTCATGAGACCAAGTATTTAAAAGTTCAGATTTGGTCACTTTTCTGCTTTTTGGAATCATCATTATAAATTTTTTCTTACCAGCTCTTGAATAAACCATACCATTTACTGGAGGAGGTCCTATTCTAATGATATCCTTATCTGTCTTATCATAATAGATTCCAGAAGTGGACATTACATAACTTACATCACCCTTAGATAGTTTTCCAGAGATTTCTTTTTTCTTCTCTACCTCTAAAAGAAGATCATCTATGTATATAAAATCTAAAAGCTGTTGAGAAACTAAATATCCAAAGATATAAGCTTCTGTTTCACTATCAACTATCCCTCGTGAGGATGTAATTATATTAACAAATTTACTAGTTTTTCTAAATATCCACTTTACTTTTTCTTTTGTAGTTAGATTTGACAAGATAGTGATCAAATAACTTCTACGATTATTAACAGCTAATTCGTATCCTTCTGACCTTGGTATAATTCCATATAAACCTTTAAAAGCTTCAAGAGAACATTGAATAGTAGTTAGTCTTGTATTAAATATAGAAATATCATAATATGCATATTTAGAACCAACCTCCCTTCTTAAGTTTTCTTGGTAACACTTTTTATTAAAAAATTCTGCTCTTTCTAATAAATCTAATACATCTTTTAACATTTTCTTTTTTATTTTATTACATTATTAAGGATTTAAACTCTTATAATTGTTATGAAGAAAAAGAAAATGATAAAGATTGAATACTATTATCGTAGTGTTGAGACTAATAAGTACACTTATGTAATAATAGATAATAGAATTATTCTCTTATTAAAAAATCAATTAAAGAGAGTTTCATCTAATTATTTATTACACCACATAGAGTATAAAGATATTTGTTTTAATTTTTATAGAGACGCTACAAAAATAAAGGAAGAAATTATATCTGGAATTAATTCAGAAGATATTAGAAAAGCTTTAATTAAAGTAATAAACACTACTACTGGACTTTTTAATCTTAAAAAATCCATAACTCAATTTAATGAAATATATTATAATTATAAAAAATATTATGATAACTTTTCCACCAAACTTTAGAATATACGTAATAGAAACTCCTCTTAAACTAGTAGATATACACAATGCTCAAAATTATCTAACTTCTAAGGAATATAAAATAATATCAAATAGTTTTAGTGTATTTTCATTTCTAGGAAATAGAAATAATCTTCAAGAAGTTTCAAAGATTGTAAGTTTTTTGAAAGGTAATGATCACCTAGGAAAAAGTAAATACTATATTTCAATTACCTTAAATAATTTTGAAAAACCGTTCCGAAAAATCTGGACAGCAAAAAATATGACAAAATATGTATATAGACTGGATTTAATAACAAAAGAAAGTTTTAGGTATTTTAAAAAACATAATTCGGATATTATTACTATTGAAAAACCAAGTATTCCTGAAGAAGAATTTATTAGAATCATCCTATATAATTCTTTAGCAATAATAGAGAATTATGAAAAGGGATTAATAAACATAGATGATAATGCTGCTTATTATATGAGCAATTACAATTATTCTATTCTTAAACTATCTAGAGAAAAAGGTTTATTTTAGAAGAGAAAGAAAACTAACCAAGGATTTTATTTCCAAGGTTAGTTCTTTTTTTTTATTCGCTTTTTGCAGCGTCATGTTTACATATTTTGATCAAGTAAATATATTTATTAACAGTTTCGAAAAAGTCATCTGTTCTGTTAATAATACCTGACCACATTAAATCATCTCCAGCTTCTCTTTTTATTCCAGTTAGTAATCCTCTAATATCTACTAAGAGATTTTCAAATTCTAATGCTTCTGGAAGAATAGGATTTAATGTTCCTGGTTGGATAAATCCCCAGAGAGCTTGAGCATTTTCCATAAGAGCATCATCAAAATCTTGAAATTCACCATCAAAATCATCAATTAATTTATGGATGCTCATAGTGGGTGCTGAGAAATGCAGTTCTTTCAATCTCGTGTGTATTCCATGAAATTGATTCTCCAAATTTAAAATAAACTTATTATTCATAACTTTTTTAATTTATAAATGTTTTATTTTCATAAACTCTGATAATGTTGTTTGACTAACTCCTAACCTTCTAGCTACTTCTGCTTTACTCAATCCTCTTTCAAGTAATTTCGTAATCTCACTATCTTTTCCATCTAATTTACGCTTCCTAGGGATTCCAACAGGCCTACCTAATCTAACGCCATTAGATTTCATCATAGCTAATGCACATTTTGTTCTTCGACTTATTAATTCTCTTTCTTTTTGAGCACTAATTATATCAAAGAAAGTTTCATATACGGACAGGGAATCTTCTTTTATTATTTCCCCTTTCCAGATAGGTAAGATAGCAGCTCCAGTTAACATACAATGATTTATAATTGACATCACCATATATACATTTCTTCCAAGTCTAGAAATTTCAGTAACTAATATTAAATCCCCTTTCTTTATTCGATCTAATATTAATTTTCCAAGAAGTCTAGCACTAGGTTTTATAGCCCCTGAGATGCTCTCTTCTATCCATGCATCTACTTCAATTCCATTTTCCCTACAATACCTGTTTATTTCGTACCTCTGTACTTCTACTGTTTGTTTTTCTGTAGATACTCGTATATAACCATAAATCATTAGATAGTTTATTTTTTAGTTATTAATCAACTCTTCAAACAGAGTTTCTTATCAATAATTAGGCTTTCACTTAAAAAATAAAGCAAAAAGAGCATAAACCTTGAAATTCTTATATATGGACGAAAAATAAGCGCTAAAGTTTCTGTCTATAAAACAAATAGAAAAATTAACAATTTAGTAATTAAAAAAACAAGTAAAATTGATGCTAAAAATTTAGTATGAATTCGGGTGAGTGTAAACGAGAAGCCACGAGTAAAGCTACTGAGAGGTAGTATAACATTTTAATAAAAAAAATTAGTAGCTTTATGAATTACGGTAAAATCTTAAGCGTTGGCTTCAAAGTATTAGTTGCAGCAGTTGCAGGCGTAGCTGTATTTATTGGTGTAGATAAAATCAATACTAATAATGGCAATCAAAATGGTGGTTTTAGACAAAAAAGTATTCCTGACGATCCAAGTTTCTCTTCAGGATCAGAGTTTCAATCAAATAACAATACTCAGATCCAACAAGTAAAGAGAGATAGGAATGATAGTAATATTGTCGAGAAAATGAAAAATGTTCAGGATACTTGTGGAAGATTATTTACTTTCGTTCAATCATTGACAATGGTAGTAGATAATTTTAGCAGAATATTTAGAAATGATGGAAATAGTTATCTAAGTCAACCTTACTATGGTGACCCTTGGGGATATCGACAGCCTATTGATATGGGAAATGGCGTTTATTGGAATAGAATATCTCCATACATCATTGAAGCTTCGTCAACACCAGATCCAAGATATTATGGTCGATTATAAAATCTTAAGGAAAGGAAGGACTAAAGATTAATTAATTGCTACACCACCCAATAAAGAAGAAATATATATGTACGTTGTATAAAAATGCCTTCCGAAAATAATAAATTTATTATACAACGTACTTATGAAAGAACTTGTTATGCCATAGGAAATTATCCTATGGTTTTTATTTTTCGCTTCAAAACCTTATTAGTGTACAAAATAAAAGAGAAGTATGGAAAAAGAATTTGTTGTATATGGGAAAAAGAAATTTAACCCAGAGAAATTCAGAAAAATTAAAAACAGAAAAGGATGGTGTAAACCTAAAGCTGGATTATGGGCTTCTCCGATAGACTCTAAATGGGGATGGAGAGATTTTATAATATCTGTAATGGAATCCTGGAAGAAAGATCTACAAACATATTTTAAATTCAAACTTTCTTCTACAGCTAAAATTTATATCATTGATACATTAGAAGATTTATATCAAGTACCGTTTAAAAGAATATTAAAACTTCAACCTGCTCTTTCAGATTATTTAATTGATTTTGAAAAGATGGTATCCGAAGGTTATGATGGAATATTACTTACAGAGAATGGTCAAAATGAAACTAGAATGCCTGAGTTTAGTGGATTATACTATAACGGAAAAAGTTTTAATCTTTATGGTTGGGATGTAGAATGCTTATTAGTACTTAATCCTAGGTGTATAGTTCCAGTAAATTCACTAAAAAGAATCAACTTAAAGAATGGAAGGAATGCATGGAAGAAGAATGTAGTGATAGCAAGAACACAAAAATCTATATCTCAAGATGATCCTGAAATTTTAGAATGGAAAAGAGAAACAGAAGATACAATGATACTAGAAAGAGGATCAACATACGGTTCTAAAAAAGCATTTATCAGATCTCTCAGAAAGTTACAATATAAGATCGGAGATGATCCAACTTCAAAATTTATCTTGAAGTAAAAAAAGAATAGAGAAGAAACTTTAATTGTTCTTCTCTTTTTCTTTCTTCTATCTATTATATAGTCTGATTATCATATTCTTCTTTAGTTAATAAACTTCCTGAAAGATAATCATAAGCACTGATTAATTTAACAGATTGTTTAAAAGAATGAATCTCTTGTATTCGAAGTTCTCGTCTTTCTATGTCAAATACCTCTAGGAATTTAACTTCAAACCATGCAAGTTCTATCACATCAAGATCTTTCCAGTATATAATATCTCCTGGTTGTAAAGAATCTATAAACTTCTGTACTTTCTTTTCTTCGGCTAGAATTTTTAATAAACTTTCTACTTCTACTTCTACTATATTTTTTTGACTTGATCCTATTCCTATAATTGGATTAAATCTTCTTTTAATTCCAATAGATAATAATCCTATATCACCTCTTTTCATTATAATCTTTAATTAAATCGTTATACTTTTCTGGTATTTTCCCAAAATCTATATCTTTATATACTTGACCTATTCCATCTTCCATATATCTCAAAGAAAACATTAATTTCATAATCTCAATGTAACTATCTTTTGTATATCTAGGATCAGAACTGAGAATATATTCAAATTTTAAATTATCCTTAAAATAATTCTCGATTAAATATTTTTCAAATTCTTCAGGAGATAAACTACATAAATCCTTGGACTTATCACCGAATAATTTACTCGGCGCATTACATTCAAGAGTTCCAGTTATAGGATTAGTTGTAAATATAAAATCTATATCAAAATCAGATCTAGTATTTACATGCCTATAATCAAATCTAGGCGCCGAGGAATGTCTTTCGGTGATATCCCAAAATGAATCATAACACTCATAAAAATCATACTTCATAAGAATTGGTTTAAAATTTTTCATAAAGTATTCTAAGTTTCTATAATGTGTTCTAATAGTTCCTAATTCATGTTCGGTTGGGTTCTCTGATATCCATAATACTTTCTCAAAATTATCTTCGAACTCTTTACCTTCTACTATTATTCCAGTTCCTTCATCACAAAAAGATTTAGTCTTTTCTGGATAAGTAATCAAAGTCTTAAACCATGCTCCTGTGACTTCTACTCTCGAAAAATCAATCTCAAATTCAGTCCCTTCAGGAAGAGATTCTAGTTCTTTGGTATATTCTTCTGTATATCTTGTAAATAATGTAACATGCCCTAAAGTATCTTTCTTTTCTAAATCGGTATACTCTAAGTAACCACATATAAATTGATTTCCTGCAGAACTATATCCTCGCTGTACTAAGAAATCTATATAATCTTTAGCAGTCTTCATCTTTAAAAAAGTCAGTTAAATAAATAAATGTAAATGTAAGTGTAGTCCAATTATCTATACCACTAATAGTACTATAACTATATCCAGATATAATAACAGGATACTTGATTGGTAAGAAATAAGGATTTGTATATCCCTTAATACAATCATTTTCTGGACCATAGTATTCAAGATGAAAATTGTATAGTTTATTTAGTTTTTTATAAAACTCAAGCCATTCTTTAGGAGACTCTATTAGTTTTTTCATGCTCAAATCCATTATTTAATATTCCCAACCATTCTTCTGTTTTTTGTACATCTCTCTTCATCTCAAGGACATTCATCCAAGAAAAATAGAAAACAATACAATCTGGATAATCCTCCCTAGTTCTAAATACTGAAAATTCTATCTTATCACCTATCGACATCTCTCCATAAAATAAAATTTTTCCAGAATCAGAAAACTTAGAATATGTAAATGAACAATCTGAATTATTAATCATGAAATTTCCATGTTCTGTCGGAAATAGCTCACATAGACCATATTTTATTTCATTATATACTTCACGCTTTTTTGTCATACATTAATAAGTTTTATAATTCTTTCACGTATAGATATAGGAATTCTATCAATCTCAACAATACAAGGATCAGATAATAATTTTTCTGCCTCTACATAACCTTGACAAACAGATATTATTCCGGCCGCGTCTTCTATAATTGTTAAAAAAGCATAATACCTCGAATATGTATAAGTTATATTTTGAACTTTTATATATGTATTTCTTTCAATAATATCACCGGCCGTATTTTGATCCTCCACAGTTCGATAATAAACAGATCCTATTGTAACGCCTCCTAAACTCGACTTCATCAATTCAAAATAAGTCCTAGTATAACCTAGAGAAGGAAGAATGGAATCTAAAGGCGTTTTCCATGTTTCTTCTAATTCTTCTTGTGTTGTATAAATTTTTGCATCCCTAAGATTAATTTTTGCTGGATCTAATATTATTAACATAAGTCATTGATATAAAAAGAGCCCAAGGAAATTATCCCCAGGCTCATTATTTTTACTCTATTCCTAACGTATCTTTGCATAACTGAATTTCGGCCGGATCACCAGTATGTTTTCCTAAGTCGTCTGAAAGTTTTATGCAAGGAATCCAAGGTTTATTTTCATTCATCCTACATCTTACTAATTTCATTACTATATTAGCAGGTTTAATTCCTGGAATATCACAAGTAAGATTAGTTCCTATTCCTGCGACAGCTTTTTTGATTCTTCCTGCACAATATTCAGAAATGTCTTTGAATTTTTCCATATCAAGTGCATTAGAGAATACCACTGTTTTATCTTTAGGATCAACTCCTAGCTCTTTCAAACGATTAATCATAAGATTCACAAACATATATTCATCTCCAGAATCTTGTCTAAAACTTGGAAATAAGAATGCATGTTTTCTAGAAAGCTGATCGAAAAATGCTTTAGAAGTTATCGTATCTGTAAGTACGCAACCAAGCTGAGAATCATATACATCTTCCCAATTTTCCATCATTACGTACGATCCTTGACGATATCCATACATACTATTCATAAAACTACAAAGCTGATGATTCATAGTTCCTTGAGGAATCATATTATACTTCATAGCAAAATAAACATTACTAGTTCCAGTACAATAAGTTGATTTCTCTTTCAACATTCTAATTACCTCTTCATGAACATTGAATGAATATCTTCGACGTAAGCCAAATTCACAGAACCAAAGCTTTTCTCTATTTGAAAGTTCTATTTTCTTTTCAAGTTTTCCTAAGACTTCAGACATATCAACCTTGTCTTCTTTATGCATCATCTCTGACAATGTTGCAAGAATTGGTATTTCATAAAGTGCCATTCTATACATTTTGTCGATAACACTGATTTTAAGATGATGTTTTTCGTCTAAAGAAATGTTAACTTTCTCTGGATCGAATCTCCACTGTCTTAACCATTCCCAATAAAATTCTGGAATGTATTTAATTCTATTCTTTACCCATTCAAACTCCTCTGGAAGAAGTTTAAGATTTTTAATTGTGTAAAGATTTCTTTTAAATTCTTCTACAAATTCCTCAGTGTACTCTGTGTTGTTTCGGTCAAAAAATACTAACTCTCCAATACTATCTGGAAATTTTCTAGAGAAGAAATGTGATACACTAAAACAATAAAGATCTTGTTCTAAAATACTTTTAATCATAACTGTTATTAATTTTGTTTATATAAGTTTTCATATCATATATAAGAATTTGCGGGCCTGAGGAATTCAAACCCTAATACATGACATAGAACAATTATAAAAGAAATTTTGTAGTTGTTCTTTTTGTTTTGATCTAGTAACATAATAAAAGGGTGAGTATTATAAATTAGCTACTTATAAGAAAACCCTTCTTTAATTGTTATTGTGTTACTCGATATATAATTTATATAACCTTAAAATTTATTAAAATTATGTTACAGAATCATTTAAAAACAGAACTTCCATCAGAATGGAGAAACCTATTTAAACATCACGAATCTTACCCCGAAGACTACTATGATGTCGCAGAAGTAGAATTAAACTCTGGAGAAAAGAAAATTTTAGTTTTAAATCGTGAAACGGATGATCTTATGGAGTACTATTATGATGATATTCCAGATAATCAATGGATAGATCTTGAAAAATTTTTTAAATTTGAATTAATTGATCGAAATGAAAATTTTAAGAAATTATTAGATTATGATTTATCTAATATATACTTTATTAATAAGTATGGCGCAATTCAATGTAATTATAAAGGAAAAGTAAGAAAATCTAATCTTAAAAATAAAATTTCAAATAGAAGAATATATCCCGAAAGAAGCTTTTCTTTATTTGATATTAGTATTCATGTTTATAATCACTCTTTAATCGCTTATCTATTTATTCCTAATTTATATCCAGAAGTAAATAATATAATAAACCATAAAGATTTAAATCCCTTAAATTTTTGCAAAGAAAATCTGGAGTGGATTACTTATAGCGAAAACAATAAGGCAGAGAATAGATTAAATAATTTTTGTCATAAATACAAGTATCTTCAAATCGATCCAAAAGATAAAAAAGTTATTAAAGAATGGTATAATGCTAGTGAACTAAAGAAATATTTTCCAGGCTATAGAAAAGTGTTATGTGGAATTAGAATTACTTACAAAGGTTATGAATGGAAAAGAATAGACTTAACACTCGAAGATTATAAATCTCGTCATCCAGTTATAGAAAATGGATGGTATCTTAACCCATTTATTACCTCTCATAAAGTTGAAGCCAATCTTTGTGGAATTCTAAAGATTAATGGAGTAGAAAATATAGGTACTTTAGAAGAAAAAGAACAAAGGTATAGAATAAAAATCGGAGGAAAATCAATTTTAGTTCATAGATTAGTTTATGAAACTATTTCTGGGAAAAAGATAGAAGAAAATAATGTAATAGATCATATTCAACCTGTTCGATCTGTAGAGACAATTAATAATGAATACTCTAATCTAAGAGAAGTAACTCAAAAAGAAAATATGAATAATCCGGAAACTCTTTCTTATAGAAAGAATAAATAAATTATTAAGGATAGATATAGTAAGACTATATCTATCTTTTTTTTTCAACGTACAAAATAAAAAGAGGGAAATTAATCCCTCTTTTAAACAACTACTTTCTTAATTCCATTAATAAATGATTTACCGAATTTTACTAGTTCTCGATCTCTAGCTACTAAGGCTAATCCTAAAATAAATGGAACTTGTAAATTTTTTATTATCTCTTTATACCAAGGATCGATAATATCACTCTTAATGCAATATTTTCTCATTGACCCATAAAGTTCCTTAATCGCCTTGCTTTGATATTTTAGGCACTTAGTTTTTTCTAGTAATTTTTCAAACCTCGCTTTTAATGCAAAGACCACTCTTGATTTCTCAATAAATTCGTCTTCAGTAATTGTTCCTTTTTCAAATTCAAGTTTTACCTGTTTGAAATTAATCTTTTCAAACTTAACTTTTAATTCTTGAAATTCTCTTCTGATTTTTTCTCTATTTGTCTTTTTCATACTATAAAAATTTAAAACTCCCTAAGCTTTTTATTATTGCTTAAGGAGTATATTATTACTTTTTTATCTCATATATAAGGCTTTGAAGGAAAATAAAAAGGAGAGGAATTTTTTATCCCTCTCCATACATAATAATCTTAGATTTCAAACAAGTCGAGAATATCCTTCCAACATTTTATAGTTGTTATATCAAATGATTTTGTAAACTCTTCTCTATACTCATCCATAGTCAGTTTTGTTCCAACGATTTCGCCTTTGTAATTTTTTAATCTAGCAATAAATTCGTTATTTTCCTGATCTTGAGAATGTTCTAATATAAAGACTGTATATTTTTGTTCCTCATTCTCGTTTGATAATCGTTCAATCACAACAATCGATCTTACGCGATTATTACAATCTTTCGGCATGAATAGTTCTCTTAAATTCTCGCCGAATTGATTTTCGATATCCTCTTCTAATATCGAAAATTTTGATCTACCATGAACTCCAATTTGAACTAGAGTTGCATAATAATTGTTCTTTTGCTCTTCTTGGCCCTCTAATACTGCTGACCAAAGTTCTTTTAAATTTTTCATAATTATTATTTTTATTTGCCTTCTATTTGCTTCAGGCATTGCGTTATTATTGTCTCAAAAAGTAAAAAAGACATAATATATCCTTTAAATCAGATATACTATGTCTTTAGGTAATATCAGATATTTCTATCTTTTATTACATATATAAGGCTAATAGGGTTTCTTAGACGGTATTATTTTTAACCTCTTAGGAACTCTATTTTCCTTTCTACACATATAAGGTTTTCAGGGTAATGCAGAATCCGGTTAAAAACTAGTTCCATCTAAAAATGCTTCAAAGCCTTATATATGAAGAGAAAATAAATGAGCTAGCTCCTAAAGTATATATTGCAGATATACAAAAGAAGCTAGCATTAATTTTTTAAAGTTAAAGAAAAATTCATAGAATAAATTTAATCCGTAGAAAAAGGTGTAATTAAAATGATTATTTCTATGAATAATAAAGAAATTATTCAACATATCATCATTGCAATTATCATGACACTAATGATGATATTTCTAGAGGATGATAACATTCTCATAGATATATTCAATCACGCTATTGCTTTGGCAAGAACAAAAATAGAGTGTGATAAATTAAAAAATAAAAGAGTAGATTAATTCTTTTACCCTAGGACTTAAACGGTTCTAGGGATTTTATTTTTTCTTTAACTTCATTATTAAGGAACTCAACCATCTGTAAGAGCAAAATCAACCTCTCTTAGGATAGTGGGTTATTTTGGCTCATTTTACAGGTTAAGATGGCTAAAAACATCAAAAATAACCCACATTTCGCTACCCTTCCACAATGCATGCCTTATATATGTACAGAGTTGTTTAATCTTTAATTTTATTGTGTTATGAAATATAGAATTAGTGAGTATTGTAAAGTTCAAAAAATTTCAAGAGGTACAGTGTATAGTTGGAAAGAAAAAGGTATAATCTCAATGGAAACAGATAGACAGGGTAGAGTCTGGGTCATTGAAGAAGATCCTAAGAAACTTAATCCGACTGTAGCTATATATATACGCTCTGAAGAAAAAGAAGAATTAGAAAAGCAAAAAGAGAGATTATTACTATATTGTTCAGCTAAAGGATATGTAGTAGATCAAGTAGTCGAAGAGAATATTGGACTAGATTCAGAAGATACACCTGAATTAGAAAAATTACTATTATCTTCGGCCATTGATATTATAGTAACTGAAGGAAAGGACCGAATAAGCCTGAGTTCTTTCGGTCTAATATCTAAGTTACTTGAATCTGCCGGCCGAAAAATAGAAGTAACTAATCTCTCTTCAGGACTTACAGCAAAAGAAAAAACTGAATTAATTAAAAAATTTAAACTATGAGTAAGTATGATGATATATTCTTATCTACAGAAACTATTCAAGATTTTATAGATAAGAATAATATAAAAAATAAAAAAGATCTACAAAATAGATTTGGAAGTATATATAATATTTTTAGAAAAGATCCTAGAAAAGATAATATAATATTTCCAAACCCTCAAGTAAACTATTCAACAGTAACTTTAGATCAAGTACAAAACTTAATTGACTCTGAAGGAATAAAATCTTCATACGAATTTCATAAAAAATATAGAAGATTATTTCGAAAATGTAAAAATGAATTGCATATTTTAGATAAATTAGTATTTAAAAGAAAACCAAAAAATATATTTAATCATTGGAAAGATATTGATACTATTGAAGAATTTCAACAATTTATAAACGATAATAATATAATTGGGAAAGGTGATTTTAATAAACGATTTAGAGGATTATGGCAAAAATGCAGAAATAAAGGATTTTTAAATAAATTATCATTTCCCAGATCAATATATGGATCTTCTTGGGAAATGTATGTATGCGAATCAATAAAATTAAATCTGAAAATACAAAACTTAGAAATTCAGAAACAATTTACTGAGTGCATTGATAAAAGACCATTACCTTTTGATTTATATTTTATATATAATAACAGAAAAATACTAATAGAAGTACAAGGACCTAGACATTTTATGCAAATAGATTATCATAAAGATGGATTTAATGAAGATGAAGTATATAAAAAATTTCTAATATGTAGAAAACATGATATAATAAAAAATAGATTTGCAAAAAATAACTCTATTGAAATCTATTATATTTCATTAAATACCAATTTATCAAATTATGATTACCCATACTATATTTATCACAATATAGATAAATTAATTTATGATATTAAAAACAACCAACCATTAGACATGTAAACCTTATAGATGGGAAGGTATTATTGTGTTATCTTCCCAATATTTATAAATGAAAACATATTTAATTAATATTAAATTTTTTAATAAACTAAATTTTATTTATGGAAGAAAATAAGAAAAAAGGACCTGGAGATATTAGATTATTACAATGGCCGGAAAATGTATTAACTAATCCGGATTACATGTTAGGATCTCTTGCTCCAGATCCATCAGGAAAACCTTGTGAAGGTGCATGTAATGCTTTTCGAGAAATTATAGATAATGCAATAGATGTACTTTACGATAATCCTGATGCAACAACAATCATAGTAGATACAGAAAACTATAATGGATTTAATCTAGTAGCAGATAATAGCTGGGGTATCCCACTAAGAATGAGTGAGATACCTGGGAAAACCATGGCACATTTATCTATAAGTACATTAAATTCCGGAAGTAAATTTAATGGGAAGGGAGATGATACAGGCGCTCACATTGGCCGTCACGGTGTAGGAAGTGCTTGTACCTGTGCCCTTTCTGAACAATATATTTTATTATCAAAGATTACACAAGATAATTATGATAAATCTATTCCAGAAGTAAAACAACTTTGGGAATCACAAGGACCTAGAAGTAAAAAAGATCTATTCTATATAGTTGTATATGAGAATTACGGTAATCTTACTTTTGAAGGTGCTATGAAACTTTCTGATGTAAATAAAAAACTTGGTGTGAATTTACCAACAGGAATGAGTACTATGGTTTTATTCAAACTAGGTACTACATATGTTCCTGATCCTAGAGTTGTTATTCCATATGATAACTTAAACTACTTTCTTCTTATAATGAAGGAATTTTATAAAAGAAAAGTAACTGTTATTGCAAACGGAAAAAATATGACAGCTGCAGATCTTGATATTTATAAATACAAAATTATTAAAACTATTATTCCTGAAGATACAAGTAAAAATTCAGAAGTAAAAGTTTTAATATATTTTGATGTAGATCCTGAGATGTCTAATAAAAGTAGTTATGGTAGTGTGAACGGTCTCGTAGTAAATACGGGACAACATTTAAATTATGTAGAAGCATGTTTTGACCAAGCGATTAGAGCTGAGTATAAAATTACTCATAAATACACTATGAATGGTTTTAAATCATGTGTTGTGCTCTTGGCAGAGGTAATATCGTTCGACAGTCAAACTAAAGTACGATTAAAATCTATTGGAAAAGTAAAACAATCAGATTTCATAGGAGCATTAGTAAAAGAATTCATAAAAATATTTAGATCTAATCCTGACTATTGGCAAGAACATGTAGATAGATTAAATACTATTTATAATTCAATGAGATCATTCTCAGCAGCTGAAAAAGCGCAAAAAATGATTGATGACGCTCAAGGAAGAAATATGTTTAAGTCAAGGGTTGAATTAATAGAGGGTTTTAGTGATGCAACTGGAAAAAACAGATGGGATTGTGAATTATTCCTCTGTGAAGGTCTAAGTCCAGCAGGATCACTAAAAAGTGGAAGACATAACACTCAGTTCCACGCAGTACTCCCGTTAAGAGGTAAGATACTTTCGGTGCTAGATAAGACTGTAGATCAGGCACTAGATAATAAAGAAATTCATACTATATTCAAAGTAATTGGACTTGGTATGGATGTAAATAACGTAACAAAGGATGCAAAATCTTTTGAAGAAGCTTATGAATTGATAAAAAAATACAGCCGTTATGGTAAAATTGTTATCGCAGTTGATGCGGACCCTGATGGCGAACAGATAAAAAAATTAATTCTATATTTATTTGGAAAATTCGGAAGATTTTTGATAGATTTTGGAATGGTTTATCAAATAATGTCACCAATATTTGAACAAGGTGATAAAAAGTTCTATCCTGGAGATCCATTACAAGATAATGGAATATTTCCGATAGGATTAGATCCGAGTAAACCATTTTTTCGCAGAAAAGGTCTAGGAGCTTTTAATTCTGAAGATATTTATGATATCTTTTATAATCCGGCAACTAGAAAATTAATTCAAGTAACTCCGGATGGTTTCGACTATAGTATGAAACTGACAGAAGATATTGAAGAAAGAAAAAAACTATTATTTGATGCCGGAATTATAACTAATCCATATGGATTCACAGACTTATAAATATCCAAATATTCCAGAAGTTAAAATAGTAATATTACTTGGTGAACCACAAAATATATGTTGTGATAGAGCTAAGAAAATATTAACTAATAAAAATTCTGAAATTTATAGGTTAATGAATAAGGAGAAAAAAGAATTCATAAACTTATATCTGAATGAAGGAGATTTAGTAATGATTTCATATTCATTATTACTTCAAGGATATGTCACAGTTACTAATTTAGAGAATAAAAAGAGTATGAAATTTAGCACTCTGGAATTAAATATCTTATATTATTATTTCGGGAAATTCAAAATAATTGATAATGGATTTACAGATTTATAAAATTAATGGTATTGAAAATAGTAGGGATGTATTACCAACAATGAAATATTTTATTAAAGTAATTTCTAAGATGGATAAAAATACTTACTACATAAGTAATAAGAAAAGGGAAATATTTTTAGATGGAATTAACCCAGAAGATATAATTCTTCTAGAAATTCCTCCTATTCTTGAAAGAAATTCACGGTCAGGAATATCTGTAAGAACTAAGATAACAAATCTTAGAAGTAATAAATCAATAATAGTTCCTGGAAGTGCAATTAATGAGTTTTGGGATGCTATGAAAGAAATACAAGTAATAGATCATGGAAACATTTAAAATGGGAAATTTCAATATACAAGAATTACCTACAGTAAAATATACAGTTCAGGTAATTTCAATGAAATGTATTGAAATGAGCTACAGTACGAGTAAAACTTTTGAAAAATTTATAAGAGATATTAAACAAGGAGACCTAATTCTTCTAGAATATCCACCAGTAGTTATATCTAAAAGTGGAATTGGAGGAGGAATTATGTCTTTCTCAATAAAAATAACAAATCTTAATTCAGAAGAATCGATTTCAGTAAAAGCAGGAGTATCTGAAGATTTTTGGTATAATTTAGACGAATTTAGAATAATTGAATAATATGGCTAGAAAAAAGAAAGAAATAGAATTACCACAAATTACACAAGAAGAATTAATTCAACAAAAAGCTATTGGAGAAATAGCAAGAGATGCTTTTTTAGATTTTGGTAATTATATTAATAATCAAAGACATACAGCATTTATACAAGATGGTTGTAAACCTAGTTATAGAAGATTAATATATTCAGCTCTTCAATTTCCAAAAGGGAAGATGATACCTAGTACTACAGTAATTTCAAGTGTAGCAAACTATCATCCTCATAGTCTTTCCGGTATTGAAGAACTTAATGCTAATCTCGTACATACTGGAGTTTTTGAAGGTCACGGTTCATGGGGATATACGGAAATAAATGGTGTATACAATCAGTATGCCGCTCCTCGATATACAAAACAAATGGTTTCAGATGTATACAATAGAGTACTTGGAGAATTGTGGAAAGAGGTTCCTATGGTAGAATCGCCAGTAGGACCAATGGAAATATCTTATCTTCCACTTCCTATACCTCTTTGTCTTTACATGAAAACATCGGTAACTGGTCTGTGCATAGGTGTTAAGAATGATTATCCGAATTTTAGTCCGAAATCATTATACCAAGCCTATATAAATAATAACCCGTTACTCCTAGAACCGAATGCAAACTTAATAATTGACAAAGAAAATTCAGAACTTGATAGATTATGGAAAACAGGTAAAGGTAGAGTAATATATTCATACAAATTAACAAGAGTAACTGATGATTTTGGTAATCCAGGAATATTATTTGAAGGAGATACTTTCTTATTTACACCTAATTTTAAAAAGTTTAAAAAACTTGCAGAAGAAGGAAAAGTATATATGGAAGATCTTACTGATATTAATGGTCCTAAAATGGTAATATCTAAAGTTCCAGGAGCAAGAGGAATATCTATTGAAGAAATTGAAGATCTAGCAAGAAAGTGTTGCTATAGTGCTACAAACTACACAACAAACGTAACTACTGGATCCACAATGTTTCGAATTGGTTTATATGATTGGTTAGATTATACTTATAAAAATTACATAGATCTAATTGTAAAAGTAAATCAGAAGAAGATAGAAAAAACTACTTTTGATATTGCGGTTTTAGAGGCTATTCCATTAATTTCGGATTATATATTAAACAAAAATCCAAAAGCAACTGACGAAGAGATTATGAAAGTATTTGGAATGCCTCAGGAAATAGTTAGTTCTGTTATGTCAAAGCCTATCAGTTACCTTAGAAAAAATAAAGATACTTCGGATCGTATAAAAGAGCTCAAGACAAGATTGAAAGAGCTTAAGAAATTCGATCCGGTAGCATATACTGAACAAATTATTAATCAACTTTAAAAAATATAAGATATGAAACAAGAAAAATACCTAGTATCAGAGATGTTTGATGATGAAGCTATGGCAATTGATTGGAAATATGTACCTGAATCATTTCTCCCTAAAATATCAAAAAACCTATATAATGTATCAGCAGTAAGAGAAGATGGGACAATAGTAGAAAGGACTGTTATATTCATTAAGCCAGTTGATGTATTTGTTAGGGATGTAGATCTTACTGAATTTGCTGGGATATTACTAGGGAAGGAGATAAAAAAATGAATTCCGTATATTATGGGAATGGATTAGATGCTTTTATCGAGGCTATTTACTTACAAGAAGAGATAGATCCTTCGGTAGGTAGTCTAATTCACGTTAACCCAAAGAATCCAACATATATAACCGGAAAGATAGTGATAATTAATACGGCCGACTACTCAATGGACAAAATAATGACTCTGGTAAGAAATAAATGTAAAGTTATTTCTAGAACATCAGAACCAGGAGAGTGTCAGGGAGTCGAAGTTTGTCCATATATTCTTCGGCCGTGTTTTGATGTGATATGGAATGGGAGAACAAAAAAAATAAATACTCACCCTGAACTAGATAAATTTTTAGAAGGAAATGAAGATGAATGGAGTATGATTTTCCCGGACTACAAATTATATTTCCCTAAACTAACAATATGGGATAAAAAGATTGTAGTAGATGAATATGGAAACTTGACCGGACTTGGATGGATTTTACAACAAACAGGAGTAAATCTTATCGAAGGTACTCCATTTAATGACTTAGATCTAGTAAAAACGAAAAAGCTAGATTTTATGTCCTAAGAAGAAAAATAAAAGAAGGAGAACTGTAAAAAGTCTCCTTCAATTTTTTTATTTTCTGGTTCTTAGGTTTTCTATTCTATCTACAGAAATGAATTTATTATCTCCTATAATTTTTCCAGATAATACAGTTCTGAGTTTTTCTCTCAATACATCTATATTATCATTCTCAAGAGATCGAAATGTTTTAGAGAATTCAATTAATACATTCTCATCAAAGTACATTAAATGCAAAATTCCATATTCAATAGTATAGACAGATTCAATAAAACCACCAAACCTTTCTTCATAACATCTTTTAATTATATGAATAGTTTTCGGAAATCTTAGTAATTTAATCCCCCTCCTTTTCTGTCTATTTAAAAATCTTTCACTAACATTTACATCATTACCAGGAGTTATCTCATTAGATAATGATGAATTATGTACTTTTCCTCCACTTCTTTCACCTATAAATCTTTGGTATAGATCTACTAGGTCTCTTCTTACGAATCCTCTATAAGATTCATCGATTAATTCTTGTTCAATTTTCATTTCTTTTAAGTTTGTTTTTCATGTAATAAACTACACATATAAGGCTCTTAAGGTCTAAACCTTATAAATAGAAATAAAATTAATATAACTTATGAATACAGACCTAATTAAGATATTTGCTATGGGATGCAAATATTATGCAGAAGAGATTGAACAAGGATATATCATTCCAACGTATCTTTTAAAAGAAGATAACACTCACATCTCTATTATTAAAAATAGAAGAGATGCTCTTATCGCTAATGAAAGTAGTTTTTCAAAAAAGTTTGAAGAAGATATAGAAAAAATAAAAAATGAATTAACGCAAGAAAAAGATTTTACAAAGTATATAAAAGAATTTCCCGTTCCAATAATGGATAGAGAGCTCTGGAAAGAAATATTAACTAAAGAGAAAGTTCCAAAAACTCGAACAGAACTTTGGGAGAAACATTATATACTTTCTGATTATTTCTTTTATAAAGCGAAATTCATTGTAGAAATTGATTCTAGTTTTCATGATGAAAAAGCTATTGATGATAGAGTTAGAGATACTTATATGTACTTCAAATATGGTCTTCCTACATATCGTTTTTATGAATATGGAAAAAGTACTATAGTAAGAGGTAAATTCTATAAATCTATCAAGAAAAATATTAAAAATAGTTATAGTAGTTTATCTGGATTAAATGTATATAATAACTATATGTTTGATTTTTCTGATATAATTGTTAATAACTTTATCATTAGTAATAAAGGAGCCTTAGAATTCATAGATAAACTTTATAGATATATCGGAGGTTATAATAATTTTAAGTTTAGAAAAGGAATAATACTAACTTTGAGAGATATTTATAATATAGATTCGAGAAATTTTGGAGTATTTACTAATAAAGATCAATTAAATATGTTCCTAGATAATATAATAGGAATAATGAGATCTGTTTTTAAAGTATCATTACATATTCACCAATCTATGTTATATACAATAGAAGAAGTATTATGGGCACTTTCTGAAAAAACAAACACATCTAGATGGGATAATATAAGAGGAACTAAAATCCCCTATTGGATAACTCGAATATTTGGTAATCCAGAACAAAATGATAGAGTTAATTGGAACAACATGGAAAAAGAAAAGATAGATGATAATATACAAGAATTAATAAATAATCTACAAAAATTTGGGTATTTCTAAACCCCTGAAATTCTTATATATGGTAGAAGATAGAAATTTTATATACCTCTAAGGTCACTGTAAAATTCTATAAAGGTATTTGTAATTATTATCTTTGGGAAATACTCATGATAGTTAAGAAATTAACTATTAGAACTTCAAAAAGATATACCCTTGTAGCGATAAAGGTTAGCTAAGATAAATTGAACTTAAAGTAAGTACGACTTTTTGGAATATTTATCAGGTCAGGTAGTGGATTGCGAAATAAGTTTGGTCCATTACCATTTTTTTTATTTCTTCAAAAAAATAAAGGCAAGAGAATTAAACTCTTGTCTTTTTTAATTTAAAAAGTTTTCCTGTAAATAACCAAACTATCTCAGATACTAATTCATTTTTCGAAGAATATTTAGAGAGATCTTCAGAAATTTTTAATATTTCTGGGCTCATCTTCTTCCACCCCGAATACTTCTCTGGAAATGTTGATATAAGATGACCTATAATATTATTAACATTCTGAAGTGCATTCTTAGAAAGTTTACGAGATTCATCAAAAAATATATAGGAGTTTATTAACTGTATTCCAATTCCAATTAACATTCCTCGTTCAGATAGTTTTGTATAATATCTATCCCAAGGAAAATATTGATCTAACAAATGTCTTCTAGTCTCTGTTCCTGGATCATCTGCTATTTTCAGAAACTCCAAAAATGGTATAAGATCTCTTTTCATTTATTCTTTTAATTGAAAAAATCTTCTCAATAAAAAATTTAACCACTTCCTTACGAAATATTAAATTTTGAATCAACATAATTTCTGTTTTATTTCTATATTGAAGTGAACCCCTAGAATCAGAGTATTTATTTTTATACTCTTCTAGATTTTCTAAGAATTCAGGATACGAAATCATTATTCTTTCCATTTTTCTTAAGTGTTAATATTCTTCCTAAAAATCTATCTAAAATCCAATCTTGAGCTTCCTGTTGAGAATTAAATGTTTTTGATATAAGAAATGTTTTTGGAGATTTTAGATTCTTATATTTTTCTGGATTTATTTCTTCAAGTGCTTTAATTATAAAAATCATAACTACACCCAATATATAAAGAAATCCTTGATTATTATAAGATTTAATAAAGCAAGATATACTTGACAGTAAATAATATACTAGTTCATCTTCTGTCATTCTTTCCTTAAAAGACTTTATATAATTATTATAATTTTTATAATCTAATCTTTTCTCATATAAAAGATCCAGATGTTTATAAAATTCAGGATACGAAATCATTATTCTTTCCATATTTCTTAAGTGTTATTATTTTTCCCACTAAATTATCTTTAAGCCATATTGCTAAATCTTCCTTAGTTTTTATACTTCCTATACTATTAAGATCGATTTCACTAGACCACCCAATCAACTCTGTATGATATACTATAAGAGTGTGATAAACTGGATCTAAACTATTCGCATATTTACACAAAGAATGAATTAAGATAAACTTATGGTAATAGTCATCAGCATATTTAATTGTATGAAATCTTACTTCTAAATACTTTGCAATTTCTTCTCCATTATTTAAAACATCTATTATTGATATCATCTCTCAATCCTCCAAACTCTTATATATGCATAAAAAATAAAAAATAATTATATAAATCATTCTGATAAGATCTGGCTTGTGAAAGTCGGATCTTAATTTTCTTCTCTTGATAACAATAAATCAATAACTCTAACCTCGTTTTTTCCATGTCTTTTTATTGTTATCAATTTTCCAACTAAATTACATCTTAACCATTCTTTCAAATCCCCTATTGTTTTAATCTTCGCATAACTTCTAGTATTAACTTTCCCTCTCCATAAATCTATACCCTCTAAAGCAGTGGCAAACGTTAATTTCTTTAAAGTTATTATTGCTCCATTAGATATTGATTCAGCAAGAAGAATTAAAGAAATTATAGCTTTTAATTCTGGATCTTTAGTACGATTAAATTTACTTAGCAGATTAAACTCTACTCGATTTTCTAGTATATACTCAAAATCTGCAAAACTTATCATTATTTTCATATCATAAGTAAGGATTTTGCTCTTCTCTGCACTAGTGAATCTTATATATGATAATAAAATAAAAGAATATGACTACAGAAGAAATTATACAAACAACAAGAAACTTAATATCTGAACATTTTTCCGATATAACATTTATAGAAGAAGGACATAAGTATTTTATAGGAACTGAAGAATATACACCAGTTTCTAATATAATCGAAAACTTTGTTAGACCCTTCGATAAACATACAATCTCAGAACGATATGCAAAAAAGAATGGAAGAACTCAAGAAGATGTCCTCAGAGAATGGAAATATAAAAATGTAAAATCAGTAACACAAGGAACGAAGTATCATGAATTTGGAGAAGCAATGACATGGATAAAATGTGGTTACCCTGAATTAATTCCGACCAATATCCGAAGGCAATATATTCCAGAGGAGGGTTGGTTAATTCCCTTCGCACCTAAAGAAGAAAGTATCCTCAAATTTTATTCTGAGTTACCGCCTTCGATAATTCCGGTCGGTGCAGAATTCAGGATGTCATCAAAGTATATCCCAGAAATTAATACTAAATTTTGTGGAACTACCGACCTTCTATTCTACTATGATTCCCCTGATAACCCTGGATTTATTATAGGAGACTGGAAAACAAATGAAGAACTTACGAAAGATTATCAGAGGTCGAAGGGAATCACAATGTATCCTCCTTTTGATAATTTAATAGATGAACCCCTAGGACATTATACCCTACAATTTAGCATGTATCAATTAATGTTAGAATCAATTGGCTTAAAGATCCTGGGGAGAAGATTAATTTGGCTTAAAGGAGATGGAACATACGAAACTATAAAGATCGATAATGTCTCAGATAAACTTCTTAAAATACTATAATTCTAATCAAACTACACTGGTCCGAGATGGATAAGTGTAGTTTCTTTTTGTTGTACCTGAAAGAAAAAAGAGAGAAACCTTAAAAGTCTCTCCCTATATTTCCTAAAGTGATACAAATCCATCAAACCTATAATAAGCTATATAAACCGTCTCGCCGTTGTGTTCATGACGTTCTTTAAACTTAGACAACCTAAAAACCACATTCCTTTTTAACTCTGGATTATATTCCGTCATGAGAAATTTGGCGAGGTGTCTAATCTTTTCGTACTTTACTTTTTTCTCGATCTCTGCTAGGACCTCAAACTTTCCATGAACCTGTACTAAATGCTCCGTACAATTCAAGTAATCCTCTAAGTTCTCAAGTTCAAAGCCAACTACTATTCCTTTCTCTGGTAAATCGATCTTTTCTTCCATAGTCTTATATTTTTTAATTACTTATAAGGAAATCAAAGGAAGAATAGTATTAAAACTACCCTTCCTTTTAAAAACTCAATTAAAATGCAAACACCTGAGTTTTATTCATCAGTCATACTCATTACAGTGTTCATGACTTTTGAGAGAATCTTAGTGATATCTTCTCATAGCTTTAAATTATTAAAGACTTTGAAAGCAATTTCAATTTGGTTATGTAAATAATCAAATATGCCCTGGACAATTAAGTCTGGGGTTCTTTTTTCCCACATATAAGAAAATCAGAAGTTTAAAGTAGCAAAACTTCATTTTTCTCTCTTTACTGTGAAAATCTTATTCTTCCCTGTAAAATTGAGTACTTCCCAATCTATAATCTGTTGTTTAGTTACAGATGTATTATTTAAGAATTGTAGGTCAACTTTCTTTACCCAACTATATTTAATCGGATCTATTTCTAGGAGAATAGAAAACCAATTATTAAAACAATAAGACGCTCTTTGGTTAAAATTGGAAGGAGTTAGAAGAAAAGCTAGATTACTTATCATATAATCAATAATCATATCTTCATTATTCTCATGTTTATGATATTTGTGTATCTCTGAAAAATAATCTATATTAGAAATAAACTTGTAAAATTTTATTGGTAACTTCATAGCATTTATAAGGTTTTTATTCTATTGTAATTTATTTTTGAGGACTAAGGAACCCATGTGTATCCCTCCATTCGCTATTTACATAGCTCATTACGGGTCGCTTACGCTCACAAGACTGAATAAGATATATAGAGAATAAAAGAGAAAGATAAATATTAATAAAAACTGAATAAAAAAATTATTTCTTTAATGGTTCTTAAAAAGAATGAAGGAACTGAAAGGCCTCGCCCTCTCAAAGGGCGAACGGCCGTTTCTTTTTAAGGTTCATTAGTATAAATAATAAAGATAATATTAATAAAGATGTATCGTGAACCTTCTAAATAAGACGACCACGCTCTCCCTGAAGGGGAGGCGGGTCTCTCATTATATTCGCTTATTTAGAAGAACCACTATAGGATGTATACTTTTTCAATAGATTAAATATTATATTGCGATAGTATCTTCTATTCCCAGTTAAAGTATACATTTTGCCTTTCTGATACCCTTAAATTCTAATTAATGAAATAAAGGTATCCCTAGTCTTCAGAATTAGGATACTTAACAATTAAACTGAACTCTGTATTGAGTTCTAAAAGATATTAATAAATTTAATAATTTAAATATATGGAAAAATTTAATATTATAGTACCTAGAGGAATTAGGTATATTGGTGAATGGAGGGATTTTTGTTTTTCAAATTTCTCTAGTAAATGTATAATAAATAAACAACTTCCTGGATGTGGTTTTACAGAGTATTGTATAGGTGGACCAGAGAATGTTATCTTATGTAGTCCTAGAAAGATGTTACTTAAGAATAAAAAGGATCAACATGAATTTGATGTCTACTTAGTAGTAAATGAAATGGATAAAGAATCTAATATAGATAAAGACCTATCCAAGGTTGATAAAAATACTAATTTAGATGCTGAACTAGATGAGAAATTTATGGATAATAATTCAGAAATCTATAAAAGATTATACCGAGAGATTGAAGAGTATTGTACTTCTAGAAGTATTAATGGATTACCCTGTAAAATATTAGTAACCTATGATTCCTATCGAATTGTAAAAGATATACTGGAGAAACTAGATAGATTTTATACATTCTATACTATAGTAGATGAGTTCCAGTCAATACTTCACGATTCGAGATTTAAATCGGATACAGAACTTAAATTCTTAGAATACCTTAAACAATCTCCTACTGCATATTTTGTATCAGCTACCCCAATGATGGATGAGTACTTGGAAATGTTAGATGAATTTAGAGATCTTCCATACTATGAATTGGATTGGGGATCTGCAGATTCATCGAGAGTTATTAAACCGGAACTAGATGTATTTGTAATGAGAGCAGTAGGAGAAAAGGCTTCTGAGGTTATTCAAAAATATCTTTCAGGAGATTTTGAAAGTATAGTAGTTCTTAGAAATGGAATTCCTACTAGAGTAGTATCAGATGAGGCTGTATTCTATGTAAACTCTGTCAATCATATTACATCTATTATAAAGAAAAACAACCTCACCCCAGAACAATGTAATATATTATGTTCAGATACTCCAGATAACCTTAAGAAAATTCAAAGAAGGCTCGGAAAGAAGTTTAAAATAGGTGAAGTTCCATTGAAAGGAGAAAAGCCTAAGATGTTTACATTCTGTACTAGGACTGTATATCTAGGGGCAGATTTTTATAGTCTATGTGCTAGAAGTTTTATATTTAGCGATAGTAATATAGATAGCCTTGCAGTAGATATCTCAGAGGACTTACCACAGATTCTAGGGAGACAGAGATTATTTGATAATCCGTGGAAGAATTCAGCTACTTTTTATTATAGATCTACGGCCAACTATAGAGAAATGAAAGCAGAAGATTTTAAGAGAATAATAGAATCTAAGAAGAAAGATACAGAGAATTTATTAAAAGCTTTTGATTCAGCCCCAAATGATACTAAATATACATTAGCAAAAAATTATCAGTATGTAGCTAAATCTGCAAACTATAAAGAAAATTATGTAGCAGTAAATAAAATTCATACTCCTGACGATAATATTATTCTTAAACCTGTTCCTAATAATTTAGTATTAGTAAACGAAATTAGGGCTTTTAAGATACAACAAATTGATTATAAAGATAGATTTACAGTATTTAGTACAGTTCATAATACACTTACACCAGATGACATAGTAAATCAAGAGGTATCTGAGTTTCTGAAGGTATATACCGGATTAACTACTATATATGATAAATTAAAATTATTATGTGAATATGGTTTATCCGAGGATGCTATTCAGGTTGTACTAGGACAAATTAATGATAGTGATGAGATTAAGTCTTATTATACTTCTTTATCTCCAGATAGATTAAGATCACTATCTTATAATAGTACAAAAATAAAAAAAGAGTTGGGAATTGCTACTTTTAATCAAGAGCTCCTAGAATCTAGTATTTACTCAGAATTTAAAATAGGAGATAAACTAGCACTATCTATTATAAAGGATAGATTAGAATATTTATATAATTCTATAGGCTACAATAAGACTCCTAAAGCAAAGGACCTAGAAAATTATTTCAATGTAAAGGAGTCTTCTGCTAGGGTGGAAATAGATGGGATAAAGAAAATAGTAAAAGTATACAATATAATAAGTAAAAAATAAGATTATGATATATTTAATTAAGTCAGCAGGATATGACGAGAGTGAGAATTTAATTCATCTCCTAAAAATAGGGTATACAGAAGATAATAATAAAGATAAAAGATTTCAACTATATAAACTTCATAATCCTACATGTAAGGTTCTCTATGAAATACCTAATCTCCCAGAAGATATAGAGAAAAGAATACAGTATAAATTTAGAGGTCTGAAATATAATGAATATGGGAATGAATGGTTTTATTATTCGGAAGATATAATAAATTTCTTTAAGGATATAGATAATATAGACTTAGAATCTCTTCCTAAATCTCCTAGAAGAAGAGAGATAGAATTTACTAATCTAAAGAATGAAGTAATAGAGATAATAAAATACTTATTCTTAACGAAAACGGAATACTTAGATTACCTAGAAAATCTTATTACTACCTTAGGAGATAAGTTTTGTGTATCCAGTGTATTAGATTATATAAAAACAGATCCTTTAGTAGATAGAGATTTATATTCTAAGTACTTAGAAATAGTTAAATCTAGGGAGACTGGAATATATTGTAAGGATGATATAGTAAATCAGGAAGTATCTGAGTTTTTAGGAATATATACGGGATTGACTACTATATATGATAAATTAAAACTTCTCTGTGAGTATGAATTATCTCAAAATGCTATTAATATAGTATTAGGCCAAATAAATGATAGTGATGAAATTAAATCTTACTATACATCATTGGGTCCTCAAAGATTAAAATCATTAGGGTATAATTTAACAAAAATAAAAAAAGAATTAGGAATAGTTACATTTAGTCAAGAACTTTTAGAATCTAGTATATATTCAGAATTTAAGATAGGAGATAAGTTAAAAATGTCTGAAATAAAAAACATGTTAGGAAAAATATATTCCAGTATTAACTATGACGCTACTCCTAAGGCAACAGATTTAGAGAATTATTTTGAGGTTAAAAGATGCAAAGTAACAGATAAAATAACTAAATTAAGAGAAAATTATTTTGAGATTATTAAAAAAAGATAAATATGATATACTTAATAGAAACAACATACTATAATAAAGATACGAAGGAGGTATTAGATCTCTTGAAGATCGGATATACAAAAGATATAAATTCTAGAATAGACTCTTATTACTTACACAATCCTGAGTGTAGATTATTAGATACTAGAGAAGGGAATACAGAATTAGAATCTTACTTTCACTCTTTATATAATAAATATAGTTATCCTAAAAGGAAAGAATGGTTTTATTATTCTCAAGAGATAGTAGATAATTTTCAGAAGATATCACTAGAGGATAAGTATTTAATTAGTAAGGAAGATTATATAGTAGGATTTAGGGAGTATTTAAAATCAGAAGTTCCAGGGATACAGGAATTAAAGAGTAAATACTTAGATAGTATATTAAAAGAGATAGAGGAGTTATCTGTTTCAGAGGGATTGGAAGAATTATATAATCCTGAATTTCATAGATCTCTTACTGTAGGGATATGGGAGAAAGAGTATAATTCTGAGATATCTTATATAGATTCTTATGATTTTGAAGAATTATTTAGGGATTATTCTGATAAGATAGATATTCAGAAAAATCCATGGAAAAACAGTGCTACTTTCTATTATCGAACTACAGCAGATTATAGAGAAATGAAGAAAGAAGATTTCCAAAATATAATAGATAGCAAAAATAAATCTACTGAAAGTTTATTATCTGCATATAACACTGTTTTAGATAAAGATAAATATGATTTAGCAAAAACTTATCAATATGTAGCCAAGTCAGCAAATTATAGAGATAATTATATAGCTGTAAATAAAGTTATTAATTCTCAGACTGGAGATGTTATTCTTAAACCAGTTGTTAATCAATTGGTTTTAGTAAATGAGATTAGAGCTTTTCAGATACAGCAGGTGGATTATAAGGATAGATTTAGTGTATTTAGTTCAGTTCATTCCAAACTTACTCCTGATGATATAGTAAATAGAGATGTAACAAGATTTTTCTGTATCTATGATACATTAACTACTATGCATGATAAACTTAAAATGTTATGTGAATACAATTTTATATCTGATATTGAATTAAATATAGTTCTTGGACAAATAGCTGATTCTGATGAAGTTAAATCTTACTATCTCGCTCTAGGGCCTAAGAAACTTAAAGCTTTAACTTATAGTAAGACTTATATTAAAAAAGAACTTGGAATAGTAACGTTTAGTAAAGAGTTATTAATTAATACTATTACTTTAAATTTTAATCCTGGAGAGAAGTATAGTTTATCAGATCTCAAGGTAAAACTTGGAAATCTTTATAATTCTATTAATTATGATGCTACACCGAAAGCTAGTGATATTGAAAACTATTTTGACGTTAAATCAGTAGTTATGTATGAAAAGAAAGAGGATGGAACTAGAAAGCAGATTAGAGGTTATGAATTATTAAAAAGAAAATAACATTAAAAGCCTTATAGATGAATAAAAATAGAAAAAATTATGAGAAAAAAGAAACGAATGACATTTGGCGATCTTGAGAAATATGAAACAAAAGATTATTATAAAGATCGAAGGATACTAATTGAAATAGTAGAAAGAGAAATTTCTGAATTAGATAAATCTCCAACATTCTATATTAACATTATTTTCTTAAAAATTAAAAGAAAGACGGATGACATGTATGCTTATAGTGTTCGTGTATTAGATAGTGCTATTTTGGATTGTTCCGAGGATATTAATGTAATTCTTAAGTTATTATTAATATCTAAGAATAAAAGAGCTAAGAGATGGTTATTGAAGACATTATCAGATTATCCTTTTGGAGATACAGGGCATAAGGTGGGAGAATACATAAATCGGAAAACAGGATTTTTAGATATAGAAAAAGCTGAGAAAGATCAAGAAGAAATTTGGAGAAAGAGAGAGAGTAATTAAGTTTACTCTCTTCAATTTATTATTTTTTAATTTTATATATGTTAATAAAAAGAAAATTAATTCAAAAAGAATTTGCAGAAACTAGAGCAGATTCATTACATTATGTATCTAAGTACAATGATGAAATAGGATATGAGATAATCAAAATGATTGAATTCTATGATGATAAAAACAGTGACCTAGAACATTGGATGACACAAATAGATGGGTTCTTTGACAAGATTAAAACTCAAGGAAAACTAGCTGTTCCACCTGGCTCACCTCAATATGGATTTATAAAAATTGAGGATAGGAATATAATAGAAAATAAATTAGGGTCAGATTTTGTAGAAAAATATGTTGAAGATTCTGCAATAGATTATATAAATAGTCTAAAGAATGATATACTTAAAATGAAAAAGTCCGGAGAATTAAAATATGTAAATGCTATAAGATCAAATGGAGGATTTACTTATGATTCAGAGACTTATAGATCATTTTTTAAGTATATTGCTCTTTGTTTAACAGGACAATTAAATTACTTATCTATTAATTTCTGGGATGGTTTATATCTTATATCTAGAACCACAATAGACTTTTCGAAGAGGATAATAAATATGAACACTGATTATTTATTTAAAATAATCTCAAATTGTTTATATCAACTTAAAGGTTATTCAGATCCAGCAGGTAAGTTAGTTAAATATTTGGCTTAAAATAGTAAATCCTTGAAATTCTTATAAATGTAATTAAAAATAAAACAATAATGGAAACAATTGAAAGAGAAATTACATTAACAAAACAAAGATCAGTAAGTTTAAAGAAAGGTCTGAGTAAATTAAAAGTAGAAATTGTTTGGAAACCTAATTCTAGAGCTCTTAGAAGTAGTAATTATGATTTCGACGTAGATTTAATTACTGTTGAGCTCAATAAAATGGGTAAATGTCCTAGTCCAGATCATTTAGTATTTTATTCTAGTATCTTACAAACTTCGGAAGGAATGTTAACAGATCCATTCGAAGCTGTACAGTATGGAGGAGATAATACAGGATCTGAAGATGAATCTGGAGATGATGGTTATTGTAATGAGGAAGTTCTAATTTACCCAAAGAAAGTTGATCCAAATATAACTGATATTCTATTTTTGGTTAATATCTATGATTCTGGAACTAGAGAACAGACTTTTAAAATGATTGATGGTGCAGAAGTTAGAGCTTACGAAGATGGAAAAGATATTGCTAAACTTGTGTATAAATTAGATGATGACTATAAGAATGATACTACTCTAGTCTTCGGGAAACTTTCTAGGGTTGAAGGAAACAGATGGGAATTCCAAGCACTCGGAGAAGGATCTAACCAAACTTTATTTAAGAGTTTGGTAAAATATGGCCTTAAGTTCAAAGAGTCAGATATTTAATGAGGGCGATTCATTATACATGCTTTTTAGGGAATATTAGAGGTATATATCAATATCTAATCTTTCCGGAATTTAAGGTTGAGTGGAGTATGGATTATAATACTGATCACTCGGGAATTAAAGACCGTCGAGATTTGTTTGAAGCTAGATATAATGATTTTTTGAAAGATATCAACCTAGATAAGATTTCTTTACAATTTCCGATAGAATCTTTAAAACATCCTGGAATATATAGTGATAGTGTTGTGAATGTTTATAAAGCAGCAGGTCCATTACGCTGTAATAATGATTATTCAAGAATGCTCATGTTTGAATTTCACTCACACAAAGCTTTAGGAAATAATCTAGTTGTTTTATCTAGAAATTCTTATGCAAGATATATAACATCTGATTTTCTTAGGGATGATTTCTTTAAAGGTCTTATTTCAAAAGATGAAGTAGATTTTTTAAAAGAAACTCCGGAAACACTTCTAGAAATCTTAATAAACCCAGAAACAACTCCTAATTTCGGGATATACTTAGAAATGAAATTATTAAAACAGTTTAATTTAATATAAACAATTATGGAAGAAAGAGTAATTAGCTTAAGAAAAAATGGTACAAGAACAATTAGCCTAAGAAAAAATCAAGAAACAGAAGGTGAAAACTTTGATTATGTTTATGTAGGGCTTAGATGGGCTCCGGCAGTAATCAAAGGTGGAGTAACTGGAAGAAAGACTCATGTTGAAAGAAAGACAGTTAAGACAGGTAACTTCTTTCAAAAACTATTTGGTACAGGTCCATCAGAGATAATCGAAACTGAAGTAGTAGATAATCCTGGAACACTCCGACTTGATAAACAACTTGATATTGATCTTGATGCTAGCGTTGTAATGTTTGATAAGTCTAAGAAACAGTATGATATTGTTTATTACGGACATCAAATTTCTAAAGATGGTTCAGTTGCTAGTTTACTTGGTGATGACTTAACTGGAAAGAATAACTCAAAAGGTGATAATGAGTTAATTCGAATGGAGCTTGGAAAAGTTGCGCCGGAAGTAAAATATATGGCTGTGATTTTGAATATTTATCAGCACATGGGAAGAGATCCTAAAGCGCTTGTATTCGATCATATTCCTTCGGCGACTATGAAGATCTATAGTTCGGATATGAAAGTAACAGATAGTAATAAGATTAATCAACTTAAGACTTTCGCCGACTTCCAGATCGACAATAATCCAGACTTTATTGGTAAGAAAGCATTAGTTCTTGGTACTTTTGTTAGAACTGGAGAAGGAAACTCTTGGAAATTCTCGTTATCAGGAGCAATGACAACTGAAGAAGGAATTCAAGAGATGATTAAAGGTTCAATAAAAGCTGCTTTTAAGGAACTGTAATATAGAATAAAATTAAGAAGAAGATAAATCAAAATATCTTCTTCTTTTTTGTTTGTTCGGGGAGGAGAAAAAAGAAGACAGGATTTTTGAATGTCCTATCTTCTATATTTTATTAGAGTCCTCTTACTTCAAAACTTGTTTTAACGAACTCTGCTCCACATAATAATCTGGCAAGTGATACTACTTTTGTTGTTAGATTCACTTTTGTAGTTTTTCCAGATTCTACGTTAATTACATCACCTCCTTCAATTGTTGCATCTCCAAGAGGTTTTACATCTTTTATATAACCTAAAGAAAAACAGTCTCCGTTTGTATTCTCTAGGTTTGAAAGATTTAATGTTCCGACTCCTGTATCCATTGTAAGAGGAGCCAGTTTATATTTTCCTGATTGTCTGTAATAGTAATCTAGCGGTTTTCCTTCATTGATCAACTTCGTCTTTCCTTTCGAAGTCTTTAACCTATACACAATTCCTCCGATCACCAATACTGCAATTCCGCCAAAGATCAGTAATTTAACTGTTTTCTTACTTAATCCTTTCTTCTTTTTTTCGTCTTGTTCTTCTTTCATAATCTTTTAATTTTTATTTAATTATTTATACATTAATAAGGCTTTGAGGGGAGAATAAAAAGGAGGGAAATTTTAACCCTCCTCTTCTACTTTAATAATATAACCTCCAAATAAATCTTTATAAGTTTCTTCAAAATCCTTCATTGCTTCTTCGAATTTTCCTTCTCTAAATTTATCTCTCAGTTTTGATTTCTTTGTGATTAACCATCTAGATTGTGTTATGCCATATCTTGCTAACATAACCCATTCTCCATAATTAAATTTGAGTAAACTTTTTCCAGCCGTACATTTAAAAGTAACAGCTATAAATCCAGTATTAAGTGCTACAGCTTCTAAGTGAGTATAAAATAACATTCTTCCGAGTTTTGATCCTTCTATAGTATTTAAATTTACCATAGGGATTACTTTCTTTATTGTTAATTTACCTTCAGATTCATTTATTAGCTTTATTGCCCAACATACTCTTACTAGGATATCTGTTATTAATGCAGCTGGATATGTTGAAAGGTGATATCTAAAATCATATCCTTCCAGGTACATTTTCTCAACTATTCCAAAAATTAATTGTCCATAGTCGCCGAAATTTTCCAGGTATCCAATCACGAAAGTAAACGGCGCTGGTAATCCTCTGGTTCCATTTATATCCGAGAGTTGATGTTTTACTACTAGATTAAATGCTTCTACTAATTTTTTAGCAACTCTTTTATTTCCATCTTTAAAAAATCCTTCCATGTCTATTGTTCGAATTTCTCCAGAGTCCATAAAAGTCGCCGTATTTTTCATCACGTCTTTTACACCTGTTATTATACCGGCGGGACTAGGATCATGACCTACTCCAGTAATATGATGAAGATTAGGTGATAGTCCTTTGATCTTATGTCCGGCTCTCTCCACAAATTTCTGAGAATTAACTGATTGATCAAATGTTACTTTAGCCTGTTTTTCAAGTTCTTTCACTGTCTCCTCTGAAAGTTTATTATCGAAGAAACCCTGAATCATCCCTGAAATTCCTGAAACTTTCTCTGGACCACCTCTAAATACCATATCTATCGCAAAACCTACCATTGCTGAACCTATACAAATTAAATGTTCAGTTTGGTCTAAGTCTACTGTATCCTTGAACCTCTGATCTAATGTTTTATAAGATTCTGCCCAGGGATATATACCACTAAAATTCGGTTCTGGGTTTATTTCTTGTTGTGCTGCTAATACTAAGTGCTCAAACTTAGGGAGAATTAGTAATTTTTCCTCTCGAACCATCATCTTATTGTTTAATTCTTCGAGAGCAAATTTTTCTCTTATCTCCATAACGTCTTCATGATAACCTTTAGAAATCAAAACATTTTCTAGAAATGCTACTCTTTGTTCTGCAGATTTCCTTAGATTTATTAGTTGTTGATTATTAAAGGACTGATCTCTTGTAAGTTTATTTATAACCTTACCAGAATTTTCTAAAAATTCTTTCATACCACTTTCCTCCTTTCTTTTCTTGTTCATTAATTTTTTCAATTATTTTCTCGGTTAACGCGTCTCCTTGTTTAACCAATTCTGAAATCTCCCAAATATCTTGTCGATTATCTGATATTGCCATTGATAATCTTATGATATTATCTTCGATTTTTTCACACTGTCTTTTTAGTTCGGCAGTTTCTTCTTTCTTTTTATTTCTTCCAAATAAATCCATAATATTTTAATTTTTCAAGTTATTGTTTCTAGGGTTGTAAAAAGAAAATCTATAAAACTCTACTATATATCAAGTTCTATAGATTATTCCATACATTAATAAGGCTTTGAAGGGACAAAAAATAAAAACCTACTCATCTTCACAGACTTTCGGTTTTCATCAATTATTAGTGGGATTATAATGTTTCTAATTTACATCCTAATTCCTCTTTCAGCATAAATTCATTAAGCAGATTTATTCTTGTCTTGATTCTCTTAACTAAATCTTGATCAAATATATAACTGCTTAAGTTTTCTGCTCCGATGGATATTGTCGCTAATTGGATCCACTTCGTTAATTCAGTGAGCGATCCATTATAATATACTCTATAAAATCCATCTCTTTCGGTTATCATAGACAATGTTTCAGTTTCTGGAAAGATATTTTTTATTTCTTCCAGAGTTAGTGATAGTCTACAATCTACCCATTTTATGTTATTCTTGGGATTGAATTTTTCTTTGATTTCATCCCAAGTTTTCCATCCTCCTTCATTTAATCCTACTGCTGCTCCATATCTTACTACAGAAAATTCAGCTCTTTTTCTTAGGATTCCTTGAAGTTCAGTTTTTGATACATCATATCCTAATTTTCTCAAATTAGTACACAATGAATCAATATCTACCGCTTTATAGCTATGTTCAACAATTATTCCTGCAGCGTAATAATATAAATCTTCATAGGAATCTTCTTTAATCATTTTCTTATCAATGACTGATTCCTTCATTACTATTGCAGAACTAGTCTTACTTACTAATACTTTCGGTTTTTCTTTACCACTTAAGAGTTTTAAATATTCTCTTTTTGGTTCTTTTCCTGTAATCTTTCTGTATAATTCACAACAGATAGATAAGTCTTTTTCCGCTTCTCTGAATACCAACTTATCATTTCTTCCGTCATAATATACATTTAGCGTTACTGAATGTTTTGATAAACCATTTACCCAAGTTTTTATTTGGATTTGATTTATTCTTTTCACACCTAATACCTTGGCAACATTATTTCCAGTTACTCCGTCACCTCTGTTATATGTAATAGAATAACTTAGCGCTTCCATGATATTGTCTAAGGTGTTTATTCTAATTCTTTCTTCTTTATTCCTTTTCTTCGAGGGAGTAGTTATTTCTTCCGGTTCTTCTTTTATTTCCGGCTCTTTTCTTACTCTTCCCGATTCTTTTACTAATACCTTTTCAAGTATTTTTTCAGTGAAGATTTCAAACTCCTCGTCATTCATAGCTTCTTCATTTTTCAGCTTAATAACAAGTGGAGTTCTTTTTCCTTTCATTTCTTTCTTCACTATATTTAATTCACTGTTCATCCATGTGAATAACAACTCATCAGCTTTTCTCTTGATTAAAGCTTTATCCAAGCTTCTTCCAATTTCACTATGAACTTCGCTAATTAAGTTTTTTACATGTACGTCTGAGATAGTTTTATTTTCTCTAAGTGAATTTAACAGACCTCTTACCAATTTTTCCTGGTAAGCATTTTTTTCTAGTCTTTCCATTTTTTTTTATTTTTATTGTTTTACTTTAATTAACGGCATATTTCACAAACATATACTTCTATGATCGTATAGTCAGGAAATTCCGTTTGATCTTCTTTAACAGTTGTGTTACCAATAATAGTGTAAAGTACATCCTTACGACTAGGAGATAACACTACATCATCTGTTATTGTTTTGTACTTAACTCCAACTTTATCTAATGCGTTCTTATAAGGGACTCCATTCCCTAAAAATCTCATGTTAATTGGAGTATTTTCACTAATTTCTTTTAGTTCTTCAAGAGAGATAGTATAAAATATTACTTTCCCTCCTACTTTAAATACTTCTTCGAACATAGAACTGTGAAAAGTTCTATTAACCGCCCAATACTGACGTTGTTCTTTTTTAACACTTTCTTCCATATTCTTATTTTTAAGTTCTTTTTTGTGTCAATTTCCCATTCTGATAGGCTAAATTTTGAATTTGTCTCAGAAGGGATTTATTTATTGTTTGGAGATTTTGATTTTCTCCACGGACAATGTCTAACTTTTTTTGGGTTCTATGTGAATTAATTATACTGACAACCGCACATGTTAGACCTATTCCTATAAATGCTAATTTCCAATAATTTTTCTCTTTCTTTTTGTTTTCTTTTTCCATATTCTTTTAAATTCTTTTTACATATATAAGGCTTTCAAGGAATGAAACAAAAACCCCGATCTTCACAGACCAGGGAATTTTTTGATTTAAACAAAACTATCATTAATAAGGCTTTGAGGAGAATAAAAAAGGAAGCTTATAAAAGCTCCCTAAGTTTTTCCATTTTCATTTCACTATCAATTTGATCAAGGCTGATTTCTTCTGCTACTTTTCTAAGTAATTCACAGGTTTTTAAGAAATTTTCAACATCCTTTATAACATTTTCATCAGGACATTTAAATCTTGCAGTGTGTAACAGATCTTTAATTTTCCAAATAAGCATCTCGTGATTTCTTTGAAAATTTATGCAATCTTCACTGTACTTTTTTCTTACTTCCTCTATCCTATCAAAATACTCCTTTTTGAAGTCATTCCTCGTTTTCTCTAATGAATTGAAAGTTCCATTTTTGTACTCTTTGTATTTCTCGAAGAAATATTCTCTTTTAATTTTCCCCGATTTTTCTTCATAATCTCCTTGCTTAGCTAAAAACAAGTTGTGATTTATTGTCTCTACCCTCATTAATTCCATGAGACGTAAACAAATTTCTTCTTTTTCCATATCTGTTTTCTTTTAAGTTTATAATACACTTATAAGGCTTTTAAGTTATATAAGACATAGTGAAGAGAATACTTAAATAAAACAGAATCATAATATTTATTCATATATTTGTAATCTTCCAAGAAAGTCTTTCGATCCATCTTATATGGTGAAATTTGTTTAGGATTAGGAATTAGGTACTTGATATACTTACCTTTCTTAATCTTTTTCTCATGAAGTCTAAGTTCCTCAAGTTTTAATATATATGGTCGAAAAGATATCCAGTACCTAAATTGTTTAATTCCAAATCTCTTATATTGTCCTCCTCGATTACTAACTTTTAAGACCATATCGAAGAGTATTCCCTTTTTAATTCTGTTATCTAGAATATTAAGTACTTTTTCTGGATTATCCCAATGAGATCCTATAGTATCCATCATATGTTTTTTAGATCTGAATGGAAATTTTATGGGAATTATTATTTCTTGTTCGTTCCAAATCGAATATGGCGAGTTTATATAAATTTCTTTCATAACATATATAAGGAAAATAAAGGGAAGAACTTATAATCGTTCTTCCCCATTATATTATCTTTCGAAAAATCCTGGAGCGCTAACTTGTTGATTAAAGTTTCCAGATTCACCCAATCTCTGAGTTTTCTTTTCAAGCATCTGTAATCTTTCTTCGTAGTCAGTTCCATTATTTTCAAGAGTTGTAATCTTACCATTAATCTGTGTGATACTAGTATTAATCTTACCTATTTCAGTAGTTAGGTTAGTATTTACCTCTTCTATTTTTGTAGTTAGATTAGTTCCTAGTTCAGTTATTTTATCAGTAAGTGTTTTCTCTAATGTCTCTATCGTCTCCTTGAGTTTTTCATTTTCTGCTTCAAGTGCTGAAATATTATTCTCTAGGTCTTGAATGATAGTAGTTAGAGTTTTATTACTAGAATCAATTACTGCATTAGTTGTTGTTTGCAGAAATATATCTTCTCCGTTTTTTATTAATTTTGAAATCATACCTTTCTAAGTTTTGCAATTTCAGCCTCAAGTTCTTTTATCTTAGACTCAAGTTCATTAAGTTTTTCTTCTTTTGGATCGAGAGTTGCTACTTTAAATACTGCTGGAGTTCCATTAGCTTGGAAGAAACCGTTAGGAGCATTAACTTTACTAAATACAACAGCATCAGTAGTATCAATCTTAAGATGTCCTCGATTAGTTTCGTGAGGATTATCTCTTCTAGCAATGTGAGCGTTCATAGCTGCTTCTACTTCATCAATTCTCTTATTTAATTCAGCATCAGCGGCTTCACGTTCTTCTTTTTCATTTTTAAGTTCTTCCTGCCATTCATAAGATCCATCACTCGGGCCTACTCTAAGTGATGGATTATTACTGCTGGATATTTTTACACGAGGAGTTAATAGTTGTGCCGAGGATGTTTTTTCGCTAACGGCACTAATAACTTCTTCCTCGTGAGTTTCTTCTTCAGCAGGTAGATCACTCATCATTACTTCTTTCGAGGCCATTTTTCCAGCAGATCCGACAGACATAAAGAATCCATTAGCTGTAACTTTAGAGAACGTAACTTCATCACTTTCTCCAACACCAAGTTGTTCACGAGTTACATTATGAGGATTATTTTTGTCTTGAATATGAGCATTAAGTTTATCCCAAAGATCATCAATTCTAGCATTTATTGCAGCATCAGCCTCTTTTCTCTGATTTCTCTCATCGGATATATCTTCTCCCCAAGCAACTATTTTATCGATTTCAAGAAGAATCTGATAAGCTACTTTTGCAGATATTCCCCAGTTATTCCATTCTGTAGGTACTTCTAGAATCGTAGCTGGTCTCATTAATTCTTCTATAGTTCGAATTAAATCACGTCCAATACTTTTTTCTACAATAATACCATCATTTTTAACAATAAATGCAGTTCTTCTAAATTCATCTACATAAATAATATCATTCCAGATTGGATCTGATGCTGTCCAAGAAAAATCGTTAGGATCACTAGAAGTTACAACAGCTACTTTATTTCGATAAGCATTATCTACTATACTATTACTATTTCCACTGCTTTTGTAATATTCAGAGATATAATATTTTTGATCCTTTTCAGTTACTTCTGGATGATCCCAACCTAAAGCTTCAGATTGATCTGAATTTGGATAATCTGCTGGTTTTGGTCCTCCTGGTGCAACTTTTACAAGTACTCCTTTGTCATCAGTATCCCACCAAGAAGCTGGATCGAGAGGATCATAACAAAAATCATCAGGAAATATTGCTACAAGAGATTCTACATATTTTCCGGGATATTCCAGAAGATCATTTGGTATTTTCCCAGTATCATCTACTGTAACTAAACCATGAATTGGAATACTATTATCATTTCCATCTACTACGCCATCTTCATTAGTATCTACTTTAACTGTAGTAGATGAATTCTTATTTAAAAATGCTAATGCTAATTCTTGATAAATACCTCTAGCTCTACCTACTAGAATTTTTTCAATAGCATTCTTATCATCTGCATTATTTGGATCTAAATATACGTAATCTCCATTTTCTTCAGTATTATGAACTTCTGCAATAAAAGCCATATCGTTCTCAAGATCACTCAATTTTGTGGGAAGATATCCAGGAGCCCATTTTCTGAACTTATATGGATAAACTTCTCTCTCAATTGGATCAGTGATAGAACTAGGTATTGAAGCTCCATCTTTTATACTACTATCGTAATAAAATTCAACTGCAGATCCTGAAGAGCTACTTGATTCCACAACTCTTACTATACAGCCATCTTCAAGTCTTTCTTTTGGAATAGCTTTAAGATCTTCTATTGTTCTAACACTTTTCCAACCACCTTTTCCATAAATTGCTTCATGGGTAGGGTATGTATCTTGATCAGTATAAGGAACTATAGGAGCTGAAACATTTATACCTTTTTTATTTTTTTCCATATTATTTAAATTCTATATTTAAAACTCCTGTTTGAGGATAATCAAATACTATTACAGAATAATCTTCTTCACCAAATTTACAAGAGAAAGCATTATTTTCCATATTTCCTGTTAAAAGTCTTATAGGATCTTCACTTTCATTAACTTCTCCATAAATTTCAGTAGGAATCATGTAATATATGTATAATCCTGAAGTATAATCATTACCTTCATCATCTACGCTACAATCTACATTATTTAAAACAATTGAACGTTCTTTAGATAGACTTCTATTTCCGTAAGTTTTTCCGTCAATTACAATCTTACTAATATCGTTTGTTTTAGATTTACCCCAAATTCTAGAATTAATAAATTCATAGGTAATGTTTTTAGAGATACTAACAGATCCAATAGAGTCTGATGAACTACCATTACCGTATAAAACAGATAGAGTAATTACAGTATCTCTTGAAATATTTTGATTATAAATCCATACCCAAGTATACTCATACTCATCTTCATCTTCGCTAGGATTATTCATTCCTCCAGAATAAAAACTTCCGTTTATATATATACTTACACTAACATCTTTTCTTTTTAATTTCATTCCATTATACCAAACTTCCCAAGCAAAAGAGGGTTGTATTCTAGTTCCATTTTCATAAAGCCCTCCATCTACTGTTGGATTACCCGAAATTGTATAATCTGGAAGTAATCGTATCTCTAGAACTGTTCCAAGACTGTGTATAATATCTTGAATTCTCTCATTTAATCCGTTTAATGCATTAGTTACAGCATTCTGAGACATAACATCATCCTCAGATGAACCTGTGGTTTGAAGTACATTAATACCACCTCGAATTCTGAAAAAGCCTGTAATTGAATCTTTTTTTATATCCTTATAGTAAGTATACCATTTTCCATCTACAAATACTTCAAATCCATCAGGAATAGGGTATTTATCATAATCCCATGTTCCTAATTCTCCTATTCCACTAACTATACCTTGTCTTTTATCTAGGAATACTTTAGCGGGTAATAAAAAATTTGAACCTATTTTATTTGCCATAATTTATTTTATTTATTAATATTTTCCACCGCTTATATTCTTAGCAGCTATAGACATATTAGAATCAGTTACAATACTAGAATTATCAACATTGACTCTAATTTCTGTACTACCATCTTCAAGTTGTACTAAATTAATTCCAGGACCACCAATAAAGCCTTCACGTATTGATAATCCTTTAATAATTTGTTCAAGTTTTCCAAGAGTATTATAATTTATGCTAGCTCCACCTAAAATCTCCTGTCTCAGATTTTCTAAGTCAGTTGCATTTACACTAGAATTTTCTGTAGATATTCCTTCGAAGAATGTTGGTAATGAGAATGAAAAAACTTGTTGAAAATTATTATAATTTAATGCAACATCTTTTACATAAACATTGTAATCAATATCATTTACTTTACAAGACTCTATTGAATAATCAGTTATATGATTCATTCCAGAAGTTGTATCATAAATACTCATAAGATTTCCGTACAGTTTTGGATATGCAAAAGCTATTTTCTGTGAGTTAAGATCTCCTTGGAAAGTAACAATTGATTTCTCATTTCCAACTACAGTGTTTTCAAGAGAATTTAAAGCAGCTTCTGTTATATTCCACCCACTTTCAGGAATTTGTCCATAGTAGAAATTGTAACCAAACTTAACTGTATAATATGAAGTTGCAGTTCTTATAATTCCTGTATCTGGATCCGTATATTTAACAGATAATCTATATTCTGTTGTATTTGTAAGACCTAAGACTGTATATCTATTACTTTCAGGGAGAGTTATTTGTGTACCATTTAATTCTAAAATACAATCATTAGTAACTTCATATGTATTTGCTTCACCTGTTTTTATATCTATATCAGGGATTGTTACTCTGATTAAGAAGTTAACAGCGGTTCTAATTCCAGTTTGATATAGAGGAGTAGTGCCATCATCTTGTCTGTTAGAATCATAAAAACTAACTCTTAATGGGAATGTAGCTGAATGATTTTTATAAGTTAACTCCTTAATTTCTTCTAGACTTTTAAGAGCATCTTGAATACTAACATCCCAACCAGAAATCATTTCATTAATTTCGGACTTAGTATAAAAATCATCTTCACGTTTTAATACTCCATCATGATAAAACCATCTATACTTATCTTCTATATTACTAAAAATGAAAGGACCACCAGTTATAGGTTCTATTTGTCTAACCCCACCAGTTTCGTATACATAATTCCAAATTCCATCTTCATCCTTGTAAAGATATAATTCTCCATGTACAAGAAGAGATACATCTGGAAGTTCAGTTACTACATCTCGAACTAAATCTAATCCGCCAAGTGTAACAACTTGATAACAGTCTTCTCCTATTCCATTCTTAATACCTAGAGCGAATATAGTATCTGTTTCTGTTTGTTCAGGATTAGAATAATATCTAACCATAACAGGCTCTCCGATTAAGAATTCATGTTGATTTAATCTTAATCTTGCTATACTTCTATCTCGTTCTATGTATTTGCTTCTGGAAATTTGTATTTGAAAAGAATTTAAACTACTCATAATTATTTATTTATAATTGAATAAAATAATAAAAGAATAGACTTAGTTTTATAATTTTTCTAAGTCTATTCTCATAATTTAGGTTTTGAAGCTTTCAGAAGAGAATTTCTGTTATTTAATTTTGATAATTCGGAAAGATTCAACTAATTCTGCAGTAGACCAAATAATAGAAATTTTATGATCTTTATCCATATAGAATTCAACAGGATTATTAAGAATACCTAGATCATAGAATTTACCATCAATACTTACTAAAGCATCTGGATATTGTGATTTAAGTTTTTCGCTAGGAGTAATAGTAACTTTAACCACTTCTTTATCACCAGTCAAACCATATTTATTGACTTCGTAATTAGGATATACAGGTTCTAAAACTGTAGCACTTTTATCTTCACTATCGAATTCATACCAAGTACTTTCATCATCTCCTAACCAAGGACCTTCAATTTTATAGACCTGATAAAATCTACTAGGAATAATATCTTTTCCATACTTACCCCAAGCAGCATCTTCATAAATTTTAACTTCTTCGTTCATAAGTTTTTGTTTTATAAAAATTATTGTTATTTATTTTATTCATAATTATAACCACTTATTTCTATCGGGCGACTTTGATAGAATTAAGGCATTTATTCGTGGTATATAATTATAAGTAGCAGTTTTCTTAATTTCTTCTACATTCAACTCTATATTAGATTCATTTATCCATTCCAGAATAATTAATCCAATAGGTTGATTAATTCCAGGAATACTAATAAATATTTGTCTTTTAGAACCATCTCTACTATTTACTAATTCATATATTCCAGGATATTTTTCCATAAATACGCTATCTCTTGGACCATCACAATATACAATTTCTCCAAACTTAATATCTTCATAGATACTAGTAATTAATCCAGTATTTATACTTTTATACTGTTCTGGATCTATGGAAGGTACAGCAAAACCATTATCTTGTTGGAGAAGTTCTGCGTATTTGAAGGGAATAGATACTAGATTTTCTTTAGAATTATGATATTCGAAGTATAATATTCTATCAGCTCTAGAATTACTTCTAAATTCTGTAAGGAGAGGTTTTAATTCTGCTAATAACTGATCCCTAAGTTCCATTTTTTCGGAGTGTATCTTATCAGAAATTTCAGAATATATTTCTATAGTATCCTTTATTATAGTTTTGTAATTAAATATAGCTAAGACTAAACAGAAGATAAAAATATACTTCACGAACTTCGAAAATCCTATGTTTTTATCTATCTCTGTTATAGCCTCAACGAATTCTTTTAAAGATAGTTTCATGATTTATTATATTGCAAATTGAGTTAACCTAATCTCTCCTGATTCTATAGTACTCGTCTTTTTTGTTATTGGATCTAGATTAGTAATTTTTAAGACTATCACTAAATTTAACTCTTTTCCAGTAGTATTAGCAGAATATATTAATCTTTTATTCACCTGATCTACTTTAAACTCCAGTCCATTACTTTCTTTCACCAAGATTTCAATTACAGGCAGAGATGTTATATCTATTTTAACCTTTTCCTTTATTTTTGAAATATTATAATCATTTATCAATCTATACATATCACATTCTAATGTTCCTAATAGATTTATATACCCTCCAGATTTTTTAAGACTACTAGTATCTTCTAATGCTGAAAACGATAGAATAGATGTAATTTGTCTAATCACAGAGTTATTATATATTTTCTCACCAGATATATTATTGTATAAGAACGAACTACTATATCCACTTGTTTTCTTGTTTCTTATATACTTATAGTAAGATTTTTTTGTTACTATTTTTTCTTCCAGTGAGGTAAAGATATTAACTCCATAATCAATTCCTATACCTTCCAAAAATACAGTATCACTATCAGCTATTGTTTCAATGTTTGCTTCTGTATATTCTGGAAAAGATAATTCAAAAAGATTAGATGATATATTTAAATCTAATCTATTGAACTTAATTATTTTTCTTTCAGCAGCCTCTAGCTCAGTTATTATAAATGCTATTCTTTCCGATCGATCTGGATATATACCATAACAATAAATAAAACAATACTCTGAGCTAGGTTCAACTAAGGCAGCTTTTTCTTCTTCTGGGATATCAATATTAATCTTTAAGAGTTTTTTATTACTATCCCAGATTGAATTTAGAGGATATTCTGAGGTTTTTCTAACATCATTATACAGATAAGATCCTGAAAATAATTTCTCCATGAATTCTTCTCCAACTGTATATGAATTATAAATTGTTCCTATTACATATTTGGTTATTTTTAGTGTGTTATCTATCCTCCTTATACTCTCTAAGAATTCTTTTTCAAAAATAACTCTCATAATTTTATATATAATTTAAATACCCATCTTCATCGATATAATAAAGTAGTCCAGAGATAGATGCTATAATTTTCGGTACTTCTGTTTTAAGAGATGCTTTGAAATAGCTTCTTCTAAATCCCGTAAGAATAGTTCCAAATATACCTGTTGGATTATTTCGATGAATTACCAATATTTTTCCCTCATTATAATACCCCTTATACTTTTCAAACTCTTCATCCTTACTAACTAATATCCCGAGTTCTTCTGAATATTCTAATTCTGAATTTCTTGATGTTGCCCTAGCTTTTTCTGTATAATAACTAATCCCTGGTTCATAATAGATAGTATAATAATCTAACCCCAGATCTTCATCTACTGTATGAATCATTAAGAGACTGTTATTAATCAGTATTGGACTTTCATCTGTATTTACTGTATATACTAATCTATCAATACAACTATAAATATGAAAATCTTTTTGTGAGGATTGTTTATTTTTAAAAACATACCAATCTCCAACTTTTTTGATAATATTAATGTTCGTATATTTAGTATAATCAGTTAAATTTAGAAAAGTACTATTAATACTTGGAATGTAATTAGTAATACTTTTATTAGAGATATTTCCAGGAGTAGATATAATTCTACTTCTAGGATCAAGAGTATCTAAGAAAAAGTTTTGATAGTCTGTTGAAATCCACTGACTTTTCTCTATATCATATAATTCAAGAGTACTAGGATAATTAGTTCCAATAGTAATTATAAATCTTCCTGAAAAATAGAATATTTCTTGATTACTTCTCATATCCTCGAAAATAGAATAGTCTGCCCCCGATGAAGTTGTATATACCTCAGGATTACCAAATCTTGTTTTTTTCACTAAAGATTTGATAGAATACTTATTACCTGTCCAAGAATATAATACAATATCCTTTCCATAAAATCCAATTTGATGATTTTCATAATTATGTGAGTATGGATCTATATTAACATCATGATTCAAATTAATTTTATGAAAACCAGTACTATTCCCAATACCATAATCTAAGAGGAGATTCATTTGTTCATTATCTTGAATATGGTATACGTGAGAAGTATATCTTGGATAATTATCAGCTCCTAGGTCTTGCTTTATAGTTTGTGCTCCAGAGTAGTTATACAAATTTACATTATCTAAGAAGTTTTTCCCAGTTGTTGAGTTATTCTTTAGTTGATCTAAGGAATTACTAAGATTTATCTGGATTTGGCTAGATATACTAGAGTCTAAAGATATATAAATATTTATATTACTACCTTTTCCCTGAGAATTTAGAAACTCTGTATAACCAATAGGAGTGTTATCTATTACACTCATATAAATTATTACAGTAAATCCAGAAGGAAGATTATTTTCATATTTAAAGGGTTCCTCTGGGGTAGTTCGATTTAATCTGATATAATTACCGCCAGAGGAAGTAAGTAGTCCTGAGTAAACTTGTTCGATATTATAGAGAGATATTTTTGGTAACTTAGGATCCCAATTATCATTTTTATTATATAGTATTACTTCTAAGCTATTGGATATATTACTAGAATTTCCAATAACGTAAGTACTATATCCTGTATTATAATTTTCCATAAGTTATTGTACAATTACTAATAATACATTCATCTATGTCAGTTGATTTAGATACAACTCTAATAATATTATTAACACATTCAATTACAATATCTGATCCAATTTCTTCTATATAATCTTTGGAAATTAATTCTCCTTGTTTATTATATCTAGGTCCGGAGAATGTTGTTTCTTTAGAGTATAGTTTTTCGTTACCTACTAAGATTAATTTTTCTTTGTCTTCAGGATCTTCAACATATCTAGTTTCATACTTAGAATATTGAATACCAAGATCAATTTTAGTAGAAACTCCAGGACTAACAGAGTAATTCATTAGTTCTGTTAAATCTACTGTATTGGTATAGATATCAGAATTGAATGGTATAACATCGATAGTAATAGAATTGTTTAGAATATCAACCACATTTTTTGAAGTACTATACAAATAAATTTCGTTATTATTCATACTATTATATAAGTTATATATTTCTTTTAAGTAATTATTTTTATTATTCTTGAGGTAATCTAGATATGAATTAAATTGAGATTTTTCTTTTTCAGTTAATTCATATTTATCAATTTCAATACTTTTCGTATTTTCATCAACCTCATTTATTATTCCAGAACCTTTAGAATAATCATCAATACATACTCGTAAATTCCCTTCTGAGCCATCTTCACCTGGGATAACAAACCTCCGATTAGTTACATTCCAATCTCTGAGTTTTAATTTATTACTTAGCTCAGATATTCTAGTCATTCTGTAATTTGAATCATTACATACTAATGCTCGATTATTTCCAGTTAAGTAATATTCTTTCTCATCTTCTTGACCTGTTACTTGTGATATAGAAATATTATCGGAAGTAGTGGTTATTAATTCTATCTTTTTCATTTCTTGTACTTATCTCTATAAAATATATTCACTATGTTTCCACTAGTTACATAAAGCCTAACAATTTCTCCTTTATTTCCTTCTGTCTTTCCAGGAACTATAACAAGAGCACTACTATCTGTTAAATAATAACTAGAAATTGCATCATGACTCATATAAGCGTCAAGAAGATCTATGGAAATCGTTGTATTTATATTATTCTCCTGTGTAATTACTGTAAGAATAAATGACTCCTTATCAAATCCAGATACAGGAAGGTAATTATCTTTTGTATTATCAGTACATTGAAATTCTATTACATTAGCTGTTTCTGGAATTGGATATTCTTTAAAACGGAAATTATTTACTAATGATTTTTCTAAGTTATTTAATTCTTCGATTTTATCCAAGTAAAGTTTTTCAAGTTTTTTTATATTCTCCATCCATTCTTTATCAATACTACTAGGCAACCAAGAAGTAACACTATCAAAAGTATTCTGATCTCCGTTATTATAACCTTTTCCGTACCTATACCTAACAACTGAACCCATAGGATCTATTAATTCCTGAAGTCTGTAAATAGAATCTGAATTAGGTTCATTAGTATAAGTATATTGTCGTAGAATTACATAATTAGCATCTTCTGGATAAATACTAGAAGCATCATTAAATATAACTTCACTTATTTCCGGAAGATTTCTCGATATCTTAAATACAGCATTATTAATTTCCGGAGAGATTAAGATCATTGACAAGACGTTTTTAGAATCAATTCCAGTTCCATTTAAAAAATCAGATAACTCAGATGAAATGGATAATGAATCGTTCCCTGAATTAAGATAGACGTATTCAGAAATTATACCCTTTTCATCAAATCCTATCATATATGTAGATAAAATTTGAGATAAAAGATGTGCAGTAATTAATTTATCTTCCTTTCCTTGCTCTTCTTCAGAATGATTTATATAATTAAAATACTCTTCTATATTATTTAATTTATCTCCTAAATATGGTGAGTAATTATCTGAACTTTCTTCAGGAATAACACCAGAAACAGTATTATTTGTTTTATTAGTTGGATTTTTAGCTGTACAAATATAGATAGTATTTCCATAGACAACAAAATCCCCTTTCTCATATTCAGTTTCTTCTGAATACAAAAACATTCCTTGAACGTGCGTATTATTTAGTATCATATTATCTCTTTATAAGTTTTATAGTTGTATTATAATATATATTCATTAACTTCAAGGTATACTCTCCTTCTTCTGGAGTATTTATATTTGCAGCCCTAAGTGATACTTGAGACGTACCGAAACTTTGAATACTTCCGTTTGCTGTAAACTTATTAATAGTTAATGAATTTCCTTGAGAGTCTTCTATAATAACTTTTTCTAAGTTACTATTTGGATAATCTTCAGAAATAAACTTAAATACAGCGTTACCTCCAGAATTTATCTTTAATGAATTATTAGATACTTCAAACCCAGAGAACTCTATAATACTAATAGTTACTCGTTTACTGCTAAGTTCTAATGTAAGAGTAGCTGCCGAGAAATTAACTTCGGGAGTTACAATACTGTTAGTAGTATTGATTTGTTCCGGATAATATATTTCTGGCGCATCTGGATCTCCATTTTCATATTTTGCTAAGACTCTTGAAATAATATACCCTGAAAGTTCTGGTATTCTAATTTCTGCTCTCTGATTAATTAGGACATCTATTTTACCATCCTCTTGTATAAAGGGATCATATTTAGTTTCATCACCTATAATTAATTCAGATACTATAAAATTATTTTCTCCAAATTTTCTTTTCCATTCACCATAATCGTATACATCACTTTCTCCTGATATTTTAGCTTTCAGAATTATATAAGAACCTGTATATTTTAGATTGAAAATTAGGTGATTTGTTTTTAGAACTTCTTCCCAATTAGTTACTGTTATTAGGTTATTTGGAATATTATAATTAAAGTTATTACTTGGTGGAAATGGAATTAAATCTTTCACATCAAGTAAACACGGTACATCTTCATTCAAAACATATCCAGGATTAGGGTATATCTTAAAATCAATAGGAGTTTTGACAGAAGGGATAGATATTATTCCGATAGGGTTACAAGTTCCTCCAATCTCTGGAGTTACTGATACAACCACTCTAATTGGTTTATTTATATTTAGAAACTCTGAAAGAATCCATTTAGATGAAAGCGCCGGATTATTATTAAAGTTGTTATCTGATACTGATTCCCAAACTTTTCCACCTAGAATTACCTTATCTCCAATCTTGTATGTAGTAAAAGGAAAATACTTGGGGTAATCTTCGACGCCTTTATACATTTCAATTAATCCTCGTTTATTACCTAGAATTAATAATCTACTATCTTCTATTTTCTCATTTCCTAAGAGAGTACTAGAATTTGCATCAATTAAAACTTCTGGAACATCCTCAACAGTTTCTATTATCCCAACTGAATCTATCGTAGACCAATATTCATCGTTTCTAAGAAGATATTTATTCATATTTCTGTTAGGATTCGTACTATCTACCCATGATTTATAAGATAGATTTACACTTTCCACCTCGGAGTTATTAGAAATTAGCATCCAAATCATCTTCTCTCCAGTAACTTCATCGAGGAGTTCTTTCTCGCTTACTAAATCCTCGCCGCTTGTAGTTTCGTCTGGTTCTCCTAAAATCAATATAAAGTTAGGAGTAGAAGTAGGTTTAATTCCAGCGGCGGCCATTGAATCAGTATCTATAAAGTCACTACCTTTAGAATTGTTATTATTCTTGTCGATTATCCCCTCGTATAACTCCAGACGTTTAATTCCAGCGGCGGCCTTAAAAAGCGCGAATACCTGATTGGATATTATAGTAGTTCCGAAATATCTATCATTTTCCTCTGTTAAATTTTCTCTAGAGGATGTTGGGAATATTATTGATTCTATTTTTTCTAGGGAATTTGATGTCTCTCCGATTTCTTTCAAGGTTTTTTCTCCTAGATAATTTACTAAAAACTTATCATTAAATTTATCTTTAGTGATATTATACGAAAAGTCATACTCACTAAAGTCTCTATTGTAAAGTAAAGAACTGTTAGATCTGTACTGGACTTTACTGTATTCACGGTTATCTAGGTCATCTTGACTGTAAAACACTACTGTTCCGATATCCGTAAAATTGTTATTATTAATAATCAATTTCATAGGGCGTTACTGTCATTTTGTTATAGCTTCTTAAGTTTGCTCCAATATAATTCTGGAACTTACTTTGAATTGTTAGATCTATACTTCCAGAACCTATATTAGTATTTAGTCTGGTATAGTATATAAGTGCATCTAAAAATTTCTTAAGAAGTTCGTAAAATAAGCTTTCATTTTCTACACTTAAGTTCTCAAAGTTTACTGTTATTTCTCCTGAGTCATATATAATCTCTCCATCAAAATCTAAGGGAAGATATTGTATCATATAATTAAATACTTGAATAGTTCCCTTTACACTGTAAAATAATTTACTAAGATAGTTTATAACTTCTTCGTAATCTTGGTTATCTGGGAGACTTGATTTTGGAATACATAATCTCAAGAAATTCTTCACCGGATCACTTCCAGAATAAATATAGTAATCATCGAATGAACCTTGTTGAGTTGAAACTACCGAAGAATATTGTTCCTCGTAATCCTCAATCATTCTATAAAGCTGATCTATGATTTCTATATCTCTTAAGTGTTTAGGTATATATATTTTCATGATTCTATAACTGAATTAATAATGTAGTTAATTGAGAAGTATACAACATTCTCTTCTCCATATACAATCTCAGGAGAAACTACAGAACCATCTTCGTTAGTATAAGTTATTTCCATGTCAATTATTCTCTTTACATTAGATATTTTACTTATAAGAGATTTTATTTCTTCTGTTAACTCTGGAAATTTAATATTGAACTTATTACTATAATTATCCAAGATATCACCAACTTCTGAATCTATACTACTATTCTGATATATCTCTACATCTAAGTTAAAGATAGCTGTATATTGAGATCCTCTTTCTATAGTAATTTTATCAGTTATATAGTAAGCTCCTTTAGTTTCAATGAAATTAGTTTTTTCATCTTCTGTTAGGATTGTAGAATTAGAGTATGGAACATAGTAGATAGTGATAGAATTACTTTGTGCTGAACTACTAAATCTATAAGTTGTTCCACCTGAAATAATTTTATTTGGATAAGTTTCTTCAAGTACAGTACCGATATCAGAATTACTACGTAAAATTGAATTTACATATCTATCACGATTAGCTTTGTAATGAATAGTAATTAAGTTATCTCTATCAACTTCAGACATACTAGCAAGACCAGTTCCTAAGATCTCATAATTTCGTCCACTCAACCAAGAAGGATCAAATTCTACCATCTCAGCTCCACGAATATTAAGCTTCTTTAGTTCTGAAGTATTATATCCCGAGAGTGTTGAGAATTTATAATAAAGAGCTTCTATTGTTGTATTTGCTGGAGTCTGTGTTTCTTCTCTTTCCATTACTGTTCTAAAAATATCTGCTACATAAAGTCTAGAACCAAATCCAGGGAGAGTAAGATCAAAAATACTACCATCTAAAATATGTCCTGAGAATAATCTAGTTGTTGGGAAAAAATTATCATTAACTTTAACCCAAAAATCATCAGATAGGTCGTTTTCTAAGCAATTAACATAGTAAGTATTGTTTTGATTTAAGATCCACTTCCTAGAAATTGTTTCTTTTGCAATTAGACATATAATAGTATAAGTATCAGTATCATTTACGGCCGGAGACATTGTAATTGGAGAATATACAAAACCTTCATCTCCAGCTATGTCTTTATCATCTCCATAACCTTCCGGCCGTGTATAGTTTTTATCATAATACCCTAAATAGTAAGCCTTAAAACTATTAGAACTTATAATTTCATCATAAATATTAAAGCTTAAATACTTAGTAGGTTTTATATTAAGAATTACGCGAGGACAACTACCACGAAATACCGAATACATATCATCCACACAGTGTTGAATCTTTGAATTGATAAGTGTAGATTTCTCAAGAGATGCTTCTTGTGTATAGGCTATGTTTTCTACTTCACTAATAAAAGATGCATTAGCTAACATCTGAGACAAAATCTCTACAGAATCTCCGGTAATATTAAGTTTATTAGCTATTCCTCTATAAATATCTATATAATCTTGTAATGATTTCATAATAATTATCCTGTTGTTTCATTTATATCAACTAGTATATCGTCAGATTCTACCTGATTAACACTTATTACTAGTTTTACTTTTGTTTCATCTATTAGGTCGAGTGAAACAATTTTTATATCGAGTGTTTTTGTAAATTTCTCTTTTATTTTTGTTATTAACTGTTCTACTCTACCAGTAATTTCAGATGCTAAATCCTTTTTCTTGGTATTAGTAAAAATAAAGTTAAATCCAATCTTAGATGCTCCTGGAATATCCTTTGGCCAGATATTTAAGTAGAGTTTGAAAAGATCTATAATATAGTATTCTACTTGATTTGTTATTTGACCTGTTGAAAGTAGGTAATTCATAATCTTGATTTATAATTTTTACAATTATTACATTTAACTGTAGGATCATCATCATTGAGAGCTACAAATTTACTACAGTTAGATGCTGATATATTCGTAAGATCTAAATCTTTTGGAGAAAAAGCAGAACAATTTGCTGCACTTAAGTCAGGAATAGGTATTGGTATTTCTATTTCAGGAATAGGAAGATCATCAATGATATCACCAACATTAGCTCCAACTAGTGCAATTAATGGTTTAGCAACTGTTTGTGTAGTTTCTACAATACTCATTACAGATCCAACGACCGGTATAGTTCCCATAAGAGATTTTAATCCTAGTTTACTTACCTTAGCATCAACTCTATCATAAACTGCACTAAGATTATCTCCTTCAGCTTTAAGTTGTTGAAGTAATGGAGGAGCTAATTGAGCAGAAACGCCAGGACCCATAGGAGTTACAGAAATCAATGCTGGAGGAACCATTGCAATTCTCGCAGCAAATTGAGCTGTTCCTACTGAAAGATGACCTAAATCTTGTCCAAGCTCATTGAAATCTTCTATCATTTGATTATACATCTGACCAAGTTTTTCATTAGCTTTATCCAACATTTCCTCTCCTCTTTTCTTCATATCCTCCTTAGCATTATCTAGAGTTTCTTTATATTTCTTTTTTGCTTCAGGATCTTTTATTTCATTAGATTCATCCTTAAACTCAGGAAGAGAATCTTGATATTTCTTTAATGATATTGATTGAGCTGCTTTAGCAGACAATGCACTTAATAAATTTTTCATAATATATCAACTCTCTAATAATATAGTATCTGATGTAGGTATAGGAGATCCTGGAGTTAAGAAAGTAGGTGATAATACAAAAGGTCCGAGAGCTGTATGTCCTCCCGCTACTACTTTACCCTTTACTGTTAATGTTCCAGGACCTTTAAGTGTAATATCAGATCCTTTAACTACTGCAGATCCAACTAATTCTACATTTGTTTTCCCATTTATAGTAACATCACAATTTTTTCCTATATTGATAGTTACATTAGATCTCATATTAATATCCATGTTTCCATCTTTATCTATAGTCACCCAATCGGTTGGTTCAGGTCTAGGATTATTATTTGGATCATTATACTCAGTTCCTGGATCAAAAATAGCAACCCTTATATAATCAGGTGTAATATCTACCATTTTTCCATTACTTCTAAAACCTATATAATCATTTTCTTTTATTTTTTGATATAAGTAATAACTCTGAAATACTGGATCAAGACACTTAAGAAATACAAAATCACCTACTCTTGGCTCATCTACTTCTCCTCTAAATGGAAATGCCTTAACTCCCGATTTTATTCCTGGGATATCCACCTTTATTTCATACAATACTTTATCTAAAACTTCTACAATTGTTCCAGTATAGTATAAATCTGCTTCTTTCATATTTTTCTATTTAATTTGTTGGATCTACAATTGGTAATATTTCTTCTTTCTCTTCTACACCTGATAACAATGAAGTCCAAGAAAAACTCTCTCCATCAGGGCCTACAGAACTGGAATCTTCAATAGCCATAAATAATTCATTAGATCGAACTAAGAATAATTTAAATGGTAATTCTGTTTTTTGCTCACCACGTTTATACTTCAAGATATCACCAAGTTTATATTTAGGCATATCAAAATCTTTTATTCTAAATGCAGTAAAGAAATCAGAATTCATATATCCTAAGTTTCTCCAGTAATTATGCATAAGTTGTTCAAAACCTTTTCCAACTATTGTATAATCTTCATAAAACTGAAGAGTTCTAGAATTTTTAGGTTGAAGATCTGTATAATCATCTGTACTGTTATTTGCTTGCTCTCCATTATTCTCATCTCCTTTAACTGGTTCCCATGGATTAGTTGGAGTATAATAAATTAAAGGATTATAGTTTAGATTATAAGAATCTAATTGTAAGAATTCAGAAGAACCCTCTATGCTATAATATGGTTCTTGATTTCCTCCATGATCAATACCTATAATCTCTTTCATTAAATACCCTTCCCATCCATAAGCAAATATAGATTTTTTCTTAAATCCATATGATAACTTAGAGCATAATGATTGATTTGTTTCCGAGTTTTGGAAAATTGTAAGTTTATTATTAATATCACATTTACATCTTATATCCTTTTTCCCTGGATATAAAGATTCAATAGCTGAAGTAATATCATCCCACTCAGCTTGTATAAGTTCTGTATAAAATTTCTTATCTTTTATACAGATAAAGTTTAGAGTTAAAAAGTTTTTAAAATATTTTTTATTAATTATGAAAACATCAATAGTATAAATATTTCCACCTTCCTTCTCCAAAGTTATCTGTCCAGTATATTGATCTGTAATTAATTTAAGAGCTTCCCCAGAACCATCATGTGACATACTAATTTCCCCACTAGCTATCTTTCCACCAAGTTCTTCGTACATATGGATATTATCAAATTTATATCCGGAGTCAAACCATGGAGTGAAATTAATAGAAACCTTATAAGAATTAATATATTTCATAAACTTCCTAATATGTTATCTAATACTCTTTTTGGAATTAATTTTAAAATTGCGCCTCTTTTATAAGTTTCAAGCCCTCTAGCAGCCTGTAACATTAGGAGGCCAGCATATGAAGTAGAACCATAATAATCCTCTGCAATAAGATCTGGTCTATATTCATATGCTGTTATTTCATAAGATTCTCTTTCTATAATTGGATTATTTAAGTATACTAATATACTAGAGTTATATACATCTATTCCATCTATATAGTTTGAAAGATTTTCCTTATTGCTAATTATCTCATCTTTTTTAGTATACATTTTATCCTCCTAATAATTTTTTATTTTCTTCTATTTTTTTATTTATATTATCTTGTAATATTAACTCCATCGCTTGTCTTTCTTTTTGTGTAGCATCTCCTCCTATTAATCTCTTAAGTCTAACATCAGTAAATTTAGATGCTGGTTTGAAAGTCATTGTAATATCACAAGATAAAGGACATAGATCATTTTCTTTAGATCCAGTATCCCATCTCTTCATCATTTGTTTAGACATTTGGAAAGTAGCACTCTCACAAACAAGATTATCAATAGCATAAAGTGAGCCGAATTTAAGTTTAAGAGTTCCAAATTGTATTTTATCTATATTATCCAACTCAGCTTTAAATCCACCAGGAGGGATCTGCCAACCAAAATATCTATCAACTAATTCTTTTATCAACGCTACTTCAGTATCATCTTTACTTGCTGGCTCTCCACTATCATTTAAAAACTTAACTAATTTTCCAAAACAATATGGATATAATTCCATAATCTGATCATATACAGATTTGAATTTCCCATCTACATAATCAGAAAATATAGTAAATTTTATTGTTAGATTACCAAATCCAACTCCAGTACCAGAATAGTAAGAAAATCTTCCAGTCTTAGTTACTAAAGCTCTATTTAAATAATCAGTTCCTGCTTTTGATAACTTCTCTAGAACATCAGTTGTTTTATCAAATATTTGTCCGATAGTACTAAATATAGCCATTCTATCCTCTTCTGATCCAGTCTTCATTTCCTCCTCTGCACTATTCATTTTTTCAAGTTCTTTGGAGAAAAATGATAGATACGGTGCATAAGGTTTAAATTGATTAAATATATCATTAATCTTCTCATCTCCAAATTCAGACCAAGAATTAGAAATAGCAGCTTGATAATCCTCTGTCATAATAGCTCTACATAATGGTTCATAAGAATACCCATCATCGTCTTTAGCACCGTGATATTCACCCCAAGATCCATCATCATAAAGAACAGAGTTATAATGAAGAGAAACTGACATTAAATCATTACCACGATTAGTATCATAGTAAAATCCACTAACCTTAGTTCCACTACTCATTCCTTCTCCATAATGTTTTTGTTGTGGAACTTCAATTCTTGGGGCAGAAGGAGATGATTTAACCATACTTCCTAATGATGGAGGATTAGGAGTTTTTATTTTTCCCGGTTTTTCTGCTGTATTTAATGGCATATTATTATTTTAATAAGTTATCTATTTTATCTTTTTCTCTTTTCAGACCATCTCTCATATTATTTTTCGCAGCAGTAATAAAATCTTTTGTAGACTGTCCACTAATAAATTTCTGAAGTGATATATCAGAGTATTTAGTAGATGGTTGGAAATTAAGAATAACATCACAGTATAATGGACTTAAAGTATTCATTTTCTTTGATGCATCCCAATATTTTACTACTTGCTTTGAAAAACTAAATTGAGCATTAGTACATACAAGAGAATTTAGTGCATAAAAAGCCCCAAATTTTAGCTTGAGTGTACCAGTTAAGATAGTATCCATATTTAAAAGATCCGGCTCATATCCAGCAGGAGGCATTTGCCAACTAAAAAATGTATTAAGCAATTTTCCATCTTCTCCAGTAATTCCAGTATTAACGCCTTCTTTATTAGATTCAATTTTTGATCCTAGTACTGTTCCATTTTCATCAACAACTCCTTGAGTATATTTACCAATTATATATGGATATAACTCTTGAAGCTGTTCTGAAACCGTTTTAAATACTCCACCAGAATAATCAGGAAGTACTGTAAATTTCATAGCTAAATTTCCAAAACTAGTACTAGTTCCAGAATAGTAAGAAAATCTACACCCCTGAGTTACAAGAGATCTATTAAGAAGTTTAGATGCTGTACCAGTTGCAGTAGCTATACCAGATAATACTTTTTTTGCTAGTTTTTCAACAGTACTGTCTCCAGTTGTATCTCTCAACATTGATTCAGCTGTTTTCGTAAGTTCTTTCGCATATGGAGCATAAGGTTTTAGATTATTCCACATACCACCTATAGGATCATCTCCAAAATCAGTCCAGGAATTACCAGCTTGAACAATAAAATCTTCATTTAGAATTCCTTTATAAAGAGGTACTGTATTATAACCTTCTTCATCTAAAGAATAGGATGAACCCATTTTTTGCCATTCCCCTTTTCCATCTAAATAAGAATTAGCATGAAGAGTTATATGAGTAAGAACTTTATCTATTTGTCTATCATAATAAAATGCATGATGTCTAGAAACAACTGCCCCACTATTATCATCCTTAGGGTTAAATCCACATCTTGCTAGTTCCCTATCTAGTTCTTCATCAGTAATACCAGCCATAATTATGATTGTTTAAATAATTTATCCTCTATAAGGGGGAGTAGTAATACTCTGTACTTTAGTTCTTCCATCTCCACCACCCATATTTATATTTCCTCCAAACTTAAGAGATGCTATGGCTGTAGAAACATTATTAATTGCTTCTGCTTGTGCTATAGATGTTTTTGAAAGAAGTTTTATATTTTCATTAATATCAGAAACTTTTGTATAAAGATCTTCCGTCTTATCTTTTTCTGCATCAGCTATTAATTCTCGTCCAGCAGATTCTGAAGTATTACCTGGAATAGATTTTTCTGAAGTTGGTGTAGTTGGTGTAACTTTTTCTGGAGCTAAAATACTACTCTGAGCCATTATCAATCCAGAATCACTTCCAAAAGAATTAACACCTGCAGTACTCCAATCATAAGTAGATATACTAGATCCTTTATCTGTTCTCTGTTCTACATAATTATCTGGAGTTGTAGATGAAGCATCAGCCATATAAATAGACTCTTCAGAATTTGTGGGATTAGTATTGGTATTTTCTAGAGTATCACCTTTAAAAGAGTTGTAAGTTAATAAAGCATCTCCTGCAAAATTTTCTCCTTTTTTCAAGGATCCCCAACCATCTTGCCCTTTATCTTCCATATGTTGAGCTGATTTTTCTGGACCTGCTGAAAATTCATAATATCCAAAAACATTTCGAGCTGCTTCAAGATGATCTTTTGAAGCTTTTATTTTCTTCAAACCTTCTCTATAAGCCGGAATATTTTCCATTTCCCACTTAACAAATTGAAGTTGTTCTTCAAAGGATGCATCTCCCAAAGATTTACCTGAACCTGGTCCATCATAATGTTTCCATCCAGCTTTTTTTTCTTTCTCACTAAGTTTACCATGTTCAAAAGCTCTTCTTCTAACTCCTAACCACTGAGCTATTCCAGTTGCTGGAGAGTCTGGATTCTTAGCAGTAGTAACTAATTGAGACTCTCTTAAAAAATTACCAACTAACCCGGCAGCTTGTTCTTTAGTCATCCCAAGTTCCTTCATAGCAAAATCCATGGCTTTTAGTATTCTAGCCTTTCTCACCTCATCAGTTATCTTTTCAGGTGGTCTATTTCCTGTAATATACCCTTTCACACCATCTACTGCATCACCTATATATTCGCCACTTTTTTTCATAGGAGAACTTTCATATTTTTTTTCAAATTCTTTATCTCTTCTTTCTGATTCACTAATAGCGTTATGATAACCTTCAAACTGCTTATTAATATCTATATCACTATGAATATTTTTAATAACTGGATCAAAAGAAATATGATTTGCTTCAAAATATTTTCTGTTATCCTCTAATTGTTTCTTTTTTAACTGAGTCATAAGACCTTCCATCTGTTTCAAAGATGCTTCATCAGATGTATTGAAACTAAAATTCTCATTATTTAATTTCTCTCCTAATCTAGCTCTTACTTTCTCAAAGAAACTAGGAGTAGCTTCATAAAATTCAAAAACAGATTTATTAACTTTCTTCGTCTTTCTAGCTCCAGTATGAGAATTTACATTATATTCAGGACCATCATACTCTTCTACTTCTAATACTTCCCCTCGTCTAGGATCATCTAAGGGAACCATATCTAAAGTATACTTATCAGCCCAAGCCTTATTCCATAATCCTTTAACTCCTTCAGATACAGCTTTCCATGCAGGATCTTGAATAATATCTCCAGTAGCAATTGCATCACCTATATCAGTTAAGTATCCATCTGCACCAACAACATTTCTCCCAGCATTTATAGCAGATCTCTTTGCAAATCCTTCAACACCTCGTTTCTTCCAATCAGCTCCTTCTCTATAGTAGTCATCATCGGTTTTTTCTCTTTTAACAAACTTAAATCTCTTAATGCTTAAATCTTCGTTGTTAAATAATCCTTTAGTATCTATTAAATTTCGAAGTCCTGATATAAAATCTTCACTAATTAATACTCCTCCTTTAGTATCTGCAGTATTTTTTAACCTCTCCATTCCTGACATTACACTAGCAACATTTACAGTATTACTAGTTTTGTCATTAAGCATTCTAGAAATAGTTCCTGCTTGTCTTACCTCTCCGGCAGTATTCGTTATCTTATTATCACTAGATATATCCCAAGAATTTAAATATCCATTTGATCCAGGTTTAGAAACAGTGGTAGCATCTCCCCATGAAGTATTTTTAACATTAACTCCTTTAGCAGATTTAAAAGCTCTTCCTTCCATAGCTTCACTAGCCATAGAACTTTCTTTTCCAACTTGTTTAATATTAGAACTAACTATATCTTTTATAGCATCAGCACCTCCAAAACCAGCCTTAAGAATATTTCCTAGATATTCTATTAGTTTTGTTACAGTATCTGGAAGATTACCTAAATCTAACTCAGGAACTTTAATTGCTTTTATTGCATCACCTCGTTCTTTAAAGAAATTACTAATCTTATCCCCTAAAAGTTGAAGAATACCATTTTTTTCTTTATTCCAAAAAAGTTTGCTTAAAGAATCAACAATTCCATCTTTTCCTTCAGGATCTCCGCCAAATAAACTAATTAACATTTTAGAAAATCCAGATCTGCCTCTTGGAGCTTTGGGATCATTTGGATTAACCTCTCCAAAAAGAAATGATTCTACATTAGCAGCAAATTTAACTATTCTTTTCCAATTTTTTGCTAAGAACATAGTACCAAAGAGGAAGAGAATAGTTTTAAATTGTCCACCTACTGAAGATGCTAATTTTCTGGGATCTAATCTCTCCGAAACACTCTTCCCTAAGTCAGATAAATGTTTCATTAATTTATTAGTACTTCTTGTTAAGGACCACTCACGACGTTGATATTCTTTTTCCCTGGCCGCTGCTTGTTGATTCTGTTTAGCAAAGGCATTAGATATCCAAGTTTTAAATCGAGCCTGTCCTTCATCTGGATTTTGTTTTACTGCTAATGTTCTCCCTTGGACAGGACCACCAATATTAGCAGCGGGAACAGCAACGTTATTAGTCGTCGTGTTCGTAGTGTTATTATTTATTGTTATCTTCTGTGGAGTAACTTGTACACTCCTTGAAGATGTTCGCTGTACTTTAGGTTGTCCAAGACCATATTTTCCTAAGACAGCTTGAGTTTGTGGATTCATTGATTGTACCTGTTGTTGTACACTTGCCCCTCCACCTAAACCTCCAAGAGCAGCCATTTCAACAGCCTGACTCATTGTTTCATTATTAGCCGCATCAGCATTATTTTCGAGTCTAGCTGTTTGTAAGTTTCCCTGACGTTCTGCATTTATCTGAACAATCTGGTTTTGCGCTTCTTGGAGTTGTTGTAAGTCTTTCCCATCCTCTGGTTTCTGGGAAGACATTTTTCTTACTTTATTTTCTATATCTTCTGCAGCCATTGTTTATTTATTAATCATTATAAAAGAACATACTATGATAAGTTGATAAATCCAATAATCTATATTTATTATTATGAAAATAGTACTTCTCATATTTCAAAGGTATAAGTTTATTCATCTCATTTTGTTCAACATCATCTATATACTCATACCCAAACATACACATAAGATAATATACCTGAAAATAATATCCTGTATTGTGAAGTAATTTAAAATCTATAACACTATCGGAATCTAACTTATCTATCAAAATATCTCTTACTCTATTATCTTGCTCTAGTTCTTCCCTAATATTGGTTACTATACTTATATCCGGATAGAAGTTACTAGTATCTACCAAACAAAAACTAATCCTAATATTAAATTCTTCTTTTAATTTATCAATTTCACTAGATAAATTGATTAAATCTTTTAAATATCTACTAAGATTATTTCTTTCTATACTATAGGATCTTTTTATTCCAAGAAAAAATTCAATAGATTTTATATGAATCCAAGTCTTTATGTAATCTACTATCATATTATTTCTTTTTAAATACGGACTTTATTGATCTTTTCAAGTTTTCTATTTTATTTTCTCGATTAATCTTTAATCTTTCTTTTTCTGATGGAGTTAGATCATCTAATCCTCTATTTAAAGCCTCTAATACTTTCTTAGATCTAGATAATTTATAAGTTTTTAAAGATTCATTTAATTCTTTTTCTGCTCTTTTTAATTCTTTACCCTTAACTCCAACATCTTTTAAAAGTTTTATAGCATTATTACTAGCACTTCTCTCTTTTTCGACTGTCTTAGAAGCATTTTTATATTCTTTAATAGCTCCAGAGATTCCTTTTGGTTTTACTCTACTAATAAATTCTTTCGATACTCCTTTACTACTATCATCTAAACGCTTTATTCTTTCTGGCTCCTCAATATCACTCCATACATTTACATAATCACCTGTTTTTGTATCATAAAACATATAAGAACTTTCATAAGCATCCTGAACTCCAAGAGGAATATAACGTTTAGGATCAAATTCACCCCATATATTCTTTATTTGATTATAATCTGGAATAGAATTATCTGTGAATCTATAATTTTCATTAAATTTAACTCTATTCATATCAGATTTTACTTTCGGATATTTCTTGTAGAATTGATCATATGTCATAGGGCGTTGATTTTCCCAATTAATTCTTCTGTTATCTATTAAAGAATTACGTCTTATATTATCACTATCAATTCTCTTCTGTAATTTATTTATTTGCTTTTTTCTGAAGTAGTTAGATGTTACATAAGCACCTGTAGCAGCCAATCTTTTTCCTAGTGTTGGCTTTATACTCTTTAATCTCTCTAACTCTTCTCGATCCGAAATATTAAATAATTTTCTCTTAATGATCATAATTTTATAATAAAGATCTAGGGGAATTTTTACTAATATAACCCCCCCACTAGATCAACTTTTAATAGAGGGGAGTTATATTTTATAGGTCTAGGAGGTTTACATTTATTATTCCTCCCTCACCCATCATTTCTTTTCTCTCAGCTTCAGATTCATAGTAGGCTTGACGTTGTGCTGCTGATATACCCTTAAGCCTCTGCCCCTTCTTTCCACCAAAATTAAGAAGTGGGAAATCTGGATCAGTTCCTTCAGTAGTATCAAGGAAATTCTCATAACACTCTCGAAGCGCCTTAAGAGAACTCAGAGTATAACCTTCTATCCCATCTGCCTTGAGAAACTTATTTAAATAAAATTTTAGATCCATCAATTGGGGAATTGTTACAGATGTCTCGAAAGAAGTCGACAGTAAGAGATTCTACACTTACTGCCACACTCCTCCTTTCTTTCGCTTTCTTTCCTTTATTACATTCAGGACAATATAGTTGAATAGGTTCAAGTCTATCGTAATATAAGTCACGAAGAGCAAGCAAGAGAGTAACATCACCATGAGTAGCCCCTAAGACATCTTTCTCGATCTGTGTTCCCTGATAATCAAAATCTTTAATCAAGGCTATAGTTTTAATCATCTTCAAGTCAGTTACAGTTCGATATCTAAGGTAAGTCTGAAATACCTTCATAAACTCTCTAACTGTCGGAACTATAGTCTCGTATCTATGCCCTCCAAGTTCAATAAAAGCACCATTCATAATCTTTTGATCGATCTGTTTAAAGTGAATATCTTTTTCGAAGGATATAGTTTTCTTCATCTTCTTACCACATTCAGGACATGTTACTTCTATTTCATAAGATAATTCCCCTGATACAGTACATAGCTTCTTATAGAATATCAGGAAATCTACATCCATTAAGTAACAATCTAAGATAGTTTCATCTTCCTGAATAAGTAAGTTAATATCATATAAGTATTTTTCTAACGGATCATCAGAGGGTAGATTTTCAAGGTATCTAGTTATCTCTAAGAATGTCATAGGACTAACTTTAACACTCGGAAACTTATAACCATATCCTCCTGATGGCAATTGTGCTGTTAATATATTCATAATTTTATCAAATTTTACATTAAACTCTCATTTTATATCACTTATTCTTTTCCCCTACGCTTCAATTCTTCACGAGCCTTTCTTGCTTCAGACTTATGATGTAGATGTCCGGCCGTAGCTATAGCAGCACCAGTAGCAGATCCTATACCAGCTCCTACTAAACCTCTCTTAAGTGATAATTTCTTTGCTAAACCTATCGAAGCTCCAGAGACACCAGTAACAGCTATAAGTCTTTTATTATTTTTCTTAATATTTTCTTTTTCCTTATCAGTTAAGCCACCATCATATCTAGCTCGTTCTTTTAGCCACTTATCTGATTTTCTGGCAAACTTAGAATCATCAAACTCCTCGGATGCCCCAAGATAAGTTTCTTCATCTGGATTACTCTTGGGAAATTTCTTTGCTCTGAGTTTTTCTGCATTCTTCTTCATCTTATGATTAGAAGCTAAACCTACTGCAGTACCTACAACAGCTGCTCCAATAGCTATCTTCTTATTACGTTTAGAGGCTTTCTTTGATATCCGGTCCTTTAATCGTTCTGCTGCTTTCTTTGTCAACTCCTCACTTGCATGTGCCTTGTTTACAGCATTATTCATGTAGATATTCTCAACTCTATTAACCTTTTCGTTGATATCGATTTCATTCGCTAAACCTACTATAGGATTACCAGTTTTTATTCTCTTCTTTGCTAATTCCCGAACTTTATCACCAGTAGATCTAATCTTTTCGAATTCCTTATCAAGTTTCTTTTCACCCTTAAGATTATGGATAATTACTTGCTTATCCACTCCCCTATGTTTCTCATCCTTGATAAAATTAGATGCAAGTATACCATCCGCAGCAATACCAGCACCAGCCAAACCTCCATAGATTGTTGCTACACCTTTTCTAGTTCTGTCAAGGTTATCTGCAGCCATTTTTCTTTTCTCCTTACTTGTCTTGGAGAATAATTTACGTTTTATTATCATCTTCTTTTCTATTTATATTACAGTTCATCATAATATCCTTCCTCTATTAACTCATTTTTCGTGCGTTTTCGGTAATTATCTAGGTATCGTCTCCTCTTCTTCTTTCCATCAACCACTAATACCTTATATCTCCTACTAGCACTCGTTTCACCATCAATAAAGTAAGGAACATGAGAATTATCATTAAATAATTTTCTCTTAATAATCATAAAAAATATTATTACACGGGAGGAGAAGAACAAGTCTATACACCACCCTCCCCATTAAAGGTATATAGAACTTTACAATTATTATTACTTAAAAGCCTTATATATGAAGAAAATCAAAATATATAAAACTATGAAAAAAGATATTATTAAAATTGTAAAACCTAATAAACAAAATTCAAAAATATCAACTACAGCTAAAGTATTTGAACAAGGAATTTCGTTTATTACATTGATTCAAGTACCTAAGGAAAAGTATAATATTCCTAATGGTATTAAAATATTAAATATCAAAGAGAAAGACTTAGAAACTTTTAAATCATTCTACGATATAATTCTAAAAGATCCTGAGAGATATTATACAATCGGATCTATAGATAATAAGTTTAAAACAAAAGAACTAGCGGAAAAATATGTAGATGATCTAATTTCTAAGATTCGTGAAAAAGAGGCTTAAGGTCTCTTTTTATTTTTCTTCTTTATTCTATTAGGTTTTATTATCCCTTTTAAAATTTTTCCTTTACTAGATTTATAACCATGCATATAAGTTCCAAGATCCGCTCCTAATTCTTTCCTAGCTTCAATCATTTCACTAGGATTTGCATTAGCTGATCTTAAAAGTTTCATTGCAGTCTTGGTAGCATTCTTTTCTTCTTTTATTAAAACCTTTCCTGTTGCAGAAGTTAAAAGATAATTTCCTAATCCATTTTTATTTCTACTTTTATGATAAATCGGCTTTGTCACACCATTTAATTTAGATACAACTCCTGTACCTAACTTACTTTGATTCATAACATGAGCAATTTCATGAGCAAACACGGCCTGACTTCCCTTTTGATTTATTACTGCTCGCTTACCTCGAGATAAAGCTTTTCCAAGTTCCCTGTCTTCTGGAAAATCTGACTTAGTATATCTAATTCTATCTCTTCTATTGGTATATTTTTTAGGTAATGTCCAAGTTTCACTTCTATCAGGAGATAACTTTACTCCCTTTTCTGTTACTGGTTTATACTCTTTCTTCCCTTTAACTACAACTATTCCTCTTTTCTTTGCTTCTTGACCTAAAGCTTTCATTACTTCAGGTCTTTTAGGAAATTTTGTATTTTCAGTGTATGCATCAAGAGCCATCTGAGCTTTATCATTTGCCTTAATCGACTTATCTATATCATCGGAAATCTTAAATCTGAGCTTTCTTATTCCTCTTTTTAAGCCTCGATCTTTAATAGACTTTGCTCCATATTTTATATATTTTTTCCACGGAACTCCAAATTCTCTTTGTTCAGGATTATCAAAAATTAATTTACGTTTTATTATCATCACTTAAGAAATTTATTATCTTTTACCTTATTTTTTATACCAAAGCCTTATATATGTTAAATTAAAACCAAAGAATATGAAGATAGGAATAAAAACAACAAACGTAATAGATGAATTTATTAGACTTACAGGTCCTACAGCTGATCTAAGAATAAAAGATTGTAAAATATATGTAATAATAGATCATAACAAATTCACTAACCTAGAAGAATTGCTCAATATAATAAATCAGCAATCTATCTTTACCTCCGAGCCTGCAGAAATTGTATTACCCTCTGAAGTGGAATCTATACTACTCGATACAGATAATTCAATAACAGATACAACCATAAAACTTCCTGGGACTTGGAGAATGAATACAGAAACTAATAGAATAATTGAGCAAGAAAAGTTAGATAAAATTTTAGAACTATTTACTATACAAGAAGGATGAGGAAACTCGTCCTTTTATTTTCTCTTCTTAGAATTTCCAAAACAAAATTCTCACCCACCTTTTCCTGGCGAATGAGAATTATTATGTCCCAGGCAAGATCGAACACTTACCTCATAAAATATTGTTTATTGTTTTCAGGTTATTATATATTTCTTGATACTCTGGCTTAACTCCTATAATGTCAGTAGCTTTCACTCTCTTCTTAGAACCATCAGAAAGTATTTCATTTACTTTAGCCTCCTTAGTTTCAAAAAAGTTTTCTAAGTCAGTTGCTTTAGGAGTAGCTGTATAATTAATTGAAGAATATAGTCCTCCAAGAATTTCTTTTATTTTTGCTTGGCTTATTCTATCTCCAACAGAAAACTTAGAGAGAATAGTATTTACCAAAAGTTCTTTACTAAATGTTACAATACCTAACTCTTTTTCAATTTTATACCTATCATACCCCAAAGCTTTTAGTTTTTGTGGTTTAAGAATAGTATAATAAGATTTAATATTATCATGTTCCCCAATCTGATCTAATACTATTTGTATAGCTTGATTAGATAATCCATATTCACATAATAATTTAAGCTTTTGTTTGAACAAAGTTAGATTTTCATACTCATTTAGAAACTTCGATACTTCTTTATTAACTTCTGGGTTTTTACAATACATACTAGTTTCTCTACACTCTAAAAGATATTTGCATTTATCTAAAATATTCTTATCAATACTTAACTCTAAAAATTCATATACTAAATCTATAGAACGAAGTTTTCTATTGAACACCTCTTTATATAGGTACTTAATATCAATACTTTTATCTATACCATTAAGTATTTCTAAAATTACTTTTACTTCTTTCTTTAATTTAGTTAACTCTCTATGCTCCAGAACAGGACACTTGGGGAGAGATTTTATATTTTTCGCTACATTAGGATCACTAAAGAAATCTACTATCTCTTTATTATATTCAAACCACTCCATCCCATATTCTGGATATAAATACTTTCTAAACCTATACTGAACATTCTTTTCATCTTCCTCTGTTAATCCTGGAACCTCATATAGTATCTTACAAGTAGGATTATGCATTCTATATTGAGAAAATCTAGTATTTTTATTAGAATCTTCCGTATAACCTATTTTTAATAAAAAGAAACTTTCTATACTACCATCAGAAAGTTCTTTATATCCTGATGATTTAATTAAGTATATCATTTTCTTTATTTATTATTTTTAAATTATTATATATAGTACTATACTCTGGTTTTACTCCTATTATTTCAGTAGCTTTTACTCTTTTCTTTGAACCATCTGGAAATATTTCATTTAATTTTGCTTCTTTTACAATAAAATATTCTCCTAGATCAGTAGCTTTAGGAGTAGCTGTATAATTAATAGAATCATAAAGATTTCCAAGAATCTCTTTTATATTTGCTTGACTTATTCTATCTCCCACTGAAAAATTAGAAAAAATAGTATTTACTAAAAGCTCTTTACTAAATACTACTATCCCAAGTTCTTTTTCTATATTATTTTTTTTATATCCTAAAGCTTTCAGTCTATTTGGCCCCAGTGAGATATAGTAAGACTTAATACTATCCCCATCACTTAATTGAGATAATACTATTTCTAATGCTTCTCTTGAAAGTCCATACTCACACAATAATATTAATTTTTTTCTTGCTTCTGTTAACTCATTATATAATTTTAAAAATTCAGATACCTCTTGATTTACTATGTCATCAGGGGTAAGAGTATTGTGTATAGTAGAAAATACAGTGAATCTATCCTTATAATCGTACTGTTGTATCCGGAAAGCTCTAATTTCATTAACCAATACTAAATTATTAATAGCTGGAATAAGAGTACCTCCCTGATGTTCATTAACCGCTATATAATTATCTTTATAATTCTGAGTTCTAGCTAAAGTTTGATAAGCTTCTGCTAATGTAAACTTAGCATCATCCAATGCAGTATTAAAAGCAGATAATAAATCATTAGTTGCTTTCTTTTTTCTTTCTATTTCTTTATCAAAATCTTCCTGACTAATCTTTCTATAATCACAAGTAGATCTATAATAAAATACTGCATCATTCTTCCACGGATTCTCTTGCAACCTCTGACGTCCAAGTATTTGCGGTAAGTCTTCTGATATATCTACGGCCAGAGAGTCAATATTAGAATCCGAAAATATAAAGCTTCTAGCACATTTTGAATAGAAATCAGCTCCTAGATATACAGTTCTGGTACAAAATGTAAACATCTTCGGTTTTTCATTCTCCAAAGGTACCTCTCCTATCTTAAACTTTTTTCCTAGTTTTTTCTGAATTTTCTTAAGATTATCTGAGGTATCTGAACATAATATATTAACCTCTTCTGGTTTAAGTTCACACTTCTTTATGATAGAGGTAATATGATTTACAGAGTTTACATAAAATACAGCCTCGTCTGATATAATTTCTTTGGGGTAGCCTCCTACCATTACTATAGTCTTTTCAAAATTACCTTCTTTATAAGACTGAATAATTTCTGGGAGTTTAGTACCTACACTCATCATGCTTAATACTTTAAGATTTGGTTTAATAATTCTAGTTGAATCTTGAGAATCCCAATCCATATTAATATACGGAAGACCATCGAATTCATCTAACATATTTAAGTACTCCTCTAACATCGGAGTTGCACTAACAAATAATGCACTATGAGATTGATGTAAGTGATGTAAAAAATCTAATTCAGTATTAGACTTGAATTTCGAATCGTGAAGTATTGTCTGAAACTCATCGATTACCGTATAAAATCCTTCGAAAACTCCGAGCGAAGTTAGGATATCTTTTACAATTCTATATGAGTCGTAGGTTACAAGAATTTTAGCTGGTTTTCCTAGGTACTTCCTTTCTCCCAGGTAATCCTTAATCTCATTCATTAATCTATTATAGACCGTATCCTTCCCATGAACCATCTCCTTAAGAGTCTCTATAAATGCTTGAGATCTAGACTTATCTACTTTAGAGAGATCCTTATCTACAGCTACTTCTTTTTCTAGTTCATTCACAACTAAATAAACCTCTCTTCCATGTTGATCCTTTTTATTCTTCAATAACATCTTTCTAGGGGAACAGAGTATTACATTCTCAGGACCTCTCAAGCAATACTCTGTAAAACCACATCCTGGAAGTTGTTTATTTATTATACATTTTACTGGGAATTTATAAAATCTAAAATCTGTTCCTAGTTCTGATATAAATCTAATCCCTCTAGGAACTACATAATCATTTAATTTCTGTATAGGCATAATTATATCCTCTATTAATTTAATTAATCTAATAGAGAATCCAGTTAAAATCCTATATCTCTAAAAATTGAAGACATAGGAGGATTCCCTTTTCGATAATAAGGAATTGAAAGGATATTACATGCATTTTGTCACTTTAGATTTCCAAAAATACAAAATAGTATATATATATTTATCTGAAAATTCGGTGACACTATTGCTCATATAGATTGAAGAACATAAGATCATGCCAAAGGCATGGAATATTCATGTTCAAGATTTCTTATGAGCATTTATTATATTTTAATGGAGACACCGCCCCTGGCCTGAAGGGCCAAAGGGGTGTCAATAATAATTAAAAATATAAAATATGTTAAAAGAGAAAATTGTTGTCTGATATATCTTATTCAGTCTTGTGAGCGTAGCGACCCGTAATGAGCTATGTAAATAGCGAATGGAGGGGAAGGGAAAAACTCCTTTGTCCTCATAAATAAGGGACAAACCTATATAAAACCTCCCTTTTATCAATTTGAAAGCCTAGTATATGTAATATAAACTTTAAATACGTAGAATTATGAAAAGAATAGTCAAAGAAGCGGTAATTGAAAGAAAACTTACTGATGAAGAGAAAGATATAATAAGACCTCATTTAGAATGTAATTATAAAATAGTAATGTTATATCCTATTAATGAAAATACAGAAATACCTACAGATGCATTAGATCCAGAGATATGGAATATTCCAGAGGGTTATTATGCTATTGAGATTGAATGATAGTTTTATATACCTTCAATTCTTCCATATGAAATAAGAATAAAATATATAAAATTATGAAAAGAGATAAATTAATAAAAGAAATTATTGAGAAGGATTCATTTATTTTTGAAGATCCTTGTCCTTTATCCCATCAAGAATTAGAAGAGATAGACTCTACTATAGAGAGTACATCTTCTATGTTAGATAATATGAAAATTGACTCAACAGAGGATGATCCTATGCTAAGATTTGAAAAAATAGTAGAAAATCTTAATAAATCTAATAAAAGTATGAGAGTAAAAAGAAATGAGTTAATCTTTTTAAAGGATTATCATAATACATCAAAAACTCCTTGTTCAGATTGGCTTGATCATAAAAGAGTAGACCTGTATCCTATTAATGAAAATACAGAAATACCTACAGATGCATTAGATCCAGGGGTATGGAATATTCCTGAAGGTTATTATGCTATTGATAGAGATTTGGATTAATTTCCAAATCTCTTTATTTATTTTTATATTTTCCGAGTAATCTTACAGTATCATCAGTCATCATTTTATTAGCTGCATTGGATTCATAAGTTCTAAAGGAATAATCTAGACTTTTATTTCCTGCTTTTTGCATTTCTCTGGGAAGATTATATTTTTTCGCTAATGCAGCGGCATGATATGATGCATTAGCTTCATTCATTAATGTAGATAAATTTCCTACATTGTTCATAATAGAATTATGTAAATTATGTGAAGTATTTACTTTTTTATCCAAACTTCTATAATTACCATAATATTTACCTCCTCTTAATTGTTCTCTATTATCACTTACACGATGTCCAACCTCATGAAGAATTGTATATGGATTTTTTCTATGTATATTATTTATATTAATAGTATCATTTTTATAATTATATTCTGTAGTTAAATTAGAACCTACTGCAGTTTTTATATTATCTTTTTTAAGATCTTTTAAAATTTTTTGAGCAGATTCAGGATCATATCCTAAAGTAGTATTTAATTTCTTAGCTTGATTGTATTTAGTTTCAAGTTCTGAGAATTCATTATCATAATTAGATTCAATATTTTTTCTTTTGAATCTATAATTTTTTCCAGCTCTTTCTTTTTTGATTTTATCTAACTTTTCTAAATCTATTCTATTTTGTTTCGAATTATCTTCTATAATTTCACGTATATCATAAGTTCCCTTTGCTTTTCGTTCTTTATAGAATTTTTTATTATCAAGTGAAAGATTAGTAAAAGGATCAACAACATACTGACCAGATTTTTTTACCTTCTGTCTTGCAACGCGTAACCTATTATTAGAACTAGCAGCTTGAATTCTCTTAAATCGTTCATGAAGTTCTGGATTAGTATATTTTTCCATCATTCTTTTGTAGGCCTTAGCTGTTTCAGGGAGACCTATATTATTAATTGCTTGAGAATTTTTAGCATAATCTACTACCTGACCTTTCCCAGTTAAAGCATCTATTGTCTCATTACTAACATGTCTAGCTTTAACGAATTTCTTAGCTGATAAACCTCTACCAATATTTCCTTTCTTTAGGGCCTGATACATTTCTTTCATGGCCTTAGTTTCTTGTCTGGTATATAATTTTCTTTTAATTATCATATAGCTCTTTATTTTAATTTTAGTTCCTGGGTAGTTATATCCCAAACTTTCCCAGGATTATTGTTTTTTTTTACATTCTACAAGAGCCTTATATATGTAATAAATAAAATATATAAGATTATGAAAGAATTAGAATTATTTATTAGTTTTCGTAACTTTTTTAAATACTTTCGTCATTTTGGAAAGATATTTTAGTTACGATTTATAAGAAAGATGGTATTAATTATTTATCATCTTTCTTTTTATCTTTCTCCTTTTATAAAATCTTCAGTAGTCCATTTGTGTTTACGTATTGTTAATTTGTTCTTACACTCTGGACATCCGTATTTTGATTTTAAATGATTACTTGGAGCTTGACTAAACCATATTTTACAATTAGTACAGTAAATTTTTACAGGAGTTGTCATGTTTATGAAATTTACTTGAGAATAATCAAATCTTTCTCCGTGAATCTTCTTACTTTCTTTGATAAAATCTTCTTTTGTTTTAATAAAATATTTTTTCATTGTGATTCATTTTTTTTTGAATTATGTAAAATTTCTCGTGAAAGAGGGTAAGTTGATCAGACCTACCCTCCTTAATTGAATCACAAGAAAGTTTAAATAATTCTATTAAACTTTATTTTTAAATATTATCAAAAGTTCTTTCATACGTTAATCAATGAATTTCACCTCATGACAGACTATATCACCTAAGGAATTTCCTCAGTCTACATACATAGTCGTTGAACCTAGATTTATGTTAATATCTAGGATGCTGATTATTTGTATACAAAGATACAAATTTTCCAGCAATTCTTGTAGAAAACACCATGAAATTTTCCAAAATGTTCAAATTGCTTTAAAGTCATTAATTATTTTTATCAATGAATAGACTATATCATCTAAATTATATTTCAAACTTAGTTCTATATTTAGTCGTTGAGAAATTAGATCTTTTCTAATTTTTGCTGATTATCTATTTGATATTCCAGCATTTTAATAGAATTTTCATAAAGTAATATAAACTTTATGCTTCTTCATTTGAAAAAGCTTACTTGGATATCTGCTCGCATTTGTTAATATATATTAATATATTATAGACTATATCATCTATTTTTCATAGTTATACATTTAGTCGTTGAGAAGCTATTTTTAATAGTTTTTGCTGATTTATGTTTTACATTTTCCAGCATTTTAGTATAATTTTCCTATTATATAATAGGCGACTAAGCAATTAATCGGTTCCGTCTTCTGTTTGCAATAGGTTACTATAATATTTTATTATATGTTCAGAATATAAATTTAACTTATATTTCATTATAAGTTAGTAAGTCTTTATTCGTTACGCTAAGAATTTTTATGTTCTCAGTTCGGTATTGGGATTATCCTTTCACCGAATTTACTTACTACATTCTAGAGTATTACTATTTCTAGTGGGCCTTAAAAATTTTTTTAACCATTTTCGTCGATCGGTGCATCCTGAAGAATACAGTTATAGAAATTAAGAGTACGAACTTTGATACGGCTTGAGTTAGTTAAGATTAATCTAAGGTCGCATACTAAGTCATCCTTTCTGAAAGAATATTTAGTATCACGATCTGCAATTTTCTGGCGATAGTCCTTATGGTTTTTGTTTTAAATCATACTAGACTATATCATAAAGAGGAACTATGGCTTAACCCTCTTTCTTTGTACTTAGTCGTTGAAAAATAGAATCATATCTATTTCTGCTGATTATTTTTTCGTTATATTAGGTTCATCGCTCTTAATCCTAAATCTTAAGCGATGGAGATAACTATAACGAGATATTTCCAGCAGTTCACAAAGATTCATTAAGGAACTTTTAATCTCTTAATGGACAACTTTTAAATTATCAAACCAGTAAGTAATTGCCTGATCTTCCTTATCTACAAAAGCCAACGACAGGGTTCCAGCTGTGTTTTGACCTGTCTTCTGAATGATAGTATAATTACCACGCATTCTCTTTTCAAAACCTGATACACTATAATCAATACCTACCTGAACGGCATTTAATCTAGCATTGAAAATATCAGTACCAGGGAAATAAACTCAAACATTTGTTCTATGTTTAGACTATATCATAAAAGAAATCTATGGCTATTTCTTTTCTTTGCTAATAGTCGTTGAGAAATAGATTTTTTATCTATTTTTGCTGATTTATCTTTACTTGATCTTCCAGCAGTTTACAAAGTTTTACTAAGACAATTATTTATCTTAGGTACATTAATGAATTGAAGTTCCCACATGTCACCACGAAGGAATTCTTTATTATTATCTTTATATGTACTTTGATAGTCAATAAATTTCATGTATCCGTCACTTCCGCGGACTAAACTTGCTACGCTTGCCATAGTTTTTATTATTTTTTATCGTAATTTAAAGTTATATCGATCGTCATATCATTATCTACTAAGTCGCTCATTCTAGATTCCACTTCAAGTCCTAGTCTGTTATTTGGTAAGTCTAGGTAAAATCCAGTAATAACTAATGAATCTATATATGAGTACCCAGCTGATATTCTATTTAAGATCTGTTCTATTCTAGCTCTTATATCTCCGGCTGATTTAGTACTAAGAATTTTCCATTTATTCTTTTCCAATTCTCTAGCCACTTTTCCTATACAGAATCTCATCCACCCTGAAGTATTGAAGTCTTGTCCATTTTGATATTTTTTATAATAATATATCTGGTTATTAAATACTAGATAATTACTTTTGTATTCTTCAAGTTTTTCTTCTGGTGATTCAAAGGTGTAAGGATCTGTTGTAGGTGTTTGATATAAGATCTGATCGCTAGTTATTGAGTAAATATCTTGTAAGAGCCCTCTAATATGTAAATAATATCCAGGTCTATCTTGTCCGAAAATTGTTTGCCCTCGATAAAAATATAAGAGTCGATTATCAGTGTCAGAGGTATAATTAAAGACGTAGTTATTTCCGGCCGTATTAGTTTCCTCAGGATCAGTTGTTTCTATTAAGTTTCCGTTTTCCACTTTATAGAATTTTACTCCTCCAGTGGGTTGTGATACTATATAAATTGTTCCTGAGGTTATATTTTCGGCCGATGGGAGTTCTTGAGTTTCTACGTAGGTCCATCCATTATCAGAATTTTGGAATAATACTTGAAAACCTAAACTCCTTGCATACCCTAAAAATCTCTCGTATTCTGGATAATAACTAGTCTCTGAGCCTGTTTTCATTCCGGCCGAGTATTTATAGATATCAGGGACTAAGAAATAATCGATAATTCCAGCGTTGTCAGATCCAAAAATAGCCTCTGCCGCTTTCCAATATTCCCCATTTATATCTTCGGCCGTTTCTTTCCAGGCTCGTTTAAGATACCATGTTCCAGAAGGTAATTCAGATTCTTTAGTACCTTTTTTATATTCTACCTCTTCACTTGTTTCTCGATTTATGTAAGATGTTGAGAGAATACATCTAACTAACTTAGACTCTGAAGTTATTATAGTATCAAGTCTTTCCTGTCCAATAGTAAATAAACCACCTTCATAAATTTCTTGATATTTATACCTCTCGATTGTTACTCTATACTTATCATCTCCTTTCAGTTTCTCAATATTTACACTAATATCACTATCTAAGTATTCGGGATCTCCACCTTCAGTACCAGTTGTTTTAGATATAAATCTCACTCTAGTACTTCCGCTCGAGATTTTTGATAGTATATTGTGTGTAGTGTTAAAATCTGGTTCGAATAATAGATCAGTAATATTAGTAAAATAAGTAACCTGAACAGAATATGATGTGTATATTTTGTAACCCTCCGAGATATTTCCTTCGACTGTATAACCTAATTGACTTGGAATTATAACTTCTACTAACCTCTTGAAAATTTCCTTATTACTTTCTTTGGCTTTGATTTCGACCTCGACTGCTTCATCATAATACTGACTTGGAATATTAGGGATACTATTAATTTCCTCTTTAAACCAAATCATTATATTTTCATAAGAGTCATTTTTAAGTTTTTTCAGGATTATATATTTAGAAGTTAATCCCTCGTCTATCGGGTGAAAATCTATCTCAGGGTTATATACTAAAGAATAAGCTAAAGTTTCATACCCTTTTGATACTCTTAGCAAGTCAGGAAGATGAGATAATAATATTTCTTCATTAATTTTTTCAGTATAATCAACATCTCCTTCCTCTATATATTTCGGATAACAATATTCAGGTCCAATAAAACCTGGATAATTTATGTTTAATACATCCCTATTTTCTAGAGAACTTGTATTATTAGTGTCAAGATTTTGTGGTAATTCTAGGATTTTCATATATTCTCCTAGATAATATATATAGAGAGTATACCACAAATTTCCCTCTTTATATTCGCCTTCTCCTGTTACTACCTTATACAAAACTTTATCTTCTCCGATTTCTGGAAGTTCTGTTAAGTTATAGTATAATTTTTGATCTATAGAATACTCTTTTAGGTCAACATAGTCAGGAGCATTAGTATTTTGTTCAACCTTAATTGGTCTATATAAGAATAAAGTAACTCCAGATTCTAAAAGTTCATCATAATAATCTTTCCCTGGAAAATCTGATCCAAACCAAATATCAAGTTCATCAGGAGTTCTCACAAGTATTGGTTTCTCATATGACATCTTAGAATCTACAACTTCAGAAAATACTGTAAAATCATCTTGTTCAGTGGAGTACTTTATATTAGTTGTTCCTAATCTTAAATACATAGCTTTATATTATTTAATTAGTTTCATTACTGAATTTACTCCACTTTCTACTATAGAACCGTAATCTGTTTTTGAAGAATTATCGGGAGCTTTATGTTGTATTACCTTAACTTCTGGAATTTTTCCTTCATTTGGATTCTCTCCTACGATACTAAATGATACCGTAAGATCTCCTGCACCGTCTCCAATATCCCCTGTGTACTCTTCAGAGAAATCTTTCATTACTAAAAGCAAATCAAATTTTTGAATTGTACTATATTGTGGTGTCATAACATATATTCTACATCTGAAGCATATATTTTTATACATAGCAATACACACATTATTAGTATCTATTGCTGTAAGTGAATATTCATCCGGGGGCAGTATATAATAATCAGATGTATGTCCTTCGCTATTATAAATTGCAGCTTTAGCACATTCTTCAAAGTATCGTCTCCAAGATTTATATTGATCGTCGGCGATAGTTATTCGAAGTTCATTAGTAAATTCCATTGAAACAGGATAACTAATTTCACCATCATACAAGCTCAGTGTTTTTGATGTCATTTTAGATTTTTGAAGATCAAAACTAGTAAATGGAATCCATTTATTATAAGCTGTATTTACTCCATGCATTACGATATTTCTTATATTTATTTCGTGGATTCCAGGAAGATAATTAAGATCTCCATTTTCAGGCCCTGCATAAGGTTCAAGAGCAATTTCCCAGAAAGCATTAGTATCTAATGTTTGAATATTATAATTTGAATACCCTGTTGAGGTAAATTTATCTGGAGTTGTAATAAATGGGCTAGATTTTAATACATTATATAAACCTTCTACAGTATTAGTATCGTCAGTATCGCTAGATATCCCACATAATTCCTCTAGAGTAATTAATATACCTTTACCTGAAATATAATTATTTTTAAAACTGTATGTTCTTTCTCCTCCAGAAGATCCTAAAGCCATATCTTTTAAAGCACTACCTGCTTTTTTCCAAAAGGATGATGATGAATTTTTCTTTGCTCCTTCATTAGTTATTTTACTTAAGAGTTCGATTTCATCATAAGAAAATACAGATTGACTTTTTATAGGATTAGAAGCATTACTACTAGTTGATCGTGTATTCGCTTCTTCAAATCCATTATATTTAAATTTATTTTCATCTGGTCTATTCAAAGGATTAGATATATCTACTGATTTGCTTCCAACGATACTATTAACAGCATCTCCGAGCTTGTCTCCTAGGTTGTCAAGTGCACCAGAAACTCCTCCAGATACTAAATCACCCAATAAACCGCCATCATTTCCAGGGAGTCTATATCGATTTGATTTAGTTACTTTTTCAAGCTCGTCTCTAGCTACTACCAAACCAGCTAGTGTTTCATTAACAAGAAGTTGTCTTGCCTCTCCATGTACTCCAGTCCAGCCCACGGCTTTTTCAGCAGTCCATCTAAGATAATTACTTAAATTAAGAGATTCTAATCCAAATTTAGGTAATTTCATAGGAGGACCTTCTACTTGTTCAGAAGATAGTTCAGGATTTTCTGAATATTTATAAATTTCTTGTCCATCAGGAGCTTGTGCATCTGGAATTTCTTTTTGTTGGTTATAGAAATAAGTAGGATTTTCTATGATTTTTTCTACTTCTTCTGGAGAAAGATAATTATATGATCCTTCTGTTTCTACTCTAGGAGCTGAATTTCCTTTAGCTACTTCAGGTAACTTATCTTTATAATTATATTGTTGTTCTGGATTTTCTATGATTTTTTCTACTTCTTCTGGAGAAAGATAATTTTCATTATCTGTTTCTGGAACTTCTAGAATAGAATCGTAAAAATTTCCAAGATCTCCACCAAGACTATCTAACTCTTCTGGGCCAAGAGGAGTATAATCTCCAGATTGTCTAGGAGCATCAGCTATTTCTGGAACTTCAAGGAGAGAATCATAGAAATTATTGATATTTCCACCAAGACTATCTAATTCTTCCGGACCTAATGGAGTATAACCTTCATATCCATCTCCAGAAGTTTCAGGGAGTTCGAGTTTTTCATCTTCTAACTCAAAATCTCTAGTATCTTCAAGTTTATCTATAAAATCTTCAAGACTTTCAGGTTCAGCTTCCTCTGTACCTTTTAAATCTATCCTTTCATCTTCTAAAGAACTTGATTCATATTCTTTAGTACCCTCTAAGTTTATTCTCTCGTCTTCTAAAGATTTAGGTTCGAATTCTTTAGTTCCGGTTAAATCTATTCTAGTGTCCTCTAACTCAGAAGCCTCATAATCCTTCGTATTTTCTAGATCATCAAGATAATCCTCTAAAGTAGATATCTCAGACTCTTCAGTATTTTCTAGATCAATTCTTTCATTCTCTAGAGCTTTAGGTTCAGACTCCTTTGTATCTTCTAGGTCTATCCTTTTATCTTCGAGACTTTTAGGTTCGGATTCTTTAGTTCCGGTTAAATCTATTCTGGCATCTTCTAACTCAGAAGCTTCGTATTCTACAGTACCTTTCAGATCTACCCTAGTATCTTCAAGAGAATTATTATCTTCTACACTTAAGTTTTCTCTATAATCCTCTAAAGTAGATATCTCAGACTCTTCAGTACCTTCCAAATCTATTTTAGTGTTTCCAAGTTCTTCTAATACCTTTACAGTACCTCCAAGAGTTATTTTATCTTCAGGTAAACTCTTTAATTCTTCCCCACTTCTAAGAGACTCTTTATGATTCTCTAATTCATCTAACTCCTCCGGCGTTTTCCTAAGATTTTCCCTATAAGTTTCTAACTCTTTATCTTCTACGGTTCTCTCTAAAGATACTTTGGTTTTAGAAAGTTCAGCATCATCTACTGGATTTCTGAGTTTAACTTTAGTATCTTCAAGTTCTTTTAGATTATCTTTTCCACTATTTAATTTTTCTCTGTGATCTTCTAACTTATCTAATTCCTCCGGCGTTTCTTTAAGATCTTCTCTATAACTAGATAATTCAGAAGTTTCAATTGTTTTTTCTAAAGATATTCGAGTAGTATCTAATTCATTTTTAGAATCTACTTCGAGCTGTTCTTTGTATGATAAATCTTTAAATCCTTCAAGGTCTATTCTTGTTAGATCTAATTCTAGGTTGTGATTATCAATAAGAGATTCTCTTTCTTTTCCTAACTCTAGATCTTTTTCTGGAACCTTAAGATTTTCTTTTGTATTTATATAAAGATTTCTTACATCTCTAACTCCTTCTAGATTTAACTTTTCTGTACCTAGAGATTTTAATTCTTTTGGTTCCTCAGTTAATTCTTCTCGGCGGTCTTCTAGGGTTGGTTCAAGGATATTTTTTTTATTTACTATATCCTCACGATGTTTCTCTAGTTCTGTTTTCCTAGGATCATACAGATTTTCACGTGTCTTTTCTGTATACAACCCATGATTTTCCGCCGAGTCAGAGTTTCTATTATCAGAAAGTGGTTCTCGTGATGATTCTTTATATAGACTTTTAATACCACGAACCCCATCTAATCCCTCTATATAATCTTCGAGAGAATTAATTTCTGGAATCCTCCCTGTTGTTCTTCCAGGGAGTTCTAGATTATCTTTCTCTAGGGAAGTATGATTTTCTTGAGTTGTTCTAATACTTTTAAGATATTTACTAAGAGCTTTTACTTCCTCAGGTCTAGTAAGTTGATCACATCCAGGAATTTTATTTTGCTTCAGAATCTCATTTTCTATATTTCTTTCTCTCATAATTACATATCTAAAGTTTCAATAATACTATTCAATGTATAAACATAGAATACTTCAGCTACTTCAGAGTAACCCATTTTAAGAGATATTTTAAATCTGAATGTATATTTTCCACGAGTATATTGTAATTCATCCCCTACTTCAAGAGATCCATCATCTGTATATACTTCTAGATTATCTCTGTTTCGATTCCATACATCTCTTAGTTCATTCTGATTTAATATCAATATTGTAGTAAATTGATCATAATCGTTCTCTAATGTACTACTTGATGAATATGTACCTCCAAAAACATTTTTCCATTTTGAATTACTCTTTGGTCTGAGTACTACAAATTCAGTCCCAAGAAGTTTTAATTGTAATTTTATATTTTTCATTCCAATAGAATAAAGCCTATTTGCCTTATCTAAGTTTTTTGAAATCATATCCGCCATAATAGTATATATTTAGTTTAAAGATTAATCACAGTCAATAATAGTACAAAATTCTTCTGTATCAATTATCTCACGTATTAATTTATATATCTGTTCAAAAGTAAGAGATCCTGATAGTTTCATTACATATATATCTCTCTCTAGGATCGTAATTGTTCTAATATGAGCTGCCATAGATCTAATGAAATCATCAATTTCGTACTGACTATATTCAAGATCTTCTGGAATATATATTTTAATTGAAGATGGATCAGGATATATACTAATTACATCTTTGGGAATTTTACTAGAAACTTCATAATCCCCGATACGATCTTTATCCAATTTCTCTGTTAATTTCGTTATCATCTTTCTAGCTTGTAAATCTGAAAAATATCGAATTCTAGGTACTATCATTTTTCAAATATATTAGGTTTTACATCAGTTGACATGAATTTTTTTAAGATAAAATCAAATTCATTTCTTGTTTTAATTGTGTAGTTATATACAACTACTTTTCCAGTATCTACCCTATTTACTATCGTTTTTAAGTGATTCCAGAAAATAGAATCAATCTTCTTAAGTTCGTTGGTATCCTCTTTATTTACTGTTATTACGAATATTCCAGAGATCATTGACATATTAATACCTATATCTCCACCAAATTCTCCAACAGTATAATCTAGACCTTCAACATAACGAAGTCTTTTAAGGCTATTTTCTAAATACTTATTTCCAAAGTCTCCTCGATATGTAGGAATTATATCAGGATCATTAGAAAAAGTTACTGCAGCACTATAAATTAAACCGATAAGATCTTCAGATTTACCGGAAAATAGAAATTTTCCCGTTTTCCCAATAAATTTCTTTAAATCATATTTATTTAAAGACTTAACCGAAAAATCCTTCTGTTCAACTTCCTTAATTCTATTTTCAACTAAAGCTTTGTTATCAAGAAGATTTATTTTTACTCCAAGAGTATTACTGAGTTCCATTATAAAGTTGGCTATAACTTGATAATTTGTAAATACAATAGCCACTGAATAAGAATTATTTCTAGAATTGATTGCATAACTACTATATTCCATCCCTGTATACTTCTTACAGTAATAGTCTAAACTATCTGAAGTCTTTTCCAATTCCTTAGAGGTCATTCCAAAAGTATACATGGTAATGGAATTATCTTGTATTGAAAAATTTAATTTATAAGCTGTTACATTTCGATCATTAAAACTAAACTTCTCATCTATTTTTGCTCTTTTATCTAATGAATCTCCTATAGTTACTCCAGAAGCTCTATAAATACCAAACTCACGACGAATTAATTTATCTACTTCTTGAAATTTAATAGATGACATTGGATTGTGTAAATAGTTTAAGAAGAATTTTAATACTACACCTGCTATAGTTCCATATTTACCTCCAGTTATAGCACCACTGGTAATACTAGCATCTTTTAGGAGACTACCTGTAACTCCTCCAATACCAGCACCAGCTAAGGCAGATTTTCCGATTACTTCTATAGCTCCTGGAACCTTATCCATATCCTTAGGACCTGTATAGTGACCCTCCGGAATTGTATATTGTTTTTGTCTAAATTTTGTCATACCATAAGATTTTTTAAATAATTAGTTGAGCTATTTACTACATCTTCTACAACTCTGCCTCCTTTACTATCTACATACTTAGATGCAGCCTTAGACATTTTATCACCAACTCCAATCTTTTTCCACATAGTTTTCTCTGGTTTTCCTACTACACTAACTAAAGCAGATGTTCCAGGAATAGGTACTGTTTTCATAGCTACAGAAGTTATAGGTGCTTCTATAGATGGTTGAATTACTTTAGTATTTACAACTCTTCCTGGATTAATGGCTGTTTGATTTGCCGCCATTTTTACTCCTTCTACCTTATTTAAACCTCTTGCTACTCCAGAAAGAACTTTATTTTGTGTTTTTATGGCAGATCTTTTTGCAGCCATTGGAGCCTTTCTAAGAACTTTTTTATTAAATCCAGCTAATACTCTAGTTCCTGCAAGAGAATACAACTTTCTTTTTATTATCATAAATTTATATATTAAACAAGTAAATCTCCATACCATCCAGATTGGAGTATATAATTATCACACCTAGATCTAAGCTCTTGATATGCAGCATCGATATTATTAAGAACTTCCAAACCAACATTAGGTAACATTAATGAAGCCTTTAGGTTCCTAATATAGTCTAGTAAATGAGTCATACAGAGATCCATAAAAAATGTACCTCTCGACCCTTCTTCTACATTCAGCCAATAAATAGCTGCTTTAGATGATCCTGGATTAAACGTTTTATCAGGAAGAAAATCTGGAATTATCGGCCGACTACATATTCCTCTAATATAGAATTGATCGTAACTGGGCATATCCATCATAAAAACATAAGGACGTCTATAATCTGTGAAGTAAGTATAGTTTCCTGGAGCTGGATAAGATATAGACCCCACCCTGTACATAGGAATAGAATTTGGAATTAATATAATCTGATCTTCCGATATTTTACAATCAAGAAATAATGTAAAATTACTCTTAATCTCACAATACCCTTCAAGTCCCATGTTCTCACAACTACACATCTGAGAACGGTTCATTTTCATCTCCAGAATCAATGGCAAGGTATGTTCAAATTCTCTTAACGACTCCTTAATTATCTCCAGTAATATCTCATCTGGACTCAAAAAATCGTTCAAGGCTAAAATTTCATCAAGAGACGTCAAACTTATAAGAGCACTCCTGATAAATAACTTCTTTTTAAGATCTATTAATAATGTTTTATCCATGATATAATACTGGTAATAATTTAGGTTCTACTTTTGTTGTTATATCTTTTCCTTCTTCGAAAAATATCTTTATGATTTCAGGGATTCTATTATTGTCTTTATAAGAAATTCGAAGAAGTTTTATATTATTTTCTTTGCAATATTGTTCTAAACATCTATCTCGGTTGATTTGATTTACGAAATTTTGATACGTAGATTGAAAGAAAGAAGTAAATTCATAATGTTGCTTTCCATCATATTCTATTATCGATATTAAATTATTATTTTTATCTACAATAGCTATATCTAGAAATAATGATTTTTTCTTTTCTGTGTACGAGTCGATCAAAGAAATTGAAAATTGTTGTATTGCTAAATAGTTAGTTCCTTTGATTAATTCAATTACTTGTTTAAAGCAATATTTTTCATGATCAGATATTCCACTTCTAATTTCTTGATCACAACTTGGGCATAAAGGACCTCTTATAGAGCTATTACATGCTAAAGTATTAAAACAAACAGTATCCCAGATAAGATTATGTTTATTACATTTTAAAATTAATTTTGTTTTTGTATTTACATACTTTCCTCCAACAAAACCAAGAAACTCTATATTATTTCCAAAAATTTTATTTCTTTTTTCTAAAAATTCATGAATTATTTTAATTGCTTCTTCATCTGCATGTTTTTTAGACTCTATATGTTTTTCGATTCTACATTTAGGACATATTCCTCCAAGTGATTTATGACTATCATTTCTTGGTTTTCTAATTAAAGCTGTATATTTAATATTAAATTTACCATGAATAGGACATATTACTGTAATAATACTGTTTATATCTTTAAATTGAGTTAATATATTAGAATAGTCATAATCTCTTCCATCGTTTTTATGAAGCTCTAAAACTTTCAATAAAGCATCTTCTGGAGAGTATACTATAGATCTACACCTATTACATTCAGGAGAGTGTTCTATATCTTTAAATCTAATTAGAAAATATCTTACCGTATAATTATCCCAAGTTATATTATGTTCTCTACAGTGTAAGATTATATGAGTATTATCTTTAGAAATATAGTCATTTTCTTCTTTAAAACCTAGAAATTCTATTTTCTTATTAAATTTTTTATTCGTTTGTTCTAATATGTTTGTTATTTCTTCAATTAATATATCTTTTTTTATTCCTCTTTTCATGGTTTAGTATTTTATAAAGGATAGTATGCCAGATCTCTCCAGCATACTATCATTAGTTTTTATTTGCTTCCTGTTATTCAAGAGCTGCACCCCTATTATTTTCATATGAATCGATGCTTAACTCCATCCCAATGTCAAAAATGTCGTGATATCAATATGTTTGCTAAGTATTATCTACTCATGTTCAGACTATATCTTTTAAAATCTCCAGAGATTTTAATTATACATCTAGTCGTTGAGAAATAGTTATAAATACTATTTCTGCTGATTCTTAAATTAAGTTCCAGCAATTGGTATAATAATCGCATATTCTTTACGATGACATATTTCAAAGCCCGTTGGTATCTCACCAAAACATTAACCACCATTTTATTCTGCATTATTGTTAGACTTAAATATAAAATTAATATTTAAGATCAGACTATATCATTTTAATAAGCACATAGTCGTTGAGAGATTAGATTTTTTCTAACCTTTGCTGATTTTTTATATCTTCCAGCAATTCTCTTATTTTTCTTAAGTTTTATTTACTTAAGGCGCAATTATTGTATTTACGCTGAATTTGAACAGGGTTATTTGTCTCATCGATGATAATACGGTAATCATCGATATTATAAGACATTGGGAGAATAGTTGATTTAAACCAGTAATCGATAGTTCCAATCGCACTTTCCCATAGTTTTGGTGCAATTCTCCAGCCTATATACTGTTTAAGTAGTACAGGCATAGCTTTTGAGATACGAATAGCTAAGCGAGAGTTACCTTCATCTGAAACAATATTATCTACACTTTGTTTGGTATAGTTATCATTCATATTCCAAGCATTAGTTTGATAATTCCAGAGTACGGTATTTACTCGTTTAGATAATAGAAGTTGACGAGTTTTTTTATTAAACTCTGTCATAGGTCTCTGATACTGAACAATACCATTAGTTTGTCCAAGTACAGGAGCAAATTCTGCATTATTTCTCGATATTTAATAAGATTAACTTAATAATCTAGACTATATCATCTAAATTATATTTCAAATTTAGTTATACATTTAGTCGTTGAAAAATTAGAATTTACTCCAATTTCTGCTGATTATACTTTATTATTATGTATTTCCAGCATTTTAGTATAATTTATAAACCGCAAAAATAACTTACGGTTTCTAGCTACAGCTTCCCAGTAAACAACAGCAGGTGAGCAATAATATTTCCATCCAAATGTACCGGAGTCGATATCCCAAGGTGCAGACAGATAGAGTTTATATGAATCTTGTGCTATTTTAGTTGCATTATTAGCGATAGTCATATAATTTGTGCTCTGAACTGTTGATACTGGATAGAAATAGTTAGAATTGATAGCCATATTAGCCAAGTAATTCTGGAAACTTAGTGATGTATTTCCAAGGTCACATAATCCTTCAACCACATAGATTTCCTGAATGTTGATTTCGTCAAGTGCTTTCTTAAGATCCGATTCAGATACATCAAGAATATCTGTTTCAGTTGGATCTACGCCTAATTTTGCATAAACTTGATCTCCACCATTTTCTTGATATTCATAGTACTTATATGAACTTCCAGATCCAACTCGGTAAACATCTCCAACTGACATACCTTTTGAGTTATAAAGATCAGTCATTGAAGAAACTGTTTGTTTATAAGAACCTGCATTTGGGTCATTAGGATCAAGTTCTACCCATACTTTATCATCAGCTCCGTATCCATAGTAGTTCAATCCAAGCTCTCTCATATCGTCAGGGAGTTGAAGTTGAATCATACTTAGGAGTTCATTGAGTTCTGATACTTCCATATCTCCACGGCCGGTTACTTTACCTATATTAAAGAACTGTACTTCGTCAGAAATATTAGGATCAAGAACAGCGACTTCATAAAAATCTCGCTGTAGGATACTTTCTAACGGTTCTACTGTTCCTTTCTTAGTATAGGTATCTAGAACGGCCGATAGTACCATATAAGGAGAATCAGAGTTTTCGTTCAAAGCGGGGTTAGTTAATTCTTTGGTAACTACTGCATCATGATTAAAACGTCTAATTCTAACTCTCAGATCAGTATTAGAGTTATATTGATTAACTGCATAATATTTCTGTTCTTCGAAACCAGACCAAGCGGAAGCATTAATATCTATAAGTTTTTGATTAGGATTATCACTAGTCCAATCAGGTTCACAAATCACGATATACTGCTTTCCTAGTGGACATCTAGAGTCTGAAGTATCTAGCATATCCTGTCCTAGATAAAGTTCATAGAATACAACTGCCTTTGCTTTATCGGGATCAGTTGTTTCATTTTCAGAGATGATATTATTAGGATCTGTGAAGAATTTATAAGATGGAGAGAAGAATTTATTAGTTTCATTCATTTGATTTACTAAGTCGGGGAGAGTTCTTACATAGTAATCATATTGAGGACCATCATCGGTGGTACGATTACCAAGAATACCTACTCCATTCAAATTAATTGACCATCCATCTTGATCATGTTCTGCATCATCACCATCAATATCAAGAACAAACTTAACGACACCTTTATCAGCATCTCTAAATCCCTTCATTAAAGCACCATCTCTAAGGATATATGTACTATAATCAGTTTTAGTCATGGGTTTAGCGTAGTAGATATCGTTAGCTTTAGATGCTCTACAAACCAGCATAACATTAGAGCCAGCCAATCTATAAGCATTCATCCACATTGTTGCAGCTACATTTTTATCTCCTGTATTATTAGCATCATGATAAAGATTATTCAAGGATGCCATATAATCTTCTGTTAAGTCCCCTGAAGCATAAGTTTTTAAGAATTCAGATTGACTAGAGATCAGTGTAGGAACTGCTGGGCCTGCATCAGAAATTAAAGTCACTCCGATAATTAAACTTTCACCTGCAGTAGGATTAAGAGCTGCGGTATGTACTCTCTCTATAACTTTTACATACGGTTCGAGAGTTTCAGTCCATTGTGCCATAATTTAAATATAATAATTAATTGTTTTATTTAACCAACTTCTACGAGATATACTGGATATTTATTTCTTATAAATTTTTCACATATTCCAGCTATTAAACCAACATCAGCGGTTCCATCAGATATAGTAGTTATAGAAATCTCATTATATCTACTTTTACTTTCTTCTGTTACTGCACTTGAGTTTGGTAGATTTCGTATTATGTTTTTTGTTATATCTTTTAGTTTATTATCTGCTATTGTATTTACTAGAAGTCTAAGTTCACCAGAATTTCTTGTTATAGCTACACTTATTGCTGATTTAAGAGAATCCGCCGTTTTAGGATCTCTTGTAAAATCGGAGCCTTCTTTAAAACCTGTTTTCTTAAGATCCTCTACTACTCTATCCATTAATCTATTGTCAACTGTTAACTTTCTGGAAATAGCCTCATCACCTTTTTTTATAGTACCAACTAAGGCTCCAAGAGCTGCTCCGACTAATGTTCCGGCGGCTACTACTCCAAGTCGTTTAGCAAATGGACTTAGAGCATTTAATTTTCGGAAAGTAGGGTTACTTCCTTCATATTTAATATTTTTAGCATCTTTTCCGGATAATGGTAAACTTAGAGTAGCTACGTTTCCACCAATTATAGCTCCTTTAACAGTATCAGATAATATACTAAAGTCTTTTCTTCTAAATGTAATCATATTATTATCATTTTTCTCGGAAAAGATTTTTTTAAATTTATAAGAGGTTGTCTTTTTAGGTTCTTTTACTTCTACCTCTTTTAAAGTTTTATTAACTCCTCCAAGTGCTTTAGTTAATCTATCCATTGCTTCTAGCTGTTCATCTTGATATTTTTTATCAGAATTTTTTCTAGTAGCATTAATAGCAAGATTAGTTCCAGAAAATCCAGCAGTGGCAGTAGTAATTTTTGCCGTAGGGTTATTTTTATAAAACTCCTTTACATCTCTGATTATTTTCTTTGGTTTAAATTTTGCCATAATTTTTTATTAATTTTAATAGGAATAACCATCTCTTTGAGTCATATTTGTCTTCCAATCCTGTTTTTCTCTTCGTCTAGCCTGTCTCTGAGCATAATTAAGTCTTTTATTATACCATTCATTATTTTCAGCTTGTTTATTTCTATTTCGAAGAGCCATTCCACCTGCTAGAAGACCACCAACAACTAATCCAGTTTTTCCACCTTTACCCATTCTTCCGAGTAAGCTACGACCTGCCTTATTCTTTCCAAAAGCTCCAGCTACAGAACCAACTGTTCCACCAAGAGCAGCCCCACCAAGAGCAGCCCCAGCTACAGAACCATATCCAGGAGCCTGTTTTGGTTTTTCAGCAAGAATATCTGAATCCTTCATTCTTTTAAGATTATCAGTATCGTCGTATTTAGTGAATAATTTTCTTTTTATAATCATTGTATTTCTTGATTTTTAGAATCTTGATATTTGAAAGCATCTTTATCTAGAGCCCGAGCTGTTTTATTTACTATTTTCTCTCCAGTTCCCCATGTTGCTCCTAAAACTGCAGCACCGACTGGAATACTACCTGCTAAGGCTGTTTTGGGGTTATCCATAATGAATTTACCTGCTTTTTGAGACCATACTGAACCTGAGTGTTTTCCATATCTATTTAACTGATGACCGAATTTGTATACACCTTTTCGACCACCTCCGCCAGATAAATTAGAAAGTCCACCTAAAATTGTTTGTCCAGGAGTTTTAAATATCTGTGAATTTCTTACAGATTTAGAAGCGCCAGTAAGTAATCTTTTAACTGCCATTACTCCAGGGACTGCATAGTTTCTCTGAGTTAATGCCATCTGATCTTTATATTGAGCTTTTTCAGCAGAGTATCCGAGAGCCATGGGAGCAGAACCTAGAGCAGCCATCGTTATTAACGTTCCTTTATTTTTTTTTGCAGCTTCTCCTAAAACTTTTCCAGTACCTTTTACTGCTTTCATTATAGATCCAGCAGAATAGGTTTTTTCAAGAGGCATTCCATTTTTCTTCATATCTTTTTGAATTGCTTTATCAGTAAGATATGAAGCTCCTGCCATTGTAGCTCCCATCATAGTTCCACCAATCAGCTTATTTTTTCCTTTCCACACAATTTTACCAACATCTTTAGCGAGACCTTTAGCATTTCCTAAAGTTTTATTATTCTTAAGAGTTGCTGTAAGTTTTGCAAAATTTATTTGAGCAAACTGTTTTTGTCCCATTACATCTGCTGCTTGTTGTGCTGCTTGTGGATTATTTTTTGCGTTTTCTGCAATTTTATTTAAAGCTTTGGTCATCTTTCTATTTTGCTCCTCTGCCTGTGCTGCTTGTTCCTCAGCTTGTTTCATTTGATCAGAGCCTTGTTTTAGAGAAAGACCTGTACCAATAGCCCCTGCAGCATTTAAAGCCATTCCCCAAAAAAATTCTTTTTGTCTAAACTTAATCATAATCTAAATCCTCCTATAATTAAGTCTGCATATCTTGACCGGCAGTTTTAAGACCTTTTCCAAGACCTCTAGTAGCTGCAGAACCTAAGAGATAACCAGCTCCCATACCTAAAATACTTCCAAATGGTCCCCCTATCATTGTTCCAATAGTTCCTCCTAATTTAGTAGCTCCTAAAACACCACCAGCGATTCCGGCTACTTTATTATCAAGAGCTTTACCAACTCCTTCTGTAACTCCTCCAAGTGTATTTCCGGCAGCTTCAGTTAGTGCATTGTAACATTTTCTTTTTAATCTGTATCTTGCCATTTACCTCTTCCTCCACGATTTAATTCTTGATTTAATTTTCTCATTTCTTTTCCTAAATTACCGATTCCAGCTAATTCACGTTGAGAAGTATTCATTCTACCCAGTCTATCCATATCTGTATCATATTTTCTCCCTTTAGTGAAACCAAGAGCTGGGTTATTAGTATTTAATATCTTGGTTTGAGAAAATCTCTTTACAATCATCATGCATTAAGTAAATATATTTTATAACCTAATCCGAAGGGTAATATATTCAATGCATTAATAGCATCTTCGATAGATTTGAATTCTAAGACCAATGATCTTGATTTTTTATCATATTTGATAGCCTCTCCAAGCAATTCAGAAACTTCATAAGATAGATCAAAGGAAGGAGAGAATGAACCAGATAGATAGGGATATTGTTTATCACCGCCTTTACTCTTAAATTCTCTTTGCTCTAAAATTGATCCTGGAAATTCTGAATACTTCTTTTCTTTCTTTTTTCCACCTCTTCTTTCTTCAGGATTATCATTCCTAGGTCCAGAAGTGTCTCCTAAAGAAGTATTATTATTTCCTCCATTATTGTTATTATTCCAATTTGGATCACTATCTTTTGGCGCAAATATAGAATGACTTACGTTTAATTGCATATTTCCAAGACGTTTATCATATGTTTTACCTGGAAGTCTAACCTCATCTGGTAACTTTGCTTTGGCACCAATTTTTAGATACATTCTATATTTATCTTTTCCAAACATAGAAGTACTAATTACAAATCTTTCGATTACTACATTATTTCCTCTAAGAACAGGAATTAATGCACTAGTATCTATTACTCCGAATTTATTTCTATCAGAATATCGCATAAGTTTTACATAAAGACTTCTCATTGCATCATATTCTGTAAATTCTTTCTGTCTAAATTTAATCATGCCACAACTGATAAATTATATTTTGTAGCGAGAATTTCTATAATATCAAAAGCTATTCCTAAGTGATCAGTTTCTGCTGTGATTACTCTGGTTTCTTTATTAATATCAGTTATTCTCATTCTAAAAATATCTTTGATTAATTTTTGAGTATAATTGTATAATTCCTTATCCTGTACTTGAATTTGATAATATCCAGACTCATTTTTTATAAATGAAACTAAAACCATAGCCTTAGAATTAACTCTACTAACGCTATCTGCTTGCTCTGGAGTTATAATATTAGGCCGTAATCCTTGTTTCTTTAAATATTCAATAGCGTCCGGCATTAAATTTTGGATAAGGTATTTCTTCTTTCTAAAATTTATCATAACCCTTTGTTTATAATTGTTGTTTCAGTATCAACCGGAACTTCATAATGATAATCTGGATTATTTCGTTCAAACTCTATATTCTGAACTATTTCTTCTAGGAATTTATATCTATCATCAATTACTTCATAGAAAAATAGTTCACATCTGAATTGACATTGATAAGAGAAATTTGAATTATCATCTTGTTGATATGTCTGGTTAAAATCTTCAGTTATTCCTCCCCATTTTATTGCAGCTGTCCATCTTTGTCCATATCTATCTGATGTTTTGAATTCACAGAAATTAGTAAGTAATGTGACATTCATATATCTATTTTTAAAGTCAAAGAATAATGGCATATCAGTACTTCTTAGATAAAATTCAACTGGTATTTTATGCTGCATTACTTTATCATCAGAATACTTAGGATGATTATCTTTCACTGGAGTCTGAAGAAATTGATAAACAACATGTGATGTTTTAGTTAATGTAGTTTCTTTATTAATTCTAACTAACTCTAAACCATAATCATCTAAAATTTTACGTAATTCTAGAATAAATTGATCTTGATAATCTACAGCTCTTATAACATAATCATTATATTTCCTTCTTAATGTAAATATTGTTTCAGATTCAGATTCAAGTGTAACATCATCTGAACTAATTATAATTTTAGGAAAATTTCTTATCTCATAACAGCTTGGTCTAGGTCCAATAGGTTGAAGATATATAAGATTTCCAGAGTAAAACAAGAAATTTATAAACTCAGGATTTTTATAATCTCCTTCCGAAACTACTATTGTTGTATAATTATAGTTTTGGATAACTCTAGATTCTGAGTCATTTACAATAACTATATTAATAGTATGTGGATCATAAGTTAATTTTCTTAACTTAAGTCCATTTAATGTAACATAAGTATTTTTAAATAATTTAGGAAGTCCTGTAGGGAGCATGTCAATTCTTTTTTCAGTACACGGTATTCCTAAAAGATCTGATAAACTTCCAGAAGTACTTCCTGGAGAATAAGTTAGAGTGAGAGTAGATCTTGAAGTATCCTCTACTATAGAGCTTATTTGTCCTTCTTTTACTTGAAAATACCTACATTTATTAGAAGAGAGTTTAAGACCTCTGTAAATTACATCACTCATAAAACTTATTTTAATATTTTAAAATTAATTTTCAGGGATTAACTTCTTCCTTAACTATTAGCTTTATTTTCTGCTGCTAAAAATGTACCAGCACCTAATGCAGCAGTTCCGGCGGCAGCAACACCTAATCCTTTACCTATTCCAATAGTGCCTCTTCCCACAGTAGAAGCTAAATTCTTAAAACCTTTGGCATTTTCTCCTGCTTTAAAAGCTCCTTTTGCTGCAGTCCAATTTGCCGCTGTTTTGGCGAATGGAGAAAATAATCCAAAATTTTTTCTTTTAAGCTTATAAGTTGCCATAATTATTTCATAATTTTTCCAAGTGCCTGCATACCTTTTTGATCAGCTTTTGCATTAAAAGCTTGTTTTGTCATCTGAGATCCTGTTTTCTTTAAAAGTGCATTATCAATTTGTTTAGCTCGTGCAACTCCAAAATCCTTAGCTCCAGACATCATCATTCTATCTCCAACTTTTCCTCCAACAGCTTTACCAGCTTTCATTAGTCCAGTATTAGTTTTAGCCATTATGTTAGCACCAAATGCACCTTTTTTAGCCCCAAGAATGGCTGCACCTGCTGCGAGGCCACCTAAAGCTAATTTTTTCCCAGTACTCATTCCGCCTTTATCATCAGAATATAATTTTCTCTTTAATCTAAATGTACTTGCCATAATTGTAAAAATTAAAAAGAGAAGGAACCTTAAGTCTATAAGACCTAGGGAATCCCTCTCTTTGTTTAAAATCATTTTATTCTTTAGGGATCTGAGAGTTTAACGATCCAAATGATTTTTATGGTTTAATTAGATACCGAATTTGAAAGTAACCTTCTGTACCAATTCAGGAGCCATATACTTAGTACCTTCCTGATAGTAGATACCAGAAGCCATCTGAGTTGGGTTATTGTAGTTACCAATAGTCGGAGTATCAGTCAAAGGCATATAGATACCACGTGCAAGCGGAGCCATCTGACCATCTTTTGTTTTGTGAATTGCATAGAAAGTACCTTCACCCGGAGCTTCAGCAATATCAGTAGAACGAAGTACAGGAATACCATTATACCAACCCAACAGGTCATTGATATAAGTCATCTTAGTATTACGTTCCCATTTACCAATCATTCCACCCTTCTGGAATTGATTAGATGCCATATTACCAGCTACATAGGCAGTAACATCAACACCCTTAACAGCTTTAGTTGCCAATGCACTTTCAACATTAATCAAGTAAGCATCGAACAAGTCAACTCTAGAACGATAATCCATGAACTGACCAGTCATAGCACCCTGAGTCAAATCCAAGTCAGCCATAACGTTACCATTATAACCTTCTTCCAAAGTAGAAACCAATTTATAGTTAATTACCTTAGTATACAATTCACGAAGCTTAGTGAACAAGAAAGTAGCCATATCAGAACCAGTTGCTTTCTTCATAGCACCTAAAGCAGCAATGTTATATTCAGCTACCAACATATCAGGTACAGTAGCCAAACCAAGCTGTTGCATCTTAGCGATAAATCTCTTATCATTAGCATGTGCATTAGAAGCACCAATAGTATTACAAGGAGTACCAGTAACATCTTCCTTACCTACAATAGTGATAGTTTCTGTAGCAGCATCACCAGCCAAAGCAGTAGCCAAAGTAAATTCTACACGACCATTCAAATAGTTGATAGTACCGTTAGAAATCTTACCAGCAACAGCCATGAAAGCACCCTGACCATTATCGATCAATTCGAATTTTTCAGTTGCAGTAGCAATCTTAACACGTACTGTACCAGGGATAATCTTACGACCAATCAAAGAAGAGTAGTCAGCATTAGTAGTCGGAGTAATATTCAAAGTAAAGTTACCCATAGCTTGAATATCCTGATAGTTATCCGGACCTAAGTTAGGAATAACAGAACGCATATCAGTTACACCCAAAACGTCGAACCAATAGAACAAACCATTAGGCTGATCAAAGTCACGTTCGATAGACATATAACCTGCGAATGAGCTTACATAAGAAGCTACAGAAGCATTGAAATACTGAGTAGACAGCAACGGAGTTTCTGCATAACCAGAGAAAGTCTTCTGCAGCAAATTACCTGCATTACCTAGACCAAACAAATCTTTCATTTCATCGTTACGAGAGAACATCTTAGCATATTCACGAGAACGAAGGTTAGCATCTTCTGCTGATACTGAGCTATTAATAAGAGCCTCCATCATTGAAGGAGTCTGCATCATTTGCAAATACTGTGTATTCATAATGTATATAATGTTTTTATTATTTTTAGTTTATGTAAAATGGTTTTTGAGGATAACCATAAACCTATCTATTTATATTTAATTACTTACGAAAACTATTTCCAGTCAACCATGATACTAGAGTATCATTTGTATCACTGAATTTCTTTTCTGAGAACTGAGCTTCCTGAAGATCTTGTTCTTGAGCCTGTGCAGGAGCTTGTTTTGCTTCCATAATTTGCTGAGCTGCTTCTTCTGCTACTGCTTGGATACTTTGAACTGCCTGAAGTGCTTTATCTTCAATAGCTTCAACACTAGTAGCACCACCTTGTGCAGGAGCAACACCTGCCGGAACTGCTACTTCCTGAGGAGCTACAGCATTAGGATCAGCTAAAGGAATTACAGGAGTATTAGGATCTACTTCTCCAGCAGGAACAGGAACTGCACCTACAACATCTGAGAAGAATTTATTAAGAATAGGATCTTCATAATCTCCTGAGAATTTCTTTTCTTCTTTATCAATAGAATGTTCTTCAAGTTTGTCAGCTTCTTCTTCTGATAATGGATGACATTCAATATCATCTTCACTCATAGTAGCCTTAGTAAATTCACCATTTTCCTTATCTTCTATAATTGCTTCTGTAGCTGAAATTGGAGTAATGATTTCTTTATCTGTTTCTACTTTCTTACCAGTTTCAATAGCTTTTTCTACTGGACAATGACCATCTTCTTCAGAGAATAGACGAACCATATATTCAGTAAATTCCTCACCTTCAGAGAAGAATTTAGTTTCTGCCTCATTACAGTAGATATCTTCAGAAAATTCTTTTTCTTCATGATTTTCAACTTTATCTTCTACTGCAATACTGTTTGTTAGATTATCGGCTTCTGCTTCTGAGATAGGATTAACATCAAGAACTTCTTCATCCATCTCAGCTTTAGTAAATTCGCCATTTTCTTTATCCTGTATAACTGCAGTCTTAGAATCGATAGGCGTAATAATTTCTTTATCTGTTTCTACTTGTTCGCCAGTTTGGATTGCGCTTTCAATTTCAGCAGAATCAGCCTCTTCAGAGAACAAACGAATCATATACTGAGTAAGTTCTTCATTTTCTGAGAAAAATTTAGTTTCTGCTTCGTCACACCAAACATCAGAGAATTCTTTTTCTTCTTCCTCATCTTCGTCTTCCTCTTCTTCAGAAACAACGATATGATCTGTCAACTCTTCTGCTTGATCTTCGCTTATCTTTTCAAGCTCCATTTCTTCACCTTCTAAACTAACTTTAGTAAATTCATCTTTATTTTTATCCTGTATAACTGCAGTCTTAGAATCGATAGGTGTAATAACTTCAGAATCTGTTTCAATCTCATCACCATTTTCAATAGCATCTTCAATAGCATCCTGAGTTGCACTAATACTATCTACAGATTCAGAGAAGAAACGACACATAAAGTCTGTATTATCAGCTTGGAATTCAGTTAAGTAAATAGTATGATCTGAAAATTCTGCTTGTTCAGGTTCTCCAAGTTGTTCATCTTCAACTACACCAAGACCATTCAAGAGATCGATAGCATATTCACGAGCGTCTTCGGGGTTATCAAAAATTCTAACTCCTGCTACTCCTTTTTCTGTTAAACTCTGAACTAATTCTTGAGCTGATGCTTCGTCATACTCTGGAGCATCTACAATAACATGATTTACTGGATCTACTCCTACTACAAACAACGGATCAAACTGTTCTGCTTCACTAAAATTCTTAGATTCTAGCTCAGTAACATCCATATCTTCACCATTAAACTCTACCTTTGCTTGATCACCTGTAGATTCTGATGTAACAACTACTTCATTTTCACCAGTTTTCTCTACTTTAAGATCACCTACTTTAGCTGTTTCTTCTGATTCAATAACTTCTGAGAATAATCTTTCACAAAATTCTTGATCTGAGAAAATTCTAAGAACTACGCTATTATCAGTACTTACAGAGAATTCTTTTTCTTCGCATTCTTCTACAGCTTCAGGACCTTCTTGTGCAGTAATTTCTACACTTTCTTCATGACCAGCTGCTGGATTTAAACCACCATCAGGAAGATTCGGTGCAATAACAGCACTACCATCCATATGACTTTCAACTTCCTCGTCAACTGCACCTACCTGATTACCCGGAGTTACTCCATCCCCTTCCGGATGAAGATATCCCTCGATTTGTTCAGATTGTTCAGCTGGATACATATCATAAGTATCGTCCTCATCGGAAGCCTTTTCAACGATAGTAACTTCGCCATTTTCTTTGTCTGTTACTGAAACTTTACCGTCACCGATATTTTCATATTTTACTTCTTCAGTATCAACAGAGCCATTAGCCTTAGCATCTTCAATATCTTTGGCTACTTGCTTTGCTAATTCTTCATCCTTATCCTCTACAGCTGAGAATAGGACTTCCATAAATCTTGTATTTTTCATACTGAGTTTTATAAATATTTTATTTCATTATATCAACTTGATTTCCTTGAATTTTGATTACTCCACGATCAATTAATATATCTATTATATTATCTGGAGCATCATCATATCTCTCTTCTAGGATCTTTGTAAATTCTTTAATTCCCATTGCAGAATTACCAAACTCTATCTTTAAGTCTCCAATAATTCCAGAATCTTTAATCCAATCCTCTACTTCTTCAGTGCTAGAGAACTCAACTTCTTTCATTTCTTCAAGTGGAAGAGAATGAGCTTTTTTAATTAGCATTATACCTTTCGGTCCTAAAGATCCTTTAGATTCTAACATATTAATTATGTCTTCCTTAGGTCCTTCTATTGGGTCTAAATCCAAAATCTTAGTCACTGATACGATTAACTTAGAGAATAATTTAGATTGTAAGAATGCAGTTTCAGGAATAGTAACTTTATTATCTTCATCAATACTAGCAAAACCTTTTTCAACTAAATCTTCGGCGGAAATACCAAATGCCTTAACAACTTCTGATTCATTTAAAGTTTTGCCAGAAAATTCTTTTAATTTTACCTCAAATTCGTTCGACGGTTCTGAAAATTCTTTTTGTACAGCGGCATTATTATCTCCGCCGAATAACGAACGTCTTGAGAATCCTTTTTCTACTTCTTCAATTTTTGATACTTCGACTTGTACAGCTTCAGGAGTATTTTCAGGACTTGGTGTAACTTCTAAAACATTAAATCTATTTACAGCTCCACATTTAGGACATAAGAAGTTAGTTGTAGTGGCTAAAGTATCCATAATATAACCACAATCTCTACACTGAATTTTCTTATATTCTGCCTGAGTTACTCCACCTGAAAATAACTTGCGCCGTGGAGAAATCGAAGAAGAGAATAATTTACGTCTTTCTACTTTCATAATCTTTTAACTGTTTTCTTCAGGGTTTTCTTCTTCTACTGGCTCTTCTTTCTTCGTACCATTCTTCGGCGCGAATATTTCCTCTAACATTGCATTAACAAAGTCAGAATAAGCAGCTTGAATTTTTTGATATCTTGCCTTAGATATTGCATTAGTTTTAGATACCTCAGACATAGCCATCTTATATGGTAAGAACAATTTTTGTACACTTATCAATGTATTTATAAAATTTATTTATAATTTAGACTATATCTTCTGTCTATTTTGACAGTTTATATACATAGTCGTTGAACAAATCACTTCTTTAGATTTATCTAAGTATGATTTGATGCTGATTTATCTCATTTAGATATTTCCAGCAATTCATATAAAAAACGCATATTATTTACGTACATTCTTACCTAAACTAGAAGCACCAAGTAATGTTCCTGGATTTTTTCCATTCATGATTTCTGGTGTAATCGACTTCATAATATCCAAAAGATCTGTAGTAAACAAAGACTTCATGATTTTAAGTGTTTCTGGATCTATTTTCTCTGGGCCGCCTTGCTGTTTTAGAAGTTGTTTGTAAGATAGAATCAATACACGAAATCTTTGACGAGTTGAATACTTTGATTCACGAATTCTATCTCTTAATGCAATTACTGAGAAATCTTTTTGAACAGGTTCTTTTGGCATCTTACTAATGGATTCTAAAACTTCTTCTACCATTCCATCTGCGGAGAAAACTTTTGCTTTTAACTTTGTAAATTTTCCATCAATCTTGGATGATTTTAACATATCTCCACATCCAAGAGAATTTAAATCAGAGAAAGCTTTTACTTTAAGTCCTTTAAATTCAAAATCCTTTGGAGTATATTCTATATCCGAAAAGTTTTTTTCTTCCCCATCAGATATTAGATTTCCTTCATCATCCCAAGTCTGTACTACTTGAGCTTGTTTCCAAGAAGGGTTCAAAGTAACATCTAATCCCTTGATACTTACTAATTTACGTAATGTATCTACTCCAGAAGTAGATGAATCCCAATATCCCAATTATTTAACTAATTTATAATTAATTGTAGACTATATTATCTAAGAAAATTTCTTAGTGTTTACTCTAGTCGTTGAGAAACTATTTTTATTAATAGTTTTTGCTGATTTAATTTATTATTTTTCCAGCAATTAAAAACATTTTCATGAATTAACTTTGAATTCATGCCTCAGATATTGTTTAAGGATAACTGCACTTACTCCAGGACGAACTCCGGCCTTTAATAAGTACTTTAATCTTTTTATGTTTTGTGCAGCCTCATCATCTGCTAAGGCTTCATCAAATAACTCTATTTCAGCATAACACCAAGAATCAGGCATAAGCTCTAATTTTGTTACATAAAATACAGGAGCAGCAGCCTCTGTACAAAGTAACATCATATCATCTTTACCCACAGTCTTAGATAATGCTGTTCCTGAGTTTTTTGCATTAGCCAAATTTCTTGCTCTGTGAGTTAAACCTCCCAACATATTCTTCGATTCAATAGAGCTTTTATAAGCATCACTATTGAGATAATCTTGAAGAACTTGTGCTGGAATATGACTCCCATCACTTGCTAAAATTTGGCTGCTTGTTGAAAATAATTTAACTCTACAGCGCATAATTAATTTTTTTTATTTATATTTTATATAAACTTTTATAATCTATTAATGTATTTGGATCTATTCCATATTTTATTGTTTTATTTAAAAAATCAGATACTTTTTCATATGTATTTAATATATACGGAACTTCTAAAAGAATAATATCTCCATTACTATTTTTACAATAATCTCTAACGTCTGTATCTCGTTGAAACTGTTTGATAAAATCATCTTCTACCCAATTATAAAAATTTTTAAATTTATTGTAGTGTTGTTCTCCGTGATATTCAATCCAGTAAGTTTGATTATTTACTACTATAGAGAAATCTATTCGAACAGATTTAGTTTTATCTTTTCTAATATTATTTACAACTACTTCATCTAAATAACTTATTTGAAAATTTTTTAACCAGGTTATAATTAATAATTCTCCAGTAGATTTATTGATTATAGGATTTCCCATTTTTCTATGTATATGATCTACTGGGGACATTTTAAATACATCTCCAGTACAATTATCTAAAATAGTTATTGGAGTTACGTAATTGATATAATCATCTAAATATGTATATCTATCTCCATGTACTTTTCTTGCTTCTACCAAAAATTGACTATCTGTCTTTTTATGTTTAATAGCTCTTTTATAAGCTCCTAATATAAAATTATCTTTCTTTTCTACAATAAAATGTAAAAAATTAGTTTCCCAATTTCCTATTGTATCTCCAGTAAAAGGATTTATTTCATTTACAAATACAGAAAACTTACTAGTTTTATTTTTAATAAATTCACATGTATTCGTAAAATCATATTCATATTTATATTCTGAATATTCCCTTGATAAATTAAACTGTTCAATTAAATCACTTTTTATCATGAGAAAATCACAAACATAATTAGGATCTTCTCTTAATCTATTCTTTATGTATTCAGTAGTATGAAAATACTTATCTGAATAATAGTACTCTATTTTCTTATCTATCCAATATTCAGTATATAATTTACTTATTGGCAGTTTTAAAATCCATCTACACTCCCATTCTAGAAAATTAATCCCTAATCTATTTTCAATAGAGTGTTTTAATTTTGAAAAATTATTATACCAAATTCCTAGTTCAGGAACATAAAATAATTTAACTAACTTATTTCCTTCTTTTATTGTTAATACTATCTTATAATTTTCTGATAATTCTATTGGAACTGGTAAAAATTTATTATCAATTGACTCATTAGTTATCACATTATCTACATATTCAAATGAATCTATCCGTTCTACAATAAATTCATTCCCTCTCTTAGGTCTATTAATTTTATAAAGTTTTACTAAATTTTGTATAGTATTAGCAGAAACTTTATAAATATTTCCGATTTCTTTATAGGTTAAATGTTTTTTGATAAGATTTTCAATATCTTCTTTGCTAATATTTCTATCAACTAAAGATATATTTTTCTTTTCATATTCAATGCCTAATCTTTTTATTCTAAGTCTAGTTGCACCTTCTGTTAAGTTATATAATTTAGAAATTTCAGAAATAGTTAGTTTTTTATCAAAAAGAAGTATTTCTATATCTTCTTTAGATATTATAGTTTTTCTTTCTGAGATATCAATTCCAAATCTTTTTATAGCTTTATGAACAGCACTTTCACTTGTAATTCCATAATGATTAGCTATCTCTTTATATGTTAGTTTCTTATCAAATAATAAATACTCCAGTTCTTCTTTGTTCCAATCAATCTTTCTTTTCATTTATTCTACTTATAGCTTCCCAAGATATCAAACTTTAAATTTATTTAATTTTCATTAGTGGAAGAGTAACTCGCGACTTTTACTCTTCCTTAGTGATTTTGAATAAATGAAAATTAAATATAAATTCCACGATATCTCATCGTCTATTTATCTAGGTCGAGATGACACGGCTCAAACGTGCGACTTCTTGGTCCCAAACCAAGCGTTCTATCTACTGAACTACATCTCGAATCTATTCTATTTATTCTTCTTTCTTTTTTCATTCCATTTTCGAATAGCTATTTTCCCTGATACATATGCACCACCAATAGGAAGTGCTGCAATAGTTCCTGCGATAGCTGCTTGTTTTGTTTTTCCAGCTTTTGCAAGTTTGGCAGCAACAACTCCAGGAACAATATCAGATGTTCCAAGAATTATAGCTTCATCTGGGTGTTTCTTTACATACTCCACCACCTTCTTACCAGTTTCTTTAGGATGAGTTACTGTATGTTCAATAGATTTTCCTATTTCTTTAACTTTATCAGTAACTTTACTAAATCTTTTAACTCTCAACATAGTTTTTATTAGTTATTATTATTTTCTTTCGTTGAACTATCCTGACTCGAACAGGAAATCCCAGAACCAAAATCTGGTGTATTGCCAATTATACTATAGTTCAATCATTTCTCCATAAAATATATTTTTGGAGTTTCTGATATAATTTCAAATCCAAGTTTCTTATATAAATTTATCGCATTTATATTTTTCTTTGATACTGTAAGTTTATTAGCCCCAGAAGAATTTATCAAATCAGTTGCTATTCCTTTTCCTCTATACCCCGGAGAAACTTCTAGAGCAATAATAGTATCTTCTTCGCACGCTATATATCCCACCAACTCATCTTTGGCTGGGTTTATTAATAATTTTCCAGCCGTTTTTCCTGGTGTATTTCTTGCGTGCTTTAACATATTCTCCTGTGACTTATATTTTTCTATATTTTCTTTGGTCCAGGGAAGTTCTTTATATTTTTGTTTTCGTAGTATTATCATAAGCTCTAAAAACCTTATATGTGTAATAATAAATATAGAAAATTATGAAAAATTTAAAAGTAGGAGATAAAGTTAAATCTCGTAAAACAGGATTTTATGGAGTAGTAACTGATGTAGATATTACTCCTAATAAATTATTTGTTAAAGTTAAATTAATGTTAAACGATAGAGAAGTAGAAATTCCAAAAAGCGTTCTGGATTATGTTACTCCAGAAGAATGGGAATTTGTAAAACGTATGGAAGAAAGAGATTGAAATATATCTCTTTTCTTTTTTTTTCTGTTCCTAGGACTTGATCGAACAATAGACCACTTTCCTCTGGCCATCCTAGGAATTGATTATATATTATGGAAAAAGAATCTTAAAATATATTTTCCAACATGTTTTGAAGTTCTTTTTGTGACTCTTCTCTTGGATCCGCTGTTATTTTAGTAAGAGATTCGAGTTGTTTAGCTATTCCTGAAGAATATCCCATCTCTTCTCCTTCATCAATAGATAATTTTAAAGAATAAACACTAGAAGCTAAAGCATCCCATAAATCCTTGCTTCCTGGCTTAGAACCATCAGGATTATCAAATAATGGAGATATTGATGCTTTTTTAGGATGATCTACTTTACGTTTTGGACCAACATATCTTAAATCATATGCCTCTCTTTGTAATCTTTTATATTCAGGAATTTCAAGAAGTTCATTGTTTATTATATACTTCAAATAAAGAGCCGGTTCACAAGGAGTATTATCTGTAGAAATTCTCCCATTATTTCTAATTCCTTCTCTTTCACAATATTGAAGTATTTGTTTAGAAAAAGCTTGGTCAGCACTAACTATAATATTAAATTTCTTGTTAAGATCTTCTATAAACTGCTCTATGTGAAATAAACTCGTCTCTTGTCCTTCTAACCTAGATACACCTAAAACAAAATGACACTTAATTTTAGGAACTAAAGTACCATTTATATTTTCCCAATGATCAAAACTAACTGCTGCTATTCCAGTTGTATCATCTACTACACCTAAGTCAAGACCTAGCCATATAGGAGTACCTTTTGGAATAAGATTAATCATTTTTTCTACATGATTAATAATCCTATCTTCTTTATCATAAAAATCAACTGTAATAATTTCAGGAATTCTATTCTTTATTGTTGAACATTTAGATAAGTGTTCTATAGTACCTCCAAAAAAACTATCTGATGATCCTGTATTAATACCAGATTTATCTTGAAGAGCTTTAATCAAATCAGATTTAAATTCTCCAAATAATTGAATAGGTACATGTTCCACTCTATCAGGGTCTTGATCATCTTCTAATTTATAGTTCTCTTCTTTATCATTTTTATTTAATATTCTTGGAGGATATTTACCATCTCCAGTATAAACTGAGAAAGTTATTCCCCTTGAACGTTCGTACAGATTTTTTCTAACTTCATAATGAGAAGGTCTACAATCCCAAGTAAATTGAGGTTCTGCATTCTCAAGAAATATTTCAGTTGGACCACCTGCACCTCTACTAGAACTATCAATTATTAGATTTCCGGCTAATGTTAAACTTTCTTTTACATCAAAACGAGATGTAATACGAATATACGTACTATTTACACGTTCCATGGCTTTTTCTTCGTTAGGCCAAAAATTGACCTCAGACATGATTGCAAAAATCAAGTCAGTTCCTAGTCCACCTGCCAATCTATTTCTATAATACTCTATTATAGTTTAGAATATAAATTTAACTTATATAATTATATAAGTTAGTAAGTCTTTATTCGTTACATCAAAGATTACTTAGATTTATCTAAGATCCTTGACTCGGTATTGGGATTATCCTTTCACCGAATTTACTTACTTTATTACCATATAATTTCTTAATATGGAGGGCAACTTTTTATACTACATTACCCCTAGGACCAGAAGTTAATATTCTTATATTATGTCTGTGTGGTAAATTTCTAAAAAATGGACTCTGCTTTAATACATCATCTAGCATCCATCTTCGAAATTCAGCATTTGCTACATCTTCATCTCTATGAAAGATGATAAAACTAAGTGGTTTTTTACCTAATTTAAATGTTCTCCACGGATTAGCCATACAACTTAACCTAGCTAGTGTATTTGTCATAGCTAATTTAGATACCGTAGACTTACCTATACCAATAGCTCCTGACAAACAGAGTAATGGTTTCGCTGTTGTTACTTCATTTGGAAAAATCATTTTTAATCCATCTTTCCAAAAAGGAAATATTACATCTCCATGATCAAAAAATTCTTGACTTCCTAGATAATAATCATCAGAATACAATCTTTCAATCGTAGGTGGTCTATGTGTGAATCCTTTAAGACGAAGAAAAACCATTATCTTTTCATCTTCTGTTAATGATGTATATTGATCCCTAAGATCTACTTTTGCTAAATCTTTTTCTATATTTTTAGTGGGATCAAAATGGTCTGTGAAATTAATCATAATTTTGATCCTTTCTCTTTTTATAATTTCTCAAAACCAGGAATATATAACCCATTATTTTCCCACCTAGCTTGTCCATTAGTTTTTACACGTTTAACCCACTCATTTTGTCCAGGTGCAGTAGGTGTTACTTCCAAAGATCTTGTTTTATGAGAATTATACCGTTTTAAATTCATTCTTTTAGCATCTAAACTACTAATTGAAGAATTTCCTCCTTTATTACTACTGCTGCTATTAATAACTTTCGGTTTCTGTAATTGATTAGGATTCCCAAATAAATCTCCTACAAACTCAACTTTCTTTCCTTTAGGACGTCTTTTAGTAAAATAACTTTTAGTTACATATCCATTACCATTAGGAGATATAAAAGAATTTTGAGCATCTTTAGTTACAGAGTGTAAATCTAATGCTGCATTCTTTGCTTGTGTTGCTATTTTAGAATTAGATAGTCCGGTAGCTTTTCTAGTAGTAGTTGTTATTATATTTTTCAATGGAGTTAAACTTGTTACATTAGTAATATTTGCAAACAATTTAAGTTTCATTCTAGTAAGACCTCCCCAATAAAAATCTTCTTCTGGGGTTGTCAAGACTCCATCATCCTTAAATCCAAGCTTCTCATAAATATGTCTAGCATCAGGAGATCTACCAGGCACTTCAAGAGTAACATATTTATAACCTTGAGACTTAGCAAATCTAATCAACTCTGTTAGAATAGCCTGAGAATATCCTTTACCTCTATAATCTTCATAAGTTTCAATCCACATTATATTTAATTCTTCTTTGTTATATTTCTCTTTTCCCATAATTAATTGTTTTTTTTTATAATTTTTCTTATCTTTAAAATTATTGCGGAGAGACAGGGATTCGAACCCCGGGTACCTCGCAGTACAACGGTTTTCAAGACCGCCGCAATCGACCACTCTGCCACCTCTCCTAAAACAGCTCTCCGTGGTAATTACGATATACCGACCCTTTGATTAACAGTCAAATGCTCTGCCTCTGAGCTAACGGAGAATATTATTTTTGAGCCTCTTGTCGGATTCGAACCAACGACCCCGAGATTACAAATCACGTGCTCTGGCCAACTGAGCTAAAGAGGCAATTCTGATTTAATTATGAAATATAAATCAGAAAATATCATAAAACTTAAAAGCCTTATATATGTGTAGTAGAATAAACGAGTGCTATTTCTTTACTACACTTTTTATATAGAAATAGTACTAATTACCTATGTCGTAGTAGGTATTATCATAATTTAAAGTAGAGATACATAGTTCGTGAGAATAGTGTATCTCATTTTTTATTCTATTCCATGTTCTTTTTGAAATAATCTCATAAAGTCTGCTACTATTTGCTTAGACTCTTCACTATTCAACTCTTCATTTCCAGATTCTTCTGCAATTTTTTTCAATTCAAGATCAGAACCTTTAACAATTATCTGACTCTTCATATCTTCTAATTGTTGAATAAATTGCATAATTTTTTCTCATATCTATTTTTAATATTTATTTTATTAAATTAGACTATATCATCTAAATTATATTTCAAATTTAGTTATACATTTAGTCGTTGAGAAAGGATTTATATTAGTAATCCTTTTTGCTGATTTATGTTTTAACTATCTTTCAGCATTTTAGTATAATTTTCTTAGTATTTCAACTAAGCCGCAGATATATTAACGGCAATAAATGAATCTTGTAAAGTCATTTGTGAACTATCAAAGAGTCTCATTGGATCGAGTATATAATCAATACAAAGACAAAGTTTAGAAATCATATTGAGAATTAAAATAGGTCTTATACTTTGAAATACCTCAGAAACATATAATTCTAAGATATGTCTAGACTTCGGATCTGCCACATTAACTAAAGTATTTGAGAGGCTTCCGAAATCAACATGAAGATCTATATTATATTCTTTATTATAACTAGTAAAGACTTCATTCAATTTATGAGTTAATTCTAGTGCTTTTTGTTCTTTTTGATTACTCGCAATAGCACTAGCATCCATAATAATATTGCGAGCCGTTTTAGGGAGTACTGGAGCTGACCCTATAATATTTTTTAGGTTTTTAGATACATCCTCTTCCGGCTGCAAAATCTCATAATCTCCCGGGTCATCAACAGCTCTCCCTTCTTTCCCTAAAATTTGTTTCTTAAATTCAGGGTCACTAAATGGGTTAACTGTTCCTATCATACATTTATTATTTTATAGTTCTCGCGCTTTACAACTATCAACCGTTTACTTTTTGCACCTAGTGCGATTAATCTTCGGTTGTAAAAATCTAGCGCGTTTGTTCTATAGAGGAGATTGATTACACTACCTCTATAGATTATTTCTTTTACTTCTTAGATCTCCATTTTTTAGCAAATTCTTCTTTTGTCATTTTTCCATCTGCTACTTTTACTCGATCTACTGCTAATTTTGTTTTAGTATCAAGACTACCACTATGTTTTCTAGCAAGCTTATTAAGTGCAACACCTGCTCTAGTACCAGCATAAGATCCTGCTGCACCTGAAACAGCGCCAATTCCGGCTCCAATAGCTGCACCCTTTTTACCACCAGCTGCAGCACCTAATATACCGCCACTTATACCACTACCAATTGCTGCATACTTAGCTGCCTGTTTTCCGTATTTATGAGATTTTCCATCTTCAAAAGCTTCAACAAATGCTTCGCGATCCTTCTTAGTAGTCAGAGCTTTATTCAACTTAATATTAATCTTATCACTAGTTGTAAGTTTTGGCTCATCATCTTCCTCTTTTTTTTTATCAGAGAAATCCTTTTCTTCCAAACTTTCTGCATCTTCTGCAACACTAAAGGTTCTCTCTTCCTCATTTTCCAGTGTTACATCAGTAGTAGAGAAGTATCTCTCTTCTCCTGTCTCATCTTGTAGTAATGAGAATACTTTACGTCTAATATACATACTTAATTACTGTTTTTATTTGATTTATATTTAAAATATTTTTTAAGAGGTTTTATTACCTTCTTAATTCTATCACTCTTTCGTTTAGTTACCCCAAGTTTATCTGTTTCTTCTAAGGTATCTACACTAGAATCAAGAGGATCAAGAATATATCTTGTAATTACCTGACTTGATTTTTGATAAGTTACACCTTCAGGGGCAGCTTCTGAATAACCGGAAAATCTTTTAATTTTCATTTTATATACGGTCTTAGTGGATCAAATCCTTTCTCTTCTTGTTCTTTAGAATCTTCCACTCCTTCTGTAAATGTCTTTTCTTTAATCATAATCTTACAAGTTTGTTTTCATTGATACTGTTGGCGTAGGCTTTGATTTTGTTTTGTACAATCCTATATTATTTACTTCCTGCCTACTATTCTGAGCGTCAATTTTCTTTACTTTTAATTGATTATCTTTTTGAGCTTCATCCTTTTTCTGTTCTAGTTTCTGAGTTTGATTGACTTGCTTCATTTCTTGCATTCTTTCCTCAGCTTGCATTCTCTGTCGCATTCTCTGAGTTTCTAGGATTTGACGTTGAAGTCTCATTTGTTCTATTTGCAAGTCCTTAGAAGTCATTTCTTGTTTAGCTAGACCAATTTCTGGAGACTGTTCTGGAGTGGGATCATTAGAAGCAAATAATTTACGTTTAATTATCATCTTCTTTGAATAATTTTAACTGAGTCCAAGCTGTTCTCGTTGTGCCTGAAGTTTTTGATTAAGAAATTCTATATACTGCTTAATCGTATCTTCATTTATTAGAGATTCTGTACTTGGGTCAATATCTTTAAGTAAGTTTTGAATATAACTTAAATATGATTCTGGTTCAATTAATGGAGTTGCTTGTTCTAAAGTTTGGAGTGCATTAGATAAAACTCCAGAGATACCTTGAACTAAACCACTAACTGATTCAGCTTCATTTATCTGATTGTTATACTCTACAGTTGTTTTCTGGAATATATGAATTTGAACTAAACTTGGATCTAAATCTTCATTATATATTACCTTATAAATACTACAAACAAGATTTACTATTGAATCTTTTATTCCTGAAATTAATGATGTTACTCTTGAATTAGCTCTTTCTGACTGTTGAAGTACTGCAATGATATCTCTATAATCTTTTTATTATAGTTTAGAATATAAATTCAACTTTTTATAAGTTGGTAAGTCTTTATTCGTTATACCTTAGATTAATCCTAAGGCTTGGTATTACTAGTATTAATAGTTTCACCAAATTTACTTACTAATAATCTAAAGAATTGCTTCTCTAGACGGCCAATTTATTAACCACTTACTGCCAGATGTTCCATCTAATATAGTAGATGGTAATCCAAGAGGAGAAAGAACACTATTTCTTACATAATCAAGATTCTGTATAAGATCTAAAAGTTTGTCTGTTAATTTATCAAGTGGGAGTAGTGAAGTCCTTGAGGTAATGGTACTATTATAGTCAGGAAAAACCTTAACATTTTGAGTTAATGCAGACTCAATGAACGAGGTGACATCGAACTGAGATGTGATGAATGAAGACAACTCATTCGTATTGTTTGCAAGTTTCTGTAATCGAGCGCATAATTCGTTCATTGTCTCTAGAGGGACACTTTTCGAATATTAACAATTATTTAGTTAAACTAGACTATATCTTTAAGAATTTATATATAAACTCTCTCTTTGTATCTAGTCGTTGAGAAGGTAGTTTTTACTATCTTTTGCTGATTTATCTTTACTTGATCTTCCAGCAATTTACAAAGTTCCATTAGATTTTATTTATCTAATCCGACAAATTTTAATCGGTATTTAATCCCAATAATTGAGGTGATGAAAGATCTCTTAACGAAATAAGAGATATCAAAAGCTCTTTTATAACTAATTCTTTTATCTTCAAAATACTTGAATAAAATAACGGTTCAGAAGCCATAAATGATTCTTTCCTAAGAACTTTATTTCTATTTTCTGATCCCTTATTTCTTCCTAATTTTGGCTTTTCTGGTTTAGACTTTTCTTTCCATCCTTCTTCGAGATCATTTGTAAGTCGAAGTTTAGGATTACTTATATATATTACCTCAGTACTAGGAATTTCATATAGATTTCCATCATCTCCGATTGCTAAAAATATATCTTCTATATTTCCATCCTCGTTCTTTTTCTTCTTTATAACTACTGCATTTGGATTATTAAGTTCTTCTGTTCTAAATACAAGATGACCTTTTTCATCTCTTTGAGTTTGAAGCATACTATAATAACCTCCATAAAATACATAGTCATTTATATGGTCTCTGATATAGTCAATTATTTTAATATCTTTTAGAAGTATATCATTTATTCTAGTAGTTACAGATTCATTGTTTGTAGAATCTTCAGGATTTAATACAGAAACTATTTGTTGGGTATCTTGAGATATAAAATTAACTATATAATCTGAAAAGAAATTTGTAGCCATCTTTGTAATATCTAAAAGATAATATGACCTAAGCTCTGCCATTCTATCAAGATAACCGGATAACCTAGAAGAAGGCTGTGAATTACCAAGTAAGGGCGAATTTCTTTCATTATCTAAGAATCTTCCATTTCCAGTTCCTCCAATAACAGAATACCCTCTTCCCCCACCTTTACTAAATACATTTGAACGTACAATTTATTTTAATATATTTTATTAAATTTAGACTATATTATCTAAGTACCTACTATAGTCGTTGAACTCTATTTTTAATCGATAAATAGAGATGCTGATCTATATTTTATATTTTCCAGCATTTTAAGGTATTTTCTTAAGATTTTATTCTATCTTAAGCCTCTACTACATAATTAAAGGTATACGTGAATTTCCAAAACTAATTCCTGAAAATAACTTTTGAAATATTGTTTCTGATTTTTTCATATTTTATATAATTTTGAATAATCTATAATAGAGTTTATATCCTCTCCATTTAAAATTACTCGATTTAATAATTGTTCTACTTTTTCATAAGTGTTATATGTATACGGAATTTCTATAAGGATGATATTATTCTCTTTACAATATTTTCTAACTTCATTATCTCTATTTAATTGTTTAAGAAAACCTTCATCTGTTTTATGAAAATAATCTACTTTCTTATAATGTTGTAGTCCATTATACTCTATCCACAAACAACAATTATTATAATTAAAAACATAATCTATTCTAATGTTCCTATTATTTAATTTTATAGAATATTCCCTTGTATAATCAATTTGATTTGTTTCTAACCACTTTAATACATTTAATGCGCTTTTTCCTCCTAATTTATTACAATCAGGACATCCAGATCCATAAACATGATCATAGGCTGTTTGTTTAAAAAACTTTTCACACCTATTACAATAGATGTCTAATTTTTCAATGGTTTGTTACTTGGAGAAATTTCCATTACAACCGGATAGGTGTACTTTAATGGTACAGGTAATAATTTATCATTTTTAGACATGTTATTTAATTATCACTTCCCGAGATATCAATTATTACGTAACCTTACTTAGATTTAAAGTGAGAGGATAGAGTAGCTAATTCTATCCTTTTCACTATTAACATGTCTAAATAAGTCTTTGCGATATCTCATCGTTGACTTTTGTAGTCCTAAGGAGAATCGAACTCCTCTTTCGAGAATGAAAATCTCGCGTCCTAACCGATAGACGATAGGACCACATTTTTAATAAGACTTCAAAGCCTTATATATGTTAATATAAGAATTTAATCTTCACAATCTGTGTTGATTAAATTTGCTACGCAGAGATACATGGTTCGTGAGAATAGTGTATCTCATTTTTTATCATTAAGGTATGCAGTAGAATAAATCAGTATAAGTTTTTTACTACAATAAAACTTGGAACTTATACTAATTACCTATGTAAGGTAATTTTATTATTATTATTTGTCGTAAAAGGCAGTACAGTTTGTGAAAATAAGACAGTATTATTTTTATCACTTCAAAGCCTTATATATGATTTAAAAAATTAATTCTCATTTTTTATGAGGATTAAACTTGCTACATTAATTTTTGTAGTAACTTGCCAAGAGATACATAGTTCGTGAGAATAGTGTATCTCATTTTTTTTATTATTAGAAATATATAATAAACTGAATATCATTCCTTACTACATCCTTAAAATGGAATAGGTATTCAATTATAGTAAAAGTAATTTAAAATTAAAGATAGTTTACTTCTTTTTCATAAATGTAGTATAAGCATTCTTACCATACTTAGACTCGTAATCCTTTACTATATTTTCAGCACGTTTCTTTGCTTTATTTCTATTATATAATCCAGATATAGTTGATCCAATCACAGCCCCTGTAGCAGCTGTTTTTAAATTACCCATTGCTAATCCAGGCAAACTCCCAACAAAACCACCAATAACTGCTCCTGCGGCTCCAATCTTATTATGAATGTTTTTATCGAATTTTGAAATTTGATATAATTTAGAATCCTGCATAAATTTATTAACACCATTCATAATAACCCATTCACCATCTTTATACAAATAAAGATAATCTCCAGATTTTGCTTTATAAAGAGTACTTCCATCTTCCAGATTGCTACCTGAGTTTGGATTTATATTGTTTTTATGCCACTCTATATCTGGTTGAGTTTGAGAAAATCTTTTAACTTTCATCATAATATTATTAAATCATCTAAAGCAAATCTTTTTATTCTTCTCTTATTTCTCCAGTCATTACATCAACACTATTACCTCCTCGCCGAACATCACCAAATATATAAACAGGACGAGTATAAGATGGATGTAATGGATGTCTGAGAACTACATTTCTAGATTTAATAATCTTTTCTGCTTTAACTAATTCTTGAAAAGCATCTTCTAGAGTCATACCTACATAAGGAGTTATAGATCTATCTTCAAGCCAGTTTTCATTGATTAGTTTAAATTCATAGGCTTCTTCCGACTCGGCCGCAACATTTACAAGAAGCGTTTTTCCAAGAGGTAATGAATAAACAATTACCATTCCAGAAACTTCAGGGATAAAACTATTATTTTCTTCAATTAGTATACCTTGCGCTTCATAGAATCTAGCGGCCGGATAAGAAGCCATAACCATAATATTTACAGCTTCAAGAGTTTTATTAAATTTCATATTTTATAATATTTATATTAAGTTCTATAGAGGAGATTGATTACACTACCTCTATAGATTATCTTTTTTATTTCTTTTTATGATCATATAACTTTTTAGCCCCGATCATCGCACCACTAGCTAAAGCAACTCCTCCAGCTATTTTACCAGCTTTTGTGTTCATTAATTTTTTAGCCCCATTCAGAATCTTCTTTGAGTCTTTTGTTGTTTTTTGAGCTACTTCTGCAACTTTTTGAGTTTTCTCAGCGGATTTCTTTACTGCCTCTGTAGAAACTTTCTTAGAACCTTTGGATGTCATCTTATCAACTACAACATCAGGCTTAGTTGACGTTGTTCTTACAGTAGTTGTTGTCTGACCACTTTTCTTAGAAGCAATTTTATGAGCAGTTACATTACCACCTTCTTTCTTAACAGTTATATCTCCTGCACCTTGATTTTTAATTTCAAGACCTCCCGGATTTGTCGCAACTGACTTTCTGGTTTTTGAGATATTCTTTACTTGTTGAGAAGCTTGACCTGCATTACGATTAGAAGACTCAACTGCTTTTTGTGCTTTCTTAGTAAGTTTCTGAGCTTCTTCCATTTTCTTCTCATCAACTAAATTAGCTGGATTAGAAACTATTTTAGCTGCTTTTTCTTGTGCCTTAGCTGCTTTATTTGCTTGCATCTCGGCATTGTGAATAGATCTAGCTAGTTTTCTATTCTGTTTTCTCTGTCTAGCACCGAATTCTCTTTGTTCTAATTCTTCTTCAGTTGGAATTGAAATACTAAAAATTCTTTCTTCAAGATTATCCAAAGTTACATCGGTCGTAGAAAAATACTTCTCTTCTCCTGTCTCACCGTCTTGTAGTAGTGAGAATACTTTTCTTCTTATGTACATAATAATTGTTTAAAGTGTTAATTATTTTACCCCTCCCCTTGTTTAGAGAGAATTATTAAGAGGAAAAGAGGTTAGTATAGATATTAGACGTTTGTAGGGATGGTGAGACTCGAACTCACACGCCTTCATTCTTAGCACAAGATCCTAAGTCTTGAGTGTCTACCAATTCCACCACATCCCCGAAAATAGTGTTAGATAAAAAGTTCTAACACTTTATAATATTCTCTTAATGTTTATTTGCATGATAAGCGGCTAGAGCTTTTTCAGCATCTTCACGAGTATCATAGTGTGCATCCCAATATTCGGCCGGAGAAGTTTTCAGGCTAATAATTCTCCAGACACCATTTGAATCTTTTTGAACTACTCCAGATTTTCGTGCCTTCTCTGCTATAGCCTGAGGTACTTTTTCTCGGCCGGAATAATTCTTTTGCCTGAGGATAATCATAATTAATGGATGTTACCTAAAAAATCATTAAGAGTTTTTAATGCATCATTTCTAGAGTCTAGGTTAGAATCTCCAGCTTCACGTGCTTCTGTTTCGATTGCTTCTTCAGCTGCTTCAGGAACTATTTCTACTTCTTCTACTGTTTTATCAATTTCCTGAGATGCTTTTTCATAACCTTCTTGAACTGCTGATGCTTCTTGAGTCGGTTTCTTTTCTATTTCGGCTCTTTCATGGCTATATTCTGGACTTCCAGGAGCTGCCGCAATATTCGCAATTTCTTCTTCATGCGAATAGGTCTTATTTCTAAGTATAATCATAATCTTTTATGTATATATGGTTAGTTTTTATTTTTCTTCCAACTTCCTAATTTTATATAGGACCACCAAGAATAATGTTTTCTGGTTTTTAAATATTCCAGGTTTTTATCATTTAGATGTGCTTCTTCTTCAAGACTAATATCATGATAAGCATAACCAAAGCTAAATCCTGAAACTAAAAGACATAATAACCACTCCAAGAAATACCATACATAAAATCCGATATAAGCCATTTCTTTCATTTGTGCTGTATGTATTTCTTCATGATTTAAGTCTTCTGGTTTTATATTAGCATTCTTCCTTACAAATAAAATTCCAAAGATATTTACTGCTTTATAGCCTGGAAAAGGAATAATATTATTTCTTACTATTTTCATGATTTATGTATTTACTTATATCTAATAATCCATTATCATACTCCCAATGATGATTAGGACATAAACCTATTAAATTAGAAATATCGTTAATTTCTGATATTAATGAATCCTCACTAAAATTACTAACTGCCTTTATATGTGCTACTTCCACATGATTGGTATATCCACAAACTATACATTTAGGATCAAGACAATTCTTAAAAAATATTTTTCTTGCTGAATTTTGAATATTAGATCTAGCGTTCTGCCAATTAGAACGTTTTTTAAATAAATCTCCTTTAGTTACAGATAAAATTGGTACAGTATCTAGTTGATTTTGTTTAAGATTTAAATTTATTCCCAAATTCGAACATCTTTTTCTTATTTTATCCCTAATAAATTTAGATCCATGTTTATTATATCCAAGTGAAACTAATATATCTTTCCAATTATCCTTTGTCTTGATAATTTCAATAAAATCATTATCAGATATGAGATCTAATTTACTATTATTAGAATTTTGTTTTTTGTTAGCTATATGAATCTGTTTTCCTTTATTAAAAGTTTCATTAGGATTTATATTTCTTCTCTTAGGTAACACTATTCCTAACTTTTTTGCATTCTTTCTAATAGTATTTCCAGATACTCCATATTTTTTGCCAATTTCTTTATAAGATAAATTTTCTTTAAAAATTAATCTCTCTAATTCATCTTTATTGTACTTATTCATATAATTAAATTTACTACTTCCCGTAATATCAATTAAAGTTCTTTTTTTTTATTAATAGAAGAGAGTCTTACTAAATCTCTCTTCTATATTTTTATAAATACAATAAAGAACTTACGATATCACATCGTTAGTATGTATGTAGCAGGAGCTCGATTCGAACGAACAACCCAAGCTTATGAAACTTGTCAGATACCATTTCTTTCATCCTGCGATATATTTTTTTATTAATTATTTTCTTCCTAGTCAACGAAGGGTATATAGGAATTTCCTATATCCCATAAATTTCTACTGTCTTTTACTTTTGTTGATCTTTTCTCTTTTCATACATCATTTCATAGTACTCTTGAGGAAAAGTTCCAGTCATACAGATATAATTTCCTGTTTTAGCAGACTGAGTAAAATACCACTTAACCGCTCTTTTAAGAGGGTTAAAGATTACTTTCTTAAAAATTGTTGTCATGATTAATTTAGTTTTTATTAGTTAAATTTAGTTGTAATTTATATTTATTTGTTTCCCCTGTGTGAATCGAACACACGTTATGGGATTAGAAATCCCAGGTTCTATCCGCTGAACTAAGGGGAAATTAACTAATAATCACTAAGTCGTTCTATAGAGCTAAACCAATAACTCTATAGATTATATTTTTATTCTTTATTTTTACTTTTTCGATATCTTTCTTTTCTATCACTATTTTTGTTTCTAGATTTATAAGTATCCAACTGAGAATCACAATTAGGACATATCAATCTAAGATTCTCTCTACAATTGTTATTAGCATGTCCATCTACATGATCTAATATAAAAGTAATAGGTTTACCGTTCCAAGAGTCTTCCATACCACAAATCTCACATTTATGATCTTGCTCTTCTAAGATATATTTTTTAGTCCACTTCATACATTCTTTTCCATAGTATGGTTCTGGATCTTTCAAATAATTCTCATATTTTTCTCTAGATTGATGCTCTTGTTGACACTTATTACAACAATAGAGTCCATAAGAAGTTTTCTTAGGAGTAAACTCTTTTCCACAATTCTTACAGATAGCCTTTTCCTTCTTAGAAACTCCTTTTCTAAATGTTTCACTAGAGTTTATTTTCCTTTTCTTAGGTAGCTCTATCCCTAACTTTTTAGCTCTTTTTACAATAGCATAACCAGAAACACTATATCTTCTACCTATCTCTTCATAGGATAGCTTTTCTTCGAAGATTAACTTCTCTAATTCTTCTTTTGTTACATTACTTAATTTACCTTCGTTCATTTTGTGAATAACTAAGTTACTTCCAGTGAATCGTAAACAATACATCTTATTAATTCTATTAAAGAGAGCCCCGTCGAGCTCTCTATCTTTCACAAAATGAATTAATAAGGAATCGATTCATATCGTTAACTTATCGCGGAGATGTAGAGTTCCGACCTCTAATCGTAAAACACGATCGATCTGCTTAGCAGGCAGTCCCTATTCCATTATAGGTTACTATCTCCGTTCCTATTATTTATCTTTCTTTCTAAGTTTCATTCCAGCTGCTATACCTGTTCCAATTAAACCAGCAGTCGTAGCTATTTTTCCAACTCTTCCTGTTCTTTTGGCGATATTTGCATCTTTATTAGATATTAAAGTTTTCTTAAGAGCTTTAACACCTGATTTATAGGCTTCATTATTTTTAGAGGTAGCTGCTTTATATACTTGATCTGCTTTCTTGACTTTTCTTTTGTGGAAAATTAGATCTAAAGCGCTTCCTGAATTAGTTTCACCACGAGCTACTTCTGCTTTAAAATTATTAGCTTTCCTGGTTGAATCAAGTTTCTTAATACCTTCTTTAAATGCTTTTTTTGCTTTCTTTGATTCCTGACTGGTTATATACTTCTTAGCCCCACGTCTTATTAAGTCTGTTGCTCCTACAGTTCCAGCTGTTCCGACTAGTGCAGTTCCGATAGCTTCTCCGACTTTCTTTGGAGTTTCATTGTCAGAATCAGAATATGTTTTATTTCGTAGTATTTTCATATTGATTTAATTTGTTTATAGTTTCCCAGTATTTTTCCTTGTCTTCTGAGAAATATTGTTCTTTTAATAATCTAATTGATGTAAGATTAGGGAACAGATTGTAGATATTCCCTGACTCTCTATTTAAATCCTTTGTTAATATTTCTTCAGTAAACCAAAAAACATCTTCAAAGTAATCCATCATAGTTTACCTTTCTATTAATCCAATCCGCAAGTATCTCTATAATTATTGCTGTAATGATATTCTAATTCAAACACTCCACGGATATTAACATAAGAATAGTATGTTAATAAATCTTCAGTATTCTTTTTATAAAAATTCAACCCTAGAATACCTCTTACTCTATTTCCAAAATCCAAATCTAATTCATTTAATAGAGTAGAAGATATTAGTTTTCTATTAACTCTAAATTCATTTAAAACTTTATCTCTTATTAAATTTTCTTTAATAATCTTCTCTTTTAAAGAATCTAGATCTAATATTTTTAATGTTTCAGTCAGATTATTTATATTAATAAATATCTCATTATTAAAAAAATTTTCAAATGTACTTATATTATTATATAATCTTTTTAATAAATCTATATATTCCTTCTCATCTCTTATATTAGAATTATTCTCTTTTATTCTAAGTAAAAACTCTAAATTCTCTATTTCTTCTTGCAAAGGAATAATAACTTTTTCCCTCTTCTTAAAAATATTAGAAAATAAATTATTCACGTTTTCTTTGTTTTATCAGTCTCTATTAACTTACCTTTCTTCTGATATTTCCCTAAAATTTCTTCCCAACTCCAAGAATATACTCTAGATGGAGTTTGTCTAGTTCCAGTTCTATAAGTTCCAATAAGTTTTTCTCTCCCCAAGACTTTAACTGCCGCTGTAAATCTGAGCCGGAGTTCTTGTAGATACCAATATTCATCAGGGAGAACTAATACCTTCGGAGATTCTATTATTCCAGGTTTTACTAGTGAATCGGCTCTTCCCATTAGCGGCTTGTATATATAATAAGTAGCTCCTTCTATGTTCGTATCCTCTCCCGGAACTGCTGATATTCCTGAAAGTGCTGATCCTACATCTGGGTACAAATTAATTTTCGGTTTTATATATTCTCCATCTAAGTCTGGTCTTGATGATATATAGAACAGATCGGAGACACTTTTTGTTTTTCTCTTTATTATCATATGAACATAGTATTTTTACAAAGAACTAAAAAGAAGAGGTCGGAGCTAAGTCCCGGGATACAAAATTAAGTAACCTACTTAACCCATCTCCGCAGCAACTTTAGCGCCGAACCTAATCCCTGAAAACAATTATTATCTTAAAAAATATAATATCGATTTCTTAGTATAAAAGGAAGAATCTGTGTCCATTTATATGTGAGAAATAAACAAATTATTAACAACTATGAAAAAGAACTTACTTAGTAGAAAACTAATCGCTATTAGTAATATATGGATATGAAAAACAAAATTACCACGTTTGGAAAGGACACAGATTCTCCTTATATTTCATGTATAAGGCTTATATTAAATTTAACCCTCAAAAGGTGGGTTATTTTTGATGTTTTTTACTACTTTTTACCCTAAAATGAGCCAAAATAACCCACTTTTATTTTTTATCTTCAAAATTGATGAAAATTCGGTAACTTATTTATGAGGACATAGGAACCTAGATTGAATAGGAGAGTATATTGAGAAAACCTATAGGAAGTATAAATAGAAAATAAAAAAAGATAATATAGAATAGAATTGAATAAAGAGATATTAGATTAAATGAAAAAAATTAATATTCTTTAATGGTTCTTAAAAAGTACGAACGTTAGTGAGAGTCCCTGGAGCCCTCAAAGGCTCCGAGTGGACGGTACTCTTTTAAGGTTCATTTCCATATTAATATTATTATCTATCGTGAACCTACTAAATAAGACGACCTCGCTCTCCCTGGAGGGGAGGCGGGTCTCTCATTATATTCGCTTATTTAGTAGAACCACTTTAAGTGTCAACCAAAAATTTACTATTAAATCTATATTATATATTACCAAATTTGGAATATTTAAGTTGACGTTTTGCTCTTCTAATAACTTCAAACTCTAATTGATGAAGTTAAGGTATCCTTAGTCTTCGATTTTATGTAACTGGATTCTGTATTAAAAAGAATCTATAATAAATTAAAAAATTAAATAATATGCAAAAAGAAAAGATTATAGTACCATCTGGAATTAGATATATTTCAGAATGGAATGAATTTAGATTTAATAAGTTTCCAAGTAAATGTATAATAAATAAACAATTACCTGGTTGTGGTTTTACTGAATACTGTATTAATGGTCCCGAAAATGTTATCTTATGCAGTCCTAGGAAGATGCTTTTAAAAAATAAGAAAGATCAACATCCTAATGATGTATATTTAGTTATTAATGAAATGGAGTCTGATACTAATATCGATAAGGATATTTCGAAGATAACAGTAAATAGATCTAGCGAAAAAAGTTTATCAGATAAAGATAAATTATTATTGGTTGAAGAGGAGAAAAAGAAAAGAGAATTAATTAGATTAAAAATAAAAACTGAAATAGAAAATTATTATTATAATTATTGTTATTCTCAAAGAAAACCATGTAAGATATTAGTAACCTATGATTCGTATAAGTTGATAAAAATAATATTAGAAGAATTAGAAATATTTCAAAGTTTTTATACTGTAATAGATGAATTTCAAAGTATCCTACATGATGCTAGATTCAAAAGTGATACTGAATTAAGCTTTTTATTTCATTTACAACAATCTCCTACTACATACTTCGTTAGTGCAACTCCTATGATGGATGAGTACCTAGAAATGTTAGATGAATTTAAAGATCTTCCTTATTATGAATTAGATTGGGAGGTAAAAGATCCATCTAGAATTATTAGACCAGACTTAAAAGTATTAACAATGAAGTCTGTAGGTACAAAAGCAGAAGAGATTATAAAAACTTATAAAGAAAAACATTTTGAAGAAATAGTTGTTCTTAGAGATGGAATACCTACTAGAGTAATATCAGATGAAGCAGTATTCTATGTAAATTCAGTTAATCACATTATATCTATTATCAAGAAAAATGAATTAATTCCAGAAGAGTGTAATATTCTTTGTTCTAATACTCCTGAAAATCTTAAAAAAATTAAAAGAAAGTTGGGAAAGGAGTTCACTATAGGAGATGTTCCATTAAAAGGAGTAAAACCAAAGATGTTTACCTTCTGCACTAGAACTGTTTATTTAGGTGCAGACTTCTATAGCCTATGTGCACGTAGTTTCATATTCTCTGATTCTAACTCAGATTGTTTAGCTGTAGATATCTCTGAAGATTTACCTCAGATACTGGGACGTCAACGTTTATTTGATAATCCTTGGAAAAATAATGCTGTATTTTTCTACAGAGTAACAGCAGATTATAAAGATATGACTGGAAAAGATTTTCAAGAAAAAATAAATAACAAAAGAAAAGTTACTGAAAATTTACTAATAGCATATGAAGATTCAAAAAGTTTTAGTGTGAAGCACGATCTAGCAAAAACATATCAAAATAATGCTAGAGCTTTTAATTATAATAATGATTATGTTGCAGTAAATAAGGTAGCAGATAGTTTTGGAAATATAATACTTAAACCAGTTCTTAATAACCTTGTTTTAGTAAATGAGATTAGAGCTTTTAAGATTCAACAAATAGATTATAAAGATAGATTTAGTGTATTTAGTACTGTTCATAATACATTAACTCCAGACGACATTATTAATCAAGAAGTATTTGAATTCTTATCAGAATATAATCAATTAGTAGAAGCTAGAAGGAAATTAATAATGTTATGTGAATATGGACTTTCTAATGAAGCTATTCAAATCGTACTTGGACAGATTAGTGATGGAGACTATATTAAGTCCTATTATTTATCATTAGGCCCAGAAAAATTAAAAGCTTTGGGATATAAAAGAAATAATATAGAACGTGAATTGGGAATAGTTACTTTTAATCAAAATTTATTAATTTCATCTATTTATTCAGAGTTTAAAGTAGGAGATATTTGGTTATTATCTGATATAAAACAGAGATTAGAATCTATATATTCTTCTATTAATTATAATAAAGTAGCTAAAGCGAGTGATTTAATTAGTTACTTTGAAATACAAGAAACAATGCTAAGAAAAGAAATTAATGGAGAGAAGAAGCGTGTAAAAGTATATAAATTATTAAAAAGAAAAGATGATTAATGAAATAAAATGAAAGTAATTTATCAAGAGAGTACAGAAGATTATTTAGTTGAAGTAATAATTAAAGAAAAGAAAATATATGTATTATTTTTAGATCGAATGAGTGAAAGTGTAAGAAAAGTATTATCTTCTAAAAACTTTCATATATCAAATCTTTATGATTCCATTTACTTATTTACTTTATCAGACCTAGATCTCTATAGAAAAGTATTAATTGGTGTTGAAAATATTTTTTATTGGATTTCAAGAACAGGTAGAATTGATAGTTTAAAAAATTTTATGAATTTTATTGGAGACTTTCCTGTTTATGGCTATCCAAAACAAAAACTTAAAAACTATTTTTTCAGAAATCAGAAATATTTTCAAATTAATTGGTTAAAAGCTCTAAATGATAGTAATAGACTTCACAATCCAGATTCAATAGATTGTACTTTCAGGTCATTACATTTAGATTATTTTTGTTATTTCATTGATAAAGATGGATATGAACAAGTAACAGAGATTATCGAAAATATAGATCAATTGTTATGTTATTCTGAAGAGTCTTGGAATTTAGGTGATAGTGATGAGGTAGAGAAATTATGTGAATATTTTCTTTCTAATCAATAAAAAGGTACTTCCATCCCCTTGAGGTTCTTATAATTGAAAGTAAAAATACTCCTCTCAGAAACACTAAGAATCTTATAGATGTGAGAGGAATAAAATAATCTCAAAAAAAAGATCCGCGTATTATTGTGTTGCGCGGAATTATATACAAATTTTATATTATATTTTAACTAACATTTATTTTTAATTTATTATTTTATTTAAATTATGGGAAATCGAGTAGATGATTTTTTGAGTAAATTGGCAGCGCAAGCACCAAAAGCAAAAGAAAACAATTTTGAGCAGAAAAACAGATCATTAGAAAAAATTTATCTTAACTTTCCAGGAAATTTTGGTAGATATCAAGTATTTCCGTTGGATAGTGTAGTAACTGACTTTCCGTTTGTTACTTTATTCGGAACTCGTGAAATTAATATCCCTCGTAAAAACATGGCGGCGGATGGAACTGAAAACACTTATAATGCGTGGATTAAGCTCCTACCGAAAAGTGCTTATGTAATGAAAGATATGACAGGTAGATTAGTTTCTTCATTGACCGCCGCAGATGATGAATTATTATCACAAGCGCATATGATCTTTGATGAACTTTATCGAGAACTGGATGCAAAGAATAACCGCGACGAATTAACAACAAACTTAGTCCGGTCAAAGAATTATACCATCTTCCATGCATTCTGTCTTAATAAATGGGATCCGAATGAAAATCGTAACCCTAGTCGTCAGAATTTTACGGCATTGTTCGTTGCGACAGCTAAAATGTTTACATCAGTAGTTGAAGATAACATTCAAGAAAAATCTTTGATGAAAGGTGGAGATAATAGCTGGATTTCAGAAGTTTATAATCGTGATGCTACAGGACGTTCTGGATTCTTGATGTTTAGTATCGGAAAGAAGAAAGACGGAGCAGCCGGATTTGCTATTACTGCCACACACGAAGTTGGTAATGAGAACTTTAAGTCAATTCAGATTTCAGAAGAAGATATGGAATTGGCTGCAGATCCATTGCAATCATTTATGTCTTGGCAGGCTAATAGAGATAACGATACTCCTGTTGGTCAGAAACGTTTATTCAATGCGACCTTGATTAAAGAGTCTATTGAATATATGTCAGAAATTTTGGCAAGTATCAGACTCGCTAAATCTCAGGGAAGTGTAGATTTTAAAGAAGCTGTTACAAGAGTTAATAATGAAGTTCTTGCAAAACAGGTTCCGACAGATAAAAGTGGTTTTCGTCAGACAAATGATCCAATGTTAGCTTCTCTGTCTGGAGGTGGAAATTCTGCACCTCAAGTTGATCTGAGTAAAAACGATCAGGTTTTTCAGACTCCTCCCGTGTATCATAGTGATCCCGTAACAGCTAGCCCTGTAAATCCAGGTAATGGTGGAGGATCTCCATTCTGTGGTGGACAACAGCCACAGTGGGGAGAATTTGGACAAGGTAATCAGCAAGCACCTTTCCAGAAACCAAACTTCGGAGGTAATAACGACAGTGACTTGCCTTTTTAATGATCTGAAAAGGAATAGTATAAAATAATAAAACTAAAAGGTAGAAGAGATTTTAACAGATTTCCTCTACCTTTATTTGTTTAAAGTTGGAAATAATAATGAATAATAAACAATATTTCTACTGTTTCCTGGATTTTTCACTAATTTTGACAAGGTCCCTCTTCGTGATAAGTAAAGGAAAAGACATCGGAGAATATACGGCCGGGGAATTAATCAGAACCTGTATATGGACGATCAATAAAGTTCTTAGGGATTATGGTATTAGTGCTAGGAAAGTGATTCTAGTTTATGATAAGTGGGATGAATCTATAGGAGGTTATTATACATCTTATCTTTTAGGGGGACAATATAAAGACACAAGGCATTATATGGATGAAACGATTTTTGAGGGTATGAAAAATGATCCGGCCGTTTCTCCCGACGACCTAAAGAAAGCTGCATGGGAATTGTATCAAAATCAAGTAAAACAGACAGCTAAATATACAATGATCTCTGAGTTACCTAGATTTGGAATCGGAATGCTTGGGAGAAGTGGCTGGGAAGCTGATAATTGGGCTTATCTATTAAGTTGTGAGCTCTATGGAAAAACAGATCTCCTTAGTCTTTTTGTTACTAAAGACTCAGATTGGATGTATTGTTTATCACCAGCTACTCAATTATTTCGTCTCCCAGGAAAAAATGAAGAACCTAGGATAATAACCTATGATGAGATGTATTATTCAATTCCAGAATCAATTAGAAATGCTGGAATCGGATTATATCAATATCTCAGCCTTAAAGATAGTCTAGGGTATGGACATAATGATCTAAGAAAAACTGTAAAACCTAGAATGAAGTCTGAAAAAGTAATCTTAGAGGTTTTATCAGGAAATTACGAGAACTTAACAGATCTAGAACTTTTTGAAAAACAATATAAAACTTTCGATATATTCAGTTACCCAGGGATTGATGAAGCTAGGGATATGATTAATAACTATCTTCCAGTATGTGGTTCCCTTGGAGATGTTTCTGAATTTAGAATGTTTTGTAGAACTCATAATATCCCAGGAATTTCAGATAGTTATTATTCAGAGTTCATTGGGAGATTAGATCAAAAATTATATTGTGAGTAAAAAAATGAAAGACATTGTAACCCTACGTGGAATAAAATATAGCTATGATGAAAGAACTGGCCGAATATTTAAGGAAGGCCAAGTTTTAACATCATCACAAGCAGAACCGGTTTATAGTTACCTTGGAGATAGTTCAGGGGAGCCGGTTTTTGGAGGGATATTACTTAAAGATATAGGTTCAATCTTAACTCTTAATGGTAAAATTTCTCCAGTAACAGATCCTAATACAATAAGTTAAAAAAGAATTATGGCAGGATTATTAGGAGGAATTCTTGGAAAATTGACTGGAAAACAACTCTCAATCCAAGAAATTATGAACATTGATGAAGGAAGAAAAGATAGAGCTTCTGAATGTGTAGTGAGATTGACAAAAGTATATCATGTTCTCAAAGAAGAGTCGATCATGGATAAACTAAGATCTGTATTTTTTGGGAAGACTGTACTTAAGATTTATTACTTAGTTTTTAAATTTGAAGTAACGTCTAAAACAGGTAGTACTTATAACGTCATAATTCAAACTTCCCCTGACTATGATATACGTGGATGGAAGAATTCGAAATGTAAAGTTTATTGTGAGTGTAAAGATTTTCAATTTAGATCGGCGTATCTTTTGGGCAAGAATAATACGCTGTTTTTGTCGGATCGTATAAAAATAAAACTCGGTCCAGCATTAACTCAAGCGCCCAAAGATAAAACGCCGACAACTCTACTTTGTAAACACTCTATGGCAGCTTTACAATATCTAGTGAATAATTACCAAAATATAATGAAAACTATATAAAACTAATGATAGAATTAAAACCTCATTATAGTTTGTTGTTTATAGATAATAGAGATACAGAAGTAATATTAGCAAAATATACTGGTTCATTTAAATTACCATCTAATATTACATTTACTAGATTAAAGAATCACTTAGTTATTTCGATTAATATCAAGTGTCATAGTTCAGAATCTGATGAACTCAAAGCAACATTACTTGAAAATAGATTTAATATTCAAAGTTTTATTGGTTATAAGATTAATAATGACTATTGGAATATTATTTATAAATATGGTTATTATAAGAGTTATCAGTTTTATGTAAATAGCGAATTTATTGTAGAATATAATATGATTAATTATTTTTGAAGAGATGAGTAAAATATTAGCAATTTCGGATATTCACATTTTTGATTATCCACAAAGAAATTCTTACGATAAGCAACGTTTAACTCAAGCAAGAACAGTAGCACAAAATATTATAAAAGCTGCTACTATTGAAGGAGCAGAAAGAGTTGTAATCGCAGGAGATGTTATTGAAAAATCAGTTCTCCGACCCTATGTTCAAGCAGAAGTTAAGTTATTCCTTGACACTTTAATGAGTTTCTTTAAGGAGGGTTATATAATTTGGGGGAATCATGATCAAGATAATAAGTCGATAGATTCTGAACTTATTGATTCATGTCTTGCTGTAATGTTACCTCCTAATCTATATTATGCTGATCAGAAAGAATTAATAATTGATAATTCTAGAATAGCATTTAGTAACTGGAGACCTGAATTTGATCTTTCATGGATCTCTGGACAAGTAGATGTTTTGTTTACACATGCTACTATTAATTATGGTGGATCAGATAAAATACAATCTCAAGTTCTGGATGAGTCTAAATTTGGATTAGCTATTTGTGGTGATATTCATAGACCAGCTCAGATTGGAAAATATGTTAGTATAGGTATTCCACAGAAATGTAAAATGTCTGACTATGATAAATCAACCGGAGTTGTATATGATTGTGTATCTAAACAATTTAAATGGGTAGATCTAAATCCAGACGATAACCTTATGAAGTTTGTTTATACACCTATCAGAGAAGATGAAGGTTGGAATCAAGGAACTGGAACTTGGAGTGTGTATAAACCAGAAAACTTAAGTATTGCTGGAGGAGTAAGAGATATTAAAATTCCAGCATGGGAAGAAATTGGAAACTTGATTGATAATATTATAATAGAAAACAATCTTCAAGGAATTCATTCTGAAGTTCTTCGAAATCTTAAAGATGTAGATTCTGAAGAAGTTGATTTTGGATTTACTCTTCTTAGATTATATTGTAAAAATTGGAGAAGTATAGACGAAGCTGATATTTACTTTGAGGATGGTGATAAGATCTTGATAACTGGAAAAAATGGTTCTGGAAAAAGTTCTTTGCTTAGTGCTCTTAAATATGCTTTCTTAGAGTGTAGAAATATTAAGGATTATTTACAGTTCGGAGAAAAAGAATGTATCTTAGCAGTAGAATTTATGTATCAAGGAAAGAAGTGTAAGATTCAGAGAGGTAATAAAAAATATGGATGCTGGATTGATGATGAACCTCTTAAGTATAATAATAAGAAAGAATTCGAAGAAGATATGTATCGTAGATTTCCATTTATTGGATATATGGATATTTTCTTATTTGATTCAGACCATCATAAATTAATTGGAAATATTACCCCTGAAAGAAAGTCAGAGATAATTAGTAAGTTCTATAAAATGGATAGAATTGATGCTTATAATAAAGAAGCTGGAATTCTTTTAGATCAAGTTACTAAATCCTCAAGTGTATGGAATGAAGCAATTAAAAAGTCAGAAGAAATCTTAAGATATATAGATACTAATCTTTCTAATATTCAACTTCCAGGACAAACAAAAACAGAACTCACTCAACTAAGATCGGAAGGCTTAGAATTACAAAGAAAAAATAAAGAATGGATGAGTTACTTAGCTGATTCTGGAAAACTTCAAGCACAAGTTTCTCTTTATGTTGAAACTTTGGAGAGATTAATTAAAGAACAATCTACTTACAGACATCTTCAAGAGATAGATTCAGAGATTGCATATCTTCAGGCCGAGGTAGATAATAAAAATCAAGAAATATCACAACTTCGAACAATAGAATCTGAATATTCTTTAAAGTTGGATAGATATAATCAGGTATGTGCAGAAGGAAAGAAAACAACCGCCGAATTAGAACGCCTCGAAAAAAGTAAAGTGTGTCCTAGTTGTGGTCAGGCTTTGAAAAATACAGAATCTCTAGACCGTCATAAACAAGAAATCCTAGGAAAACTTGAAGAACTTAGATCCGAGGCTATAAAAATCGGCGATGAACTTAGAGGAATGTCTGGAAAAAAACAACAGGCTGATTCATTAATTTCAATTGCCTCTGAAAAAGTTAAGACCTTGGGGAATCAAATATTTATGTTGATGTCTGAGAAACAAAAAATTACTAAGACAGCTAAAGATATAGAAAATACAGAAGTTCTCTTAGAAAATTATAAGACTCAATTAAATAACTTAGGAACACCAGAAAAAGTAGAACTTCCTGATAACTTTATGGAAATTATGAGTTCGATCGATTCTGGAATAAAAGCTTGGACGGATCATGAAAGATTAATCCAAGATAGAGCTGTAGAAGAAGCAAATATCTTAAAGGCACAATCTGAGTTAGGATTAATTCAGAATGCTTTAGTAGATCTTAAAGAGTATATTAAGCTTACAGGACCTACAGGAAAGATTTATGAAGAAATTATGACAAGATTAGCTGAACAATTTACAGATAATCAAGTTAAATATTCAGTAGATACATATAACTTCAGAAAGAAGGATCATCTTGACCTTACTAGTAGGTTTAATAATAATGGAAATTATGTCTCTTATGATGCATGTAGTTCAGGTCAACAAACAGTTTTAGATATCAACTTTCTTAGTAAGATAGTAACTAGAATGGGACTGCTTATTATGGATGAATTTTTGAAGCACTTAGATCCAGAAAATCATGATAACTGTATAGATATGATTAGTAGTATGAACATTGGATGTATTATGATCTCTAGTCATATGGAATCTATTACTTCATTTAATAATAAAACTTGTAGACTTGAATTAAATGACTCAGGAGTTACAAATATCACAATAAAATAATTTAAAATATGATGAGTGAAGAAAAATTAAAAGAATATTTTCTAAAAGAGGAAATATTTAATGGGTTTAGTGATTTTTCTGGATATAGAGTTTTAGGAACATTTCAGTTTTCTCCAAAATATGGTACTTTAATTTCTAGTGGAATAAAGATTTTTAAAACTGAATCCATTGCTTGGGTAGAAGAATTTAGGATAGGTATTATTCAAAATATAGGAGATTATTTAGTTATAGTTTCTCCCGAATGTCCTGAGGTATATTTTACGATGCCAGAAGAAATTATAGATAAGATTAAAGATATTTATAATGCTGGAGACTATATTAACCTAGACAGCGAAACATTACAAAAACTTATGGAAGAACTGAATGATGCAAATAGAAAGTGGACAACTAATCCAATTATGACAGTTCCCGGAAAATTTTGGTATAATGATGGCTCTTCAACTAACCCATTTGTTCCATATTCTCATCAGACAACTACATCTACATGTTCTTCAGATTATGTTGTATCTTCTGCATCATCACAAATACCAACTAATATAAATTCCAATAATACTAATACTTATGTTACAGGATATAACATATAATATGTTAGAGTTTGCAGATGTAAAAAATCCTACAGACTTTTTTAAAACAGGGGATCCAAAAGAAATGATACCTTTACGAACTCTTTATAATAATACAAGACTTCTTTGGGGACTTGGAGCAGATCAGATTCTTTTAAGTGTAGCACAAGGTCAAGCAATTTATAAACTCGCCTTGTTAGTAAAAAATAAAAGAAGTATTTTTGGATGTTTAGTATATATTCCAGGTCAGAAAAGACTCGATTTATATACGTCTGAATCTCCAGAGATACCACTAATTCAATGGAAAAGACAAAAAGTAGTGAATAAAACTTACCCACTGCTCCTTGATCTTGCTGGAATTGAAAAAATGTTCTCTAGATTAATTACTATTTTATGATATTTAAAGTAGTTCGATCTAAGTATTCACTAAAAGTATCTAAACTAATAAAAGTCTATAAAGGAGCTTTTAGACTAGAGAATTCATTAGATGTAAATCTATTCGATTATAATAAATCTTGGGATAATCTAGTAGGAGATGATAAAGTAATTACAACCGCTGAATTAATTCTTGCTAAATTTCCATTAAGTATTTGTAAAAAGCTTACTAAAAATCTTATCTTACTTAATAGAAATAATTTTGATGAATATTCAAGTTATGATGATTTTGTTGATAAAAAACAATCTAAATATGAAGTGCATAATGCTTATGAATCTAATCCAAAAGCTTTACAATTAATAGATATTTCTTTAGAAGATTTATTATATAATGTAAAAGATCTAACCAGAAATAATTATATTGTTCAAAAATCATTATTAGAATTGAATAAATAAAAATAAGAGAAAGGCCAGGAAATTAATCCTGGCCTTTCTTTTTTTTCTTGTGAATAAAAAAATAAGTTCCGATCTTCACAGACCAGAACCTATATAATTCATGAGTTTAAAAATTTGTTGTGTTTCTATTTTACATTCACATATAAGGTTTTCAAGCGTTTTCTTTGTTTCACTTTTTCAGTAGTTTTTAGAATCCAACATAATACCTCTTTCTCTAGGGATTCTTGATTTGTAATCTGTTTGTGTTGAGTATATACAGATTTATCTTCTAAAGTAATAAATGCTAACTCTACTCCATAGAATTTTTCATATAAGATAATCTGTTCAATAGCTGCTCCAAGAAAATGAATTGTATATATCTCACTCGTTGAACCTTCTGTTATTCTAACTCCTGAACCTGAATTTTCGGTTAAGTAATCTAAAAACTCTTTAATGGATTCTTTTGTTATTTTTCCCATTTCTCATCTGGTTTTAAAACTTTTATTACTTTTCCATAAATGTTCTTAGTCCAACCATTTATATGTCCGTGATTATTCCCTATCTGAGCACCTTTAATTGGATCTATTGCTTTAATTAAGTGTGTAAAGAATCTTCCATGAACTTTACAGTAAACTATATCTCCAACTTTTACTGAATCTAGTCCAAGAACAGGTTCTAAGACATGTTTTTGACCAGACATGATGAGAGGAGTCATTGAATTTCCTTTCTCAGAAGTTACAAACGTTTCTCCTGCTGCTAGACGTTCTTGTTTAGTTCTCGGCTTTTTTATTTCTTCTTTTCCAAGCGTTATGTTTTCTAGTGGCGTCTTTTTTGTTTTTTGCTTTGACTTCATAACCATCATTAAATTTAAAATTATTAAGTAAACCTTTTGTTGGATCATAAGATTTTTGTTTCTTAAGTTCCTCTAAGATTTTATTATTTATATGTTTAGTATAACTATCTACTGGATCTTCTATCTTGGAAATTACTACTTCTTTTCCTTCATATGTAATTTTATAGTCTTCATAACCTACTGGAGGTTCTTTAAAGTATTCCCACTTAGGAAGTCCAAAGTCTGTTGATTTTCCAGTGAGTATTAAAGTTTTAGATTCTTTATCAACTCTCCAAAAACCTCCTCCCCAACATCCTGTAGCGTAATTCTTTCCAAGTAATTCAAAGTGAAACTCTACATTACCTAGGATTAATTCTCCTTCTTTACTAATTATAAATTTTTGCATAATCATTTATTTTATTATCATATATAAGAATCTTAAGAACCATTAAATTCCTTATAGGTGTAAACAATAAAAAAACTTAAAAGTTATGAAAGAAATAACGGTAAGTAAAGTACTAGAAAAACAAGATGAAGATAATGTGAGAATGATTAATAGTTTATTAGGACTTAAAGAGAGAATTATGACAATCGGAAAAAAGAAAGAATTAACAGCAGATCAAGCTAATATTATTAGCAGGTTTAATCTTCAAGGGTATTCGAGCTTAGAAGAAATTGCTAAGAAAAAGATTAAAGAAATTGAAGAACAAATAACAAGTAAGCTTCAATTTAGTCATAAAGAAAGATTATTAGCATTGATCGTTCCGGATGATCAAAGAGATCTTTATGACTTAATAAAAACTCACTATACAGAAAAAGGATTTAAAACTTTTTATCTTGACAAAGAAAGAGTTCCAGAATTTAAGAATAGTACATATTTATTTATTTCTTGGGACATTGAGATAAAAAAGTAATGTAAGATAAACCTTAAGGAAGAGAAATTCCTTAAGGTTATTTACTTTTTGCTCTCCCCATGCCTTAATTGCTTTATATATGAAACCAAAATTAATATAAAATTATGTTAGAAAATAAACCAACTATTTTGTATTCACTTGAAGAGATAACAATCATTCCAGAAGTAGTAACAAGAATAAATAGTAGATCTCAATGTATTCCATGGGTTCCTAAAATAGATGGCAGAGAAGATAGCAAATTCCTTCCAGTTATTGCAGCACCTATGGCATCAGTGGTTAGTCCAGAAAATTATAAAACTTTTCATGATAATCTAATTTCATGTATTATCCCCAGAAATGTACCTCTCTCTGAAAGACTCAAATTATGTTCTGAAGTATTTTGTGCTTTTTCTATGAAAGAGATTGAGGAAAATTTTATAGAACAGCATCAACAAAGTACAGGATCTGGATTATATGTCTTAATTGATATAGCTAATGGACATATAGAAAGTCAGATAGAACTTGGTCGAACTCTTAGAGAATTATATGGAACATTAATAAAAATCATGGGTGGAAATATAGCTAACCCTAAGACCTATAAATTATATGATAAAGCTGGATTTGATTATCTTAGAGTAGGTATAGGTGGTGGAGCCGGATGTATTACTTCTACTCAGACTGGTATTCATTATCCTATGGGTTCTCTGATTAATGATACTTTTCAGGTTAAGATAGAATGTTCAGGGCGTACAAAAATTATCGCCGATGGAGGAATTAGCACTTTTTCGGCCGTAATTAAATGCTTAGCACTTGGAGCAGATTATGTTATGATGGGAAGTACATTTGGAAAAGCATTAGAAGCGGCCGGTCCAGTGCTAAGAGAATATTACGGCGAATATTATGAATCCCTTCCAGAAAGTATAGATATAACCAGAGGAGAGAAATTTTATCGAGAGTATTATGGAATGTCAACTAAACGAGCACAAGCAGAAATCTTAGGAAAATCAATAGAAACCGTAGACAGAGAAAAATTAAAAACTTCAGAAGGAAAAAGCGTGGTCTTAGAAATTGAATATACATTAGCAGGGTGGGCAAAAAACATGGATTCCTATCTTAGATCAGCAATGTCATATACAAATTCCTATGACCTAGAAGACTTTAAATATTCTAGATGTCAGGTTGTATCCGAGATATCTAGTGTTGGTATTAATAAAAAATAATTAAACTCTATGGCTAAAAAGAAAGCTGTTACTAAATCAAGTGTGGATGAAGAACTTGATTTAATTCGAAAAGAAAGAGATAGTATTTTGAATTTTAAAATTAATTTTAAATGCAAAACTAAGCATCAAAAAGAATTTCTTAAATCTATTTATGATCACGAAATTACAATAGTTAAGGGTCCTGCCGGTTCTGGAAAATCATACGTTTCTGTTTACGCTGCCCTTGATTTATTAAAAAATCCTGATAATGGTTATGAAAAAATAGTATTTATTTATCCTGTAGCTACTAATCCTGACGAAAATATTGGATAAGTTAGATTGTCCCCTAGGTGTATAAAACTTAGGAAAACTTCAAGAAATGCTGGAAATTAAAGTATAATCAGCAAAAACTATTAATTAGATTAACCTAAATAGTTTCTCAACGACTATGTGTGAAGAAGAGAAAATAAAAACGCTTTTAAGATATAGTCTAGTAGTCTATATAATTAATATAGGCCTATTCGATCTTCGCGGAGATTTGCAAGAAAAGCTCGCGCCGTATAAAGAAGCAGATTTTTATACGATGGAGAAGATATTTAATGCTTCAGGAAAAAATGGAAAAGAAATTGTTCAAAAGTTAGTAGATGCTGGTAAAATAGAAGTGAAAGGCAGCCAGTTTCTTAGGGGAAACAATATTGATTCTTCAATTGTTTTGATATCTGAGAGCCAGAACTTCAGTCGAGATACTTTTCTTAAGATATTAACTAGAATAGGAACTAATTCTAAATATATCTTTAATTCTGATGAAATGCAATTAGATTCGAGTTCTTTAAAATCAGGGAAAAATCAAAAAGGATTACAATATGCTGTGGAAAAATTATCTGATATGGATGAAATAGGTATTGTTGAATTTGGTCTAGAGGATGTTGTGAGAAATGATTTGATTCCCAGTATTTTAAAAAGATGGCTTCCGGAAGTTTATGGAGATTTGGATGAGGAAGAAATATCTAAGAGATCTAAGCAAGAAAGATTAGATGAATAAAAAAAATAAGATATCTCAGAAACCCTCAAATTCTTATATATGTAGTAAAGATCAGATGAGAATATAGTACTGATCGGAGACTACTTATTAATATAATAATAAATAATTGAATTTTATTTGGATATAACTGGCTTATGTTATTAGTTACTTCTAATTATAATTATGAGTATAAATTAATTGATCACTGTAGTAACAATTTCCAGAGTATCAAGATCGAAGAGTATAATCTTCTCGAGGTAAACAGGTAAAGTTCACTAGGGAATATAAAATCAAATAGACTTTAATAAATTTTTAATTAAATACGTTAGTGCGCATATATGTATTTATGATAGAATAGTAAAAATTTATTAACTAAATATAATATATAATTTAGAGTTTGATTTTATATATCCCTAGTATTTTTCTTCTACGAAACTACTACCTCTTCGCGGTGTAGAAGACAACTAGCACTAAAGTTGTGAAACTAAATGTAGCAATGAGAGATGAGCGTTCCTATATGTTATGCTTTCTCTCGGAGTAGGGTGCCACTATGATTTATTATCTATAGTGTCAGAAAAACCTTAAGACAATAACAAAAGAATTATGACAAAGAAAAATAAATTAAATGAAAAATTTGAATTAACATTTAGTATAAGAAGTATTGCTTATTACTTTTTATGTATCTACTTAATTTACGTGTTCAAAGTTACCTCCCCAGGTAATATGACACACCTAGGAATATATATGGCATTATGTTTTATTGGAGCACTTATATTAGGAATAGAAAAAATATTCTGGATTTATAAGTACGGTCAATATGCGATGTTTAATCTAGGAAAATTATGGGGAATTAAAAATGAAGGTTTGCTTTGGGTAGTTAAATCATTGAATACAGGATTATTTTGTAAATATGTATTACCAATCATAGGAAGTTTAATTGGATTGGCATTGTTTATGAAATATGTACCTGAGATCAATAATGTAGAGATTTTATTAAGATTATTAGCAATTATTATAGTATTTCTATATTCTATATATAAATTGTTTAACTACTTAAAAAGGATTTGAACTATGAGACTCAAGAGTTTAACAGAAGTCCTTGGGTGGATAATAGGAATCCGTCCAAGTGAGCCCTTGAAATCTAGTGAGAAAACTGGTAAGGAAAATGAAAGAAAAGGAGAAGAAAAAAGATCCCAGTTATCTTTAGATTCAAGTAGAACAAAAATCGTGAATGGTGTTGAGCCTATTAAGGAAATTATTGTAGATATTCTGGATGATTGTTTAAAAGATCCAGATATTAAAAAGCCAGATGAATTTTTCCAATCTTTTACTTGGAGATTGATAATTAATGTAGTAAATTATAATTGGTTATCTAAAGCTCCAAAGAATAGAAGAGAATTGGAGATATTAATAAGAGAATATGGATACTGGGGCAGATATTACAAAAAGATGAACAGAAGCACAATGTTCTATAATATTACCACTCCAAGAATTAGTAATAGAAAAGGAGTGAAAGTAATACCTGAATACTAATAAGCAACAATAGAAAGGGAAATATAATCCCTTTCTTTATTTTTCTCCTCTTTCAACCTCTAATCCTTATACATGTAGATTATATAAAACTTATAATATGAAGAAAAATTTAGAAAACCTGACAATTCCAAAAACAAAAGAGCTTCGTCAAGAAAAATTAGATGAAGCTGTAGCAATATTGAAATCAGAATTTGTAGGATTAGATGATATTATAGATAATATAAAAAAATCTATAATTCCTTGGTATATAACTCCAGAAATAATAGAGAGACCAGTTGTTATTTCATTATGGGGATTAACTGGAACTGGAAAAACAAGCGTAGTTCGGAGATTAGTTCAACTTCTTGGTCTTACTGGGAAAACAGCTTTCTTTGATTGTGGTCTTGAAGCAAATGAATCATCTTCAGGAAGTATTGCAGATAAAATAGAAGAAGTATTTGATATTGAAGACGATTTTGATTCTCTTAATTCATCAGGGGAAAATAAACTTGGAGATGCAGTTTTTGTATTTGATGAGTTTCAATATGCAAGAACCATAGATAAGAACGGTCATGAACTTCTTAAATCTCCATTAAGACCAATTTGGAATATTATAGATAATGGAAAAGTTAGTGTTTCAGAGTATAGATATGATATAACACATTTCGGAAATTTTGTAGAAGATTTTAAACAATTTTCTAAAGAACATCCAGAAATAAAATTAGATTCTGGAAAAGTAACCTCTAGAGAAGAAGTTAAGACAGTTTTAGAAAATCTTGGATTATTCTATTATGGAAGAAATGTAACAGAGCTTCTAAATGGTGATGATTCTGCTAAAGTAAAAGTATCAAAACTCTTCATAAAGACTAATGATGATGAAGATGAGGAAGAAGATATATTTAGACCTCTTAGACTTTTGGAAGATAGAGATATGAGAACAATTGTAAAAAAACTCAATGCTTATAAACCTAGATACGGGTATGAAATAATCACTGATTTAAATAACTCTAAAAATATATCTGAATTTAGTCATATTCTTGAAAAAGTTTCTATAATTATATCTAAACCGAAAGAATTAGATTGTTCAAGATCATTAGTATTTATTCTTGGAAATTTAGATGAGGCTTTTAAAGTAGAATCTGATTTAGATCCTGATATGGATGCTAATACTTTCTATGATAAAACAAGTAAAGTATCAATTTCAGATATTAAAGAAGCTCTCAAACAAAGATTCAGAGCAGAACAAATAGCTAGACTTGGAAATAATTTAATAAAATATCCGACACTAAAGAAAGAACATTTTATTAAGATTATTAAGAAAGAATTATTTAGGATAGCAGATAAATTTTTAGAAACTGAAGGAATAAAAATTAATTATACTGAAAATATAATTGATCTTATGTACTCAGAGGGAGTATTTCCAGTACAAGGTGTAAGACCGGTTTATACTACTATCGGAACTCTATTAACTCCTCTTCTAAGTGATATTTTAATTAATCGTATCGCCGAAGATAAAGAAGTGACGATAACTCTTACTAAGGAAACAGATCTAACAGAAAAGAAATTAAAAATAGATAAAACGTCACTAAGTATTATTTTTGGCGAATCAAGAAAAACAGTAAATATAGAAATTCCATTACAACTTGGAGAATTAAGGAATCCAGAGAGAAGATTAACAAGATTTATAAATTCTGTACATGAAGCTGGACATGCAATAGTAGCTTTACATGAGACTGGTGTTTATCCAGTTAATATAGTTTCTGTCGCTACCGGAGATGGAGGATTTTGTAATACTTATGATCCAAAAAAAGAAGGAGAAATTGATAGTCGAGGAGATGTTGATTCAGAGGTTAGGATATGTCTCGCTGGTTATGAAGCTGAGAATCTAGTTTATGGAAAATATCCAGAGAAGTGTTTAATGGGTTCTGGAAGTGATATTGAAAACGCATGGGATTTTTTCTCTGAGATGGCTTATAGATGTGGGTATTTTGAACCTTATTCATATACGAATCATTTAACAGAAGAAAGTACAGCAGGTGGTATACCTTCTGGATTCTTAGATAATGAAGGTTTATTTGTCAAACATCCTTACAAAGCTAGCAGTGGATACCTAAGAGATATGGTAGCTCTTAGATTTTCAGAGCTTAGACAAGATGTAGTAAATATTCTTAAAGAGGAGAGAAAATTACTAAAAGTAGTTGCATTATATCTTGGAGAAAATGGATCTATGAATTCTGATGAGTTTAGAGATTTTGTTATTAAGTACGGAAATAAACTAACTGATAAGTATGTATCATCTAAACTCGAAGAAGATAAGAATTGGTATGAAAAAATATTAAGTAAGTTTTAAAAAAAATTAAAGGAGCTTTTACGCTCCTTTTTTATTATTCTTTTTAGAAGAAAAATAAACCTACCCATTCATCACGAACAGGTAGGGTTTTCATAAAAATTAACACCATTTATAAAAAACTATATTTTTCTTTAATTATAAGACTTTTGGGGTGTATAGGATGATTCTAAAACTCCAATAATTTCATATTCTATTAAAGTCTCTGAACCATCAAAAATCGGAGGAAAACCAGAGGATTCCGCTGTACAATAAGCTATTCTCTTTTCTTTTCTTCGATTTTGTAGGATAATGTATTTCTTTTTTATTGACTGTCCGATATATTTCCTGAAGATTAGAATATCATCTTTCTTCCATTTACCTTCTTTATTATCATCTATCGGTTTTACTAAAATAATATTTCTATCCCAATTTCTCTCTGTTTTCCTAGTACTTGGATCAGAAAGATATGTTTTTTCTATTTTTATTATTCTCTCTGGAGTATACTGAGAAGTTCCTATTATAAAACCTTTTGTATCAATATCAGATTTTATTATACAGTATAATATTATTAATACTATAATTCCAATATAAAATGCTATCATAATTCAAACTCTTTTAAAATTGGTTCAACAAATTCTCTATATTGTGGGTAGTATTTCTCAAGAGTTTGTCTAGCATTAAGTGGTTTATCAGGTTTTGTTATTCGAGCACATTCCCAATCAATCACAGCTTCTACCCAATCTACTTCAACTGGACATTTTCCAAATAAAATATCATCTTCATAGTAAGTTGGATGATGAGGTTGAACTTGTCGATGAAAGTTATTTATTATTTTCTCACCTAGGAATGGAAAGAATATAAATAGTATCAACTTATCCCAATCATGAAACCAGTGTGAATGATATCCAAGAAGTTTTTTCTCTGTTTTCATAAATGCAATCCAATGTTTCCAAGTATAGGGGATGTGGTTATAACAATCTCTAACGTTTTTAATTATCTGTTTCATATAATTCATGTTTTTTATAATAAGCCCGTTTAAGTTCTCCAACTACATATATATTAGGAGAGACACATTTATTTTCCGGCCGAGTACAAGATTCATCATAAATCTCAGGGTACATATCAAGAATAAATCTAACTACTCCCTGAGATCTTGATCTTCCAGCCTTACAATGAACATATATGTCTTTTCCTAGATTCGACTCTATAAAATCTACTACTTCGGCTGCCTGTTCTTGAGTTATTCCTAAAAATTTATGACCTTTCCATTCTATTTCTTGAGAAGGTATATCATCAAACTCTAGATTTAATACAACCGAGGAATTATCTTTCTTAAACCAATGTAATTCATCCTCTTCTAAATAATATTTTTGACATTCAGGAGTCCCAATGATAGATATAAAACAACTATTACTCGGAAGATTATCATCATTCCACCCACAAGAACTGCACATCATATCAAATTCTGTATGACTGTAACAATATAGTTTTGGTTTTTTCATTTTTTAATAGGAAGATAAATAATAAGATCTGATCTAACTAAGGACTTTCCAGAGGTTATTGCTTCTTGAGAAAGAACTTTTTGAAGGGATTCTGAATAATATCCAGATATTGTCTTATAAAATATATAAGTCTTAGGAATTTCTTCCGAATTTTTTAAATTCTCACCTAAATTAATCCAATCTTCTTCTGTAGCTTCTGGATATACTGTTTTATTCAATGGAACTGTTCTAAATCCATAATAATTCCAATATTCATTAAAGATTTTTCCCAAGTCTAAAATTTTTTCAGAAACTTTTATATTACCACCAGAAAAATCAAACTTATAAGATAAATATTTGTCTGAAATATTCTTTGTCCTGATATAACTACTATAGGTATATCCTGAATTATCATTGTAGTATTGAATATATGATTTATAGAAATTAATAGTTTTTCCAAGATCATCTATATAAACATGACATTTCTTCTCAGCAGCTTCATGATCATTCTTTAATCGACTCTCTAAGGCTGAATCTTGACGATAAAATTCTTCAATAAATCCTATAGGGCTATTCCAGAATTTCCAAGAATAAGCTGTCATTTCAAAACGATCCATGATTTCTTTAATCTCTCCATCTGATAATACCCTAGGACAAACTTCGAATTCTACACTTTTAATACTTTCAGTGAATACAAAATCCTCTTTTTCTATACTCCCTGGATCATAAAATAAAAGTTTAGTTTCATATTTCTTCCCTAGTTCTTTTCCAAACTTAGCTTCTCCAATAAATATTGCTTTCCTTTCTTCATAGTTTTTAGAAATTCCTGAATATTTCCAAGGTAGTTTTTTAAGTTTGTATAAAGATCCAGGTTTAAGTTCGGCGGGTTTAAGATCTTTTGTTATTACTTCTCGTTTCTTCATTATCTCAGAAGAAATTCTATATTCCTCTGTATTAATCGGAAGGAGAACTAATTCTGTCCCTATCCAAGAATAAACACATTTTCCGATTATTTTCTTTCCAGCCAAGCTATCACAATAATCTAATATCCATAAGAAATTATCAATTCCTATTTCAATCTCAAACCCCCTTGGATCCCAAATTCTACAATAAGCTTGTCTATAATTCCAACCTACTTTTCCACCACCAACAGAACGATTCACTATAAAACCTTCCATCGGAACATTCTCAAATTCATCATCTTTGATTTTATGATCTCTCCAAGAATTCCAAGATTTTTCTTTTTTCAAAATCCCTGTCGAAGAGTCTGTGTAAGTAATGAATCCAAGTTTTTTAGTATAACAGTCAGATCTCTCTTGATATCCGACGTTAATTTTCTTTGGAATAATAAAATTTTCGCTATTTACCATAATATATAAAATTAAATTTTCATTGCAAATATAAGGGATTGACAACCTTATTTATGTAAAACTAAAATTTAAATAGAAAATTATGAAAAAGAAAATTAGAGAAATCGTAAGAGAAGAAATAAAAGCAACAATATTATTTTATTTAATTCCAGTTGATTTAGTTGCTTTCTTTTCATTAAATAGTGAAATAAAAAATATAAAGATTACTCTTGCTATCTTAATAGTATTTTCTTTAGCGGTATTGACTTATTATGTTCTTTGGAGAGTTATAGAATATCTCGAAGAGAAGGAAAAAGAGAACCCTGAAAGCCTTATAAATGATAAAAATAATAAATGAATGAAAAAGAAAACAAAAGATAGATTGATTTTTGGATTAAAAATCATAACAGTATTATCTCTTGGTGTTGCAGCAGGATATGCAATATACCGAAGAAGAGATAAAGCTTATAATTCACTCCCAGACAGTAAATTTGTTGGGAATATGATGAAAGGCAAGAGAACTGAACTAAATGTACCAGTTCCAGGTGTCTATGAATTCAAAAATGAAAATCATAATAAAGGTTACTATAATGTATTTAAGAATGGACCTTGGAATGTAGTAGCGCCAGGGTATCAGAAAAAAGACCTTGTGACTCCCGCGCCGAATCAACCTAAGAAAGTAAGAGTTAGTTCGGGAGGAGGTAGCACATATTTTCACGTAACACAAAAGCTATCCAGATCGGGAGCTAAATTGTACGGCGCGAAATCTATAAGAGGTTATTATATTCTTAAATATGAAAGTTAATATATACTATACATTAAGAGATTGGAGAAAATCCAGTCTCTTTTTTATCTTTCCTCCAAATCGATGAAAAGTGATCTCTCGACCCGTGACTTCCTTATTTATGCAAAGGGGATTCGTGTTGTGTGGGTTCCCAATTTATTTCTAAAACAAATAGTAAATATGGAAAAAATAGTAGAATATGAAGGTACTAAGAATCATTATATAGTACTTCAAGAAAATGCGATAATGAAAAATCCAGAAACAAGAGAATGGGAAAACTGTATTATCTATCAAGAGTATAAACACTGTACTCCTGAAGGTTATGTAGAAGTTCCTGAGAGTGAAAGAAAAATATTTGTAAGAGAAAAGAAAGATTTTTTAAGAAAATTTACGTTATGTTTAGATTTATAACTATGTATTATGGGTGTTCTGGTACATTTAAAGCAACAACCATAGAATCAGTATTAACAAAGTGTCCTGGACTGTATAATGTTATGTGGTCTGATATTAAACCTTGGAAACATTGGGAAAATATCTTAGGAACGCAACAAGATGATCGAAATTATGCTATTCTTCATTTATGTAACTTGAAGAATGCTATAAGAAGTAATTGGCCTCCTGGAGTGAATAACCTCTTAGTGGAAAGGGGAGTATCCGATATGCTTTATTATTACTACAAGAATAATAGAGAAATCGGTGAAAATTCGAAATGGATTAAGGATGTAGTTCATGAAGAAGATATCTTATGTGAGCAAAATTCGTACTATACACCAAGGAGAATATTATTAGTTCAGAAAGATTTTGATTTTGTTAGAGATGTTATTCTTAGAGAACCTACCCGAGCAAAAGAATTTCCAGGAGGGGTTCAAGAATATATGGAACATCAAGATGCATATGTTGAATTTACACAAAAGTATAATAAAATTGATGAAGTTATTAATATTAAAGATGCAGAAAAATATGTAAATGACTTGGGATTTGAATTTGATCCTAGTAAGAAATAACAAATAAAGAAAAATAAAAACATATGAGTGAAGATGTAAATACAGTATCAGATTTACTAGTTGCTAAAAGGAATGGTAAATCTGAAAAATTTAATTCTGAAAAAATAGAAAAAGCAATTCTTAATGCAATGAAATCTAGTGGTATTAAAAGTCCAAAAGTAGCTTTTAATATCTCTAAAGAAATTGAAGAAGAATTAAAAGAAAAAGGTTCATGTACTATTGATGAGATTGAAAATTTAGTATATGACAAGTTAATAAAGAAAGGACATAAGTTAACTGCAAAAGCTTATGAAGGATATCGAAGTGTTAGAGAATTTCAACGACAATCTAATACTATCGATGAACAAATAAATGAATTATTAGCAGGAGATAGTGAATATTGGAAGTCTGAAAATTCTAATAAAGATTCTATGCTCTTAACAGTTCAGAGAGACTATATGGCTGGAATTGTTAGTATAGATATGGCTAGACGAAAAATATTCCCTCCTGAAATTATCCAAGCTCATGATGAAGGCCTGATTCACATACACGATCTTGACTATATAGGCCAACTTGCGATGAATAATTGCTGTTTGATTAATCTTGAGGACATGCTTCAAAATGGAACATGTATAAATAAGACAAAAATATTTAAACCTCATAAATTAATTACAGCTACTACAATTGCAACGCAGATAATTACTGCAGTATCATCTTCACAATATGGAGGATGTACAATAACATTAACACATCTAGCACCTTTTGTAAGAGATAGTTATAATGGTTATCTGAAAAAATATAAAGATGCTGGATTAGATGAAGAACTTAGCGAGAAATTAGCAACTATTGATTTGAAAAAAGAAGTTAAAGACTCAGTTCAAACTTTTAATTATCAAATTAATAGTATGACAAACACAAATGGTCGAATTTTACTGGCCCGGGAAAGTAGTAATATTTTTCAATGTAGAGAGTGAACTAAGAAATCTTAGGTGTAAAATTTACGTAAATAATACGGAACTATAGGAAATGATAGTTTAAAATTTTGCTAACAGGGAAAGATTAAAATCTAATCCTGTGCCAAGCTAGAAAATGAATAAGTTTCTAGAAGGTCAAACGACTATCCGAAAGGAGTAGGTTTAAGGCGAAATTCCTTATTCCGAAGCGCTCTCCAACCATTTAATAGTGGTTGATGATATAGTCTAATTCGGGGGAAATGCAGTCCCCATTTTTAACAGTATTTATGTATCTAGGCGAAACTTCAGAATATAAAGAAGAATTAGCCATGTTAATTCAAGAATTCCTAGAACAACGTATCCAAGGAATGCCTAATGAAGATGGAGTATTTGTAACTCCTGCATTTCCTAAATTGATATATGCTCTTGAGGAAGATAATATACATGAAAATAGTAAATATTGGTATCTTACTAAACTCGCTGCTAAGTGTTCAGCTAAACGATTAGTTCCTGATTATATTTCTGAAAAGAAAATGAAGGAACTTAAAGAAGGAAACTGTTTCCCGAGCATAGAGTATCCTGTGCCTTGTAACAGTGATGTTACTCGAAAAACCTACTTAAACGGAGAAGGCATTAATTGCTAACTTACCGTGCTAAATTATTAAATATAAAATATTTTTATGTGGAAAGATATACCTAATTGGGAAAATTATTATGAAATAAATGAACTTGGAGAAGTTAGAAATAAAATAACAAAGAAACTAATCATTGGAGATACTAATAATGCAGGTTATCCAAGAATTTATCTATATAATAAAAATAATTCTATAAAGAAGGAAAGATTCTTTAGACATAGATTAGTAGCTTTATTATTCATACCTAATCCAAATAATTATCTTGAAGTTAATCATATCGATGGAAATAAATTAAATAGTAATGTAAATAACTTAGAGTGGTGTACTAGAAAACAAAACGAACGTCATTCTTATAAAGTTGGTGGATCTAAACATAAAAATTATAAACCTTTTAAGATAATTTATGATAATGGACTTGAAGAAATTTATAATTTTAAAGAAGACTTATCAAAATTACTAGGAATTTCTAGAGTAACTGTTAAGTACTGGTTACAAAAGAAAAATAAAGGTTTTCGTAAGTATAAAATAAAAGATATTTATTATATTTAATATAAAAGCCTAACGACTAGAGAAAATAAATATTAGAGAAATACTAATATGGAAATGAGTATCGTAAGAATTTATTAATAATAAATTCTGAAATGGTAGGGTTCTTATTTGTGGTAATAGCAATAAGAATATGATATAGTCTAAAAGTTAATAATTATTAACTTTGGGGATGTCGCAGTTTCTTATCACCTTGGAAAGATGAAAATGGAAATTATAAATTCTATGGCCGTCTAAATCAAGGTGTTGTAACAGTATCTCTTCCTGATGCAGGATTATCTGCAGAAGGAGATATTGATAAGTTCTGGGAAATTCTAGATGAACGTTTGGAATTATGTCATAAAGCATTACAAATTAGACATAAACGTTTACTTGGAATTAAATCAGATGTAGCTCCTATATTATGGCAACATGGAGCTTTTGCAAGATTAAAACCAGGAGAAGTGATTGATCCATTATTATTTGGTGGGTATAGTACAATTTCTCTAGGTTATGCTGGTTTATATGAGTGCGTTATGGCATTAACTGGGGAATCTCATACAAAACATATCGATCTTGCAAAACAAATTATGCAAAGATTAAATGATGCTTGTAATAAGTGGAAATCTGAGGAGAATGGTCTTGGATATAGTGTATACGGATCTCCAATTGAAAGTACAACTTATAAATTTGCAAAGTGTCTTAAGAATAGATTCGGAGTTATACCGAACATAACTGATGAATCTTATATTACTAACAGTTATCATATTAATGTAAAAGAAGAAATTAATCCTCTTGATAAGTTAAAATTTGAGGCAGAACTTCAACCATATAGTTCTGGTGGTATGATATCTTACATAGAGTCTGCAGATATCAGTACTAACATCGAAGCAGTTTTAGAAGTTATAAAGTTCATCTATGATAATATTTCTTATGCAGAGTTAAATACAAAATCAGATTATTGTTCTAACTGTGGATATGATGGTGAGATAGAAATTATAGATGAGGATAATAAATTATCTTGGAGGTGTCCTCAATGTGGCTGTGAAGATCAACACAAACTTCATGTATCTAGACGTACGTGTGGGTTAAATTTAGCTCACGTTAAATTATTAAAATTGCCGGAAAGATATTAATATAAATCGGCATCAAGTAAAAATAAACTTGTTCAACGACTAAGTATAATAATTAATAAAAATTTTATTAAAAGATATAGTCTTAAACTATATAAATAATATAGTAATTATTGATATTGGTTCCAATTTTTGGAATCAAGGGCGTACAGCCGAGATACGAGATAGATACACTCATCTAGATGATCATGAATTATAAAATCCCTGAAAACTATGAGATACGCAACTATTAGAAAAATAGATATATCTAATGGACCTTACATTGGAGTTTCATTATTTTTACAAGGATGTTTATTCCATTGTAAGAATTGTTTCAATCAAGTAGCTTGGCCTTTGGATGGAGGAAAAGAATTTACTGAGAAAGAAAAAAAAGAATTTTTTGAATTAATAGAAGGAGTAAAGAGAGTTTCTATTTTAGGTGGAGAACCTTTACTTCAAGCTACAGAACTTAGTGAATTATTAAAAGAAATAAAGGAAACTTGGCCAGAAAAAGAGATTTGGTTATGGACTGGATTTTATATTTCTGAATTAACTGAAGAACAAATGAAAGTTATTAATTTGTGTGATTATATAGTTGATGGAAGATATATAGATGAATTAAAAGATAGAAAACTTAGATTTAGAGGATCTTCTAATCAAACTATATGGCATAATATTAATGGTGAATTAGTAAAAAGTAAGTATAATGATGAAAGACTTGATTAAATAATAAAAAGACCTTAGGGAAAAAATCCTTAGGGTCTTTATTTTACTCTCTGACAGACCTTCTTTCCTTATTATTGAATATAAAATAATTAATCAAGATGAGTAAAATAATAATTGTTCCAGACGTTCATGGTAGGACGTTTTGGAGGCTAGCGAAAGAAAAGATTAATGAAGTAGATCAAGTTGTATTTCTAGGAGATTATCTAGACCCATATCCAGTCGAGGGTATTTCACCAAAGAAGGCAATAGAAGAATTAAAGAAGATAATAGACTTCAAAAAAGAATTCCTAGAGAAGGTTATTTTGTTAATAGGGAATCATGATTATCACTATATGAATCTATTAAAAGAAATACTTCCTTGTAGTAGATATGACTTTAGGAATGCACAAAAAATCGAACAGATATTTAATGATAATCAAGAATTATTTCAAGTATTATACAAAGAAGGAAAGTATTTATTTTCTCATGCAGGTGTTGTAGAAGAGTGGATGAAAATTACTTGTGGTTGTGATGACCTAGATACACTTCTTAAGGAACAACATCTAATGTATAATCACTTGTGGTATATGTCAAGACTTAGAGGTGGTTATGGGTTTTATGGATCATGTATATGGTCTGATGTAAGAGAATTTGAGAATACATTTCTTGGAGTATTTCAGATTTTTGGTCATACTCAATTAGCCAAGGAATTTTTTGGACCATCTCCAGGAATAGAAGAGACATTTGCATGTTTAGATTGTAGAGAATGTTTTATATTAAATACTGAAGAACAAACAATAGAAAAGTTATGAAAATTGGAATTGATTTTGACGGAACCTGTGTTACTCATGAATATCCTAAAATCGGAAAGGATATTGGTGCAGTACCTGTTCTTAAAGAGCTAGTAGAAAAAGGTCATAAGTTAATCCTTAATACTATGAGATCAGGGAAAGAACTCGAAGATGCAGTTGAATGGTTTAAAGAGAATGATATCCCTTTGTATGGAGTTAATCAAGATCCTGGACAAAGAAGATGGACTAGTTCTCCAAAAGTACATGCAGATCTTTATATAGATGATGCTGCTCTTGGATGTCCTCTTATATATAATCCAGATTTTAGTGATAGACCTTATGTAGATTGGGAAAAAGTTAGACAAGTATTTTATGATTAAGAAACCAACAAAAGAAGAGATGTACGTAGTTAATCAGCCACGTCATCTTATGATATCAATTATATTAATGGATTATGATTACTACCCTCTTCCAGATAATATACATACTGGATTATGTAAACTTTCTGAGATTAGTGATATAGTATTCATATTCTCTGATTCCCATTTCGACAATTCTAAGATTAGTAAAGAAAAGATAACAACTCTTTATCAGGCTTGTGCTTTTATAGATAGTTCTGGAAATTTACCGAGAACTATATTTAAGGCTCTACAATATGATAAAGAAATATTTGGGAAGCACATCGGAATAACAATATCTAGATGTCAGGATTTACAAGAATCTACACCTAAACTTTTTGAAAACCTAGAAAAAATAAATCAGTCTAGAATTATTAAGCCAGTGTTTAAGATTCGTAGATTATCATCAACAGAACTATATAACTTCTACTATACACCGTCTGAAGAAAAAAGAAAGAAGAAATGGAAATGTATTTTTGATGAATGTTTATATTTTTATCATAGACATATTCTGAAGTCTGTTATTTTTCCATGGACTAGAGTAGATGTTCCTGATCCTGCCGATTATATAGATTGTAGATATTGTACTTGGGGATCTAACTCTTCAGTACTTTATTTCAGAAACACAACAATCGGAATATTCTTGGAAAAAGTAGATAAAGAATTTATTGATACTTTTACTGATCCAGATCCTAGATATCTTTTTGCTGGATTAGTTAAGAAAAATGGAATAGATTGTTTAGATTATAATATAGAGGATTTAGATATTGGAAAATTATGACTAAAAGATATAAACAATCAGGAAGAAATTCAGCTTATCCAGAATATATAGAAGTTTGGGAATATGGAGTTGGATCTGTACCTGATTGGATTTCAGATAAGAGCAAAGTTACGTTTATAGATGGTCTTGGAAATGTAACTTTAGAAACTCATGATACTAGTACAGGTGGAGTAGAGATTATAGACTCTACAGGTACATCTCCTCTTATTAGGTTAGGTTCAAAAAAAGACTTAATATGTAGAGAGGTAGAAAATGAAACAAAAGTATTTGTATTGACTAGAATACAATTAGATTTATTATATAAATTAGAATTATGAAAGAATTAAAAGACAGTGAAAGAAACCTGATTAATGAAGGACTTGTAATGGTAGATTATTCTGCTGAATGGTGTGGTGGTTGCCAAGTAATTAAACCAATTGTTGAAAAATTAGCAACCGAATATGAAGGAAAAGTTAATATTTATGGATGTGATGTTGATGAATGTGCAGAACTTACATCAGAATTTTGTATAAGAAACATTCCAACACTACTATTCTTTAAAGATGGAGTACTTCAGAATCGATTAGTAGGTTCACATCCAGAAAAAACAATTAGAGAAAATCTAGATTTACTAATATCAGAATCAGGAAATGAATAAATTTGTACTTAACACATTAATTTTAGGAGATGATGACCTACATTGTAAGACAGGTGAAGTAACTTTGTCTATGATGAACCTGAGTCATACAAATTTTACTGGACCGGATCTTGATAAATTCGATTTAATTGTTTATCATGGAGAGAAAGGTTGTAAAATTTTAAAGTCCAGAGCATTTAGAACTGGAAAAGTAGGATAAAAATAAAGAGAGGATACCATTCAAATAGGTTCCTCTCAATTTTTTTACATCTCTCCGTCGTATTTTTTATCGTCTTGAAGAGTTGATCTTTTTCTTACTAATAGAGCAATTTCTACAATTAATTCTTTTAAAGACATTCCACCTTCATATGGGAAAGCCTCATCACACCATTGTTTACTAGAATAATCCTCTTCTTCTGGTGTAACTTCATAATCTCTACAAAGTTCTGCTACTCTTTGTTGAACATACTCTTTAGTTAAGATTCTAGATTCTGGAATAAAATATGCACTACTTCCAGTCTGATCTTCATGTCCCAAAGCTAAAATTGCTTCATCTCTAAACCAATCACATTCCATAAATTCTTGTGATTCTGGCCATCTTACTAATACATAGTTTTCATTCATATTCTTTAATTTTTATTACATCTATAAGAGTTTTACCTTCAAAGCCTTATTATTGAGAAAAACAAGAAATTATGAAAAGAATAGACTGTTCATTTATGGGAATTAGTGGAGAATGTTTTATCCACATTACCCTAGAATTTGAAAACATCCCAAGAAAAGGGGATAAGGTAGTACTCAGCAGAAACATTGCAGAGTATGTAAGAGAAAATATGACAAATGATGTGGAAAATGCAGAAGAATATGCTGATATTATATCCATGTCATTAGACAAAAACTCAGGGACTATGTACTTTTATGCAGTAGAAGTAATTCATTATCCAAGAATTGATAGAGATGTAGATGATGAAGCGATTACTAGAGTCATACTTAGTAGTAATAGTCTAGATTAAAAAAAATAAAGAGAGGCCTTAATAGGTTTCTCTCTTTTTATTTTCTTCTTAGAGTTCAAGTATTCTTTTAAGTCGTTGTAAACTTCCAGGAATATCATTTCTATCTAAGTGTGATTCATTATTTTTTACTTTTAATTCATCCCTTTGTTGTATGAATTTATTATAAGCTATTTCAAAAATTTCTAGATCATAATCATGTAGTTGTCCATAAGTTTTTATATTTTCTGGAAGGTATTTATCTTGCCCACCTTTAAAGTTTCTTATTGCATAAGTTGCTTTAAAGAGATCTATATAAGCATTTTTAAGAACATCTACTTCTTCTGGTGTAAACTTATCTATAACATTCATTAACTTATAAGTATCATCACCACACATAGGCAAACTCTCTAAATAATCATCTTCTATATTTACCCACCTGTTTATACTTACAACAAATCCAATAGGTGTTCCAGAATCTAATGTTAATATCTTATTAGGATAGTAACCTTGAGGAGAGTCACATAATCCTAGAACTTGAAAATTTACATCAATAGATCTCATAGTTTTTGCAATTTTCTTAGATTTATCAAATAACTGTAAGAACTCGTCGGAAAATACATACTTTCTATAAAGTTCAACTACTAATTCTTTAATTAGTTTTTCTAATCTTGCTAATTTTTTCTTAAGACCTGAGTTATCTAAAAGTTCTTTATAAGTTGATAATAAGATATCTCTCGAAATTAATTTACTTTTGTCTTTATCTAGAATCATGATTTTAATATATTATAAAGTTCTATAAAATTAGTTTTCAAAGCAGTTAGAGTTAAGTTTTTATTTTCCAAAGTTTCTTCTAACTCGAATAACTTATTACATGCTCTTTTAGAAACTACTACATATTCTCTAAGTTTTTCCAAAGCTTCTTTATATAATTCAGGACTTTGATGTTTAAAACTACTCCACTCATTACCTTTAAATAGACTAGGAGCAGAAATCAAATTCCCATCTATTCGTTTTTCAATTCTTATTCCTTTAGAAAAATAATAAAGATTATCCCCCCAATTTAAACAGTTTATATTTTCTTCAGGAAATTCTTTTTTTAATACTCCATCTCCTGTAAAATCAAATACTTGAACACTATTTAAATAATCCTGATACTTCATTGTAAATTCTTTTTCTTCTGGAGTTAAACATTCCAAGATCGCATCAAAAATAAAATCTACTAGTTCATTACGTAGGTTCTTACTCTCATCGAACTCTTTGATATACAATTTTTTAACTTCATTAATTATCTTATCTCTCTGATTTCTAGTTAATGCCATAATCGTTTTACTTTTTTACATTACTTACATTAATAAGGATTTTGCCATTATAAAAGGTCCTAAATCTTAATTATGTAAAACTAAAATTATACTAATATGAAAGATATTGAAAAAAGAATAGCTGAGAATATCCAAGTTCCTGAGGATATGTACTTAGAAGGATTACTTGATATAACTGGATTTTTATTTAGTGAGTTAACACAATTTCTAGAAAATGAACATCGATATATAGGTATTACTAAATCCTATATTCATACTGTTAAATTAACTATTGAAAGAATAAATCAATCTGTTCGACCTGAAGATATAGAGATTTATGGAAGAATATTATATCTTTATAAACCATTTCTTAAAAAAGAATTTAAGAGACTTAGAAATAAAAAGTTAACTGCAGGGGATTCTGTTATAGTAATTATTAATAAAATCATAGAAATAATAGTTCAAGAAAAGAAACAAGATTTTAGATTTCATAAAGAAGTAAGAACCCTAAGAAAAATTATATCCAAATTTTTTGAAAATATTAGGAACAAAAAGAAAGAAGATCCACTTTATTCTCTAAGTAATGCTATCAAAGAATATAAAGATAGTGGATCTGTTGGAAAATATCCTCTTGATGTATTCTCTTTTATAGATAATCAGTATATAAAAGAAGAATTAAAAGATCCAGGAGAAAGACTAAAAGAAGAAAGTGATAATAAAATAAATGAGATCTCTTTTGATAATTGATTTTCTCAGTTATAGAATAAAAAACTAGATAGAATTTTACCTCTATCTAGTTTAATTTTTATTTTATTTTTTCTTTTCCTCATCTTCGGCTTTTTCTTCCAGGGACTTTTCTTCTCCAAGTTCATACTCCATGGATTCGATATCTATCTTTCGATTTACAAAATCCTTCTTATCCTCATCTTCTATATCCACAGTATAGTAAAGCATGATATCAAACCCAAGATCTTTATACACTGGATTCGTATCTCTTGCTTGAAACATTACGTGATTATATTTTGTTGAATATGTTCCATGCAAATTACTCCTTCTCTTATAGATTGTTAAGTTTTCAGGAATAGTTACATAATGAAGCATATCAAGAGCTGTATATAAATCTACTCCAGGTTCATCGTCAATTTCATCCTTCATCGGAAATCTTAATTTATACCCTAGAAAAGTAGATGCTATTTTTACATCATATACATCTTCTTGAGTTTTTCCAAGATCATTTAGTTCCTTACTGAAAAATGCAATATTCTCGAAAATATGACCCGTAAGTTTTTTACTCAAACTCTTACGTCCATCTGTATAATCGAATAAGTCTTGCATAAACTCTGAAAAACCATTATATTTAAGTCTTCCATCAGGCCAATAAACATTATAAGATTCATAATCTCTCTTAGGAATCTCCACTGCTGCCTGAAATACTTTTTCATAAGTACGAGTTTCACCAGTCTCTTCATTTACTACTTTTGTATACGTTACTCCCTTTATTTTATAAGAAAGTATATAATATCCAACAAAGAAACGGTCAATGTTTTCATCTTCTGTACCTATAAACTCTTGATTTAAGGTATCTCCTAATTCACTAAACGTATCTTTATAATCATTTATCTTTGGATAACCAGATAGATTTTTATTATAAGCAGTTGTTGGAATTTCGAAAATAAATTCTAATTTCCTTTTTCCAAACCTAGTGTCAGATTGACTTACGTGAATGATGTTCTCGCAATCCAATAATCCCTGCTTAACTATCCTTTTTTTACCCCATCTATCTTCTTCTACTATATTGCGAATACGAATAAGATCAAGATCCCATGGATTGACCTTTCTATCGCCGAATTGGATAACGTTATACATTGCTAGTACTAAGTTATCACTTTCGTCATTTTCTTCGTCGACTTCGCTATATTCTTCGGAGGAATTGACAATTTCATTAGATTTCTCTCTTAATATATCTGAAGAAATTCCAAGACCTTCAAGTGCATTATCGACTTGTTTTTTCTGTTTTTCTAATTTTTTTATTTCTTTTTTTGTTTCTCTGGCTAGCAGATAACCACCAAGGGCTAATCCTAAACCAATTAGTATTAATTTTTTAGGTTTCATTTCTTTTTCTTTTCTTTTAAGTTTGTTTATTCTTCTTTTTATCCCCTTTGTCCACTGCTAATCCCACGAACCATTCCTCCTTTTTTGGGGGGTCTATTATTTCCTCCTCCCTGAGGTTTACCAATAGATCCGTTTTTAGAAAATAGTGCACTTCCTACACCTAATAATGTTACTCCTAAAATGCTAAGCATCGCAACTCCTATCATTATCTTAGAACTTTTTTCTGAATACTCAGCTGTTATTGTTTTAGTACTATTATTATCTTTTAAAAATGTAGTACTTGTTTTCTGTACACCAAGTAACGAACCAATATTTATCATATTTTTATCTTTTTGAATTAATTTTTCTAATTTTCTTTGTTTGAAAGTCTCCAATAAGTGAAGCTCCGAATCCTATTACGTATATAAGAGCTATAATTTGACTACCTATCTTTATACCACGGAGACATACATTAGCTACTGAGTAACTCCCCATCGCTATTTTTTCTCTTTTTTTAATGTCCATTTTTCTTTTAAGTTTTATTGTTAATATTTAAGTTTATAATTCTTTATTTAACGCAGTCAGCTTAATATGCTATTTATAGATGCTGACTCATCTGTCTTGTTTAATATCTCTTTATAAGAAGGGAACTGGATGGACCTCCAGTTCCCTCCCCTGAGATAACAATAAACAAGAATTATGTTTTTGTTCTATTTCTACTTCTTTTTCTTCATCATCTTCTATTTTCATCATTGTGTTTTTCATAACCTAAATAAAGAAAAAGAGTATAGAAGCAATTCAATACCTCTATACTCTAAACTTAAAAGAAGGAAAATTTATTTCTTTTCCTCAGCGGGAATTTCTTCGACTTCTTCAATACCGTCACCAGTGATCTTCTTTTTGACGTCTCCAATCAATTTTTCACAGTAACCGTACTTCTGTTCTAGCTTAACTGCTGCTATTCCGGTTCCAAATCCTACTGCAAGATATAAAAAATTTGTCAATTTCATTTTCTTATCCTCCTTCTTATAAGTTAACATTATTTACTCTTTGGTGGCTGTTTAAACTTCTGTAACCACCGTTTTTGTAACCATTGCCTCCATTTGTAGGGGCTGATGTCACTTCCGGCTTTACTTCAGGAATCATATCCGATTCTCCTATACCGGTAACTGTTGTTGCAACTGATTTCTTTCTCTTTAAAAGACCTATAGCTGCATTTCCTATACCCTTGCCAGTGGATATTATTGGTTTGTGGTATTTAACTATTATTCCACCAAGTACCATTCCAACGGCAACTCCTCCGATTGTGTATTTATTTCTACTAAACCAACCAGATTTTTTTTCTTTTTTAGTTTCTTCTTTTTCCATAATTCTTGTTCTTTAGAAAAATAATTTGTTAATATTTTTGTTATCTCATCTCTTATAAGGCTTTTACCGTTTTCTAAACCATTCGATTTTTAACGGCGAAAAATTAATGATCAAAATTCATTATTTTCTTTGTTTTTGTATAGTTGTATTTGTGTATGAATTTTGATCTTAAAGAATTTATTTTCTCATATATAAGAATTTAACGTCTTTTCAAACCCATCGTTTTTCTACCCTACAAAGAATTTATCTACTCCATGTTTATCTATAACCTTTAATATTATAGTTATAATAAGTTTATCAGTTATAGATCTAGTTTCGAATTCTGCTCTGGAAATATCACTACGATAATCTCTCATTATATCTGCATTCTTGAGGTTATATTTTCCGATGTGATATTCTTTTTTAGAGAGACTTTCAATAGTCATAGGATTATCAACTGTAGTAATATCAAGACCACGTTTATCTAGAAATTTATCATACAATAGATCTGATAATCGTTTAATTCCTATCTTCTTACAAGCTATATCAGGAAGTTTATTATTCTGAACAAACAGTACTCTATCTCTATCAGAACACTTCCAAGTCTTATCTGATAAACTAAGATAATATCCTTGAGCTAACCAATCCCTCTCTTCTATAGATTTCATGGTTGTCTGTAAATCTCCTGCTAATTCTACTACATTTCTAAAAGGCAATGCAATCGGAATTAGGATATCAATAACTCCAGGAAGATGACTAGATAATATTACTTTCATAGTTCAATATCTAAGAAATACTTATAATCATTTCCGATCTTAACAAATAATCCTGAAACTAATTCTGGAAATCTAGTTTGAAGAGTTCTCAAGATACACATATAAGTTTCGGCCGTTTCATTGTAGAGTATTTTCTTTGTACCATCTTCAAAAGCAACGTATAAGTGAGAAACCTTAAAAACATTTCTCGTTGCTTTATCAATCTGGTACATAACGTTTATCTCTACATCTTCGGCCGTTATAGAATCTTTCATAATACTTCTAATATGATATAAATCCTCTCCATATTTTGTAACATCCGGATTTTCTTCTAGTTTGTAAAGTTTATTTCGTCCTCCTGTTGTTACTATGTAAGGAATATGCTCTACTGTACTAACTTCATATTGAACTGACTGAATCCATAATCTCTCTGTAAATTCAAAAGTAAGTTCCGTAATCCTGCTCTGCTTAATAAAAAAGCTATTTATTATATTCTCCATAATTATTTATTTTTTATTCATTTATTAGAGTTTTAAGTGAAAAATAATTGAATATTTTTATATATTTCATTAATTAATTATCCTTTCTTTTTAATAATAATATAACATTTTACTTTCTTTCCATTTTCATAAATACTAGAATTTTTTACTTCAAAATAATTTTCTAAATCTTTTGCTTTAGGGGCAGCATCGTAATTAATAGACTTATATAAATATTCCAACTTTAATTTTATATCTGCTAAAGTTATTTTATCACCTATCTTAAACTCTGAATATATACTAGATTCTAAGAGTTCTTGACTAAATGTTATTATACCTAAAGATCTCTTTATTTTAGTAACATGATAACCCATTCCCTTTAATCTCTGAGATCCTAATGTAGTATAATAAGATTTGATTTCATCAGAATCAGCAATCTGTCCAAGTACAATCTGAATGGCATCATTGGATAACCCATACTCACATAAAATTTTTAATTTATCATGTATAGTAGTTAAAGAAGTATAGATTTTTAAAAATTCAGATACCTCATGGTTTACTATATCATCCCTAGTTAATGTATTATGTATAGTGCTAAATACAGTAAATCTATCCTTATAATCGATCTGTTGTATCTTGAAAGCTCTAATCTCATTAACTAATACTAATTGATTATGTACAGGTCTAAGAATAATATTTCCTTCTTTTGTATGTACTTTATTTACTGCTACATAATCATCCTTATAGTTTTTTAATTTTGCTAAATCTTGATAAGTTTTAGCAAGAGAATACTTATCCTTATCAATAAATGTAGTAGAATAAACTCTTAATAAACTTTCAGTCATACTCATTTTATCATCTATTATTTTCTGAAAATCTTCTGCCTTCATCTCTCTATAATTTGCTGTACTTCTATAGTAAAAAGTAGCACTGTTTTTCCAAGGATTCTCTTTTAATCTTTGTCTCCCTAAGATCTGTGGTAGGTCTTCTGATATGTCTACAGCTAGGGAATCTATATTACTATCGCTGAAGATAAAACTTCTTGCACAAAGAGAATAGAAATCTGCCCCTAGGTAAACTGTTCTTGTACAAAATGTAAACATCTTATGAGAATCTCCTTCTAATGGAACTTCACCTATGGTAAATTTTTTACCCAATCTCCTCTGAATTTTCTTTAAATTATCTGGAGTATCAGAACATAAAATATTACACTGTTCTGGAGTAAGATTATTTTTCTTTATTATACTAGTAATATGATTAACTGAATTTACATAAAATACAGCCTCTGTAGAAACTATTTTAGTGGGAATTCCTTCTCTCATTACTACTATACTTTCAAATTCAGAGTTAAGATATTTTTGAATAATTTCAGATGCTTTTTCTCCCACAGATCTCATTAGAAATACATCTAGATCAGGCTTAATTACTCTACTAGGGTCTTCTGTATACCAATCTAATTCATAATATGGTAAATCTTTAAATTCATCTAACATCTCTAAATATTCATCCATCATTGGTGTGGCTGATACGAAATATGCGGTCGGGGATTGTATAAGATACTCTAGAAATTTTAATTCAGTATCTGACTTAAATCTAGAATCATGTAAGATACTTTGAAATTCATCTACTACAGTATAAAATGTATAAAACCTATCTAATTTCTCTAAGATATCTTTTACTATCCTATATGAATCATATGTTACTAGTATCTTACAAGGTAAACCATTAATGGATCTAGATATACAATATTCTTCTATTTCATGATATAATCTCTTATATATTTCTGAATTATTATCGATAGTTTCTTTGAATTGTTCATTTACAATAGTAGTTTTGTCAACTTTAGATAAATCTTTATCAATATTAGACTCCTTATCCATTTCATTTACTACTAGATAAATGTCAAACTTATGTTGATTTTTTTTATTCTTTAGTAACATCTTTCTAGGACTACAGAGTATAATATTTTCATTACTTCTAATACAATACTCTGTAAATCCACAACCAGGGAGTTGCTTATTTATTATACACTTCCCTGGAAATTTATTAAAATTAAATTCATTCCAATCTGAAATATATCTGATTCCAGATGGTACTATTATTTTTTCTCTAATCATATTTAAATTATATTTTTATTGTTACAAATTAATATTTAAACTCAATACAGAGTTCAGTTAAATAAAACTGAAGACTAAGGATACCTTTAACTTCATTAATTAGAGTTTAAAGTTATTAGAAGAGCAAAATAGAACTTTAATTATACATTATTATATACGTACACTATATATATTTTGTTTGTAAGAAAAGTTCTGTAGTGGTTCTTCTATAAGAGCGAACATAGTGAGAGGCTTCGCCTCCCGTTAGGGAAAGGCGAAAAAGCCGTCTCTTATAGGAGGTTCACGATAGATTAAACCTAATATTATATTCATACTTATCGTGAACCTTAAAAAGATATCGTCCATAACGCTCTTTACCTCGTTTGCACTCGGAAGAGCTAGGACTAGATACTTTTTAAGAACCACTATCTCTCCTTTCAATCCTTCTTTAAAAATCCTAATATCTCTTTATTCAATTCTTATTCTATATTATCTTTTTATTTTCTATTTATACTTCCTATAGGTTTTCTCAATATATTCTCTTGTTCAATCCAGGTTCCTTAGTCCTCAAGAGAATATTTCGAACCCTAAATCCTTATTAATGATCAAGAATTTTTATTGTGTAGTTCTTGATCTCATTATAAAAGAAATATTAATTTATTATAAGAAAAAATTATTATGAGTAAGTATTATTTTTTAGAGACAGTATTAGTTAAAGGAAATTTGAAAGTAAAAGCACTCCCTGGACAAAAATTGAAGGATGGTTCTAATGTATCTACAAGTCTTTATGTACGATGCCCTAAGAAGATAAGAGATGTTTATTCAGAAGGTACTATATTTATCTCAACTTCTCTTAATCTTAGTTCTTCAGGTGGAAAGTTTTATACACAAAAGGGATTTCAAAGATTAACATATAAAGATGAAGAAGCTAAAAAAGAATATAAAACTCTGACTGGAATTGATTTCGTAGATCCCTTAAAGAAAGATACGATTCTCGAAACAATTCTTAAAGATGCATCACTAATTTCTCCAAGTTCTACAAAGGATGGATTTTATATGACCCCTGATAATTGGAGAATCTTAGTGAGAAATATAAAAAAACATGTTAATACGATGATTATAGGGCCTACAGGTTCTGGAAAGACAAGTTGTGTAAAAGAAGTTTGTTCTAGAATGGGTATACCTCTTCATGTGTTTGATATGGGTTCTATGATTGATCCTATTTCAAATTTACTTGGAGTTCATCGCTTAGAAGATGGAAAAAGTATATTTGATTATGCTAAGTTCACTAAAGTAATTCAAGAACCGTGTGTAATTCTCTTAGATGAGTTAAATCGTTCTTCTCTTGGGGCTAATAATGTATTGTTTCCTTGTTTAGATGATAGACGGGAATTAAATGTTGAGATAGCTTGTGGAAAAGGAGTTAGAAGTATTAAAATTCATCCAGAGGTAACATTTATTGCAACAGCTAATATAGGTTCTGAATATACTGGAACTAATATGATAGACCGAGCACTTCTTAATCGATTTTTTCCTCTTGAACTTAATATTATACCAGATACAGAAGAAGTAAATGTTTTGGTTAATAGAACGGGAATTGATGAAGAAGTAGCTAGATCAATTGTGAAGATAGCGAATAATATTAGATCACTCTCAAAGAAACAGGAGATCTCAACTTCTATATCAATTCGAGAAACACTAATGATCTCAGAGTTAGTATCAGATGGTTGGAGTGTGAAAAGTGCTATGGAAATGGTATATCTTCCAATCTATGAAGGAACTAATTTGGAAGGAGAAAGAAGTACAGTATATAAAACAATATTATCTTATTAATAGATTATGAGTAAACATTTTTCAACCTCATATAATCCTTGGTGGAAAAGAAAGGATTATGATGATTACTATGATGACGAAGATGATGGTAGATGGGGTAGGAGTATATTTAGAAAATCCTATAAATCATCTGTCGGAAATTCTGGAGAGCTTAGTAGAACTATAAATAGAAGCTCTTGGTATGGAGAAAGTTATTATTCATATTCATCTGTTGGAAAGGAAGAGGATGCACAATTATCTAAGTTAATTGAAAAGGCTTATAGTTCTGTAAAAGATATGATAACTATAATGGATTTTCCTTTCCCGATTAGAGTAAATTTGAATGAGGGTAGTGATGAAAGTAGTTCGTATTCAGATTATTTTTCAGAAGAGAAGAGAGATAATTCCGAAAGAAGAATAGCAGTCCCTTCTAAGATATTTGACTCCACCGAAGATAATGAAACAAAAATAAATGCCTTCTGTGGATTTGGTCTTCATGAGGCTGCACACTTAAGATATACCTACTTAAGAGTTTATTTGAATTTTCTTAGTTTTATAAGTGGAAAATATACTTTTGAAGAAGGAGAGATTATTAAAATTTTCATAAATCTTCTTGAGGATAATAGAGTTGAGGATTTATTACTAACAGAACGACCGGGATTTCAAGATTTTATTGATTGTGCAAAAAGTTATAATTCCAAGACTCTAGAGGAAAAACTTAATATAATGAGGGAGAGGAAGTTGATTCTTTTCTTTAAAACATTAATAGGAATACTTAGATTTCCTGGATTAATAGAAGAGGAGGTTCTTGAGGAGTATTCTGAGGTATACAAAGAAGTTCAAGAAAAGATAACTCCATATCCAGAAAATCTTAAAGATATTTGTAGTGTTTCTGAAAGTATATTTAAGATAATTAAGGAGAAGAAATTATCTGATATAGATCCGGCGGAATTAAAAAAAATATTATTCTTAATTAATGATACTGAATCTATAACTAGTATAATGTATGGAGTTGACTTAGATTCTGGAAGAAAGATAGATAAGTCTAAAGTATCTAGGCTATTATCATCAAAGGATAGTCTAACAATGAAAATCTTAGAGGGAACAGTAGAACGTGGTGATTCTGATAAGGTATTCTTTGAAAAACCAAAAGGGGATAGGAATGATTATTTACGTGATGTGAGAGCAGTTCAAAAATATGTTCCTAGATTAAAAAAGATATTGACAGGAACAGATAAGAACTATGATTTTAATATCCAAGGTTGTAGGTCTGGAATTTTAGATACGACAAAACTTGCAGAAGCGTATCAAGGAGTTCCACAAGTTTACCTAAGACAGGGACATGTTAGAACCAATAAATCAACTATATGTGTTCTTATTGATGAGTCTGGATCTATGGGTGGAAAAAAGGAAATCCTAGCAAGACAGGCTGCAATACTTCTAAATGAAACCTTCGGAAAAAGTTTGGGAGTTGATTTATATATTTATGGACATACTGCAGATATTGGTTCAGTCGGATATATAAATCTGAGTGTGTATCGAGAAGGAAATCATTATAATCCTAAGTTTTCATTATCTAAGAGTTATGCAAAATCCCAAAATCGAGATGGAGATGCAATTCTAGAAGTAGCAAAGAGAGTTAGAAAGTTCACAAAAGAAGATTGTATTATGTTTGTGATATCTGATGGTAGTCCTTGTGCAAATGGGTATGGAGGAATTTCAGCAATAAAAGATACTGCCGCAAAAGTAAAGGAAGCAGAAAAACTTGGATTCGGAATAATTCAGATTAGTATAGATGCTGTTTACGGTGTTGAAGATATGTTTGATACTTATATAGATATCGGATATAACTTAGAGGAAATGCCGAAACTTTTGAATGAAATAGTGAAAACTAAAGTAATAAAAACAAAACATACTACAGTAAGTTAAGATGGATTATGAAGATAAGGTAATATATAATACTATAAGTCTAAGAGGTTTAGTTCTTCATACATTTATAGCATTTACTTCGAAACTTCCTATAGATAATTTATCAAACTTTGTAATTTCTTATTATATCCCAGAAGTAGTTGATTTTATTAATAACTCTGGAATAAAAAGAGGAACTATGACTGTTGATAAGTTTAAAGATTTATATGGAATTAAGATCGATTATATAAGTATCTTCACTTTTAGAGATATACTTAGATTTCAACTTCAGGAAACTCGTACTCGGCTTGATCTGATCTATTATTTAGTTCAGATTCAAGAGAATATAGAAGCTGACTTAAGTAGATTTAATTTAGCTGATGAACTATATATTTATTTGTATAGTCGTTTTCAGAGAGCTTTAAAGCCTTATACATGAGAGAAAATAAATAATGTAAAACAATACTCCTTAAGCAATAATAAAAAGCTTAAGGAGTTTAAATTTTTAAGAATATGAAAATAAGTAAATTAAAACATGATTCTTATAGAGTAGAAATTAATTTTGGAATTGGAACACAGAAAGAAATGACGAGGTGGTTTACTACTAAGTTTGTAAAGAATCATAAAATGGAAATTCCGGTAAAGAAAAATTCAAGAGCAGAAGAACTTATAGAAACAATAAGTTCAACATCCGGAACATCTACTTATAGAATTATTAATAAAACAACAGGATTCGATCAAGTAGTAGTAATAGTAAACATTGACTCTAGAAGAAATAGACCTTTTATTGCCAAAAAGGATTATAAAAGTTTGGTTAAGAATATCAAAACTACATTTTATCACGAAACAAGACATGCCGTAGATCAGATAGTTAAGTTAAGAAATCTGAGTTATGAAGATTTTGAAAATACAGCTATGTTACAGGCTTGGATAAATGTAGAATTCGAAGAAACTTTAATGGATTATATTACAGAAGGTGAATTAGAAGAGGTTATTTCGGAGAGTGTGAAAAAGAGATAGGAAATAAAATCCTATCTCTTATTTTTCTTTTACTTTAAACGTTCCTTTAAGTCAAGATGGTAAAACTGTTTCAACCTATATAGTACAATTTGATGATATGACTTATGAATTTGGAACTAATACTACTATAACTTCAGGGGAATATACTGGAGAGACTCTTGGATCCACATGGACGTTATGGGTTAGTGAAGGTGATAAAATATCAGGAATAATTGAAATTGAAAATACAGGAAATTCAATAAAGGGTTATTTATTTTATATAGATAATTATCTTGATAATCAGAAAACACTTACTCCAGGACAAGTAGTTTCTGAAACATTTTCTTTCTCAGATGTTAAAAGTCATCATACTATGACTTTACAAGAAGCTTAATAATATGGAAGATTTTATATTTAAATTTCAGTAACTTTTGTATTGTAATTATAAGTATTATCTTTAGTTGGAGATACTGTTACGAAGTTGACTCTACAAGTACCATTTCCATCCCAATTATAGACATCATCTATAAGATCACTGAAAAAGACGCTAGATCCTTGATTAGAACCTTTAGAAATAGATGACGTTAACATGCCTGAATAAGTTTTTGAATTATCAGGTTTAGTATAAGATGCAGTAATATTTATAGTGAGATTTGAAGTAGGTGTCTTATTTGCATTTACATGAATAGCATTAGAGGAAGTTCCTGTTGATATATATTTAACAGTTATTATACAATCATCTAATATTTCTCCTCCTCCTCCAGAACCAGATTGAGATACATTTATAGTTGCAATCTTTCCAGATTCATCTTGAGTTAATGTTAATGTATCACTTCTTCCTAGAGTACCTGCAGATGAAGCGGATATAGTTCCATTAGAGAAAGTGAATTGACTTAACATAGCTTTCCAAGAATATGAATATCCTATAACAGAATCATTTTTTGTTGAAGTTATTGATAAAGTTCTCTCTCCACCACTAGCATTAAAAGTTATAGAAGGAGGACTTACTAAAAATACATACACATCTTCTTTTTTACCATCCTGATTTAAAGGAACGTTTATTTCCGATCAATTCCTTATTAATGTATATTAAAATTAAATAAATTAATCATATGAAGACAGGAATTGAAACATTAATTTCAGAGGTTGGAAAAAGAATTACTAA